AAGTATGCTTCTTACGGTTCCGTAACAAGCTGGACAGCTTCTGCTGCTGACGGTCGCTGGTTGGCTGAGCGTAATCGCGACTTCTATCAGAAGTTGATCGTTGAAGCAAACAGAATTGCAGTTCGTAACCGCCGTGGTGCTGCTAACTTCATTATCGCTACTCCAAGAGTTTGCGCTATTCTCGAGGCTCTTCCTGAGTTCAGCTGGATGACTGTTGACGGTAACGTTAACACTCAACCAACAGGTGTTGCTAAGGTTGGTACAGTTGGTGGTCGTTTCCAAGTCTACCGCGATACTCGTACCGATGCTCAAAACCTAACAGGTCAACGTACCACAGTTGAGTACGCACTATTGGGTTATAAGGGACCAGAGTTCTATGACACTGGTATTATCTATTGTCCATACATCCCAGTAATGGTACAACGCACAATCGGTCCTAACGACTTCGCTCCTCGTGTTGGCTTGCTAACACGTTATGGTGTTGTCGATAACATCTTTGGTGCTAACTTGTACTATACATTGGTTGTTGTTAAGGGTCTTGGCATTGCCTTCACCCCAGCAACATCTGTTGTATACTTCTAATCTTAGAAGCAATAGTAGTTCAATAAAAAAGGCCGATCGAAAGATCGGCCTTTTCTTTGTTTACTGTCTGCCAGTTCGAATAAACGGCAAATACGGATCAATCATATCATTATCGATTAGATTAATATTCGATGCTCGAATAGGATTAATATCAATACCACCACGACGAACATAGAAGCAAAACACTAACAACTCTTCTGGTTCAAAATTATCCCAAAGTCGTTTATAGATAGCTTCACAAATCTCTTCATGGAAGTGACACTCATCACGGAATGAAACAATATACTTAAGCAGAGAAGTTTTATCAACAAGCTTATCAGACTTCAAGTAAATATACACATCACCCCAGTCAGGCTGACTAGTAACCTTACAGTTAGACTTCAATAGCTTAGAGTTAAAGTACTGCTTAACAGGCTTCTTAGTTACATCACTAATCTTCAAGAGCAAAGGATTCTCAGAGTAGCTAGTAAACTCTTCGTCAACACCATACATCACCTCATTCTCTAGAACAGGATAACCAGCAAGATTATCATTAACAACATACTGACTAGTCTTAAAGCAAGTAACAATTACATTAGTTTCAAGAAGATCAGAAAGGTCTTGACTAGCAGTCTCTTCGATGAACTCAATAGCATCTTCAACAGTATTGATATGAGCTCGCTTCTCCATATTAAAGGAGTTAAAGTAGAGCTTAATAGACTTTGACTCAACAATGTATTCAGAGTCACAGTTATACGTAACCTTAGCAATTACACTAACAGGGCACCCATTAGAAAGCAAAGTCGACACCTCAAAGGCATTCCAGATATCATATCCAACGAACGGAAGACTCTCGTTTTGAATACCAAGATAGGTACGATTGCGTTGACGAGGTTCACGAACAAGCAAAGACTTGTCGTAAGTAGCCTTATAGGCACTAGTCTTACCAAGATGTTTTGTAATGTCACTCATAATTTATTTTTGATTATTATAGCAGCCTTCACACAATTGTCCAGCAGATTCTGAATAATTATTTTGCTTCCGAATGGGCTTGCTAGCATCCAGATCAATCATAATATTGCAGTTGTTACATTGACTATACAACATTCCAATTTTCATAACTTCTATACGTTCTTCAACAGAGCCATTTAACGTACAGATATTATCATATTTATCGATAAATTCTGTATTATAGAGTTCAATAATTCTTTCTCGAAAACCACTACTAGTACTACGAACCCCGTCATCAACAAGTTTAACATCAGAAGGATTAGTATAGAAAATAACATCATATTTAGGAGTTAGTTCTTTAAACCAATATTCAGCAAAGTCCATTACTGTACGAGACACTTTATCTTGCTCATAAAAGTACTTTGTATAAATGTAACCATCTACAATGCAACGATCGAGCAAGATATCAGTAACATTCTCTTCACGTTGCTCATGCACCTTCATGTAGTTAATCAAATGATCTCCAATAATAAGAGACTGAGTCAAATCATAGTTTTTAGCATTATCATTAATAGAAACTCCTAATCGCTGAATACGACGAGTTACCTCAGTTACATATTCAAATCGATTAGGATACAATTCTTTTACCTTATTAAGCAAAGTAGTCTTACCAGTACTCTGAGCGCCAGTAAACGTAAACAGCTTTCTCATGCTTTGATTTTACTTGCCCCACACACCTTTATCAACTATTTTTGCAATCTTTCCGTAAAGAGAAAGATCCTCGAAAGCATCCATAACAGGTTCGTTCTGAGCAGACTTATTATTCTTAACCACAAGATTTAACAAACGCTGAACTTTATCATTGCATCTAAAGACGATAGAGCAGAGAGAAACTCTCTTACCATCTGCAGTAGTTGTGTCTTGACCAACCGAGATATTACCAGGGCCATAATCAAACTGCTTTTTACAGAATAGTCGAAACTCTTCTTTTTGCAAACGTCTCAGCTCTTGCATAGTCTCCGGGTAATGATGTTCACAATATTCAACTGAGTAATCATGATTTCTTACAAGTTCTCTATAATCAGTTGTAATTTTAGATTTCTCTATAAGCTTATCTCTCAAGAAATTTTCCCACAAATCAATAGAGTTCTTATGCAAGATGCTAATTGTATCATCAAGTGTCCCACCAATTGGAACTTCAACTTCAGCAAGAACCTCACCATCATCAACCTCTGCAGTAACCTTATGAATTACACAACCAGAAGTCTTATATGCGCCAAGCCAGGCCTTGCGCTGTGGATCTTTACCTTTGAGTTCAGGGTACTTAGTAATTAACCCAGGGTGCCCATTATAAATCTCATAAGTCTCACAAATCTTCTTTGGAATGATCCGCATGTATCCATGCAATGTAATAAACAAATCTGTACTCCAGAAAGAGTTTATTGCATTTGTATAATCTAATTCAGATGGATCGTTCTTAATATATTCAATCTTATCTAAGTTGTTCTGAATGTATTGAACTAATGCTAAATTACAATCATTTACATCATTACGATTAGTAACGATGAGATCAGGCCACCGTCCCAATCGATTGCTTAATTCAGCAATCTCGCTTCCTGACTTAGAGAAAAATGCTATCCATTTCTTCATAGTTTAAAATTTTCGAAGGAAGTTATCAGAGGGACGCCCAAGGATCTCCTTAAAGGCTCCAACATTGTACTCAACAAGATCCATTTGCTCATTGCTAACTTCAGAGTCAATAAGATCAGCCAACTTGGTACTCGGTTTAGTCTTCAATCCAAGATCACCGTTATACTTGAGATTATGCAAGGCTGCAACAACTGGGTTCGAAGTATCGACGGAGCGAATAGATGTTTGACCGATATAGGCCTTAAACTCCTTAGCCAATGAACAACCAAGCAAGTGATGAGGCTTCTTTGTATTCCAGATGCCACTATCCATAAGTTGCTGAATGAGTCGTTGACGTCCAGAGCACCAGAGCTCGAGCTTGTTATTAGTAGGAGACTCTCCAGTAACCAAATAATACGCATAATCGAACGAGATTGCAATATAGTCAGCATGTTCGTTCATGAACTGATAGCAATACTTAAGTTCTCGCCAGGTATTGCCTTGCACGACACCAATTTTAAGTCCAGGCAAGTCATTATACTTAGCAACGAAACTCTTCCAATTGCTAATAGTCTCTTCACAGTTCTGCAGAGAGTCAGGAACAATGTAATAAGTAGGTTCAATTTCTACAACCTTTTCAGCAAACTTATCAGAATCGAAAGCCTTACCAAGCTCGAAAATACTATTATCCAAGAGCAATTCTCGGTCATAGAGTTTACAAGACTGATAATATTTCTTATACTCCGGTTTCTGATCCAGTAGGTGTACCAGACAGTAGTCATAATCGTTAAAGTTTCGAGAATAATCAAGGAGCTTAATAGGTACTTCATGAGATACTTTAATATTCATCTCTGTCATTATAGTGTCAAAACTCAGAGAATCAAATAAATAATTTAAATGGCTGCATTAGAAAAGTTTAACCCTGTAAATTTTAGTAAGAATATTACTAAGACTATCAGCGCTGTTGATGAGAAGATTGGAAGAGTTACATCTGTTCCACAGTCTTTAACCGATCAACTCAACGCTAAGACTGGCATAAACATAGCTGCTCCTCCTTTGCCTCCGATTAATGCCAATGTAAAAGGTTTAGTTGGTTCAGTAAAGACATTAGTAAAGAATCCAAATGGGGTGGTTAAAGATGGCATAACCGCTGCCTCAGGTGCTGCTCGTACAAAATTAAATAATGTAGCAATCAACACTTTGGGTGGGGCTATTGGTGGAGCTGTTTCAGGTGATGGTGTGAGAGGCTCTATAGGTGGGTTTGTTAGAGGTGGTTCAGCTTCCTTAAAAGGGGCAGTTGTATCTACAGTTGGTGGAGCCAAATCAACTGTGTCTGGATTAGTATCAGGTAATACCATTCAAAATGGTGTAACAGGAGCTGTTGGAGCTGTAGGTAATTTTGCAAAATCCTCATTTGGTATTGCTACTGTTGCAGTAAGAGGTAGTTTGACTCAAATAAAAGGTACTTTAAGATTAGGTATTAAAAATTGTTTGCGTAGTGCTGTAAGTTCTTTACTTAGTAATATATCCTCTCCAAACATTCCATTTGGAGGCATAACACCTAGTATACCTAACGGTGTGAGTGTTAATGGTGTTATAACAAGTGCTGGTGCTGCTGGTGCTATTGAACTTAATAAGAAAATTAACAAGCATCTTAATGCAGAAATATCATTGCTGGGTACGTTAGATTTTAAAAGAAAGACTTTAACGACTTCTGTTACTGGAAGTTTAGATATAATAAAAGATGTTAAGAATACAAATTTTTATACAGCCAAGTTAACATCTGAAGTAAACAGTAATATTAATAAGATATGCAATACCTTATCCCCTAGAAATAAAAAGAAGCTTTCAAAGGGTGGCCCTATTGTGGATATGGTAGCTAATGTTGCTGCTGATAGTGTTGTAAACAATTTAGAGAATCAAGTTGTACAAGCCGCTAGCGGTTTCTCTGCTAAAGGACCAAAAGACTTTTTTAATTCTGTAACTGGCTTACCTTCTACTGTTAATAAGAGTGTGAATACAGCTACAAGTACTGTTGCTACTGCTGCTAGCAATACAGCAACTAGTGTTGTATCTGATGTTACTTCAGGTACAGCAAGAGCCTATAATAACATTAAAAATGCTATAAATAGCAATGTTCCGAAGCAAGGTTAATTAATATGAGATATTCTAACGCATTAGAAGGTAGCCCCAGTAGAAAACAACTACCGTATTATTACGGTCATTATCTCGGCATTGTTGTTCAGAACAATGATCCTCAAAAAAGAGGCAGAGTAAAGGTATGGGTGCCTCATATCTCTCAAACTGTTTATAGCAGCTTCAAGCAAGAGAATACAGATAAGAATTTTAGATTCATGGGTAACAACATTGAATCTTCTCTAACCTCAGTTAATGAGGAAATTAAAAGGTTATTACCTTGGGCTGAAGTAGCCTTGCCAGTTGTTAGCGGTGGTGCATCTGGCAAGTATTATAATTGGGATAGTAAAGCTTCTATATCAGATTCTAACAGAGTTGATACATCTATACCAACTTTATCTGCTAATTCAAAATACTCTCTTAACGTTGATGGTACTGGAGAGAAGTATGGCAGAATATATGAAATTAACGAATTACAACCATCAGATGCCTTTAGCAAAACATATAATACAAACACAGGAGTAATATCTACAGGTAACCCTAATAGAGTCAATCCATATACTCATTTATATAAACCACACACCTATTCAAATTGTACTAAAGGTCAATTTGCTATTCCTGATGTTGGAGCTCACGTTTGGGTATTCTTTAGAGAAGGTGATGCTAATTACCCAGTTGTATTCGCAGCTCACTACGGTACTCAGGATTGGTTAGGTGTTTATCAAGGCAATCTAGAAACTTACCCAGTAGACTATCCAGGAGATTACAACAATGTTAATCCAGCTGATACTCAGGGTTATACTCCAGATACTGAAACCTATAGAGGTAAAATGGTGCTAAACCAAAAGGGTGGTACTATAGAAGTAGTTAATACTGACAATAAAGAGGCTATAAGAATGACAGCCTATAATGGTTCATATAGAGAAATGAACAACCAGGCTACTATTGAACTTAACACTCAAAACAAACAAAATTTAACACTAGCAGATTCTTTTGAAACAACTCGAGGGTATAAGAATGAATACACTGAAAAAGATCATGATGAGATTATTAGAGGTGATCATTTTGAAAAGATAGGTAACTTTAACAAGTCAGCTATTCAACAATGGAAAGATATTGCTGAAGAAATTGCAGCAGTAAAGCAATTATTTGAAATACAGAGATGCAATCAAACAGGTTCATATAATAATTTGTTCCCATATACCTCCCCTCTACAAAACCAATCTGGTTCATATGCTAAATGCCCTGTTTGTTCAGCAGCTAACAGACCAGCTATATGGAGCAGAAGAGAAACATTCTCACTTTATATACCAGTTAATAGCACAGCAATTATTACAGCAACTAATCCAATGGGTGGTAATTGGACAACTGCTTATAATATGATTAACGACTCTAGCTTTAGTGTAAGACGAGCTACTGGTTATCTAGGTCAGAATATTATTGTTTACAATTACAATGTACCGTCTCAATTAATACAGCCACCAGCACAACCAAGAAACTTCTTGGGAAGTGGTCCATGCCCAGTATGTAACGGTACAGGTATTTCTCCTTCAACTCAAGATGGTATTTGGGCAGTAGAAGATAAGAAGGATGCTTTAAAGCTAAAGTTTGAATCTAAGATTAATGAGATTACAGCCTTAGAGAAACAAATGGGGTTAGGTGGATCCAAGATCATTCAAATTACTAAACATAAACTTGAAACTATTGGATTAGTAATGAACGATTTACCTAATATTAGATATGATAACACCGGTAAAATAACCAACAACGAGGTTATAGTTGCTGCTCAAGGTGTATATATAAGTCAAAAAGAATCTCCTATGATGGAGTATGTTAATGTAGAAGACTTGCCAGGTGGTACATATAATTTAAACGTTTGTAACAGATGGAATGTACTTGTTGGTTCAGGTGGGGTCGCTCTTAAATCCTATGGTCCAGTTGATATAGCTGGGTCAATTACAAACTTAACTGGAGAACAAGTTAACATTGCTTCTAATAATGAAGTTAATATTAATGCTAAAAAGAGACTATCTATCTCATCCGATATATTAGTATTAAGACAATCTCAAGGTAAACAGGTATTAGTTGATAGTAATCTAGGCATTACCCAAAATATTGTAGTAGCTGGAAGTGCTCACGTTGAAGGAGAACTTACTGTACAGCATATTACTGCTCCTATTGAGTTTCAGGAAACTGAAGAAGTGTTCTTAGAGGGATATGTTTTACCAAATGTTAACTATCGCGGGGTGTTAAACTGTGGTGGAGATCCTTGTAACTTTACTCTTTACTTTACTGAAAAGATTCCAGTTAATGTTGGAAGACATTCTCATCAATTCAGAAATCTGCCATTAACATTAATGGCATCTGCAGATGATGTAAGAACATTAGGCAGAGAGAATACAATGCCTACTGCTGCAACTGCTGCTTACCCTCCTGTGAACGAGAAGAAGAATGCAATATCGATTGAAAATGGTCAGCAGAGAATTCTGAGCTAAGATCATAAAAACTCCATTCAATATTAGCTTGATCAAGCAACACTAAGCCACTTGTATTTCGATAAAAGTGGCAATGTACTACTCTCTTTATACCAGCCTGGATAATAAGCTTACTACATTCAAAGCACGGAGAGCAAGTAACATATAAGGTGGCACCATCAGAAGAATTATTAGATTTAGCTAGTTTAGTAATGGCGTTACTCTCCGCATGAAGAACAATTGATTTTGTTACTAGCTCTCCATTAACTTCTTCTTCACAATTGTTATCAAACCCTTTAGGAGTACCATTATAACCATCAGAGATTATCTGGCCACTTTTAACAATTAGACAGCCAACCTTGCGTCGACGAGCTGTAGATAGTCTAGCCCACTCTACACACATACGCAAGTATGCCTTGTCAATATCTTTCTGTGAGGCCATATTATTCCCAAGGAAACTTAACCCAAGTGTCAGTATGCACACTCATTGCAAAATAATCAGGCATGAATGTTGTCTTTGGCTTTACAACTAAAGATGCAGTATCGCAAATAATTTCTTCTTTTTTCAAGTAGGCATTCTTGATATAGTTAAAAGATTTGCCAGAGTCGCTTATGTCGTCAACAAGTAAACATAAGCCTTGTTGTTGTAAAATATACAACCTCTTATTAATTTCAGACCAGAGAGTAACATTCTTAAAGTCTTTATTTTCGTAAGACTCTAATCCAACTGACATGGTCTTTAGCTTAAGTCTTTTGGCAATTAATGTAGCAGGAATAAGACCGCCATTTGCAATTCCAACAACATAGTCATATTTCTTGTTACCGATTCTATTAATAATAATGTTTACACCCTGTTCAACATCAGCCCAGGTAAGATTTAATTCATCGTTCATTTTAAGCGGGACTTTTTAATTTTAACAATTGTATTATCAGTCCCGCTCTTTTTCAACAGTTTAACTAAAACTTTTAAATCTTTCTGAATATCCTTGAACTCCTTTTCAGGGTAGGTTGTTTTTGCGTGTTTATAAATTTCAATTATAAAGTCTGCATCAACTGGCCTACCCTCTTTTAGATAAGCATCAATTTTTTTATTGATATCCATTACCAAGTAGTTATTATAAATCGCCTAGAACTCCAGTTTCGGGATTCTCTCTTGGCCCCATGCCCTTTAATATATCCTCAACTGAATCATCTCCAGTCTTTGAAACTCCTCTGCCAGAATCTTCATCATCACCAGTCTTGGCTAAAATACCTTTCTTCACAAGAGAATCTAATAGATCTCTGATTTCGTTTTCTTTGTTTCTGAGCTTAATTGAGTTTTTAAGCATCTTTACAATATCAATGCCACTTGTTTCAGGTTCAACATAATCAAGAGCATACTTCTCTAATGGGCTTAGATTTTCTTTATCAGATGTCTCATCAACAGAATATACTGCTGTTGGTTCAAACTTATCACCTTTGACTAAACCTATCTCACCAACTTCTACTTGAGTCTCTTCTTGCTTTTCCTTGGTATCATCCAAATCATCTTGTACCTTAGCCTCTACTTCATTTGAAACGTCCTGAGTAATGTCAGCTACTGTTTGAGGTAGCTCATCTTTTTCAACAGAGCCTTTTTCAATCTTACCACCAGTATCATTGGTGTTAATAATATTCTGGTCTTCGAAAGCCTTGATAATAGCTCTTGCAGCATAGTAATCTCTGGCAGTAAAAGGCTTGCCTCCTGAAGCCTTTTTGGAATCGGGGAATACGTCATTAATAGCCTTTCTAATAAATTCAGCGACTACATCTTGATACTCTTTTCTTGAAGCAGAAGATGGTTCTTTAAGATTGTCAATTACATATTCACCAACCTTAACAAGTACCTGTTTAATTTTTTCTTCATCCTCACCTGTTATATCTGTAATTGAATATGAGCCAAGCTCTTTGCTTGGCTTAAAAGATGTTAAATCAGAGGCAATGCGGCTTACTGGCATTTCATTCAAACCAATAGCCTCTTTGATTAAAGTTTCGTAATACTCATCGAAAATGCTGTTCATATGCTTAATTATTTATTCTCCTCTACGATAAATATATGTAACTGTATGCTTTTAACAGATCTTAATCTTAACGAACCACTACCCATTCAATTGTCACAGGTGACAAATTATGTAGTGATTAACGATCCAGCTTTCCCTCCTCTTAGCACCATCGTTGTTAATGGTTATGATGCATACGGTAACGCCTTATCTGCTGTTCAAGTATTCCCTAGAACTGTAAAATTAGTAAGGTACGCAAACGATGTTGCAACCAACCCTACCATACCAAACCCCATACAGCTGTCTCAAGTAACTAACTATATTCCTTTGTATAATAATGATGCGACATTTCCTGCACTATCAACAACTATTGTAGAAGGTTACAATGCCTATGGCAATCAAATTGCACATGTACAAATATTCCCTCGAACCATTAGTCTTGTAACTGAGGTGGTATCTGCTTTAAACGTAACAATGCCTAGTCCCATACAATTATCTCAGGTAACTAATTATGTACAGGTTACAAATGGCATTGATCCTTTGAGTTGCATTGTAGTAAATGGTTACAATGCTTATGGTACTGCCATAAGCGCAGTACAAATATTTCCTAGACAATTGCAACTTGTTAAATCCTTATCAACTTTAACATGGAACCAAACTGCTGCAAATCCAATCCAATTACAGCAGGTAACAAATTATGCTCAGCTGTATGCTGGGAATGTTACTTACCCAGCTCTTTCTACAGTTGTTGTTAATGGTTATGATGCATACGGTAATGCGCTATCTGCTGTACAAGTATTTCCAAGAACAGCCTCATTAGTTTACAACATTGATCCTGCTACAGTATTAGATTACTCTGCTCCATTACCAATTCAGTTATCTCAAATAGGTAATTACGTTCCATTATATAACGATGATGTTAACTTTCCAGCTCTTTCCACTGTTGTTGTTAACGGTTATGATGCTTACGGTAATGCAATTAGTGCTATTCAGGTATCCCCAAGAATGGTATCATTGGTTTTAGATTTTTCTGAACCTGTACCTGCAGTTACCCCTACTGTAACCCCTACTGTTACACCAACCAAAACTGTAACCCCTACTGTTACACCAACCAAAACTGTAACCCCTACTGTTACACCAACCAAAACTGTAACCCCTACTGTTACACCTACCAACTCTGTTACACCTACCAACTCTGTTACTCCTACCAACTCTGTTACTCCAACAGTTACACCAACAGTAACACCTACCAACTCTGTTACCCCGACCAACTCTGTTACACCAACTGTTACACCAACTAACACAGTTACACCAACAGTTACAGTAACACCAACCAATACTGTTACCCCGACCAACTCTGTTACACCAACTGTTACACCAACTAACACAGTTACACCAACAATTACAGTTACACCAACCAACACAGTTACACCAACACCTACACCATCTGCAGCGGCAGCTGCAGGCACTCAAAGAGCAATTTTTGGGTTTGGTGAAGGGGATGGAGGTAATACTTCTATTACTAATCTTGTGTCTAATACAGGCGTGGTTGCAGCTGATACAACAGGTGTTGGAACATCAAGATCTTACTTAGCTGCTGCTGGATATGGTACTGATAAAGCTATTTTTGGTTATGGTAAAACTAGTGTTGCTGTATCTATGACAAATTTGGTAAGTAATACAGGCGTAGTTGCAGCTGATACAACAGGTGTTGGAACTAGTAGAATAGGTAGAGCTGCTGCTACATATGGTACTGATAAAGCTGTATTTGCTTATGGTACGGCTGATTTTGGTTTATCCTATAGTAATTTAGTTTCAAATGCGGGTATTGTTGCTAATGATGTTCAAGTGGCTGGTACATCAAGAGCTAACTTAGCTGCTGCTAGTTACGGCACAGATAAAGCTATATTTGGGTATGGTGTAGATAATGCTATGAGTACTCTAGGATCAGTGACTAATTTAGTATCTAACACTGGAGTTTTTGCTGGTAATACTGAGGGTGTAGGGACTTCTAGAGAAGGTCTAGCTGCAGCTAGTTATGGAACTGATAAAGCAATATTTGGGTATGGTGGTCAACTGTTTTCAAGTTTTTCTATGACTAATTTGGTAAATAATACTGGAACAGTTGCAACTGATACAACTGGTGTTGGTACTGCTAGATACGGCTTAGCAGCAGCTGGATATGGAGGAGATAAGGCAATATTTGGTTACGGTTTCAGTAGTAGTTATGTTTTTGTTTCTATTACTAACTTAGTTTCAAACACTGGTGTGGTTGCAACTGATACAACTGGTGTTGGTACTGTAAGATATGCTTTAGCAGCAGCTGGATACTCCTTGAGTTAATAAATCTTACGAACCATAAATAACTACATGGCTGCGAATTTAGTATTCAAAGATCCGAGATATAATTATGTGTTCTGCTACACAGACACATTTATACCGTTTAATTCTTTTGTTACTATAGGTGGTGTTACAGCTTATACAAATAAAGTTTATGGTTTAATTGACGGGTGGGACCCAACCGCTTTAAGTCCAAATCAAGGGGTAATAGGTTTTAATTATTCAAATACAGCTTTCATATACGGGGATACTTTTACAATAAATACTACTGCTGGTGATACAATTGTTTCTGGTTATAACATCACACCGACTCCGACTCCGACAATTACGGTAACACCAACCATCACAGTTACACCGACTAACTCTGTAACACCAACAGTTACACCAACCATTACAGTTACACCGACTAACTCTGTAACACCAACAGTTACACCAACCATTACAGTTACTCCAACCAATACTGTTACTCCAACCTCTACAGTTACACCAACTCCAACACCGTCAGGCGCTGCTAGTACGCCTACACAAAAGGCGATATTTGCCTATGGAAGTGATGGTGGTGGTTCTTACTTATCTTTAAAAAATTTAGTATCCAGCTCAGGAGTCGTTGCTAGTAATGTAACGGGAGTTGGTACTGCTAGAAGCACACTTGGTGCAGCTACTTATGGTATAGATAAAGGAATATTTGGATACGGTTATAATAATACCATTTTATCTATGACTAACCTCGTCTCAAACACTGGTGTAGTATCTACTGATGTAACAGGAGTAGGTACAAGTAGAGAAAACACTCGGGCTTGTAGTTATGGTACAGATAAAGCTATATTTGGTTATGGTTTTTCAGACTCTTTTGTTTCAACTGCTATAACTAACCTCGTATCAAACACTGGGGTAGTATCTACTGATACAACAGGGGTCGGAACAGCAAGATACGGATTAGCAGGAACAGGTTACGGTACTGATAAAGCTATTTTTGCTTACGGGTCTACAAGCTTTTCTGTAACTGTTAGTATGTCAAATCTAGTATCTAACACAGGGGTAGTATCTACTGATACAACAGGGGTTGGAACAGCGAGAACTCACCTTGGAGCTGCGAAGTATAGCACTGATAAGGCTATTTTTGGTTTTGGTACTACTAATAGTCAACAGGGTGGAGTTGTTAGTGTTTCTAATCTAGTATCTAATACAGGGGTAATTGCAACGAATACAACAGGGGTAGGTACCGCTAGGTATGGACTTGCAGCTGCTAGCTATGGTGGGGATAAGGCTATTTTTGGATATGGGGAAAACTCCTCTGGTTCAACTGTTAGTATTACAAATCTTGTATCTAATTTAGGGGTAATAGCTACTGATTCTGCAACCCAAATTGGGACATCAAGATCTGGTTTAGGTGCCGCTGGTTACTCAACAACAGCCTAAAATAAATTTACCTTTTAGAAATATTAAAAATAAGCTAATATTATCGTACAGCAGCTGGATACTCTCTAACTGCTTAATACATATATTGTATGGCATCTAATTTAAATTCAGAATTTAATTATCGTTATCAGGTTATTGGTAGTACTCCCTGGGAGAAGCTAAAGACTCTCAAAGGGTTTCTAGAAGGACGCAAGCGCGCAGCAGCCTTGGAAAAGGTAGCAGAATTGAAGCATAAGGCTAAATTAGAAGAGCTAAAGCATTTAAAGCAGATTTCTGCATTACCGCACGTCATTTTAAATCTTGAGGCTGAAATTATTGAGCTAGAATCTACTCTTGAAGATACTGCTCATGCCTTTAATCTTAATAGACAAGAGCTAGCTATCTTAAATAAGCTCATTGCTGAGCTATATGAGATTTGTGAGCCAACTAGAATTCCAGGTTATACAGATGATCAAATGTTTGAGGCTAATGCCAACAACGAATTTACTGTTACTATTGGAAGAGAGATTCAAGCAGAAATTATTGCATATGGTAGGCCTTCAGCAGCTAAGTTGCTCAACGCTATGAGCAATCCACAAACACTTGAATCATTAAAGTTGGTTGGATTCATTCCAAAAGAAACCTTTTTGCTTGATCAAGGACATGTTGCTCAGGCTTTAGCATTTAAAGAAGCTGCACTTTTATCTGATAGTTTATCATCAGCACAGTAAATAGTTAAGGTCTCTTTAAAGAAGTCGGTTTCATATCTGTATTTTTTAATTAACTTTTTCCATACACGCTTTGCGTCATCAGAGGCACTAAAATAAAATGTACTCAGACATCCATGCTGCTTAAAAGCAAATTCATACAATTGATATCCAAAGCCATTGCCTCTATAATTGGTTTTTATAAAAACAGTGTTAACATAAACGTTTATTCCATTTTTAAAAACAGATATGTTACCGATCTCTATATCTTCATAGTACGCCATGTACTGAAAATGTGAGCCAGTCTTGAACCTCTTCCATGGCCCTTTAGACGTCTGATCGAGCTTAATCTCAAAGTTCTTCTTTAATCTCTTCACTCTACGAGGTATTATAAGGGCCTATCTACCAAAGGCAATAAATAATTACGTGAAGTTTAAAGACTTATATAATAGCCTGCTACAAGAGGGCCCAGTTCCATTTGCAAAGATAGAGCAGATCAAGAATAAAATGGCTGAGCAGCACTCTATCCCAGAAGGTACATTCGGAGTAGAGTATGAATATCTACCGAATACAACAAGCAAAGAAGTTGAGAAAGACGATATATTAGAAGCCTTGAATGGTTCTTGGAGAGGTGGTCGCAATAGAGACTTAGAGGCTGAATATTTGTCTTGGCTAGAAGAAAAAAGAAATGATGCTGCTATCCAATGGAAAAGATACGGAAGAGGGGATATAAGCAGATATGATGATATCTATGGACCAATGTCTCAAGACACATTTACTGATGTGTACGCTGAGCCAAATTTAAGCGCATACAATAATGAAGAAGACTACGAAAGAGAATTAAAAGAATATCAAGAAAAATTAAGTGATGTTGATTACAATTACGCCTATTGGGAAAGAAGAGACAAATACGATAATACAGACGAATTCTTTGAGTATATCGCTGATAACAATTGGCAAGACTTTGTAGAAGTTGAAGTTGATGTAGACCCAGAAGCTAGCTGCTATGAGGCTATTAATGTTCTTAACAAATCTATTAGCATCAAAAGAGATGAACGATATGATCCTAATATGTGGACAATTGGTCCAGACGGTCCAAATACAGAGATTAGATCTCCTATTTTAAAGAGAGAGAATATGGATCAAGTAGACTTGGTCTCAGCCTTCGTAGACCATCAGATTACCGATAGTGGTACTGGTTTACATATACACATTGGAACACCCAAAGACTTTGATGCTTTCGATTTACTGGCGATGACAACACTAGTAGATGAAGAGCAAGTAGAGTCAGATTTAAAAGCCTCTAAGGTAAGAAGAGATTTAGGCTTTGCAAAATTGAGAAATGAAGTTTCAAAGAACTTAATTAGTGTTATTTTAAGAGTTAAATATGGTGGGCAGGATAAACCAAAGCCTTTTCAGATGTCTAATAAAGAACTATTAGAAACAATTAATAGCGCTGATCGTTATGCTGGTACTAACATAAAGGCCTTTGCCAAATATAAAACAGTTGAGTTCAGATACTTTGGTGCTCATAATACTAAGGTATTGCCCAAGTGGATCAATTACTTTTTACAATTACCAGCCATTGCCCAAAAGAGAAATAGAATAGTATTAAGAGTTCCATTATCAGGCAAGAAACTATATGCTATTAGAATGCCAGGTGGTGTAACACAGTTTGAATTAGTTGAAGCCTCTCAACAACCAACAATTAAACCAACAGGCTACCCAGCAGCAGATATTAAAAAGACGCCACAAACACCATCTGTAAAAGATAAATATAAGAAACCATGAAAGATAACTTTGACGATTTAGTCAATAATTTATTAAGCAAAACCTTGTTTGAGGCTCCAGCAGCACCTGTTGAAGAGCCAGAGGTTGAGCCTGATATTAAACCAGATACAAAACCTCTACCAACTCCAGGCCCACAAAAGCCATTAGCACCTAAGAGACACCCTCTTCAACCAACTCGCCCAGATGTAAAGCCTAGACCACAGGCCACCGATAAAGGTCCAATCAGTCCAGATGTAGCAGCCTTTTTAAACGCTCGCAAATAATATGAAACTAAAAGAAGCTCTAGATTTACCATTTGGTGGCAAGTACATGCATCCCTCCAAAAAGGATTATGTAGAGAACTTACCATCTCATGAGAAAGAAATTGTAACAGGCATGTACCCTTCTCTAGATGCAGACAATCAGGCCTACTTAGAGCTCATCACAAGCGCTACATACAAACGCTCAGTAGAACGATTAGCCAAATACCTTGGCCTGTCCTTAGAAGCCTTGCATAAGAAGCACTCATCCTTTAGCTCTTTATACAATATCATCCTCACTAACTTCCTTAATACTGTTCAAGCAGAAGAGAATTATAAGGATGAATTACAAACATTAGCTGTTGAAACTGTATTAGATTTGCCTGAATTCAAGGCAGTAAAAGAAATGGTTGCTGAAGGCATGCTAATTATTGATGCTAAATTAGATACCCCTAACTTGAGCAATGCTATAACAGAGAATGAATTAAAGGCTAAAAACGGCAAGCTATCCACATCAGAGAAAGATACTCAACAATTAGCCACAGAATTTGTTAAACCAGAACTAGATCCAGACATCTTGGCCAAACGTTCTTTTGCCAAAACATTAACCCAAGGTAATGCAGTCAATAAATTCTACCTATTCCATTTAGTAGAAGACAAGCTAACTCAAATTAACCCACAATTGCCTAAGATGTACGGCATTGTTTGCGCTGGTACTACTATGAGTTACTATGGCATGCCAATGATTGAGATGTCCAGAGCCTTTGCTAATAGTGCTGCTGTTGGCTCTGTAGAAGTAGAAAACGATAGCACAATCAAGGCTCGTGGAGCTAACTTTCCAATCCTTGTACATGAGATTGTTAAAGGCATCTACAATTGGTTAACCTATGATATTGCTACTCAAAGTGAGTTAGATCGTGAAACTCTAGATCAAGAAGTACTAGAACTAATGAGTGGAGAAGAAGTATACAATAACTTCCGCAAGTTAATCGAGGTTAAAGATCAACATCTAATACCATTCATTGTAAAAGATCTATTAAGACATCCAGCAGAAGTAATCAAAAAGGTTAATACAGGTGGTGGTGAAGCCAAAAATATCATGGATAAGTTAGTGGCAAGAGCCAGAGAAACTTATAATAACTGGAAAAATAGCTCTAACCCAGAACAAGAATTTTAATATGAAGAATCAATCAATTAATAGCTTAATGTTTGAAGGGTACGTTAATCACAACCGTTCAAATATTTTGGTCAATGAAAACAAGGCTCAGCTCAAGCAAATGCTAGCCGGTAAAAAGATAGACCAAGAAGAATTCAATCAGATTCTTCAGTCTGATAATACACCAACAAAGAAGTTCGTTGGATGGATTGGCCGTCAATATCTCAAAACAAAAGAACCTAATGCTCCATTTGATTGGGATCAATTGAGAAATGCTGTTACTGAGTTCATTGCCATGGTTAATAGCGGCTCTATTGCTGGTGAAGACTCTAATATTGAGAAGTATCCAACATATGAGGATCTTCAGAAAAAGGTAACACAGGCTAATCAACAAGTAAAAGCTAATCCAAGCAGATCTCAATCAGAAGGTGAAGTGGAAGTCTACTTGGATAACAATGATGCCTTAGTAGTTGCTCCATTGAATCACAGCGCTGCTCGTAAGTTAGGCCTGAGTGAATTTGCTCACCGAACAGGCAAGGATGGCAAGAAGGATTGTGCCTGGTGCATCACCTATAAGAATGATGATCACTGGAAGGATTACTTTGAAAATCAATTGATTACCTTCTACTTTGCTAAACCTAAGAGTGAACAAAAGCTACAGGAACTACAACAGGCATTTCCAAAGAGGAACGTACAGTCTTGTGCTGTATTAGTAGACATTGCTCCAGGAACTGATCCTGAATCTGATAGCCCAGATGGTGTTATTAGAGAAGGCTTTGATGCTGATGATAAAAAAATGAGCAAAGCAGATACAGAAAAGTACCTAAAGATATTAGGTGTAGATGTTTAAAGTTTAATGAGAATGTTTAAGCAATGTTCTAGATGAGCTAAGTACCTATAGATATGAAAATGTTATTCTTATCCCTATTGGCAGCCACAACTTTAGTGGCTCAGGTTCCTAAGGAACATGCACCAGGTCAACGACCTCCTCCTTTAGAGGAACGTGTACATGATAAGGCACCTAGACGTCCCAAGTTAACTGAGGAACAAAAGAAACAAAGAGATGCTATTGTTAGCAAATACGATACAAATAAAGACGGAAAGCTAGATCCAGAGGAACGCAAAAATGTAAGTGAAGAAGATCGTAAACTTCTCAGAAGCTTCGGACCACCAAGACCTCCAGGCTCGCCAAAGCCTAAAAAAGACTAATAAAAACCCGCCAATGTTCTTGGCGGGTTCATTGTTTATAATGGTATTAGGCTTCGTAACCTTGTACCAATCTACGCTGCACTGGTCCAACATTGTCGTAATAGTTGGCTGTTGCAGTCAGAGAGGCTGTTGCAGTTCCACCTGATGTATAGGTGAATAAGAAAGAAGAACGGTCCTGATTAATAAAACCAAGTGTCTGACCACTATAAGATTTGTTGAGTCTAATCCTGTTAGTAGTATTACCAGCTACACTCAAGGTAATTAATGTAAAAGTAGTACCAAGAGTAGAAGTTGGCAAGGTGTACAATATAGATGAACCAGCAATGCCAGCCTCATAAGCAATACCAGCTGGCAATCCAGATGTTGAGTTAATTCCAGATACCGTTGGCAAATCAACCGAGTTTAAAAAAGATGTGATCATATCTACTAATATTTAGTCTGAATAAGATTTTTTTTATAGCTCAAACCCAGATCCATAGTATATACTACCTTGTCTCTACCGAGTTAATTAAACTATATTCATGTCCCAATATTAACCAACTATTGTCATTCACAATTATTAGGCATTATATCGACGATAATAATTAGCAAAAGATTCAGAAACTCTCTTTTTCTTCTTGCGCCTGTTTTTACCCAACCACTTTTGCGCAATTAATGACATTGGCTCATGGTCATAATCGTTCATCACTATTCCACTAGGAGCACTATACATACTATTACTTATCTTACCTGATAAAAAAGATTCTCCTATGTGCCGAAGGCATCACAAGCCGAGAATAAGAGAGATTCAGACTCAATAATAAACAGACTCACATATCATCAGAATATCAGAACATCAGACTTTCAGAGAAACAACGAAGCAGATATCAATGTTACAGAGAGGCAGCAGAGAGCAAAAGAGGGGCCATACAGAAAATCCATAGAAAAATTCCAAAAAAATTTGCCAAAAGTTTGGAGCAATTGCGGCCCTATAGGAAAATCCATATAGAAAATCCAAAAAAAATTTTGCCAAAAGTTTGGAGCATGCGGTTCCTACCTATTAGCTTGCCTTCTCTACTATATGTGGATTCTAGCCCCTTGGTTCTATATCCCCGTTTGTGTCCTAGACCCCTGGGGGTGTCTGAGACCCGTTTGTGTTTCACGGCCCCGTTTACGGTTTCAGAACACAGGATGCAGATCTCAGACACTTGGCTCTATAGCTCACATGTCACTATAGCACTCATCTACCTCTACTGGCGTTAGCACTTGCTTATGCCGCTTGCGGTTGTAGAGCTTACTAGAGATCTTAACCTTAGTAGTAGGCTTGAACGTCCAGCTCTTACGTTTAGTATTATAGATAACGATCTTCATATTAGTTAGTTGCTTTGTTTAAGTTCATCCCATAGTGGATTGTGAAATGCAATTGTATTGTTTACATATAGCCTATTGCTATAAGACTTTGACAACACTTCAAATAGATTCATGTTTAGTTTCTTTTCAGTAGCATCAAACAATCTTGTCCTTAGTCGAGACTCTAGCTCATAGTCTAAGCTATTATATTTGGACGTCATATTAGCGCTCTACATAGCCATCGTTCCACTGACCAAGAAAGAGCCTACCTCTAGAGCGATCTTTAGGATTGTCGTAGGCATACATCAAGTCTAATGTCTTGGTTCCAAGATACTCCTTACAGATAAGCTCAATGTACTTCCAAAGACAAGGATATTCTTCATAGACCGATCCAAACGTCTCATCACTATCCAACACACGGTGAAACTCAATAGGCTTTCTGGCAGGCTTCATGTCAGCTCCAAGCACAATCGTAATAGTAGGTTCAGTTTCAGTTTCTTCCATATGGTTTGCTAGTCACTAGGCTCAGCGAGCTCCTATTTTGTTTGTGTTTGATAGTCAACATAGTGGACCCATGTTCTGCAGCCCTTCTCGAGCGCTATTGCAACTATGCGTACTATCGGTGATTCATTGTCACTGTATACAGTATACAGGCTCTCAGTACACAGATCAACAGGAAAGGCTCAGGTGTGTGGAAACATTTTTGAGGTTCCTAGTTGACTTCTGGGGATAGGCATCAAAGAATATACGCAGATCCTTTTTATTCTCTGCCGTTCTCCTTGAGTGCTGCAGATGGTCACATGATTCTGTACCATGTTGTTAGGCAGGTACCTATACTTGTAGTATTATTATAACGTCTACATCTCCATTATACTCTTTGCAATAATTTTCTTGTGAAGATAAGTACCATCATGAAAATTGCATTACTTCTCAGTGGGTTGTTTAGAAACAACAACTCCAAAGATTATCTAATTGATAAAATCATCAGCAAGTACTCTACAGATGTATATTGTCAATGTTGGTACACCAGTGAACAGAACAAACAAGAAACAGAGACAAAAATTATGGAGGCATATGCTCCTCAGCGATTATTAATGCAGCAGCATGTGGCTGACTACCCAGAATTAATCAAACTGCATGGATTTAATTTTAATAATGCAGGAGGCAGAACTACCAACAATCAGATGCATTTCTCTCAATTGCATGGTTTGCAGAATGTTAGTAATTTATTTGATTGGTCTCAATATGACTTTATTATTAGAGGGCGTTATGACTCTTGTCACATCATAACTTTTCCAGATTTAACAACATTAAATAAGGAAAATTTTTATGCCAACTGTAGCTACAACATGTTCCTCGATGCACCTAAATTTTTTATGGACACAAGTTTTATACTGCCCAACTCTTTTCATAATTATTTTAATTTATTTGACAAGCTGTACAGCCCAGAATTTTCAGAAAAAATGTATGCCTGGAAGCACAATTTTAACGGGCCAAATTTCTTTCCTGAATTATTTTTTTCATATTATTTTGAGCATTACAATTGCTGGGACAAGTTTGTAAAAATGGAACAGCATGAATTTTTGGATGTTACTCAAAATTACCCTGCATCCAGACAATGTGAATTATTTCCTTTTTAATTTCATCATGACATCTTTGTTACATTTGATTAGGTATGATGTGATCCACATCCAGAACAGTATGGGTAATACAGTAACAACTAGTGTTATTAGTATCATCATGATCTTTTGTGACAAGGTGTATTGTTTAATAGAGAATTCTTTATTCATTGCTCCTTTAGTTTATAAATTGTCTACAAAATGTTTATATCCTTTTTTGGAGTAGGCTAATTTATTAATAGCTTTTTCTCCAGGTGGCCATTTATCTTTTATTACCAATACAGCATAATTATAAGCAGGCATAGATTTTTTAGAGATAACATGTTCAGCCTCTGGCCATGGTGCTCTAATAACGTCTACAGCATACTTCCATGCCCACCAGGCATCCTGCATAATAATAGGTTCAACTTCTGGCCAACGATCCTTGATTACATCTTTAGCAAAATAATATGCTAATCCTGCATCTTTCTTTACTTGTTCTAATCTTTCTTTAGTCTTTATTGGTTTGAGGGGCATATTAGTCTTGAATGTTAAAGTTGTTTGAGTAATTTTCCCATTCTGATGAATCTTTTTTAATAAATGGTTCAGCCTCTGGCCAACGATTTTTTATTATATTTTCTGCATATCTGCTTAGAACATAGGCATTTGGTCCCCATATAGGAAAAGCTCCTCTCAACAATATCTGTTCTCCCTTTGGCCATCTGCGGTGTAAAACATAATAGGCATACCAATAGATTGCCAAGTCATCTAGTAATATTACATGCTCAAGATCAGGTACAGGCGTTTTTTTATGCTCAGCATATGTAACAACACCTCTAGGAGTTTTTATAAGATTTTCAAATCTCTCTTTAGTCTTTATTGGTTTTAGGGGCATATGTTATGAGTTGTTTAGTACCTTTTTTGTATATTCGCTCCAGGCAGCAGCATCTCGTTTAATATGTTTCTCGGCTTCAGGCCAAGGTCCTTTGATTACATCTCTAGCGTACTTGTATGCCATGTATGCCTCTTTCATGATAAGAGGTTCTGCTTCTGGCCATCGCCCTTTGATGATGTCTCTGGCATATAACAATGCCCAAAAAGGATCTTTATGTTTTAGTAAAAAAGGTTCAACTTCTGGCCAGCGACCCATTATAGTGTATCTGCAAAAATTAATGATTTCAAAAGGATCTTTCTTTTTCTTTTGTAATCTATCTTTTAGTTTGATTGATTTAAGAGGCATATTAATAGGTAAAATATCTCATGTTCCAGTTATACATTGGCATATATCTAGTACCATCTAGTATATTTTCTAACTCAGGCCATAGCTTCTGTTTAACATGATAGGCATAATGCATAGCAACCATAGTATCTTTTAAGATGTATGGTTCAGCCTCTGGCCATGGAGCCTTTAATACATCTTTGCAAAAAGCTAATAATGCCTTTGGATTGTTCTTCAAGGCATCTAATCGCTCTTTAGTCTTTAATGGTTTAAGAGACATATAGGTTATTTAATATGCCTCTCTTAACTAATCTTCCTTTAATTGGTATGGTTATGAAGTTTTAATTGCTCATCAAAGAGGTTATTATCAACAGTTTCGTTTAATCTATTATTCAACTCGATATATAACCCAGCAAAGAGTCTTGATTGTAAAGCGGTATATGCATTAGCTTTAGTGTTCCAATACAAGGCATTATACAAATTAGTTTCCAATTCATTGTATAGTTTATTAATTATGCTAACTGTTAATGGTTTCATTCTTCTCTTAAGTTGCTCCTAATGGAGAAGTTTAATCTATTGTGTATAAGGTGATACAATTCGGAGTTGAATTGGTTTTGAAAGCGAGTGTAACATTTGTTTTTGAGAGAGTAATACATGGCTCTATACAGATTCATTTCCATTTTGCTCACTAGCCTTTCCATTATTTTATGAGTGATTAAAGTCATAGATAATATTATAAGCATTCAGAAGTGTTCTAACCTTTTGTTTATTTGGTCTAGGTCATTATAAACAACATTAAATGCATTTTGTAGTTTCCATCTTGGCTCGTTTTTTAGGTTACTATAATATGGTCTATTCAATTTTGTTTCTAATTTACAAATCAATTTTGAATGTATTTCTTTAGTTAAAGGTTTCATTTATGTTGAAATTGTTTTATGATGAACTAATGAGTCTTTTATAACGTAGAACAATTGAGCCTCTAAGTTTTTATGCAAAGCACAATTTAGTTTAACTTCAACTGGTTGAAAGTATTCTAAGTTAGTTTGTTTACTCACACTGAGGTGTAATTTTTGACCCATAACTACTGCCTTATTGGATATGTTAAAATATAAGTTTCTTTTTGTTTTCATTGCTCCAGAGTAATTGTTCACTTACTTGATAATTTACCTCATCACATTTTTCTTTGAGTTCAATGTTTAGTTTGCCTGACACCCTAACATAGCATCCATACGATACCTTTTTATAGTACTCATTGCTAAATCTATAATAACAGTTATAGAATAGCTTTTCTCTAAGTTTATCTTTAATTGGCTTCATTTTTTAAGTTCTCTCCTCTTTATCATGCTAATGCCCCTATCAATATTAACAAATAAAGGGTGATAAAGCTCATTGGATAACTTGTTACGAACAATAGTACTCAATTCTGTCAATGAATGGTAAAGATAAAGTACGTTTAAACTAGTTTTAATTGGCTTCATTCAGTATTTGTTTTCTAAGTTCAGAGTCTATTATATCCTCAAGGCTATTAGTATACAATGGATTAGCTAACTTTTTAATTAATTGATCTTTAAGCAAGTCTATTATTTGCTCTTGTAAGGCAATTCTAAAACGAAGATCAAATAAGTTCTCTTGTATTTTTTGTCTAATGTTTTTTGATTTCATTCTTTATTTGTTTTCTCAATTCCCACCCTATTGTATCCTCAAGGCTATTATCATACAATGGGTTAGCTAACTTTCTATATAAATCTTGCCTAGACAAATCTATTATTTGCTCATGTAAAATGATTCTAAAACGATGAGCATGTAATTTCTCGTTTATTTTGTGTCTAAGATATTTTGGCTTCATTTAACTCCTCTGATAAAGAATGCTGAATAATATGCTCTAACTCATAATATAAGAAAAATAACAAAGTACTATCTAATTCTTCCCACTTATCGTTTCTGCCCAGAGTTCGGGTAGTACAGAAGCTATCATTGATTTGATCTTGTATTTTAAATCTGAGGGTTTTAGGTTTCATTTAACAAATCTCTCATTACATTAACATTAAGCGACCGCATTTGAAAACTAAAATCTACAAAACTATTTAGTAAAATCTCTCGGTTAATAATTTTATCAATAATAGGATTGCATCTACCAATAGCCCAATTGCGTTGCTCATTCATTTTATGGAGAACCTCTTTATTTTTCATAGTCTTCTAAAATATTTTTGAATATCAATTTATTGGCTAAATTTCGTGAGATGTTAACTTGTAGATTAGCCCATAAGGGGTTGTATAGTTTTTCTACAGTTTCAGGAGTAATTTTAATTCGAGTATCTCTGCTGAAGTGCATTTTAACTATCATTTTTAGTCTAATCGATTTCATTTTCTAATTCATTCTCTATGATCATTGCAAATTCTATTGGTTGATAGAGCTCTTTATAATAAAAGGGTGTTTGCAACATAGCTGTAACTACTCCACAGCTATTGTTTATTCTAGTATAGAGCCTTCTGCGCTCTTTTTCCAGTTTTAAAATGTGCGTTTCTTCTTTCATTTTTTAATTGCCTCTCAGTGTGATTAGTTAAATTGCTGTTAAGATTATGGCTGAGTTCACCATATAAGTCAATACACCTATTGAAAGAAGATGTTTGTTTCATGTAGTAGACCTTGTAGATTGTGTCTTTAAACCCTTGTAGTTGTTTCTTGATGTTATCAGATTTCTTCATTTTGTTTATCATTTAAGCCAACGAACAAGGCATCGTTAACAAAGGCAAATGGATTATTTCTCCAATAACTAATGAGAGCATCAGATGAGAGAATCTTATTATACTTTATACTCCAATGATAAAGTACTTTATTAGTTATTTCAGTTTTTATTGAGTTCACTGCTTAAAGGTTCATAAACATTAGACCATATTAATCCATATAGGTCAGTCCACATTTTAACTTCTAGATCTGATATAGCTTCATCTTTTAATTTAGAGACGACAGCATTTCTAATACTAGCATGAAAAAATGCATTAGTTATAATTAGAATTTTAACGCTTTTCATTGTTTAGTAATTCATTTACTAATTGTACATTAATTCTACTCACAGATTCTTGTCCTAATTTTTTATGAAATATTAATTCTAAATAATAGAACAACTTCTTACCACATTTAACTCGATAAGGGGTCCCATTTAAAAAAGTTAATTTACGAGCGATAGCCTTCATTTTTTAGTTGAGTCCTTAAATTGCGATTAAAATTATTATATATGTTATTATAAAGCTTTATTTGAATGTTATCATTTAAAGTATAATACAAAGAATTAAGCAACAACTTTTCAGAAGTCACGTATAGGTTATCGAAGCAAGAGAAATTTACTGGTTGTCTTTTTTGTTTAGTCATATAGATGTTCTCGTAAATTGTATTCTAGCAATTGAATAAGATCAGAAATAGAATTATCTCCCCATATTTTTTGCTCTATTTTGTTTTTAGGCTTAGCATTTGAGAAAGCATTCAATGTGTAATGAGCACACATATTACGCTTACTCTCTAACATTCTCATTTCAATTTCCTGTCTTAAGCTCATGATATAAATGCCAATGTACAGTATTGTAGGGTAAGTCTGTATTGTAGAATAGTTTTGATTCTATAACATCTCTCTTTGATTTTGTCAACTTAGATATAGCGTAAGTACTATATATCACCCGATTAATTTCTTTTCTGACTGATACTTTACCAGCGCACGAGTTCATGATCCTCAATAATATGGCTAAAGGTTGCTAACTCTATGTGATTGGCTATATTATGGGCTACCTTGACCTCATAGTCAACTAAAATTTCGGAGAGAAGTTTAGGGCAAATATCCTTCAGGTTGTCATGATTCACCTTTTCAAAAATATTAGCGATGAATAGTTTTAAGCAGTTCTTTCTTAATGGCATTGTTAATATTGTTGTAGGTTACATCGAATAGTTCATCATCAAATTTATGTTTCAATTGTTTATAAGAACTATTTGAAATATCATATTTGGTAATAAAATAAGGGCTGCCATAATAAGGGCTGACATAATATCTATCTAGAGTAACATGTTTGTTAATGTACTTAGATAGAGTGCCGCAAAGTTTAAGGTATATAGGTTTCACTGTTAAATAAGAGTTTGTTATGAAGATCTAGGCACATTTGCTAGAACACCTCAAAGTTTAGGTATATAAAGTTTTCTCTGTTAAACAAGAGTTTGCTATGAATCTTTAGGCACATTTGATTAAGTAACAATTCATGTAAATTATCGTCTAAAGTACCAACCAATTTTAAATAATCTTTTTGATTTGTTTGTTTATACAAACAAGTGTCAAGGTGAAGACTAACGCTACTAACAATTTTATTCTTTGTTGATGTCATGTTTTATACCTAATAGTCCCACGAATATTTGATGATCTAATGTTTGTTGGATATTATTATACAATTGAGTATGTAAAGTGGCAATAATTTTAGTGCTTATTTTGTTTAGTTCTTTAAATCTATCATCAGTACATGGACTAGCCAGAGAGCGATTAATTTTTGATCTTAGAGACATTTTCACGTTTAATTGGGTTTATATATAGCTCATCATGCACAGCCCACACTAAAGATAGATTAATATTTTTAATCATTTCAGACACAATCTTTCTATCAAGAGTATTTTGTGTCTTACGAAATAAATTTTGTTCAAGTGAATCAATATAAATCTTTTTTAAGCTGTTCATTGTAAATGGCTTTGGGACGTAGATAAAAAATAATATACATGTGGTTCTCTCTTTTAGTGAGATCCCAATATAAACTATTATCTAATCGTTTAGATGTATTAATTTCAAGGTTAAGCTTCAGCTTTTTAACTTGACTTAAAAGCACTTTACGAATGTTTACTTTACAGGTAGTCATAAGTCAGCTGAACATATAACCTATTATAAAGGCTTATCTCGAAGTCTATACGTAATTCTTTATGAAAGTACTTCTGCCTTGTATTTTCTAATTGATCTTGAAACTTAAATTGATTGAGGAGAATTTTTTTACTAATTGATTTGCTTTTTTTCTTCATATAATTCGTCCGATATTCCTTGAGAAATATTAATCCTAACTTTACTTAAAAGCTCTTCAGACAAGGCAAAGTGTAATGCACTTATAAGTTTACAGTCAACTTTTACATTCAACGCTCTGCCCAATATAGTAGAAATAAAAACAGGATTTAATGCACAAATTATAGACTCTTTATTCTTTATATACATATGGTATAAGTGTACTATTGCGAATCCTAATTGCTAGCCTCAAATTATGTCTCCTGATTATTTTGAAATTGTCGATGATAATAGGATCAGAACAGACGGTAGAGAGCAGATTACTCTCTAATTTTATTCGCAGTTTGTTAAATAGTTTTTCTTTTAGAGAGTTTTCTTTTCTTGATTTCATCTTTTAAGCCATCGTTAATTTCTTCTGACAACATCAATGATAGCTGCCTAAAAAGAAAAAGGCCATCTATATGTTTTGGAATATTATTGTACAAATTATTAATCTTAGAGATTAAATCGAGACTATAGAGAGCATTATTATCTGGCTCTAGTAGTTTGCCTTTAATGGATGTCATACTTCTCCTATTCGCCTCTCTTTGACTAGTCTATTTTCAACTCTTTGACTAACCGTTAACATTTTATCATGCAAATCATTAAACAATTTTCCTGAAATATCCCAATGAACATCAAAAAACATTTGCGTACTTAAAACCTGATACAATCGGTTATCTAAGTACAATGCAAATAATTTTTTCTTGATTGGCTTCATAGCTTCTTTTTGTAGTTTTCTATAGAAAGGCTCTTATGTATCTCATCACTAGCTTCTTCTATAATAAACAAATCATTACCAAAATCAATATAAATCTTCCACTTGTACCCTCTACCTAATTGTTTAGAGATATTATTAAAGAAAGAATCTTTGACAGCCATCTGTCTCATTATCATTTTACCTTTTATAGATTTACCCTTCATGTTTTTCATAGTATCTCTACCATCCCATCAACTCATCGCTTAATTGTATATCTAACGATACAATAGATCTACTCAAATTAATATAAAGTAGATCGTCAACTTTTGGGTCTATCTTGATACTCTTTTTGAGAACATCTTTACGAACTCTTTCTACTAACTTGTCTTCTAACATTAGAATAATAGACATATTTTGAGCCTCATTTTTCATCTGTTAAGGATAAGTGTATCTCGTCAGCAATTCGATTACAGTAAACTAAATCAAGCTGCCAATACAAACTATAATTGAGCTTGTTTAGCAAATAACCATAAAAATTATTTGCCAACTTATTATCCATACGATTAGTTAAATTGGCACTTAATTTAAGATCCAACTCGTTGTAGAATTTATTCTTTAACGATTCCATTTTATAATCATCTTAATATAGTTAGAATTAAAGTAATTTATACTACGAGACCTATCTTCTAAGTATCTATTCAATCTAAAGTCAAAAGATGTACCAGAGCATTCTTCGTAGAGGTAATACTTATCCCACATATCTACGAACAAGCTCTGGCCATACTTGAGACTAATTGGCTCTTTGTATTCGCCAGTCTCTTTGAGTCTCATTTATTTCACTTCCTCTACGCTAACAACATCATAGCTAGTATCCATCTTGAACCCTTTGAAGCTCTGATGATACTGAATAACGACTTGCTTGCCAAGCAAATTATCCAACTTCTTAGCAACCTCAGGATTGCTGCAGCTAAACTCCCAAACGTTGCCAACAACGCTATGCTTACCTTCACTGTCAGTACGATCGCGAAAACCACCCATATTGAGTTCGCCTTCGTAGCTCTTAACAAACAAGCCCTTGTGACTGAATTTAGTAATAGTACCAACTCGCTTACCGTCGCTCTTGCCAATAATAATGCCACTAATACCAATAATGGTTGAGATAACGATGAAAAAGATAACGACACTAATCATCAGCTCAACGAGAGTAAAACCAGCTTTGTTATTACGTTTCATATAGTTTGTTATGTTATAGTTTGTTATTGTTGATTAGTTAATGACCTGAAACTTAGCCTCATTGCCGCGACCGCTCTTAGTCAGCTTGTTGCTACTGAGCAAGTTACGCAGCAAGTACTGAGCGCGGCAATAGTCTCCGTTAGCAATAGGCATAACCTGCTCAATAGTAAACTCATTGCCGAGATTCATAATCTTCTCCATGTCAGCAGCCTTGCGGTCCTTCTTAGGGGCAGCCTTCTTCTCAGCATTGAACACCTCAATCTTGGCATCAAAGTCATAACCAGTAGAACCCATGTACAAGCTGACCTGGTTGAGAGAGCCAAAGCGATTCTTCTGAGTACCAAGAACGCGAGTGCCGTCATCACCTTCTTCGTCAATATCGAGAGTAAGGTTAGCGTCAACAGAATGCGGAACCAAAGTAGAACCCTTCATGTTCTTACCATCCTTAGTCATATGCATAATGAAGCCAATGACACACTCAGTAGACTTAGCCTCAGGCAACAGCTCTTTGAGGATATACTTCTCACGCTCAACAGAGCTCATATTAACATCGCCAGTCAAGCACTGAAAGCTGTCAATGATGATAAGATCGAAGTCTTGCATCACCTTCTTAATCTCGTTAATGTTAGTCTCGTTGCGAACCATAACGTTCTCAACCTTGATACGCTGACAGGTATAGGCAACCTGCATAATATTCTCCTCACCGGAGATGTAACCAACCTTGTAGCCTTGCTTAGCAAGAGACTCAAGGATCTGCAGCATAAGAGTAGTCTTACCAGTACCAGGCGAAGCAGCCAGAGTAAAGCTAGAGCCAGGCAAGAAACCACCGCTCATGAACTCGTCGATCTTAGTAATGCCGGTCTGAAGACGGCGATAAAAGATATCGCTGATCTTGACGTCGGCAACGCGGATGAAGTCGGATTTGGTAATGTTGAGGTCCATATGATGTTCTTAACTACCCATACATTATGGAGGCGAACGTGGGGAACCTCAAGAAGTTTCTCCGGGAAACTCAGGCAGAGGCATACAGGGTATTCCCACTTTCATCGGTTCCGACGATCTTTACTTTACCCTCAGCGATGAGCGCCTCAAGCTCTTGTTTGATCATTTGCTGTTGAGCCTCATTGAACAAGAACTCAGCCTCTTCGTAAGTACATTCGAACATACGCATAATTTCCAACATACCCAGATTATACTTTTCTTCTTCTACCTGAAGAGCAATAGCATTAGGATCTAGCATCATAGATTGCTCAAGGAGTGCATCGATGGAGCCAGTGAACGGTTGGATGGAGTCGTCTTCTTTAAACATTCCTACTTATGATATGAACTTTTCACAGGCAGTTCAAGCTTTTTTAGGAAAATTTCATAAATATTCTTATGAGACTTTTAAGCTCTTTAATTGATGAGGTTTTATTTGGCAGTAATATTTTTTTGGAAGAAACTTATTCAAGAGATGAGGCTATACAAATAATGCAGCAATATGGTATTAATAATGCTGGTAATTTATCCAAAGATGAATTAAAGAAATCTTTTAGAAAATTATCTATACAATATCATCCTGACACCTCAGGGAGAGATACTCATAATGATTTTATTAAAATACAGGCTGCTTATGAAGCTTTGAACAATAGTACACCAACTCAACAGCAGACTAATCAGAATCAACAACAGCAAAGATCTAATCAGAATCAACAACAGCAGACTAATCAGAATCAACAACAGCAAAGATCTAATCAGAATCAACAACAGCAACAAGCAGGAGGCTTTTGTGGTAACTGCGGTTCTAAATTAAACTCTGGAGATAGATTTTGCCTTAATTGCGGGACTCCAGTAAGTGCTTATCAATCCCAATCCCAGCAAACCCCTAATCAAGAGCCTGATCCATACGCGCAACAAGAGGCAAGTATAAACAATAAATTAAAAGACCCTAAGCTTTCTCCAGAAATTAAAGAGAAGTACAAACAAATGTTAGCAGACTTGCAAGATTTGAGACTAAAAAGAGAGCGTTTAAAGCAAGGTAATTTAAGTGCAGATGAATTGCGTAACATGTCTAGTGATGTAGGTAACAGAAGAAATACTACTATGAGAAATGTACAATCTTCAATTAATTCTAATAGACGATAAAAAAAGCCCTCGAAACAGAGGGCTCTTCTTTTTCTTATTATTTAATCATTTTCCCCATATTTGAATTAGCTTCATCAATTAGTTTAGTTAACTCATTGCATATCTTCAAGGCTCTTCCCCACAATGCTGGTGATAATCCGTGATTCTCTTTGAATATTTCTTTTAGTTTATTAGCTACCATTTGTCCATGTTCAGATGTCGCAGAGATTTTATCTGCCCAGCTAGATTGTTCTTCTGAATTAGTCTCTGGTTTGTTTTGTTGACTAGCCATGAATCTTCTAAATCCTGCTGAACGATCCATATCTCTATAAGCCTCGAAAATTGGGTCATTGATGTTGCTCATGTTTATATTTATTATCTCTATAACTTTTCACAGGCAGTTCAAGCTTTTTTTTGCGGCAGATTTATTCAGCGAGGCTGGCAAATTAGTCTTTAATATTGAATTTTTCTTTATATTTGTTCCAAAAACCTTCTAACTGGTTGTTTTTTAGTACTTGTTCTGCTGCTGGCCATCTCTCTTTTTTAATTTTAACAGCATAATAAAAGGCAGTCCATGGGTCATCTAGAATGATTGGTTCAGCTTCTGGCAAAGGTTTCTTTACTACTGATCTAACATATTCATATGCAGCCCAATGATCTTTAAATATAAAGGGTTCTAGTTCTGGTATGCGTATTTCAATACCATTAGCTAATTCAAAAGACATTCTAGCGACCGAAGCAGCACTATAACGATGTTGTAATGATTTTATCTCAGCTATCTTAGCATTTAATCTTTCTTTAGTTTTAAGAGGTTTTAGTGGCATATTAAATAATGGTGAGGTATGCTACAGCCCATCTGGAATTCATGATCACAGAATCAGCCTCTGGCCATCTGCCTTTGATGATGTCTCTGGCATAGAAATATGCCCATCTGGCATCGTTTTTGATATAAGGTTCAGCTTCTGGCCATCTGCCTTTTTTAATATCTTTAGCAATATAATATGCATGATAAGGCCATTTCTTTAGTTTATCTATTCTAGGTTTAGTATTAATAGGTTTTAATGGCATATTAATCTTCTTCCTCTATTCCAAAGTAATCTTTATAACTTTCCCATTGTTCTTCATCCTTTTTAATAGTAGGCTCAGCTTCAGGCCATCTATCTCTTAGAACAAAAATAGCATAGTCTTTTGCATGTGCGGGGCTCTCTTTTATTGCTTTTTCTCCAGCTGGGAATCTTTCCTTTAGTAAATATTTTGCGTAGGAGAGAGAAGCGCTAGGATTATCTTTAATTATTGGTTCAGCCTCTGGCCATCTACCATTTATTACAAACGCAGCATAAGATGACGCGATAGAAGCATTATTGCTTTGTAATATTACTTGCTCAGCTTCTGGCCATCTACCGTCTATTACATTAAGCGCATAATTGTAAGCTGTAGCAGCATTTTTTAATATTATTGGCTCTGCCTCTGGCCATCTACCTTTAATAATAAATGCAGCATATTGAATAGCTGTAGAGGCTTTTTTTAAAATAATAGGCTCAACTTCTGGTGCTCTACCTTTTTTAATTTTTAAAGCATATTGGAATGCTCCTTGAGGGGTCTCAATTAACTTTTTTATACGCTCTTTAGCTCTGATTGGGTGGAAACTCTCTTGAATAAGAGAGTTAGCTAATTCGTTGAACATAATATTATTTATTCAATTACTCATCATGATTAAACTTTAAAATGTCGCCTCGCAATCCACACCATTGACACCACAAATGCTTGCGTTGATGTTTACCTGTCAATTCATTCTTTTCTTCTACAATATTAACTACAGTGGTGTGGTGAAAATTAAACTTATGCATCCATCGCATAACATGGCGATAACAATACCGACACCATATGTTCAAATACATCCAAAAGAGAGCTCCATAATACCACTTGCGTATGAAGTGCCCCATGTTTTTCTTCGTAGGTACAGCAGCTTTACATTCTTCCATATTAATCCTTTAAACCATTAATGTATTTACCTATTTCTTTATTAATTGATATCATCTTCAAACCTTCTTTGTCTGGCTTCTGCCTCAGCAGTAGTAGTTGGAGGATCTAATGGCTCAGGCCAAGGAATATTGTTTAGTTTTGCAATAAAATTCTCACTCTCTAATTTGTCAGAATCTTTTGCCATTTCAATCATAACATCAACTTGATTAGTCATTTCAATTATTTCTTTATTAATAGATATTGATATCTCATTCATATTTTTCAATATTTAAGTTACTATATATCTGATTGCTAATAAAGTTAATGGGTCTAAGATTATCAGATATACTTTTTAAGAGTTCTTTACTCGTTGGTGAACAATTAAAATTAAACACATCAAACATACTCAACCGCAAATCCGTATAGAGTCTGGTATGAATTTTATGATTAGCACTAAACTCTTTAGCAGTATTCATTAATGTTGAGATTAATCGAAGTCTCTTATCAATTCCCAGAACAAAGGAGAATGAAGATTGTCTCTGATATTAGTACACAAGTCTCTTTTAATATTAGAATTAAGATACATTCTAATATTGTTATTAACAGATAGGTTCTGCCTAAAGTAAGCCCGAGACTCTGCCTCATGAATAGCATTTTTAATAGATATTAACATTATGCAAGAAATTAGAATCTTCTCTCTTAAGTTCCCAGAACAAATGAGAACAAATATTGTCTCTAATATTAGTAGACAAGTCCTGCTCAATATCACAACTTTGATTTAGTTTAATACTTGTAACAAGAGAAATCTTCTGCCTTAAGTAAGGTTGAGGTATAGCCTTTTTAATAGACTCAATCATACAAATACAAGTGTCTCGTAATTTACGAAGTAGCCATTGTTCTTCTTCTCTGTTGATTCACTAATAACAACTTGATACCTCTTCTGATGAATAGCAGTAATATAGTATCCGTTTAGCGTCTTAAACCCAGCCTTACCATTAACCTTCTTACCGATAACATCTTCGGGGACAGTCAAAAAGTTCTCCTCTACCCATTGAGCAATCAAATCATCTTCTAGAGCCCTCTTGACGAAGATCATATCATCCAAAATCTCTACAAGCGAGGCATCAGGCTCAAGATAAACCTTACTCTTCAGATGCTCTGCCAAATTATAACCATCCAAGTCAGGTTCAAAGAGACACTCAAAGATGTCCTTCTCATAGGTCTCGCGAGGCTCATCAGCAGTGATAGACTCATTCCATTTCTGATAGCTGTCAACCATCCTAACAAATGACTTGTTAGAGCGGTTAATATTATTAGCGCTAAGAGTAGGCCTCTTAACCTTATCACCGAGCTTCATATAAGTTTGTTCGCTCATAAGAGAGATTATAACTTAAGATTTTTTAATTGCTACTATCTTCCTCATTCATTTCTCTCATCATTTCCATAGCTTCATCATAACCCTCCCAGTTATCAACTCCAGCACCCTCAAGTGCCAAGAGCTTGTTACTGTCCTCCAAGAGGCTTTCGTATTCTTCTTTGCTAATTGTAACAGTTTCTTTCATATGTTATTATTATCGTTTGGTTCCGTTGCAGTTAACCCTAACAATCTTAGTATCCCGAGCAACAAACAAAGCATTCGTACCTCGCTTTATCTCATCCTTCTCCCAGGCCTTGAGCTTTAGTCCCTTGAGAGTATCAGCATATCGGATGTCTGGGCCAAATAGAGAGTTTGGGTTGCCTAGGAGCATATACTTTCCTGTTTTCAATTTCATATTTCCAAGAGGCTTTAGTTTAATTAATACCGAGCAGTGGGGAGACCTCCTTCAGGTCCTTCGTTGATAAGATGTTTCTCAAAGCTTTCGACAATGTAAGTGTCAATCGAACCCTTAGGGCGAAGCTTAACAGAGTAAACATTGAGACCAATGTGCTTCAAGGCGAAATAATAAATGTGACCTCCCTTAGTAATTGCTTCGTTCTCTAGCAGCAAGGCTTGAGCAGTGTCTTTGTCCGTACGAGCAGCAGTAATGCTACCATACTTGTCAACCAAAGGAGCCTCAACAAAATATTGGCGAATGCCGTCAACGTATTTGATAGTAGGGGTCTTCATATTAATTAGCTTTTTCGACTTTGAACGAGATATTAAACTCTTCTCCAACCTTATACACTTTCACAATCCAAGAATGTCCACTTTTTTTAATAACCTCGTTGAGTTCGTCAGCGGTATACAAAATAGCTTTTCTGTAGCTCATATCACCCATACCGCGGTCGTCGTGATCAAAGCGACCAATAACTACGTAATCATACTTCTTAGCAGCCTTGTCAATCTTAGTTTTAGGAGTCTTCATAGTTTTCATTAGATAGCGGAGACGAGTTGACCAATAGTGAAGTTGACCGGGGTGAAATAAGAGCGCTTCTTCTCATCCCAGGCCTTCTGCTGAGCCCGGCGAAGGTTACGAGCAATGCGCTCGCGCTTCACTTCGCTCTTGCGATGCGTATCAACCTCAGTAGCCAGCTCACGACCCCACTTGTCCAGCTGCTCGTAAGAGATCTCAGACCAGATAGGGTGAGGGCGAAAGCCGTTGATCTCCTTGTAGGTGTCGCTGATGTAACCAATGAGATCGTCGCGAGTAGGCACAAAGGGAACTTGATCGTTAGTCATATCTTATTTTCTGCAATCATTATGGCGGTTCCTGCCAGGAACCTCAAGCAGAAATTTCAGCGAATTCAGGGGCCAACTTTTTAAACAAGTCGAGTTCAATTTTTACAGACTCGCTGCTTAGCTCGGTGTTTGAAAGGATATTGATAATCCAACGACAATCTGCAACTGTACTAACAAAGTGTTTTGCACTACAAGTACCTTGTATAGTAGTAATAGCATTAATCAGACGCAATCGATCTTTGTTAGTCATATCATCCACCCTCTCTTATCTTGTAAATCTTTCATATCTTATTTTCTGCAATCATTATGAAGGTTCCTCAGGGGAACCTCCAGCAGGGAGTTGGAGAATCTCACCCAGGCCCGCTGCTGAGCCCGTCAAATTTTGGTAAGCCGTTAGAAACACTTTTTCATAGATAACTTGATTTCTTTTTTGAGACTTCCTGAAACCATCTACGTCAGTAATTCCATATTGATTCAAATATTCGTTTGAATAATCGTAAGGGTTGAGTGGTTGTTCTTCCATCGTGGGTATATGTTATTATCGTTTGGTTCCGTTTCAGTTAACCCTAACAATCATATTAATCGCAGCAGCAGACTCGAGGGGTAACCATAGCCCAGCTCTTATACTCTCCACCCATCACATACCAATTACCTTCACTAAAGTAATAAAGATAATTAACATGTTCAAGCTCTTTCTCGAACTCGCTGAGACTCTGTGCAGTCCTATAGACATAACCCTTCTCTTTCCTGTCACGGCCATAATAATTACACATCTCAATATTCTCATTGAGACCACTCATATCACCAAGTTCAATGAGTTCATCAACATCAGCAGGGTCAGTGTAGTTTTGCAACAGCAACTTACCATTGTGCCGAGGGTAGCCGTCAAAGTGACAATAGATGTACTTGACAGTTTCGTTCTTAAGCCGTCCAATGTATGATCGAGTAGCCATATTTTTAGTTATCTTGAATTTTGTAATTAAACTTTATCGCTTCGTTAACCAGGCAGTCATAACAACGAGTTGCAGCCCAGTTTGGCACATAGAAACATTCCACATTCGTGTCACCACATTGGGGACATTCATCTTGCCAACTATCTTCCACTTCAACCTCGGCGTTATCAACATCAATCAGTTTCATATTTCTTAGTCTTTACCGAGAATGGTTGCTTCGTAACCCTCAGTACCAAAGATGTCATCGTGATTATCTTGGATCTCGGTAGTGAGACTTTCCAACTGGACCCAGGCAGTTCCAATCACATCCTTGTCAGTCTTAGCATCGAGATTCTCAGCCCATTCAGCGAGATTCTTGAAGGCCTTAACCAGATTTTCTTTGTTGTATTTGTATTTCATGTCAGATCTTATTTTCTGCAATCATTATGGCGGTTCCTGCCCGGATCCTCAAGCAGGAACCGCCAAAAGTTACTTTACTTTACAGCCGATGAAGGGGCAGTCGGTCGCCCAGGCATCGCAAGTCAAACATTCTCCGTTGTGATCGAATGCTTTAGGCTTGCTACAAGGCAGCTCAAAGATGTTACCAACAACCTCCACAGTAGACATAGCCCAATAGCTCCATTGATAACCATCATCGTTATCCCATTTAACAACTGACAAATGCTCCATAAACCCTGCCGGTCCGAAATCAAATTGACCTTGAATAATATCACCTTGGTAAATCTCTTTACCAGTCTTATCATCTTTACCAGTATACCATTGGATAACTCGGCCTTGCCTGATTACCTCTTCACCAGGATAGAGCAAGAGAGACTCTTTGCTCCAACAGTTATACTTCTCATCCCAGACTCTAAACTTAGCTATCATGAACACCTCTCTTCTCGTCTTGTTCAGCCATCACAACATACTCCTGCCAGTAATCAGGCCAGGTAGCCTTGATCTTGGCGAGGTTACTAGCATCTGCATGAAGCGCGCAAATACCCAAGGACTGCACAAAAGAGCCTCCGTAAGTACGCATTGCGCTAATAACCTTATAGTCTTGATCAGTCATGTTAAATGTATTCAATAATAGTTGTTTCTACCGGTTCTACCTCTATGAAATTAGGCTCAGAGAATTCGTATGGGGCTTGTTCCTCATTTTCTGTTGCTCCAATATCGTAGACATCTTTGAAGTATTTGCCGTCAGATTTACGTTGCACTACAATTTCATATACAAGAACCCATCTCCTCTTTCCAACTATCTTTTTATGGGTAGTAACGAAATTACTATCCCTTCCATAAATGATAGCTTGTCCTTGTTCACTTGTAAGTTTCAGTTTTTCTTTATTCATATTATTCAACATTTACAACATCAATCCAATAATCAATATCTTTAATAACTTTAGCATCTGAAGCATCGCAGTTAGCATAGTATTTTTCAAATACATACTTACGAGCTTTTTTGCGATTGCTAAAGATCTTGCTAATAGCTACTTCGTATTCATCATCGTGTTCAAGAATAGCGTAAACTTTCATGTTAATATACGTAGTTAAACAGTTCGTGAGTTCCATCGAGACTAACCTCTTTCACCTTTATGGCAAAAGTATTAGGCTCTCGCCAATTGTGGTTCTTTTTAAGAAGTTCCGCAGCCTCCTTAGCGAGATTCTCTTTGTTGTAAATGCCATGAATACCATAGCTTACACAACCCATACGAGGCCCTAAAAACTCCCAAGTAACCAACCAGGCTTTATTAGTAAAATGAGTAATCATATTAATTAAATGCCAAAATCAACAGAGTTATTTCTTTCAGAGTAATCGATGCCGTCAATGAAGGTGGTATACTTAACAGCATTAACATACTTTGTATACGTTTCATAACCACGGGAGCATTCCTGTTTAACACGAATCTTCGCATCAGGAGGAATCGTTTTGAAGAAATCGATTACATCTGCGACAGTGACGAAATTCTCATTCATTACAAAGATGATACAGTCTCCCGGCAGGAACCTCCAGCAGGAACCGCATCAGCGGTCATTTTTGAAGCAGTTGTCAGGGTCGACTCGGGCGAAATTCGGGGTGCCGAGTCCGGTGAGACCCATGTAGAGAAAGGTAACCTCCTTGCCAATCCAATTCTTCTTATCCTTGAGGATATCAGCTCGCTTCTCATACTTGCCCTTGAACACACCATCAAACACCTTACCCTTCCAGTTCAATGTAACATTAGTAGCAGCACCCTTCCAGTTACCATCTCCATCAGTAATGTCGACAATAGTAGCCTCGCTATCATCATCAACCTTGACCTTAACAAGGTACTTAGAGCGCTTGTGCTCGTAAGGAGCATCCATCCAACGCAAAATAGCGCCCTCTTGTTGATCAGCCAAGAGTCTATTAAACTCTTCTTTCATCTGATCAGTAGAATTGATAGCAATAGTCTCTACACTAGCCAAACACTTGAGCTTACAAGTGAGCAAGAAGTTATCAATTGCCTTCTTGCGAAGATGATAGGCAGAAAGCTCATTATAACCACAGAAATTGTATCCATCATAGATGTAGAACTTAACAAGCTCTTCACTCTTAGCAAAGTCTTCTTGGCTAATATGCTTAGACTTACGAATAAGCTTGTTGATCTCGTTAAGCTGAGTACGGAGATGATTGTTAAACAATTCTCCATCTAGCACAGCTGCTGGACATACCTCAAAGAAACTCTTAAGAGCTCCCTCGATGTGTGGGACACTATAGTACTTCTCTCCAGTACGAGAGAACAATCCATTCTTAGTAGCAATGCATCGATTACCGTTGAACTTACATTGCAAGCCCCACTTCTCATTCGCAAAGTCAGGCTGCTTAGCGAGCTTATGTAGTGGTTGAGCAAGCATAGGCTCAATAAAGGTAATCTTATTGACATCATTCTTGCTTCGGAAATAACCGCTCTTGAGCTTCTTAGCGTATTGAGATTCAATCTCTAGAGTGGCCTGCTGAGTAGCAGTAGTAGCGTTAGCCTTGCCAGTGTTCTTAGGCTCAGCAGTAGACCACTCTGTAGTGACCTGCTTACCATCTTCCAAGCCTGAAGTAGTGTGGTACTGCGCACCATCCTGTTCCATTCGCCAAATGCGAATGTTGTTCTTACTGTCGGCAGAATAAAGCGTGTCGTAGGTAATCTTCATTTGTTACAAGTAGTCTATAGGCACCTCACAGGAACCTCAAGCTTTTTCCTTCCTCAAACTTACTCTAATTTCTTTGTCTAGTCCCCAAAAGAGTGTTTCATAGAGATTTCCCCACAAAACCTCGTCAAGTACCCTATAAGCCTTTCTTGAGAGTTGTTTACCAACCCTTTTGGAAGTCTTTTCTCTGAAGTCAATTGTCTGTTGGTATAGCTCTTGATTCATTTTTAATACGATTTTGTTCTTCCATCAGCTCATGATACCCATACCTAGGTGTGTTATCTAGTAATCTGTGAGATAACCTATCTAACAAATGATTAGCAAAATTATCAGGTAATTGTCTAAACAGCACAATATCAAGATCTCCTCTGAGTGTAGCTGATTGGTACTTTAGAGCCTTTGTAATCTTTAAGTCTTTCATACAAAAAACCCTCGGCTGTTAACCGAGGGTTCGAACTTACTTGATCGCGATGATCTTCATCTCTTTGCCTCCGAACCGCTCCTTAATTGCATCCTTAAGGTTACGGCAACTAGGACTAACTGCCTCAACATGCCAGATGCCAGTAGTCTGATTAACCATCTTAACATACGGCTGATAGTCGAGACCCTCGAACAACTTAGCCATATCCCACAGCTCGTACTGACTCTCATGCCAGTAAGGATAATCCTTCTGCTTGTACTTCTCGTAAGTATCAACCTTCTTACCCATGTCGAGCATTCGCTCAACACCAAACTTACGAACGAACTCAGCCTTAACATCAGCATTCTTCTCCTTCAAAAAGAAGTCAATGCTAAGATCCTCGCTCGGAGTAACAACCAGGTACTCCGGCACCTTGATACCATTGAGGTAATACATACCCCAACCGTCAGCATACTCAATCGCCTTGAACTTCTCGTTATGCAAGGCACCAGCCTCGTTAACAGTCAACCGAATAGGTCGCTCGCTAATGTAGCAAACATCAGTAAACGGGAACCACCAATGCAAATGCTTAGACTCATTGAACCACTCGTCAAGCAACTGACTGTCTTCCTTAGAGAACTCAACACCGATACGCTCAGCGAACTTGTACAAGGCCTTCCAGTGAATCCATTGCTGGCCACCAAAGTACATGTTCAAGTCGATAGACGAATCGCTCTTGAGGATTGCATGAGGGCTCGGGAAGTAAACGAACTTAGGAGCCTGCATATCGAGCCGCTTATAGAAGCCAGAGATAATACCCTCAGCAATCTCGTGATTAATAGGTTCGCAAGAACGTCCAATCTCGAGACACTCCTTATAAAAGGCTTCGAGTTCCTTCTCTTGCTTCTTCGTCAGCTTTTCAATCTTCATATCGTTTGTGTAGGTGTATCTAATTTACGGTTTTAGTGTATGCGAATTTCAGAGGAACTGCAACTAAATTCTGCTTAGTCGCGGACCTTCTGAAGGCGAGCAGTGAACGGGTCATACTCCTGCTGAGAGCCGAACTCATAGACACCAGGAGAAAGAGTAATCTCGTCGTGGCGATCAGCAACCACGCAGCGAATAGTAGTCTCGACTTCGTTCTCCATGAAGAGAACGTCTTCGTACTCGTAGAATGCGACACCAGGCTTGAGGTCGACCACGTGGTGGTTACCAGTAGTCTCGCTAGGTGCCACAATAACATAAGGCTGAGCAGCAGTCTTCATCTTCTTAGCCTTCTGAGGGATGGAGCTCTTAAACACCATGCACTCACCGTGGATAATAACTTCGTCGTTGTTCATAATTTTATTTTCTGTATTCAGTATAGATGCCTCGGACAGGAACTGCAACAGGAAAAGTTAGCAGCCTTCGTATTTTTCTGAGATATAATTCCTATATTTGTCGTAATTATCGAAAATTCGGTCAAAAATGAATAGCTTACCCTTGGGGTTAGGAGTCTTTGGGTTACCAAAGATAGGATTAGTTTCAGTAATAAACACGTTAAGATGTACTGGAGGTACTCTCTTACGCAATTCAATGCCATATTGAGGCATACAAGATTTAACTATTCCTCTGCTATCTCCAAAGTCCATTGGAAACTTTCTACGGTTCTTAAATTCGAAAATAGGAAAATCTACTCCCCCTCTGCGCTGCCAGGTACGAAGTAGTCTCTGCAAATCAGCTCTAATCTTTGGATCTAGTTTTCGTTTGTCTTTTAAGAAAGCACTAGTTACCGTGATTCTATCCCCTTTGTTATAATTAAAGGAGATACTCTCTTTAACTGCCTCTAAAATAATACTCATACAATATCTTCTCCTTGTGCCAAGTACTTCAAAGTAACAACTGATGTATCTTTACCATTGCTCTCGTTAATAGAAACACTACAAGAAATATCGCCTCGCTTTTCTAGCAGCGTGTTCATTTCTTCAATTGTAGAGATAAGAGGAGCATTCTTAAATTCTTCTTCAGTAATATCAAAATTCTCAAACAGCATCTTCATTGCAGCCTCGTTCTCCTTAAGAGAAGTATAGCTCTTAGAAATACGGTTGAAATCGTTATTGTAAGGCATACAATTATTTATTAATTTTTCTACAAAAAGTATACAGGTTCCTGCCAGGAACGGCAAGCCTTTCTTCAGAATTGAATCGTTTTTCTTTTGCGGAGAAGCTGAGCCTTTGCCTCGAAAAGCTGAGCCTTCATCTCTAAAATACAATCGAGAGTAGTACTTTCTTCTGTATCACAGAACTCTTCTACTACCTCACTAATCTTAGATAGCATAGCTCTATAAGACTTTAATTGTTCAATATCTTCTTTAATCATGTAATTACATCAATTATTTCCCGCAGTTCTTTTTTAAATATAAACAGAGTCTTATAATCGTTAGGGTCTTTACTTGGTAAAGTTCTATCGATTTGCCATCCCTGAGAGCCCTTTTCATCGAGGAACTCTTGCAGAGATTGAGCATTAAAAACATCTAGCCAACAACAATAGTATTCGAATTTGTTCATAAAATAATTTTATAGAGAGAAAATAAAGAATCAAGAAGGTTAAACAAAATAAACTAGTTTTTCAATTTCGTGCTGAAACACAAAAATACTATCCCCGGCTTGATAAATGTAGTGCCCCTCTACTTCTTCTATCTCAACAGAATAGATACAAGGTATGCCTACCCCAGTATAAATTTCTAATATTGTACCCAAACCCTTTAAGTAAGGAGAGTGTTTTAGATCAAACTTAATCTTACACCCTGGATATACTTTTAATTTAGATGGTTTCAAGAATTAGATCTACATTCAAGAGTGTTTGATTGTTGACCACCTCTTCTGCATGCTGTTTTAATATATCTAACTTTTCATAAGGTAATGAATAAGAAGCAGCAATGGCTAAGAATACTGCATCTTTATCCTCTCCATCAGCATGATAGCCAATCATGGCAAGTTTGTTAATTAGCTCCTGATGTTCTACCTTGGTCATAGGAATATTATAGTCCTTTATTTTAAATAATCAACTTAGCTTGAAAAATATAGGCTTAATATAAGTATCAGTATTATTATGGGTAAACCTAAAATTATAGTACATAATCCTTGCAATGAAAAAACAAGATATTTTAGAAATTATAATTTTTTCTGGGATAGTTTTACTCATTTTTTAAAAAAAAATTTTGAGGTTGAAGAAAATAGATATTTTGAGGGAGCTGATAGAGAAAGATGGCAAGTGCAATTAAAAAACAGTATTTCAAACAACTTTCTCTTGTTAGAGTGTGAGTATGTAATTGAAAACGCAGACACAGGAGAGTTTCATGTTATTTCAGTATCTGATGATTTCTCTCACGCCTCTTTAAATGAGAAAGAAAACCCATTTTGTAAGTCTATATTGTTTTCTCAATTTAATCCTAGCAAGGTAAAATCCCATGCAGGGGAATTCTTTTACAAATATAAACCTTGGATATATTTTCAGTCTCTTTTTGATAATTTAGATATGTTTTATTATAAGAGACAATATATTAAAGAAAAGAGCAATACTTTATTTTTTAAAGGAACATCTATTCAAGATAGATCATTTTTATCCCACTTAGATAAAAATTATGTAACTGATTTTGCTCCTACTAACCCTAATGATTATTTTAATCAATTGATTACTCACAAACTCGCTATTTCTATAGACGGTAGGGGTGAGTTTTGTTATAGAGATGTAGAATGTTTTGGGTGCGGGGTACCTATAATTAGGTATGAATATGAATCTATTTTAAGTGAGCCGTTAATCCCAAACTATCATTATATATCTATACCTAGACCTCATGATATGACTCTTTATAGAACAGGTACAAAAGAACATGCTGATAAATTTATGGAGAAATATTTTGAAGTTATATCTAATGAGAGATTATTAGCTTTTATTTCTAAAAATGCTAGAGAATATTATGAAAAGAATCTTTCTCTAAAACCTTCTTTAGATAAGACATACAGTATATTAAATTTAAATAATTGGCTTTAAAATCTAATACTTTTATCTCCGTATTTGTTTAAAAAAGAAAAACAGTTTGTTAAATGGTAATTAAAATAACCGTAATAAGCATATTTCATATCAGCCTCGTGCGCTGAAACACCAATCTCAAACCCATCAGGGTAACTAGTAATATCATTAGCAATACAGTACCAAAGGAACATTTCCCATCTTTGTACAAAAAACTTAAACTTGTTGTTATTTTTAAAAACTAGAAACTGTTCATTAGGTACATGAGCCTCATCCCACTTGTTATGAGAGAAAACATCATAATCCTCTAATTTATTTCTAAAAAAACATTGCTGTGGGTCACTTTTTGCTCCCCCTATCCCAGCTGGTCTTTCAAAGAGAAAATCAATATCTTCATTTTTTAAACGTTCTAGCATTGAAAGGATTTTTTCTTCAGAAAATTCCTCATGCATCGACCAATCTCCGTCGCAAAATATAACAAAATCATAATTTTCAAAGGAAGTATCCTGTTTTAACATTTCTTTTTGGTGATTTAATACATGTTTAAGAGATAAACATTTTAAATTTAAATGAAAGTTAAAACCAAGCCTATCATGAGTAGTTCTTAAAGATGGTGGATTTATAACATTTATTTTAACTCTATCGCTTTCATGAGATAGTTCTGTATTAGTAGTAGTAACAAAAAAATCACAATTACTAGTACGAGTTATTAAATTTGAAAAGAACTCTTTAGTTTTAGATTCGTAAGGTTCTCCTACAGCTAAGGTGGTAAAGCAATATTTCATTAGGCTTCTATAATTTTTTCTAAAAATGATAATGTGTAATCAAAGTCAAAATACTCTGGTAACTTATTATTTATAAAAATTGGAGATTCAATATACTTTTTATATAGATTCTGATCGTTGTCTATATTTTTTACAAGCTCTAGAAAAGAATTTAAATCAGAGTAATCATGTAAATTTATAAAACTATCTGGGTTAAAACCCTCTTCAAGAATGTATTTATTACCAAAAAATATTGGTATACAACCACTAAAAAATGAATGGTATATTTTTTCTTGAACAATATAATCAGTGTTAGTTAAATGTATTGCAATATTAAATTTGTATTTTTTAAAGAACTCTATTTTTTCTCTGTATGTTAAACCATCCATTCTGCCTGTATAAATAGGGTTAATCCATTGGTACTTATTAAGAGTTTCGTTACCTGATAGGTTTTGTCTCCAAGGTCCTGAGGAGTCTACAGTTTTATATTCAGTAAGTTTATCGAATACTTTGCCTCTATATTCAACATTACTTGATTGAGTTATACAGCAAAATTTATTATTTCTCTTGGAAATTTGCTCAAAATTTCTCTTTTGAGTCAGCCAATTCAAAGGAGAGTCTACAACCCTAGCCTCATCAAAAAGGGTCCAAACATCAAGTACACAGGAAGGTTGTCTTAAATAACGAGGGTGAGAAAATTTTTGATAGCCTAAAGACCAACAGTTATCGTTATTAATTAAACCACTATGAAAATCAGCAGCTTCTCCTGAGATGTAAATAAATTTCTTATTTTTGTCAGAAGCATTAAAATAAGTAGGTAAATGATTAGTATAGGAATCTACTTTTGTACTATCATTACATAGATCCGTTTGAATAATTATATCAGGGTTTATAGGATCTAAAATAACATTATACTTTTTTGATAAAATAAATTTAAAGTAGGATGGCCAGCTGTGTTGACCATGATTTGGGAAGCCTTGCCGAGTAATTCTAATTGTTTTCATAATTTAAAAGAAAGGTACCAATTTTAAAGTATCTTCAGTATAACCGCCGTTATCATGAACAATATAAGCATTTAAATTATTTAAACTAGGGTGGGTGTCATGAAAAATTACATCGTTCTTGTTTAAATAAGAACTAAAGAAAATATTACATTCTTGATCTATTACTATATCTTCTTTGTGTAAATATTGTATAGCCCATTTTGCTTGATCATCTTTATGAGCTCTAGGGTCTTGAATTATCTCTTCCAAACACTCAATAATTTTTTTTGTATACCCAAAATAAGCTCCAGAGTTTAAATATTTCTTTTCTGAAATTACTCTCTTATTACTATATAAGTGATTATAATCTGTAGGTGGCCACAAGCCCCTTTCTGCACAAAATAAAATTGAACAGTTATAGTTTTTAAAATCTGTTTCTAAATTTGATGGGTCTTTTAAAAAATTTGTATCTGTAGCATCTAAAAATAACATATATTCTGTTTTTATGTTATCTTTTACATATTCTAGAAGTTTTTCAATTTTATAAAAATAAAGCTTATCGTAATAACAAATAAACTCCATTAGCTTTGAGTATCTCGCAACATGAATATTTTCCAGCGGAAAGTACTTTTTAGCGTTATTATAAAAAGTAGGGTAATAGTGCTCAGGATAGTCGAAAAGAACACTTACAATAGAAATATTATTTATCATATGATTTATTTAAGAATAAAAAATCCTGCTGTACTAAAGTATGCAAAATAGGATGGTTTAAATCAGCTATTTTTTCTACTGGCTCAAAACCAATAGAAGCGAGGTATTGAAAAACTTCTTCTTTTTTAGGTGCACCTATGTTAAAATCGGTTACTGCTACCTCTAAAAGCAAGGCTTTTGCTGCTTTAACTATATCTAAACCACCTCTTATTATATCTAATTCTGATCCTTGTACATCTAATTTTATTAAGTCGAATCTTTTCTCTTGTAATACAGAGTCTAAAGTTTTAGTGAAAAGTTGTTTTTTAAAGTAGCTTCCCTCTTTATAAAAATCAGAATCTTCTTTATAAATAGAATTTCCTGTACAACTTGTTTCTCCATTTCTTATAAAAAAATCTACTTCTTTTTCTTTATCACTTAAGAGAGCTATAGTGTAATCTATCTCAAAACCTTTAAGAGCAGGTTCGCAGTATGGGTTACCCTCTATTAAATAAAAATAACTATCTGGAAAAATCTTTCTTGCTTCACAATAAAATTGGCCGTGATTAGCTCCAATATCAAGAATTGAAAGAGGGGTAATGTGTTTTTTTATTAATTGTAAAGACATATTATTTTTTTTGAAAACATCCCCACGCTACATTTAGAAATTCTTCGTGCATGTAAGGTATTAGGTTATAAGTTTCACAGCTTTTTTTAATTTCTGAATATTGACACTCTAACCAATTCCAAACGTTTAACTTTTCAAAAGACTCTCTATCAGTACTATAATCATGCAGCATTATAATATCCCCAATATTTAAATATTTTGCTAAACCATTAAACTCTCCTCGCTTGAAACCTCCATCACATATAACAATTTTGGGGCTAACGTTAAATAAATGCTCCCATTCTTGTTTTAAAATAAATTCATTCCAATCTGTTTTTTCTTCAAAAATATTTCCATTAAAAATATTAATTTTATTATCTCTTAAATCTTTATGATAAACACTTTCAACAATATCAAAAGAATAAACATCTGAGGTTGATGGTAAATTATCCCTTAAGAACAATGTTAAACCACCATGTCCAGTACCTACTTCAATAATTCTATTTGGTAGTATGTTATTTAACAATACAGGGAACACGTTTTTAACCTCTTCTCTTTGCTGTAGGCAAATGTTTTTATAAGAGCTTCTTGTTAAAACATCATCAATCATACTAGATATTTATATGTAAAAAATAAAAGGCTACAGATTTCTCTGTAGCCATTCTCAATCTTCTGATTTCTTTATTGAGTGAGTCTTAAACAAGATGTTACATAACAACAGAATACTCAAGGCCTGCCAGAAATCCAAGAATGGAGCATTAAACATTTCTGGAAACAACAAGTTCCACAAGTACTTAATGAGTAAAGCCTCTATTAGGAATACTACAATCGCGACCGCTAACATATATAAAAGATTCTTCATATTAGATAACCCCCAAACCTTCAAACTTAAACTTGGCATTCAAAGCATACTGATCAAGCTTTATTTTTGTAGAGACATTCATAGCCTCTCGCACCATCTTCATCTTATCCTTTTGATTGATATTGACTGACTTAATAAGGTTGATAAACTCAGCCTTTGCGTTTTCGAATGATTCGTTCTGCCAGATCTTCTCTTGGAGAAAATCATCAGTAATAATAGATGTCATTTTAGTTATTAGAAATAGCGTGATTCAACATTTTAATGAACTCAATACCGAAAGATTCTTCTTTAGTCCAGTTAATATTAGACTTAGCCATCTCCATACTCTTCTGAAGAATAGGTGAACGACCATTAAGAACAGTTACACAGTTGCTTTCAACTTCCACAGAGTAAACTGTGAGCTGCAGATTGACTTTGTCAAAGTACTCGTACCAGTTTTCAGTTTCGTTGTAAGTAAACAAGTTCATATCTTATTTTCTATAATCAGTATAGGCCGAAAGCTCAGGAACCTCAAGCTTATTCTTCAGGAATCTCGGAAAAGACTTCATCCTGACACTTTTGGCACATACCCGAGATACGGTATTCGCGCTCAGAGAGTTCGTCTCGAAACTTGCTGATGGTTCCACCGCAAGTAGGGCATTCGAGATTGAACATTGAAAGCGAGCGGCTACGATCAAACAGCTGCTCGGAGATTGAGTCGAGGGCTTTTTCCATTTGCATCGTCTTCATTGTGTAAAGATTATGGCTGCAAACCGTAGGAACCGCCAGCAGGAACCTCGTCTAATTCCAGTCTGCTCTTTCTTTTATCTGCCTAACTTCTTGAGGCAAAGTATAAAACATAGCTTCTTCCATTACAGTTGTACTATCAACAACTGGACTCTTTACACCTGCAGCATTAGCAATCTGAAGTAATAGCTTGCGATACTTATCAATAATCTTAAGGTAATGCCTAGCATCTTCTTCCCACTCTTCTGATGTTAGATACATCTCATTAGTAATCCTAAGCATACACAACTCAATGTGATCGAGCTCTTCTTTAGTGTACCCCCAATTATCATAGAGTTCTTTCTTTTGCTCTTCAATTGCCTTTATGGCTTTTTTGCCAGTTTCCGTTTCAATAAATTCGTCAATTTCCATAAGAAAAAAGGTCCGTTACAAGTTTCGATTAATAAACCGCATTTAGTACACCACCAACATTTGTTACGTCCAACGTCAACGAGAATACCTTCTCCTTTGACGTGCTCACAAACAAATATATCATAGCAATGCCACTTTATCCATTTAAAAAGACTCTTCATAATTTTCTATCGGTAACCTGTCTTTAGACTCAATAGGTAGAATATCGAAAGTATCTTGCTCTGATACATAACCTATAACATTAATTACTATCTTGTTAGTATATTTACCATCTAAAGAGCTTACTATTATATAGCTCTCTTCAACTGAACCATCAGAGAAGAATACTATCTTAGTGGCATCTACTATGTTAAGATCATTTGTTGCCACACTCAGATCAACTTCAATCTCCTTCTGCTCATAAGCAGCCTTATACTTCTGACTTATTAAGTGAGTCTTTAGATTCTCTTTGGCTTCTTTGTATTGAGCAGAATCTGATAAACTATTGAAGTTAAAGGACACTACACCAATTAATGTTGCTAAAAGGGCTACTGTTAAGAGTATCTCTAATATTGTAAACCCTTTATTTTTGAACATAAAAAATGCCGCCAGATTTCTCCAGCGGCTACGATTTAGGCGATTGTGCTAGGATCATTATCGCTTGCAGACTCGAGACGTTGAGCCTGAGCTTGAACTAGGTCAGCAGCAGCCTGAATAGCTTCCTCGGTTGGGTGAGGAGTATTGAGAACAGTCACTGCGGTGTCAGTTGCCTTTGCTAGGCGTTGTAGTGCTTCATTGAGGTTATCGATAGCTGCCATAATTGTTTTTTGGTTTTCTAAGATTTGTATGTTCTGCTTACTAATTTCTTTAAAAGAATCAACATTCAGAAACAATATCTGCTTCGATCTAAAAAGGCTTAAAATGCGGCAAAACATACAGTTATATTTAATCTAAATACAAATAAAATACAAATAACGTAGTTTAAAATTAGTTTAAATCTAACGGCTGCATTTCCTCATAATACTCTTCTGCAGAGACGAAAGCAACATCGTAGAGGCTATCCTGAGCATCAAGCATCTCATTCATTAAAGAGATTATGAAGGACCTGCAGAGGAAAGTCCAGAGAAATTCAGAATTCTTTTGGCACACAAATCTATTCCGTACCAAGATGTGTCAAGAAACAAGGCATTCTTCAATGGAAGCTCAAAACCTTCTTCTTTCTCTTTTTAGTTATTTCAGACAATTCTACTCTCAACAATAGATTTTCTTTACGTAGTTCGTCTAAATCTATTCGCAATTGCTCGTTTTGAATCCTAAGCATACCAATGGTATTCTCATATCCTTTAACGAGGTTATTAATAGATGTCATCGTATCTATTTGGTGCTTCATCTTGAATATCAGGTTCGTTTATCTTTTCAATTTCAATGCCTTGCAAGAGCATTTTAAGCTCTTGGTTGCTGTTAACAGTATGCATTAAATCTTCAAACTTTGCAACTGAAAGTTCTATCTGTTCTGCATTAACATTGGCAATAGCCTCACCTTTGTATAGCCAACAGTTATAATTGCTCCAGATTCTACGAGTAGCTAATGTAGATTCTTCGTTATACTTCTGAAAGATATCAATGCTCTGCAAGGCAGAAGCGAGAGAATTAGTCACAGCCATTAGCTGCTTATAATCTCTCGCTAATTGTTCAACAGTCATGTAATTATTATAACCAATGATTTTTAAGAATCAACTAATAATCTAGGATTTTATGCAAATCAGTCACATACACAGACATTGTTTTAGGTACTATAATTTTCTCTCCTCTAGGTGTTTTCTCTCCTGAATAGTTAATTAAAATCTTTTCATATGGTGCTACATCTAAAGTCTTACTAGCATCACCAAATTGCTTTTTAGAAGTTATTGGACTTACTACTAACTTTGTTGTAACATCATAATAAAATTGATCTCTTCTGATTTCAGACTGAGAAGATAGTGCCTGAGCATCAATTAATTCTAAGAAGTCTTCATTCTTTATATAATGAACAGGTATTTCCTTTTCATATGCATTCATCTCAACAGGCTTTACTTTTCCAGGTGTTTTAACTTCATCTGGGTTTTCTTTTGGCATTAACTCTTTAACAATATCACCAGAGTGTTTTTTCAAATATTCTATTGCCTTGATAGATAATTCTTGCAAATCTTTAGTTGTTGCTGTTATTTCTGCCCAGTTAAATGTATAATAAGCTGGGGTGAATTTAGTCTTTGCTACTGGAACAACTGAAAAGTATATACCTGTATGAATTCCAGCCCCTTTTGACTTAACCTTTACATATTGCTGAGCTGGTATATGATAAAATACCTCTCCATTAATATCAGTTTGATAGTCTTTTAGCATTAATGCAGAATCTAAGTTTTGAGAAGGAGCATTGTAAAGAGGTGAATCATTTACACTTTCTAAAGCAGATTTGTAATCTTGTAGTTTATTAAAATTATTCTCAGATATTGTTGTAAAAGAAGCTTGAGATGCAGCAGAAACAAAATATCTAAATTCTACTGTAAGTAATTCTGTACCGCCAACCTGACTGTAGTAAAATTTTTCAATTACACCATACAAACCTAATTGTCTGCCTCCTTTCTCAGTATAATAAACATAAGAAGTGTTTTTGTTTTTCTTATATGGAGCAAAGATGTTCTTTACTTTTTCGCTCATTTTATCCCAGGCCTCTGACGGTATATTACCTGGAGCACTCTGCTTCTTAATAGCATTAGTTCTTGCGCTAGCATTCTCCCTCTTCAAAGGGGCGATACGGCTGGTATTAACTACAATTTCTTCTCCTTTTTTAAAGGCATTTGACTCTCCTGCTTTTGTAATCTTAATAAGATAATTAGATGTAGCGTCTTGCTTGAATGGGGTCTGAACAATAATACCTTCACTACCGGATTGTATTAAAATTACTCTGTCAGTTACTTTGTATTTTGGGTTTAAGTCATCTATATACTTTGCAGTTTTTGTAAAGATTTTACCTATTCCATAAGGAGAACTAGCGCCAGTATATGATGCATTATCAATTACTTTAATTTTGTAATACTCATCATTATCTTCAAAAAAGTTCTCTATTACTTGACCAGATACAGATTTTTTAACATCTAAAAAGACCTTATCACCAAATTTATACTTTGCGAAATATACATCTAAATTAGGCTTCTTAACCTCAGACTTCTCTCCATCTACTACTTGTTTTACTTTGTTTGTATCAGATTCATCAATCTCAATAATATCTTTTATTGCAGCTACATATTGTTTATTTTGACCAAATTCCTTTTTAAACAGTTCAATTTTTCTTTTTAATAAAGCTGTATCCGAAAAATATGTTGTTGCATACAATTCCATTATTTTAGGATCTGTCCAGCCACTCTTATGTTTATATTTTACATAAGCCTTTGTCTTGCTGTCATAATAAATTTTATCATCACTAAACTTATTAACCTTACTACCAGTGATAGGCATAGGAGCATTAGGTACTAGCTTGCTAATATACTCTTTTGACTGCTTTTCCTCTCTTTCGTATTGATCTTCTGGTGATTTAATTGGAGTCTTACCAGATACAGCAGCTTTTAAGGATTCTTCATCCTTTGGGCTAACTCCCATAAGGTCGTTTTCCGCAGCGACATAGGTATTCAAATAAGCATGTTCTTTATTATAGGCCTTAATTTTATTTTGAAGTAGAGAAATAGCAGAATTTGGAGTAACTGCTACTAAAGAAACAATTATTCCAAGTTTAGAATCAGGGTCTGGTTTAATAAACTCTACATAAACATTTAAAAAACTATCATAATAATATTTGTTTTTTTGAAAAATGTAAGGAGCATGTGAAGAGTCTTTAGGCGCAGGAGCTAATTTAAATTTTGTTACGTTTGATGTTACTGGTATTTCCTCATTAAAAAAGTTAGCTAAATCTGTTGGACTTAAATTTAATAAGTTCATGTCGATACTAACATAAGTATTATTTCCTTTGTTGTGTAGATCAATTTGCTTCTTTAAAATCTCTTTAGGGGTTTCTTTTGTTATAGCAGCTAATTTTACAATTATTCCAGATTTTGTTTCTGGCACTTTCTTAACAACATACACATAGGTTTTTAAATACTCATCATAATAAACATTATCTTCTTGATATTTGGTTACTGCTGTTAATCCATGCTTAGGGCCTGGAACTACCTTTACTTCACTTAAATCAGCCTTCTCTTCCTTTTTAGTTTCTTTTGTTCTATACTTCTTAGGTGCTCCTTCATTAAAGGCATTTAAGTACTCTCCACCTACTTTAGATGCTGTTTGCTGCATCACAGTCTCTGGAGCTGGAGTCTTCTTCTTCATGTAGTCAATTGGAGATAAGGCCATAGCCTGCAAGGCTAATCTCTTCATATCACCGCTACACTTGTCAATGAGCTTGTTCATGGACTTAGCGTCGCGCTTGAGATCCAATGCTTTGCCCATCCAATCAAAGTCTTCTCTACCATTTTTATCAGTAATGTAGAAATCCTTTACCTTGTTAAGAGCCGCACCTGTGTTATGCTCAAGGTCATATGCATGGTCAATAGCTACAGATACCTGATCCTTTGACTTAGAATCTACTAACAATCTGTACCCAGCGCAAATAGCAGCCCAGTTCTTACCACCGTAACTAGCAGCCCATGACATGTTCTTAAAGGCATATTCACACATCTGAACAAACTCATATGGAGTAGAATTTGTGTCTTTAATAGCCTTTGTTGCCGCCTGATAGGATCTCTTGTAAGCTTCAGACTTTGGAATAGCGCTTTTAGGCTCTCTTAATCTCTTTATCTCAAACTCTTTTGGTAAACTTTTATCTATTAAAGTATAATTGCGATAGTAGTCTCTGAATACCTTGGATGTTGCTAATGGTGTGTCTTTATAGCTTTGTGGTCTATCTTTTATGTGTCTGATTTCAGCACAGATAGATACAAACAAACCTTTTACTAGCTTCTCTTTTAACACAGGAAGGAGGACATCTTGAGCGTACTCAATGTCCTCCTTGACTCTATCAGATTTACCGAGAAACCCACCCTGGAATCCAAGATCTCCAAAGGTTCCAGTCTTGGCCTTCTCAGGTGTTAAGTTAATGGTAGAGATGAAGCTCAAGACATAAAAGTCATAGAGCATCTTCTCTGGGTTACCACTACCAATCTTGTAATTTACTGCTGCCTCGGTTAAGAAATTGCTCAGTGTCATCACTGAATATTTATTAACTCTCCTTACTTTTCACTAAGGAGCCACTTGTTACTAATAGCCTTGAAGCTAAACTCCTTCTCAAGACCACGAATAACAACACCTTCGTTCTCTACAGCAGCATTAATATTACTCTCAGACTCAGCATACAACAAAGACCACTCAACGATCTCAGCCATAGTACCATCTGGAATAGTAGCAATATAATCAATAACAGGAACACTTTCCAACTGCAAACTATCCAACAAGTTCATTAACTCATTAAACTGCAATCGCTTTTGATTATCAATATCATATCCAGTAAAGAACATGAGTCGGTGATCATTGAGCTTGTACCAATTACCATTAATTCCACTACCAAACAACTCACCCTGCAAGGCAATGTTAAGATTGAGACTCAAGAGCTTCTCACGAAGATTGAGCTTGTTAGCCATTCGCCAAAGAGAGTTACCTTGAGTCTCCTTCAACTCCCAATTGCGACCACAAACACCAAACTCACCATTGTTAACATAACAAGTAAAGCTAGTACCATCAACCTTCTCAGTAGCGTAAACTCGCTCATTAGCGATAGAAACCCCAACTTCCCTTTCAAAGTTCTGAATACGAACCTCATCAGTCTTAGGGATGAAGCTAGGGAACGAACCCTTGATCTCACCAGCTAGCTCAGCAGGAATAGGAGGCTCATACTTGATAATGCCGAGCAACTCAGTCATGTCATCATTTTCCTTAGGAGGTACAATGAGACCAATTGGAATTTTAGTCAAGAGACCTTGGCTGAGCTGGCCCTTGAGCTTAATAGTCTTGAGCCTAAAGCCTTCACGTTCACCCATCTTCTTGAATGAAGACTTGCGGAGAAACTCAAATTGAGGAGTGATTGGTAGAAAGCTATCAATCTCGTAGTAGACCACAAGATCACCAACATTATACTTATTAATACTATCTACAACCCACCAACCATCAACTCGGTAGGCGCAAATCTTGTCAGCACCTTCGATGAGCTTAATTTCTTGAATCTTACGAACACTAGCAAGTTTACGTTCCATATTCTTCCTACAGTATAATTTACCTGAACAGGAAAGGCAACTAAATTATAGGTACTGTTTGAAGTTCATTGCAGCAAAATACTTTTCATTTCCTCCACATGGAACTAATACTAATGATAATGTATCTTTGGTGCCGTTTATGTTGCTACCTAAACTATATAAAGACTCTCCTAATTGACTAATAGTATTGCTGGCCTTATTAAAAAAAGAGCTGAATAATATAACACCTCCAGTAAGAGTAGTAGAAGTAGTGCCTATACTATATTCCAAGGCCCCAGAGCTCATATCAACAAAGGCTGCTGAATTAGAAATAACACCATTTGATACTACTCTTACAAGAGTATTAGTAGTTGAGAAAGCCATTGCAGCAAAGTCTTTTAATTGTATATCTACACTCTTAAAAGAATCTTTTAGTCTAACAGTTATAGCTGGCCATAATGTATTGCTTGAAATATTACCAATACTGTCAAACCCAGTATCAATAGATAACGGGATAGCGTTATCAACACTTCCACCTTCACTCATAACACTAGCGCATATTTGTTTTAATGAACCTATTCCACCTGTGCTTCTAATTTCATATCTAATAGGTTTGTTTGGATCTTGGAGATAAGGAAGAGAGACTTCATTTGCATGAACGAATTGATGACAATAAAATATAATACCATTAATACAGAACCCCATTCTAACTCTCCCTACCCCTAACCACTCGTAATCTATTACTAAAATCTGGGTTTTTGTAACATCTAATGTTATACCAGATAAACCTGTACCGTTAAGCTTGTCTATGTTCCATTCAGATTGTAAAGCGCTTTGGCTTGGCTCGTCACCAACATTAGCAATATGGAAAGAATTTACTCCATTATTACATTGAAAATAATAACCCTCAATATTATTGCTATATGGAGAAGTTGTTGAGCTATCAAATAAACCAACTCTGTTAACTATGCCTGCTGTGTTAGGCATTACAAAGGTTTCGAATATCAGCTGGGATTTGCCAGGCTGATAATTCATATACTTTTTTGACTGCTTTATAGCAACATCTCCTGTTGCTGAAACAGATAAGACTGTACAGGCATTATTGTTATCAAAATACCAACTACCTGTATTTACAGTTGCTGTGCTATAGAGTAAAGAATTACTATCATTATTTTGTTTAGAGTTAAATAAGGTAGATGGGAGAGAAACTCTCAGTCTACCAAAGGCATCACTAGCAGCATTATCTCCAAACGGCAACGTATTAGCTGGTCCTAGAGCTGCATTTTGCCCAATATCAAAAGTTAATACAGCATACTTATCATATATCTCAATCTGTGTACCGCTATAATAGTCAGATCTTACACTTGTTATTGGAGGGAATCTAGTATCATTATATATTTGGACAAACTTTTGATACTCTAAAGTTTGGTAATTAGGAGTTGTTACATTACTGTTAACAGGCATAAAGATATTTATGCCCTTTTAGTTATTCCCTCCAAGGATTAGTAATAGTTACTACACCAATTTTATTATCTCCAGCATCGATGATATCTCGCGATACACAAGTAGCATCTTTGCTAATTACTTCCAAGATCATTTCACCAATATCCCTAGAGATCTTGGTGACTTCTCCAGACATATTACCTCTGAAGCTGTCACCTTCAGTATCGAGATCAACAAGGATTTTAATCATAACATTAGCAATTGTTTACGCAACAGTAACAACTTGCTGAGGGTAGGCATCAATAGGAGCCTTGAAGTACTTCACAGCGCGAGAAGACACCCGATCAATCACCTTCATCACGTCACGAGGCACAAACTTATCAGTACCAGTAAAGGCTCGATTCATGGCGATCTTTTGGCCGAGATACTTGTCGAAGCGATCTCCAGCCTTAACATTAACATAAGACCAGCCAAGGCCAACCTTACCATTCTCGAGCTTAGTAGCGACAACATAACCACGAGGATTACCCTTGCGGTCCCGAACGATGTTAACGATTTCTTTGTTCATTTTTTTATTTTTACTACGTTTAGTTTAACTGAAAGTAACAGGAACTGCAAATAAAATTTGAAACAAGTTTCAGGATTTCACCTACGCTCTCTCGTCGAGATGGCAGTTTGTTCCCTAATAAGCTCCTGGGAATCGAACCCAGTCACCCACTTATGGGTGGCTTCCAAAGCTTACTTACACGTCTATCTGTCTTGTTAAATTGGTGTCAGGGGTGGTTCTTTATCCACCTATAAAAGGTTAGCCGGTAATTACTTCGGTTTCCTTTGTTCTTCTCGTTGCTAGACGCTAATTACTACATCTAGCTGAAGGCGTATTACTCGCGCTCTCCTGGCATAAAATTGTCGCCGGTCTTTTAATTGGCGTTTTAATCCTCTGATGGGGAACCAAATTAAGTGTCCTATTTATCGGGTATTCTCCGGGCGTAATTGTTCATCTGGTTGGAATCGAACCAACGGCTACTTTTACAACTTGTAAAATATCAGTACAAGGCAATTTTACGACCTAACATAAGATTTTTAAGGGCTTTACCCATAGTTAGGAACTCTGCTCTTACCGCTGAGCTACAGATAAATTTAAAGAGTTGGATGGAACCGTCGTAGTCCGGTGAAAGACTGCATTTCCAATGCTTTCACTAACACCATGCTGTCCTTGCGGATACAGCTCCAACTCAAATGTAAAAGAACTAAATTGAACGGCAAGATGGAGGACTTGAACCTGCCTCGTGCCCTCTGCAGGCACTTTACCATGTCTGATCAGGACTCTTGCCGAAAAATTAATGTGCAGTTTATACAGGATTTTCTGCACTAGCCTCTCTATCAGACTTTGTTATCTGTCCAAAGCATCAAGCTGAGCCCTGTTGGCAAATATGGTGCGACCGGTGGAATTCGAATCCACAACACCCGGCTTAACTTACTACTCTAGTTTTCACTAGCCGTTTCCGTTGTAGTCTGGACTTTATCATCATCTCTTTTAGAGATGCCAAGCGTAAAGTCTCTGAGGATCCCAATTTATGACCAACAGCGTACTAATCTACTGGTTTCCTGCGGATTGTCCAATCCTTGAGATTTTTACCTTACGGTACTCAAGGCTCTAAGGAGGTCCCCGCATATGGCTCGGTTCATCTTATAGATCACTCTATAAGCGCTCCTATTAAAGGCCGATGCTCTACCGTTGAGCTACGATCGCATTGAAAAGAACACAGGCTGGAGGCACTACAACTCGCACTTAGCCAACACTATCTTTTTCTACGTATTGTCAGCACCTGTTGAACGTTACTACCGTTCTAAATTTTCTACAATCATTATGGCTGCTTTTTTGAAGGAACGCCACTACTTTTGCAAATATCTTTTGAAGGAATTGACAGCGTTGATGATATTCTGCTTGCCAATGGGGTTCATGGAGTGAACATAATACTTGGGGAACGGCAAATTCTTCTCGTTACAATGTTCAATGAGCCACTTGGCGCAGTCGAGACCAGTCTTCTCCTTGAAGCTGCTGTAATCAATGACTCCATGTCCAGGCTTAGCAGCGGCATGATAGGCCTGATAATGCTCGTGTCCCAAGTCATGATCAAAGGCAATTTCCACAGGCAAACCTTTGTTCTCAATGGTTCGCACAAAGTCAGCATAGTTGCGAACAATGGTCCAGTTGTGGGGTGGGAGCTTCACCCAAGTGACATCTTGAGGGAAGCGTTCATCGTCCAAAAAGAGATAATAGCTCATTTCTGTATTATAACGGGGTTCTATGCAGAATCAACGTTTATTTTTGAATTGTCTAATATAGTAATTAAATTCAGTTGATTTAGGATTAATAGCAAAGTCAATTGAATCTATGAACATATCTTTAGGCATACCGCTAGAAACACCTTCCAACTCTTTATATTTTTTAGTAGCTGCTACTATTTTATATTCAACATAACCTCTTGGAAGAGCTGTTATTTGAACAATGTTTGTTTCATTATTAATTACAAAGTAAAAACCAACTTTTAAATTTTCATCTCTTTCTCTAGGGGCTGGCTCATCTGCCTTGGCAGCCTTAGATGCTTCTCTACTCGCAGAAGATAATTTTATAAACTCATATGAAGCAAAGGCTCTTTCCTTATCTTTGTTTTTTATTAATCTAAAATCTCTCGCAATTGTAGCACCATTGTATAATTCAGGTTCAGTATAATTAGGAAACTCCAAAGCGTCGTTCGATGCAACTAATTTTATCTTTATATAATTTCCAGGCCCATTAACCATTTGAACAATATATAGATCAGAACTATGGATATTAATTAGAATTGAACCTATAGTTAACATATATGGGCTTTCAATTTCTGTTGAAAATAATAATGCCTCATTTTTTGCTGGCTTTTTACTACCAAAACCTTGTAGCTTAACTACCTTTGATGGAGATATCTTCTCAAGATGGTCTGCTGGGTACCAGGTTTTAATACCTACAAGCTCAGGGTGAATAGCTTTAATTACTTTAATTTGAACTAAGGGTGCTTCATTATCTCCCTCATTATTAATTAATTCTACAGTACCCTCCATGTTATTATTCTTAACTTTTACTGTGTCACCAATTTTTATGGCAGATGAAGTGCTAGTAACTTCCGGTTTATAACTAGGATCTACAAAGTAATCTTTTAAGAGATTAGCCTCATCTTGTTTTTTAACTATGTGTAATTTTTCTTTAATATAGTTAAAACTATATCTATGAGTTTTTCCTAACCATTTTTCATCATTTTTATTTTTTATAGCTATAAATTTAACCGTAACCTTTTTCTCTGCATTTTTTATATTTAAAACTTTAGCTACATACTCGCTATAATCATCTGTTATGAGACTACCTATAGGAAGACTGCTGAGATCTTTAATATGTTCACCTTCATATTTCTTCGAGGTAAACCCAGCCAGCTTTATTTTCTTTGTTGGAATACCAGCCTCTGCAGGTACTTTTTTCATCTGCTTATCCTGCATACCAGCCACCTTTAACACTTCTTGACCTAGCTTTCTCATGTCGCTACTAGCCTTCTTGGCTATGTCATACATGTTAGCATCTCTCTTATCATCCAAGGCAGTCTTAATCCAATCATATCCCTTAACATCAAAGTACTTTACTTTGTTTAATACTGTACCAGTATTGTGCTCTAAATCAAATGCATGATCAATAGCAGCAATTAACCTTTCTGCTGACTCAGAAGAAGGGCTGGGAGCCTCAGGATTATAATTGTTGAGAGCCAGGCGCAAATCTACATAACCTTTAGCAATTTCAGCCCACTTATCTCCTCCGTATGATGCTGACCAGTTTAAATCTTCAAAGGCGTCTGCAGCCATTCTGGCAAAGTCAATTACATTGCCACCTGTTTCTTTGATAGACTTCTTTGCAGCCTGGTAAGATGTTTTATAACCTTGGCTTTGAACCTGTAATCTTGGATTTTCTATGTTTCTTTTAGATTGGAAATCTTTGAGTTCTTTATTATTCATGAACTCTAAGTTTCTTATATAGTTTCTAAATGTTTTGTTCTTTGTATGCTTAAACTCACTCCATTGTTGATTTCTATCTAATACATGGCGTAGCTCTGCGCAAACGGCTAAAAATAAAGCCTGAGATAGCTTGTTACCTAAGAATGGTAATAGCTTTCTCTGTGCGTTTTGAATATCTTCATCGAGCTCTTTACCTTCTCTTCCAAAGAATTTACCAGAATAACCAACACCTGTTAAACCAACATCTTTTCTGGTACCTGGATCTAAAATAAGAGAGGAAAGATAACTAAGCAAGTAAAAGTCGTACAAAAGTACTTTGGGGCTGTTACTTACTTTATAATCTTTCCAGGACTCAATGAGATAATCTTGAAACTTCACATAGGTATTTATCCAAGATTCGAATAATTTGAATAGGGTTTCTCTGGAAAAACATTAAAATAACACTTCCTACACAATTGCCCAGAACCTTCTACATAAAATTTGCGTAAAGTAACATTGGTACTCTTGTTCTCCTCTGAAGGACCATTACAGGCTACACAGGTATCCTTATAATCTACTGAGAAATCATTGTTCTCTCTAATAATGTTTTGATTCATAAAGTTATTTAGTCCCAAAGAGCATCATAGTACTTAGCAAATAACTCGAGACCCCTTCTCTTACGCTCATTAAGTTCAAGTTGCTTAGCATACCATTTATTAATAGCCTCTTTCTCTTCAGGAGTTTTCTTCCTCTGGCAGTATTCCCATAGCTCTTCTTCTTCATTCTTCCATACATCTGGGAAAGGATTGAGAACCTCTCCTTCGTTATTCATGAACTCAAATGTCCAGATCAACTCATCAATGATCTCTTCCCATTGCTCTGGAGTTATATCAGGAGGATAAGCATATCTCTGCATCTTCTTAAAATGCTTGAGACGAGGCAATACAAAGCTGGTGATTGTTGTGCTAAGATTCCAACACTCACTTTCAGAAACTCCATAGCGAAGCTTTTGATAAGTCTTAATAATCCAATGCTGCAAGTCTTGATACTTGTAATACATACGCCACCCGTATGGAATAATATCAAGCAGTTTATCACCGAGCTTAGTAGTTCGGTAAAATTCAGGCAATTCAACAATAATTTCTTCTGGTTTATTCATATTACAGTTCAAATGCAGCAATGGTATGTTCGAACGGATTGCCGTCAATGTTCTTAACTTGATTCAACATCTCTGCAGCAATTTCTCGAATCTCTAGCTGTGCATCAGGCTTGTTGCGAAGCTGAAGGAAGTGATAAAAGCTTCGCCAATTAAAGGAAATATCAGCCTGAATCTGAGAGTTGTAAGTTTTGAAGAATCGAGCAGATTCCTTAGCTCGCTTGCGCCCTAAAGTTGGCTCAAGGTCTTTAACGCATTGATGATAAAGAGTATTGCCAAGTTCAGTATAATGTTCAAGAATTTTTGCCCATTTATCATTTTGAACACCTAACTTATTACTATCTCCATCTACAAAATTAGATTCAATATCTTTCCAATCTTCTGGAATAAGATACTTGTCTTCCTTTATTTCCTTGTACCGAGCAGACTCTCCATTAATAGATACACCGATACGATGCTTAAGGAGATGAATGTGACTAGCAATATCAGTATCCACCAAAAAGTGTAGAGTAGACTTTTCAAAAGGAGTATGGTGACCTGCGTCAGCAAGCATCTTGAGCAATTTAGGAATTCTTTCAATTTTTTCATCTGATAAGTTTCGACTAGTTGATGTCCAGGCAGAACAGGCATGCACCTGGTCATTTCCGTAAAATCCAAGCAACTCGACTTTGTTTTTCATTACACTTATTTTAACTGATTTTTTTACGAATTCAAGCCTTTCTTAATGAAAAGAATGTCTTTTTGATAAACATTTCCATAGTGGAAAATGTCGATTTCTTCTCGCTGCTCAAAACCTATACTATTCATAAACACTACTACTTGCACGTATAAAGGAGCTCCATCATTGTATTTGTTGATAGAGGTTTCAATAATAATGCCTTTGGCTGCTTTACATATATCCATACCACCCTGTATAATATCTAACTCAGAGCCTTGAGTATCTAGTTTAATTAGATCAAATTGATTGTGCTTAAATAAATCGCTTAGTTTAACACCAATTCTTTCCTCGATGATGAGCTTTTCATTAGAGAAATGGTCAGAAATTTCTCTATATATAGAGTTACCCGTACAAATACTATTCTCAGTAGTTTTATACCAATTGTAAATTGCATTGTCTTTTGCTAAGAGAGCAATAATAGAGTTTGGGTTAACATTCAATAGTTCTGTTGAACATGAGGGTTCTGCTTCAACAGATATAATTTCAGCATCTGGAAAAACACTCTTAGCCAATGTATAGAATTCCCCTACATGGGCTCCAATATCAAGTATTGAGCTAGGAGAGAAATACTTTTTAACTAACTCAAGATTCATAGCAATACCTCTAAGTTAGTTACACAGCAAATACCATTACCATATTCGTATGGTTCATTATATTTGTGCTGAAAGTTAATCTCACTTTCTTTGATCCATTTATTATTTTCAGAAATTCTCTTCATTGTAAATTTTTGAATAGAGCTTTCTTTAGCAAAATTATCTAATTCGCTACTAAAACCTATAGCCCATGTAATCAAATAATTGTTAGCCTGCGATACAATCTTTTTAACTAGATCAGAGTTAGTATTGCCAATGGAAAGAATGTTCTTATTACTCATATCCTGTACTAGTGCATCTTGAGTTGTTAAGCACTCCCCACAGTTAAATCCGTAAGTAGCCATTACAACATTAATTTCAGTAATACCATAACCAAAGTTGTTAATAAAGAACTCTCCTAGAGGTACTTCTACAGTTCTCTCATTTTTACTAGCATTATTGAATGGGTTCTTAAAATAAGGAAACACACATTCGTTAACTCTGAAATATCTATCGTCAATCTTGTTGCTTGTTTGATTCATTCTCAAAGTACTGTCGAATATTTTCTTTCCAAGGAGCATTTAGTTGCTGTAACTCAAATAACAAGGCTCCAAGAAGCTCCTCGCTATAGCAACCTCCTTTATCAGGGAGAGGTTCAAAGTAATAAAAACCGTCTACCTCTCTATAGATATTTCCAATGAAATTCCCGTTAATCTTAGCGTGGAAATAGAGATCTTTAATCGAACCTGCTTGTTCGAGATTAATTTTCATTACCAGTGATGAATAATGTTTGTAATAATGAACCCACAAGTAACAAAATTCACAAAGACGATTATAAATCGAAAAATGAAACTTGCAAGAGCATAGTTTACAGGGAGTACAGGCACATCAGGCTTGCACTCATCTGTGTAACCAACACGATGGTCGATAGTCCTAGCAAGGGTGAGAAACAATTTGTTTTGTATCATGAGAAATGGTGGGCCATGTAGGATTCGAACCTACAACTAGGGGCTTATGAGGCCCTTACTCTAACCTTTGAGTTAATGACCCAAGAAATTATAGTTTAGGTAGTTTGTACTCTGGCATCTCACAAGTAGATTGCCAGAAAAAGTCTTCATCGAAGCTATACCAGAAAGTTTGATCTTGAGCATCCATACGAGCCTCAATAACGAGGCGACCATTCCTCTCTCTAGGTTTGCCTCTGAACTCCATATTAGGGTATTTCTTGCGAATTTCTTCGCTAACGTGAACGTTCATATGAATATGATATTCTCTAAATAAACTAAATGCAACAGGAATAAATAAAAAAGTATGCCATTTGAATATCATGCGAAGGTAGTAGAGGTAGTCGACGGTGACACAATTGTCATTGATATCGATTTAGGTTTCGACATTAAATTAACTAATCAGAAGGTTAGATTGCTCGGGATAGATACTCCTGAGAGCAGAACCTCTGATAAAATTGAGAAAATCTTCGGTTTAGCTAGTAAAGATTACGTCAAAAAATTCGTTAAAGATTGTGAAGACACAGTCATAATTAGAACTCATCTTTCAGACGATGTAGACGGAAATGGTAGAGAGAAGTTTGGCAGACTTTTAGGTGAAATTGTTAATCCTAAGACTCGCAAAGTACTTAATGAAGAGCTTATCTCTAATAATTATGCAGTAAAGTACCTTGGAGAAAATAAGCTTAATGTTGCTGATGAACACAAAAAGAATCGTAAGATTTTAATTGATAGAAAGGAGGTAAAGGTTACATATGAACAAGCAGGAGTTAAATAATAATATTCAAGATAAGGTCTTCTTCTTTACAGAACAGTTAAACAACTTAATGGCTAAAGAGGATAATACATATATACCTAAAACTATTAAAAAGATAGATAAGCTAGTTAACAATCTATATACTGAATTATATGGATTAGTAGATAACAAGAAAGTAACCGCTATAGAAGATAGCAAGTGTGGCCATTGCGGATAAATAACTATATGAATTTTGACAATAAGATAAATCTATTACTAGAGAAGTCCACAAGCGAGGCTCCTGCTACCTTACCTGAGTTTTTAGAAACAAGAAAAGCTGGTGCAGAGAAAATTGCTAAAAGCGCCAAAGAGAAGGGTGGGTTTTCTCTTTTAACAGCAACTCATTTCAAGGCTAAAAGAGTTCCATACACTCAGGCTATTAAACACGCCAAGGCTCGCGATAATGATGAACCATTAGAGGGATGTAAAGAAAGAGCAGATGAGTTGGTTAAAATGCTTAAGAACTGGCATAAAATGTCTCAGAATGACTTTCAAAAAATTACTGGAGAGCTAGAGGCCTATGGTGAGTCTTACTTAAAAAGTAAAGAACTATAACAAAAATCGGTTAACAAAATGAAAATTTTAATTAATAGCGCTTACAACTTTTACGAAAAATCTCTAGCAGTACTACTACCTAGTATTACTGAAAAAACTCATAACATTGAAATAATAATTGGTGGGTCTCCTTGGGAGTATAAAAAAGAAGAAAAAGCTGGAATAAATTACCACTATGTTAATTACAATAATTTTTGTTTAACTAGTTTAATTTTTGCAAGTGAACATAATGAAGTTATTCAAAATAATAACTTTTTTCTTTATATCCATGATACCACTAAATTAGGACCTACTTTTTTTGTTAAATTATTAGAAGCAATTAATTTTAATGCTAAAAAATATAGTTCAAAAGAAGATTTTATAGCTAATACTAAACATATCAAATTAACGTGTGAGGGGTTTTCTATGAATATGGGTTTATATAGAGCAGATTTTTTTAGAGAGGAAAAAACAAAGGCATTACTAGCCTCTATAAAAAATACTGATTTATCTGAAAAAGGTAAAATGGATTCAAAAATTTATAGTTTAAAAAACGAGGATATGTTTTTAAAAGAAAGTAATCTTTCTCTAACTAAGGTAGGTAGAACAGTTAATCTTGTAACAAACCCTTATGGTTCTAATGTAAAAAGAATAGAAGAGTATTATTCTGATCTAGACTTTTATAAGTACAAAAGCAATTTTGATTTATCAAGACATAATATAGAGGTTAATTTATAATGAGGATAGTAATTAATAGTAATTTTAGATTCTACGAAAAATCCTTACCTGTTATACTTCCAAGTATTCCAGAAAACGAACATAATATAGAAGTTATAATAGGTGGTTCTCCATGGGAATACAAAAAGGAAGTTAAAGGGAATGTAAACTACCATTTTGTAAATTACGACAACACAGTGTTTACTTCATTATTGTGTATAAACGACCATCCAGAAATAGTAGAAGATAAATTCTTTTATTTTTATACACATGATACATCTTATTTTGGCCCTCAATTTTTTAATAAAATTAGAGCTTCTCTAGACTCAATAATAAAGAAATATAGTTCAAAAGAAGAATTTGAAAAGAATGCTACAAATTATAGATTAACAAGTGATGGCGCTTCAATGGATATTGGTCTTTATAGGAGTGATTTTTTCTTAATAAAGCAGCGAGCTATAGATCTACTCCCAGAAAAAAATTTAGACTTATCTGAACAATCAATGAAACGTCAAAAAGAGTTAGCTTATCAGAATGAAGATAATTGTATTAAAAATACAGAAAGCCTTCAAACAGAAATAAGAATAACTTCAATAATACCAAATCCCTACGGTTCAAATGTAAATAGAATACAAGAATATTACTCCGGTTTAGATTTTTATAAGTATAAAGGCAATTGGCATTATATGTCACGAGAAATAAACCTTTAATAAAATATTAGGATTCAATCTTACAAACAGGTTTAAATCAATTTAATTTTAAATTGAATGATAATACATTAAAACAGATTATTTCCAGAATATCTGTAATACCACAGCTGCTATAGCCAAGGACATAACTACAATTGTTTTTATTGTTGGTTTTTCATCAAAATATACAGATGATAAGATGTAGAAACCAACCAACCCAATACACAAGGAGATAATTCTATTTGGCCATACCTTACCATCAAAATACTCAGTAGTAAGTTTGTTAGCGTATATAGCTAAATAAGTACTTGGAATACTTAATAATATTAGCCAATGTTGGTGTTTACGATAGAATTCATGAATAAATTGACCGTATAATTGATGCCAGCCAACTATGTAAACAAAGACTGATAAAATCAGTCCAATTAATAGATTCATTTTTCCTTATCTACTACTTCAAGAAACGGCTGAATTGAGTAGTTCTTATTTTTAGTCTTCTTCTTAATTTCGTTGCTATACTTTTCGCGATTCTTACCTTGCTTGTATGACTTACCCATAAACTGTTCAATTAAAAGTGGAGCCGGGTGTCGGGCTTGAACCGACGACCTGCTGATTACAAATCAGCTGCTCTACCGCTGAGCTAACCCGGCATTGTTATTATTTATATCCCGTTAGTATTTTTCCAATACTCCCCATCACCATAATAAGTACAAATCTCTTGATTTGCAAATATATTTTTGATTGTTTTAAAGACAAATACATTCTTCTCAAAGTTAATACTCCAAGAAGCATTGGCCTCGTTGCTATGATTATAGATGCAACCCATGCCTAATGGCAACACCATCTTCACAGGGTTTTGCATCGGATAGCAAAAACGATACCGGATACAAGTTTTACTGTCTTCATTAACATTACAAACATCAATGAAATGACACTCTTCAATGATAGTATTAGCAGGTATAAAACTATCAGTGAATACTCCATAACCGTGAATAGGGGAAAGAGAAACATAAAGATTAGGATGTACAAATAATTTGCTCATACCTTTTTATTAAAATGTTCCCAATCTATATTAGGAGCTAGAGCTCTACTATCACAATGAGTTGAGTATCCTTGAATAGGGTAGGAGACATCTGCATTATACTTGTCCTTTAGTTCCAAGAACTTTGCATGATCCCAGGTCATACCAGCATCAAGGTCACAGAACTTCTTGTGAATGTCCCAATGCTTCATTAAGGTCTGATATTTAAAAGCTACAGTGTTAGTTGTAGATTCAGCAGTACGCCAATGGTAGTTATAAGTTACATACAACTTACACGGCTTACATTCCCTAAAGTACTTGTCTGGGTGATCGTAAAGAGTCCAATACTCAGTATAATCGAGTTCAGCTCCTTCTCTGAGGGCTTTAGACCAGGTTGGCAAATGCAAATAATCGTCTTCTACAATGTAGATAAGATCTCGTTCACTAAAATTGTTCTTAATATAATCAAGAACATAGTTGTAGCTATGAGCATCACTACCTCCATGAAAGAATTCTAGATTCTCTACAGTTTCTGGAATAATGTACTTAGGGACATCTTTTTTATTTCCATCAAATAGTACATGAATACTATCATAAGTGTCCAACCCATTGTGGATAGAGTTATAGCACTTTTCTTTGTTAAACCAATGCGGCCTGAAGCCGTTATTGTCCATCCATTCAGGTCTCTTTACGTCCCTGTTCGGTTGGCTGCACGTTCTGTAGATTACGTTTATCTTGTACATTGGTTTCCTTGCTATCTTTAAAGTTACTCTCTGAGCTAGTATTCCAGTTAATTTCATCGTAGTTGCTCTTGTAGTCTTTACTGAAGCAATTACGAGGTTTGTCTCCTTTTCCGTTCATATTAAATGTTTACATCTCCTATGATTTGAGTTGTACGTTGCTGAACAGCTTGTACATAGTTACCAGCTGCTAGCAAATGGTCGTGAGTACCACAATCGAACCATATGATATTATCTAGAAAATCAAAAGCCATCTTATCTTCTTTAAGATAAGAATTAATGACATCAACAATCTCAAGCTCGCCTCGAGCAGACGGCTTAACTGCCTTAGCTCTCTCTACTACAGTATTATCAAAGAAATAAAGACCAGGTACAGCGTAACTAGAAACATAATCTTTTGGCTTCTCTACAATTTCTTCAAGGTGATTATATTCGAGATAATCACACCCCATAGTTTTTGTAAACTTCATGACTCCATAGTCACTCGGGTTTTTAACCTCGACACCATAAATCATATTTTTGTTTGCTGTGTAAACAATTTGCTTAACACCTTCTCCATGAAAGATATTATCTCCTAGCATTAGACATACATTGCTATCACCAATAAACTCCTCTCCTAGAATAAAGGCGTGAGCCAATCCCAACGGAGCTTCTTGGACAATATAAGAAATATTAGCATTAGCCTTGATTAGGGCCCTCTTGAACAAAGGGATATAATATTCATTTGAAACAATAATCAAGATATCTCTAATTCCTCCCTGTAACATAAGAGAAACAGGATAGTGGATCATAGGCTTATCATAAACAGGCAAGAGCTGTTTAGATGTAGCATATGTAAGGGGGTAAAGCCTTGAGCCATTACCCCCAGCCAAAATAATTCCTTTAGTTTTGTTCATTTTCGGTTTCAGTAATTTCAACAACAGCCTCGTTAACACGGCCGAGTTCCACGTGAATGGAACGCATCATCTTCATCTTCTCACCCCAACGCTGCCAGGCAGCGAGGTTGGCAGACTGCTTCTCGGTGAGAGTTTCGGTGTACTGAGACTTGAAGTTCTTATTCATTACCCATTTAATATAGGCGGTTTCTCCAGGAACTGCAAGGAGGAACCGGGAAATTTCAGAGGAACGTGTAGTAATGTATAACCTTAGGTATTATTAGAACTTCAAACGTCTACTAGTATTATATAAATTACTGGTCGCAAAGGTTAACATTTTATGAATCATCCTTTCAGACTTACAAATGAACTTATTCCAATGAGATAAAATATATTTGAAATACCACTTGCTACAAAACTTGTCACGCTGTTCCCATTTCTTTTGCCACTCAGCAGTACGCGCCTTGCGACCTGAATTATCATTAGCCTCAAACTTAACAAGCTTAACTTTTTTCACTCTACCCTTTGCAAAAGAGATTTCATATTCAATAAAATAGTCAAAGTCTCCCTTTTCGCTCTCATTATAATCGTAAACATTAATAGACTTGGGTATATTTTCAACACGAACCCACTTGGAGCTAATAGGTTCCATGCGACCTAAACGACCAAAGATACTATCTGAATTTTCATTTCCAGCCACATACTTTGACTTAACTTGCTTCCACCACACAGAACCATCTTTACGAATCTGGTAAGAAGTAAGACAATTTTCTAGATCCTTGGTTTGATAACCAAAGCTATGAGTTCCAGTGTACCCCTTTGGGTCTTTTGGCATTGGCACTGGATACTGAACATCAACGTAATCAAACATTCCCATATTAGTTAGTCCCTTCGAAGTGGTAGGAAGAAGGTTTATAGTTATTTGGATCGTTACGATAGTCGAGCACATCAGAGATAAAAGCCTTTAGCTCCTTAAGCTCTTCTACATCTGCTTCTTCCATTTGATTAGTATTAACTTTGCTAAGATAATCCTCAATAGAACATGCCCAGTAAAAAGGAATAACAATATTGTTACCATCAAACTTTAGATCATCATGCCGAACTGGAAACGGCTCCTTAACATATAGGTCTTTTTGCATATAAAGATATTATCTAAACTACGGTCACAAATCAATGTAATTTTTAATATTAATTTTTTCGTTTTGAATAACTAGGTATTGGTTCTGATGGCAATCAATACAGATATTATCGGAATTGTCTTTAATTAAAATTGAACAATTATTATTGCGCTGATTAGTGTGACCAACAATCTGATTAAGGTTTTCAACACATTCAAACTCATCGTTGAAGTCTAACCAAACAATGCCCCCTTGGCGATATTTACCACCACGAGAAAAACCAGCACCGTAAAACCAATGCTCCTGTTGATCAATAAGAGCTGAATCAGCTCGCTCAGACTCTTTTTGTAGAAAGATATCAATATCTTCATTATTCTTACATGTAGGATCAATGAAATTAGGGTGCAGACCAGCGTGAGTACATAGGTAGTTATCAATCCAAATGTACCATTTGAACTTATCTACAAAAGAATAATTTATAATCTCACTAATTGCTTCATGTTTGCGACGCTCAAAACCGCTACACATGGTGTATTGATTTTTAAAGAAATAATGAAGGTCGTGATTACCGAAAAGAGAAATATTGTTCTGTTTAGGTAAAAACTCATTTACAAGATACTCTGCAGCAAGCTTGTAATGATAGGTGTTATCTAAATAAAAACTATCAAACCAATCCCCTAGGCAAATGTTATAATCTGCACTCTCCTTTTCTATGATCTTTTTTGTTTTGTTAATTTCATTGTGTACATCAGAGAACACAACAATTTTCTTGTTAGCTGAGCTAAGCTTCATGTAATAATATTAGATTGATTTAAGAGAAGATCAAGAAAAATGGAGCGCCAAGTGGGAATCGAACCCACCATTTAACAGTTTTGCAGACTGCTCAGTTACCCAGCTCCGTCTTGGCGCGAAATGGTGTGCATGACGGGGCTCGAACCCGTAACAATTGGCTCCACAAGCCAAGGCTCTACCAATTGAGCTACATGCACCGTTGAATTTGGTGGGCTCGAGAGGACTTGAACCTCCACGCTTTTCAGCAACGGCTTCTAAGACCGCTATGTCTGCCATTTCATCACAAGCCCGAAAATATGTTTAATGTTGGTTTAAAGGTACCATACAAGGTGTTAAGACCTACTCATTCTCCACGACCGCAAGTTGCGCTATTTGCGTCTTTCTTCAGCATCATGAGCCTGCTGACACTAAACAAAAAATTGGCTCCAGAGGTAGGACTCGAACCTACAACCTACGCGTTAACAGCGCGTCGCTACTACCATTGAGCTACTCTGGAGTTGAAAAGTGTTTACTGGACTTCACGAAACGTTCCAACTGTATTCTAATTGTTCCGGTTACACTTTAAATACAGTCGTCTATCAGTGTCCCATACAGTTACTACTTCGTTGCATAATATATGTTCTTGGAGTCGAACCGAGATCACCCGCCCGGGTAAATGTTAGGGTGGAGAACCGCTCTACATATACTAGCTTGTCGCCTTCATCTGTATGTTAAAAATTTGGTGGTACAGGCAGGGATTGAACCTGCGACCTTAGCCTTATCAAGACTCTGCACTACCACTGTGCTACTGTACCGAAAATGGCATCCGGGGTAAGAATCGAACTTACCTCACTGAGTTTTGGAGACTCTGTCGCCTAGCCTTGGAACATTCCCGGATATATGAGGTCGTCTGAGCCAATCAGTTAATACATCATTATGGCCTCGATCGCGGCTATGTAATACTGTGTGAACCTCAAAAAAGTAGGTTAGCTTTTTAATACCAACACAGCACGTTGATACCTACTTTAAAGTTATGGCGGGATTGACGGGACTCGAACCCGCACTCTTCAATGTGACAGACTGATGCTTTAACCAATTAAGCTACAACCCCGCAAAAAATGGTCCACTGAGCAAGTTTCGAGCTTGCGACCTTCACCTCTTCAGGGAGACGCTCTACCATCTGAGCTATCAGTGGAGTGGTGGGGTATGTAGGTAATGCTCCTACCGAGCTGTTAAGCGCCAGATTTACAGTCTGGACCGTCTCTTTAGCGGTATAATACCCCGAAATTCTTAAAATTGTCAATGAACTGTAAGTATTTATGTTACTTACGGTTTTAAATTGGTGGCTCCTCTAGGATTTGAACCTAGAACAGGACCTTCGTAGGGTCTTATGATAATCCAATTTCACCAAAGAGCCATAGATTTTTTAAAGAGAATCTTAACTCTAGAGGCTATTTCTAGCCACCTCCACCATTCAGTTTTTAATGAGTACTCACTGACAAACTCACATTGGTAGCGGGAGAGGGATTTGAAATCCATTTTTCATAAATAATATTATATGGTCTCCTGCTCGAAGTGCAAAAAAGAACTTAAAAATTTGTTAGCTTTAAATAGTCATAAACGTAGTTGTTGGTATTCTTACAATAATACTGTTAACCACACAAACGGTAGAGGTAAGTATCATAGTACAAAAACAGCAGAAATACACACATTTTATGAATCTCAACCACGAAAATGTAAACAGTGTGGTATTTCTTTACCATACAAATCCAGAAAAAATACTTTTTGTAGTAAAAACTGCTCTGCTAGGTATAACAATACTCACAAAAAACATGGCACGAGAAGATCTAAGCTTGAGATATGGATTGAAAATAAGTTAAAAGAAAAATACCCTGAGTTAACTATTTTGTTTAATAGTAAAGAAGCTATATATTCTGAATTAGATATATATTTACCTAAATTAGGATTAGCATTTGAATTGAATGGTATTTTTCATTATGAATCAATTTACGGTGACAAAATATTGAATCAAATACAAAAAAATGATAACAATAAATTTTATCAGTGTATAGCGAATAAAATTGATTTGTGTATTATAGATACAACACAGCAAAAATATTTCAAAGAACAATCAAGTTACACTTACCTCAATATTATTATTGATATAATAAACTCTAGGTTGCAAACATTTGGTCACCAATAAGGTGTGCAAGTGAACTACGTGCAAGTAGTTTGCGCTCACTCTAGCGGGAGAGGGACTCGAACCCTCGACCTTCGTGGTTATGAGCCAGACGAGCTGCCACTGCTCCATCCCGCAGTTAAATTTGGTAGTCCATAGGAGAATCGAACTCCTATTAACAGGTTGAAAACCTGCTGTCCTAAACCATTAGACGAATGGACCGTTAAAGAACAAAAATGGTGTCCTCGACAGGAGTCGAACCTGTGACTTTTCGCTTAGAAGGCGAAAGCTCTATCCAACTGAGCTACGAGGACATAAGATTTAAAGAACGTTTAAATAATAACTGCTTTTTATTAGAAAGCAACTTTTATTTTCAAATTTGGTACCACGGGCCGGACTCGAACCGGCACGCTTTTTACGGCTAGAGATTTTAAGTCTCTTGTGTCTGCCATTTCACCACCGTGGCATTAATGGTACTCCAAGTAGGATTCGAACCTACGGCCTAACCGTTATAAACAGCTTGCTCTGCCGCTGAGCTATTGGAGCATCATTCAAAGAACATACTAAATATAAACTATTTATCGCAGAAAGCAACTTATTTTTACATCGAACTTGTCGTCTTCGTAACTCGGTGAATTCCCGAGCCTCGGCCAGTATGGCGACCATACGGGTTATACTTGCGGTAATCGGCAAAGTTCTCCGGAGAAACAACCTGCATGGTTCCAGCGGTCTTATGACCGAAAACCATGATACCCTTGTAGGCAGCAACAGGTCGCTTGCCTGCGCAGGTAACGCAGTAGTTAAAGCCGAGAGCAGCTCGCTCTTCATGAAAGGGATTCTTACAGAAAATACAATTCATATCTTATTTACAGGTAAGAGTATGGCTCCTATGGGCAGGAACCTCAAGCAGAAGTTTCGGAAAAAGAACCGTTGACTTTCCTCTGAGCAGAGTCTATACTAATCTTTGTAATGAAGAAAATCGAAAAGTTGTTCGTGTCGAAGGGTTTCGAATTCAAACAAATTCTCCGTAACGGTGACATGGCCGTCTACGAGAAAATTGCTCCTGGTAGTAAGTGTCCTAATTATGAACTGATTCATATTACTAGCCATAACGGTTATGTTATTGGTGGTAATAAGATTGCTCCTGCTGAAGTATATCCTAGCGACTCACAATGGGGTGTGCATGGTTGGACTTATACTACCTTGCAAGACGCTAAAGATAATCTCAAGGTTAAGGCTGCTATTCTTGAGAAGAATAAAGAGATTAAGAAGACTAGTAAGAAAGGTAAAAAGCGTAGTGCTAAGTACGAAGAGACTTACAAGGTTCTTACTTGTCCTATCACTAAGCAAACTCGCAAGGCTCCGTTGAACTACTTGACTACTAAGGCTCAGAAATACAATGTCGATCTTGATACAATTGTTCAGTACTATATTAGTCGAAGTGGTTTGAAGCTCTTGCGAAAGAACAGTGTTAGTCATCCTGATAAAGTGAAGCTGTTGCAGTACAACGGTAAGAGTGAATAAGTAGGTTTATGAGCTATAGTGATAGTTGGGAGAGCCCGTGCAGACGTCAATGCAAACTAAACTTTAAAGACGTCTGTACGGGTTGTGGCCGAACAAGTTATGAAATTGGTCGCTGGCCTTCTTGCTTAGAAAGTGATAAAATCGAGATGAACAGGCTAGCGAAAGAACGACTGCGTCAGTTAAAAGAAGAATCTAAAAAATGAATTACTCTCTATGCTGCATCTCTAATAAACTTAGCCGCAAAGGTGTTAAGTTTCAGAAGATGACTTATACTAGGTTCAAATCTCTAGATAAGAAAGAAGCTATTAAGACATTGTCTCAACGCATTCTAAACAACTTTGTTGTTACTCATAAGACAATTGAGCATTGTGTTAGTATGAATCTAGAAGGATATAGATTGTCTTCTGATATTACCCCTGTTATTAATCATCCAGATGTTGATCTACGGCTAGAAGACTTGCCTGACTTTGATACTATGAATAGTGTAATCAAAAGTACAAGTGAGCTAATAAAGAGCTCTGGTATTCGTATTACGGCTCACCCATCTGAGTTCATTAGTCTCACTAGCGAGAATCCTGAAGTCATTAAAAATAGCTTTAGGGATCTAATTAGCCATGCAGATATTTTTGATCGATTTAATCTAAAGCAAGACTATTATAACTGTCTTAATATTCATTGCAGACAAGAAGGGGACCCTGTAGAGATTTCTACTAGGTTCATTAATAACTATAACAACTTACCTAGCAATGTAAAGAAGCGTTTGGTAGTAGAAGTTAACGATAACAAAAATGGTACTTGGAATATCAAAAATCTTTGTAGTTATTTCTATAATGTTGCTGGTATCCCTGTCACTTACGATACCTTGCATCATAATTTTTGTAACAACGGGGAAAGCGATAACGAAGCTTTTGAGTTGGCTTACAAAACATGGAATGTAACTCCAGTGTTTCATTATAGTGAAGGCATTGGCATGACTAGAAATCATGCTGATTTTGCTGCCTCTAAGCCTAAGGATTTTGGCAAGCCTGTAATTTGGGACATTGAGCTCAAAGGCAAAGATGATGCAATTGAGCTAATGCTTACTGCTTAAGAATAGCTTTAATCTTAAACAAGCTGTTAGGGTCATCTATGGTCATCATCTTAGTTGACCCTTTTGTTTGTACATGTTGATGTCCAAATGGATAGTCAATAACTTCACCAATCTTCATTTGGAAATCTGGATCGTCTTTGATATAGTTAACCATTTGTTCTACTTTAAATGGGCTGAAGTGACACTTCTTATCTATAACAATTCTCTTGTGCATTTTATCATAGCAAAGAATTCTTATTGGGCCATGTTCTTGCTCTAAAATTGTTACTAAACTATCAAAGCTCATATAGTTATTTATTCTAGGCTTGATATTTTGATACACCTAATACATATTAGTATGAATCTAAGTAAAGAGCAGCTTAACATAGCTATGGATAAGTTTTTTAGTAACATCCAACAATACAATTTGACGGTTTACTCTAACAGAGCTAGCTTTGCTCGTAGAGCTGGTATTATTGATGATACTAAGTTCTTGTTGGACTTGTTTGAGATGATTGCTAACTCTAGATTTTATGATGCCTATCAGAAGATACAATTTATGAAAGAGTACCTCTTTGGTGCTGTTCCAAGAGAGATCCTCATGTATTTGCGCTATGTTGGTAAAAATGAAAATGGTCTAAAATGACAGAAACATCTAATAAGGTACAAGTTAAATGCTCTGAATGTGAAAAGTCAATTGTTTTTCGCTCAATTAAAGAAGCATATTTTGATGGCTGGGACGTAAAAGCCTGGCATCAAAGTGATTCAATCTCAATTTGCATTTGCCCAGAGTGTTCTAAAACAGCCTGGGTTAGAGATTAATAAAGTATATCTATTTGACTTCTTAGCTCAGCATCAGGTAAAGAGTTTATAAACACTTTGCACTGATCTTTAAACTTTGCTCTCTCTTCATTATCTAACACAGCAGTAAAGTCACTATACAGTTCAGCAAACATGGGGTAGTTGTATTTAGTATTCTTAACTATCAAAGGTGAGGCTTCTCGCTTGCTAAATTCATTCTTTTTAAAAGATTCTATATAATGTTTTAATGTACCCTCATATGTCATTCTAAAGAATGGTACACTTATTAACTTCTCTTTATTAGCATCAAAAATATTATCCCAAGGCTCCATAATATTATTTGAATATAATTTACCTAATATCTTTCTTGCTAGGTCTTTATTCTTTACTCTTTCATCTAATGAGTCTTTAAATTGAAGAGTAGCATAATGAACCAAATAGGCTGGTATATTATTGCTAGTAATAACAATAAAGAAATTTAAATCGTTATATAAACCAGAGAAATAATAATCAGCTGTTCTCTCCTGCTTTACACACCAGTTAGTATCTTGAGATACCTCAACTAAAAGATCAATGTTCTTTCTTGATAATTTATAGAAAGAATAATTTCTCCCATCAATCTCTGCGCTATCAATTTGGACCTGTGATAAAGACTTTAATATAGATGCATCAAGAGGCTGCTTGCCCCTCTTTTTCTCAACATTGAAAAACAAGTCATGGATATCCCAATCTAAAATCTCATCAGCGCTTAATTGCCCAGTTTTAACCATGTGATCATAGTGCTTCAAGGCTTCTCTTATTTTTGGAAGATCTTCCTCATACATTACTCTAACTATTTTTCCTGAAATGTAATTATCTAAAATAAATGGTAAGTATTTAGCTTTTGCACCTGTAGGATCTGCGGATAATAGGCTGATAATTGTTTGAGGGTTGATATTTACTCTGTACTGCAATATATTTTTTGGTAAAACGTTATTAATAAAGTTATCAGCGGTCTCATAAATGGTACTTTTTAAATCTCCAACACTCTTATAAGAGTTAATATCTCTGAATTTTCCATTAATAATATTTCTGTTAACATATTGTTGAAAGGTGGAAAGTATCTCCTTGATGTTACCATATTGCCCAGTCTTTAAATCCCCTTTAGTAAACATTCTTACTAGCCATGGGGTAAATGTTGCCTTATCTCCTGTAGGGTCTCCTAGTTTATTAATACTTCTTATTTCTTGTTCTGAGACGTTAGGGTTTTGCTGCTGGATAATAGGCAGTCTTGTCTCTAAATTCTCGCGGATATAATTCCATCCTCTCATATGGATATTTATGAGATAAACAATATAATAACCATATGGCTCATTTTGTAAAGCTCAATCAGTTAGACCTCTCGCATGATAACTCTAGAAACTATACACCTGTTCTTTTTAATCTTGATACTATCGTTAGTATTGAGCCTAGTCCTAGCGGCAAGCACAGTGTTATTAATACTCGCTGGACTAATAATACTGGCATCAGAGTCAAGGAAACTCTTGATGAGATATTGGTACTCAGCAAGAACTGCTCTAAAAACGTAATTAACGGTTAACTATAGGAGCTAAATCCAATGTAAATGTTGGTACTTCATCATATTCAACAAACATCTTTGTACTGGCTAAGTTCTCTGTAAACATCTCTTGTTTCTCATAGGCTCTCTGACAAATCTTGTAGAGAGTCTTTTTTGTTTGCTCTTCTTTAAAGAAACCGTACTCTACCTTGTAGATAGAGCATGCTAGATAGTTAACCCACTGAGACGGTTCATTAATAATCGTTGCTCTATCCCATATTCTTCCACCCATATAAACATCTTTACGATTGTTATATGCATCTAAAAAGTAAAAGATGTCGTAGATAGAGAACTTATGGTTGTTCAACTCTACTATTTCTATACCAGCCTCTTGTAGCTTTTGCTTAGCTTGTTCAGTTAGTTGATTGAATTGAACAAGATTAAACTTATACTTGCCCGAATATCTTCCATCTTTTACTTCTACAAAGTTATACGCATTTAAAGCTTTTACTAGAAATTCTTTGAATGTCTGAATAAGGTAGTTATGTACCTTGTTAATTGTATAAAAGGCTACTCGTTGTTCTGCTGCTGTTACTACGTGAAATGATAGGAATGGTGGTGTTCTAAAAGAGTAATGTAAGTTGTTGATCTTTAAATCATCAGGAGCCTCTTTTAAAAGTCTAATAGACATAAATATATTTATGAGATTCCAGGATCTATGTCTAATATATGAAGGAGCTTTAAAGCTCGTAGCAGGTAATTTTGGAAAACCTCTTACCGCTGCTAATTATGATAAAAGCATCAAAGCTAATATAGCCAGAAGCAATAGTTCCAATTATGCAAGTATACAATATTTCTTAGGTAATCCTTCTAAAAACGATAGCGGTTTTTTAAATCTGTTTTACATTATTACTAGAACAGCAGAAGCTCTTCCAAAGAGCTTCAAATATGAAATACCTGAAAAGACATTAAAGAGATTTAGAAATCAAAGAGAAATCTATAAAAATCACCCAGCCTACTTGGCTGGTAGATATAATGTGTTCTATTTAAATGGTAAAGCAGTACCTAAGATATTCCCTGAAAAAGATTTACAGGCAGTAATGGCTAGTTTAATAGAGGTAAATAACTACTTTGTACAAACTTACGGCAAAGAGTATGCATTTTTAGGAGATGTTTATAGAATGGGAGATGAATCTACATTTGATAAAATAGCCTCAAACTTGGAAAAGAACAAAGAAGATATCAGAAATTTACCTAAATATTTTAAAGACTACTTCTCTAATTTTATCTAATATGGACTTTACAAATTATTACATTTTACAAGAATTAACTGTTAAGTCTAGCAAAGATGTTAGATTCTTGGCTCGCTCTGAAGAGAGAAAAGATTGGCAATCCAATATTCAAGATATTGTTACCGCAACAGAATCTAGCGGTATTAAAAAAGATTTAGTGTTTCCTATTACAGACCCTACCGGTAACTTTGTAATGAACTTAATTTATAATAAAGGATTCACTTATTCAGTTAGAGAACAAAGCCTCAATTGGTTAGAGCATAATAAACTCACTCAAGATAACCAACCCAACGGATTTTACTTTGATACAGAAAATAAAGAGTTTATTATTCAAAAGCATGGCAACGATGAAGTTGTAAAGAATTATTTTGATTATGATGAGTTAAATGTATTTCTAGATGACATTTTCCATATTAACAGAATCTGTAAGGCTAGAAGAGGCTTTGCAATAGTTAGCACTCTTTACTTTTTAGATAATTATACAACTGCAGAAGTTGAAACGTTGAAAAAGAACCCTTTATCTCCTAGATGGTTTTTAGCAACATTAAAAGGAGATGAATTGAGAAAAAGTGGTGGGTTGTTTGGTTTTCTCAAAAGATAAAAAAAGGGCGCTCTAGGCGCCCTGTGATGTTTACTTACTATATTCTTCTACCTCTTCTTGAGGCAAGTCTTCAACGAGCCTATCAACTTCAGCAAGAAGCTCGTAATAGTCAATTTCCGAACCCTCCCAGATAATATGGCCAAATCGGTTGATATAAATATCAACACTCATGGATTGCAGTTTCTTAACGAGCTTAGACTCATCAAGCTTGAGAAGACTCTCAACCAGTTTCTGCCTACTGTAAACTTGCTCGTAGGCCTTTTCAGTATTACTCATCGCAGTTAATAAAAAACTCATTATTGTCATCAACGATAATAGACTTCGCGATAACTACCTCTCCATCAATAAGGATCTTGATCTTTTTATTATCAAGAGGACCCTCATAGTCGCTATAATTTTGCAAGCGCTCCAACAATTCTTCTAGATTTAGGCTCATATTTAATAATATGTATTTATATCAATACGATATTATTCTTACTTCTTATGCTTACCGTTAAAGTTAAGAGAATCAACAACATCGCTGACTTCAGGAGCCTGCCATTCATTAGCAGGATTGAACTGAGCATGCACCTTGGCAACAATATCCTCAGTAACAGCCTCAGCGCTAGCAGCCTTAATCTCTGCGCGGAGAGCCTTGAGAACAGGCTTAGAGATGTAAGACTCAACAATACGAGATTGATCGACGTTGTACTTAGCTGCCTTCTCCTTGAGATAGGTCAGGTTAGTAGAGCGCTCAGCTCCCGTAAACATACACACAAGCTTCGGAGTGGAGCCAGATCCCTTGGGACGGCCAACCGTAGCGGTAGAGACATTCATAGACTTCACAGCCTTAATGGTTTCGATGGTGGCAGAAATGTCAGAGACATTCACAACAGTTTCATTGTTAGCATTCATTACCCGTTTATAATAGCTGCCGCACCCGGAATCTGCAACAGGAAAGTCAGGAAAAAAAGGCAGAAACTTTTCGAATCTTTTTCCTTGAACCTAGGCGCAGAGCGTCTATAATGATCGGCGATATGAATGACACTAAATTGTTTAGTCCCAATAGCCGTCCCAAGACCGTGATCATGAAGTTCACTCGTCACACCGATGGTTCTTACCACCTTGAGGCTGCTAAGTACGTGAAGCGCGTCAATCAGTTTGAGTCTTATACTCAGCGTGTTGATGCTCGTGATGCTGCTGCTGAGCTCCGCGAGGCTGCTCGTAGCAACGGTCTCACTGTTCGATAACCAAAAAGCCTAGTAGCGATACTAGGCTATTTCTATGCCTATTACTTCTTATCAGATTCGTAAAGATCATGTTGCTTTCTTTAATGAAAAAGGAACTCAGACACGCACTGTTCAAGGCAAAGACATTAAGTCTGTCAGTATTGGCCCTAGTGGTAATATCGACATCTACCGTGGAGATCGCCGAGAAGCCTATAGCAAAGATCTAAAGTATAAGAATTATTATCGGTAAGTTAAATTGAAAATATGCCCCTGGTTACTAAGTACGTTCGATGCAACGTATATTGGTAACCGGGGGTTGTGGTTTTATAGGTAGCAACTTTATTAACTATGTTCTTGATAACGACTTAGTAGAAAGTGTTGTTAATATTGACAAGTGTACCTACGCTAGCAATAAAAACTTTATTAAGCCTAGACATAGAAACTCAGATAGATATCAGCTCTATATTGAAGACATCTGCGGAAAGCCATCTTTTGTATCAAAGAACTTCGATTACATATTTCATTTTGCCGCTGAGTCTCATGTAGACAACTCAATTAAGACTCCCTTACCATTTATTGAGTCTAACGTTCTAGGTACATTTAACATTGTCAACTGGGGTTTTGAAAATAATATTCCTACAGTTGTTGTTTCTACTGATGAGGTCTATGGCTCTCTTAGTTGGAAAGAGGCTAGCAGTGATGAAGACTCTCAAGTAAAGCCTAGCTCTATCTATTCTTCTTCTAAGGCTGCTGCTGATCTAATAGCTTTGTCTTATTATAAGACCCACAATTATGACGTTAGAATTACTCGCTGTACTAATAACTTCGGACCTAACCAGAACAAAGAGAAGTTCATTCCTAATACAATCTTAAAGATTAAAAACAAACAGCAGATACCCGTTTACGGTGACGGACAAAACATAAGAGAGTGGATCTGGGTAGAAGATCATTGCCATGCTGTGTTTAATGTTGCATTAAATGGAAAAGCAGGAAATGTCTATAATATTGGGTCAGGCAATGAGCAACGCAATCTAGACATTGTAAATATGTTGCTAGATATTATGGAAGGAGAATCAGACCTTATTACCTTTGTTGAAGATAGAAAGGGACACGACAAGAGATATAGCTTGGATAGCTCTAAGATCGTGCTAGAAACAGGCTGGTACCCTAAGGTTACAGAGAGTAACTTTGAAGAGTATTTAAAGAAGACAGTAGACTATTACTGCAAATAAACAAACTTAAACTTCTCCATCACATAAGATGGGTCTGCATACTTGAGGTAATTCTTGCTAAAAGACTTTACCTCTTTTCTTTTTTCTTCTACAACTTTTTCAAAATCTTTTAGAATACAGTATAGCTGCTTTTCTGAATGATAATATATACCTGTATCATTAAGCATCATTAAGTGAGACCAATCTGGAGCAAACCCCTGAGTTATTACTGGTTTATCCTTTACTGCAAACTCAGCAATTGACATTCCAAAGGTCTCTCCATCTGCTCTAGCATGAATCATACCATCACAGGCTTCTATAAAAGCAGCCTTATAATCCATGTTATAAGTACCTGGTAAGAAGTGTGCTTTAGGGTGATTAATCCAAGGCTTAATGTTGAGAAAAATAAATTGGATATCATCTCTAACACATAAGACTCTCTCAATAGCTTTCTTAGCATAGGAGATACTAAATTGATTTTCTCCTCCATGATAACCTAATACAATGTCTTTACTAGGTATATGCAATTGCTCTCTAAGTGAGAAGCTAGACTTAGGTAAGTCATTTACAAGGTATGGAATTGAAAATAGATTAGGGTTATAACCTTCTACTTCTGCTAAATAGTCAGAAATAAAAGCATGTCTATAACCATGAGGTTGAAAACCTCTAAACACACAATGGATTAAGGTTGGGATGTTACTGAGAGAGTAACCGTCATTCCAACCAGCTTTTTGCATGTAGAGATAATCTACATGCTTTGACTTTAAAACTTCTTCGTATTTATTCCAAGGCTCAACTAAGGTTTCAAACCTATCAGAGAACTTCATCTTAGCTTCTAAATTAGTATGCTCAAAGGTAATGATAACACTTTCATTTCCTAATACCTCTTCATTATAGAGGGCATAATTATATAGACTTACTTCTGTACCTCTAAGACCTAGTTGATTGCTATGGAAAGCTATTTTCATTTCTTCTTAGTTAAGTTCTTACTATGACACAAGCAAAACTTTACATACTCGCAAGGAGTACAGGGACCTCTAGTAACAATATCAGGTCTGTGACAAGTTCCACCGTTTCGGCCACCAGTAAGCCATTCTACATGTAATTTAAAAGACTCTTCATTGTCGTGAGATTTCTTAGTGTAAAAATCATCTTTGCTTACGCGTGCCATAAATATTATTATATAGGCTTCAAAGTAGATTCTCAAGACATATGTTTGGCGTAGAAAAAATAAGAGATCCATATTATGACGAGCTAACTAGATCTGTATTTTCAGAACTAAATAGCAAATATGGAGAGAAGAGAGAAAATAAAGACAGTAGAGGTTTAAAGGTGTTCTCACCAGAAGATGCCTTGAAAGAACTTAAGGAGCTTATTAACAACCCCGAAACAAGAAAGCATTTTTAATATGACTGAACTAGAAAAACTTAGAAGCCAACTCAATCAAATAGTTGATGCTATTATTATAGAAGCAAAGAAACAAAATACAGCTTTTGTTCCTTCTTTATCAAGTACTGTTACTCCGACAGTTACTACTACCCCTTCAAAGCCTACCCCTGCTATTGAAAAAATTGACTTGCTTGCTCATATTTCATCTAACTTTAATAATTTAATTAAGGATAGAAAAGAGAAAAATCTCATATCTAGCTTCACTATGACCCCTATAAAATGGACAAGAAATATTAATTGTTGGGCTAAAGATTTAGATTTGACTGGCACTTCATGCGGTATTTGGGGTTTAGGTGGGGTGGGTGGTGGTACATTAATAACTAAAAAACATGTTTTATTAGCTAATCATGTTCCATACCCATCTTTGCCAGCAACTATTTATTTTGTAGATAAAAATAATAATTCTTACGAATATAAAATTATTAAAACAAAACAAGTCGTCAATTCCGATATATTGATTGGTGAGCTTGATAGAGAAGCTGATGCTTCATTAAAGGTATACAAAGTATTGCCAACCAATTACCTTAAATATTTTAATAAGGAGATTAATTTTCCTATTTTATATTCTGATCAAGAAAGAAAAGCATTAATAGGTGAAAATGGTCTTCTTAATACTACTTACGGATCAACAAATACATTAATAAATATTTCCAAAGACTCTAACAGAGCTCAATATTTTGAACCTTTGATAGTTGGAGATAGCGGCAATATTGTTTCTACAATTATTAATAATGAAATTGTAGTTATTGGAGGTTGGTATATGACATTAGGAAATATGGCGGGGTTAGCTACTAATATACCTAATTATTTAAATGAAGTAAATAGCACAATTGCCTCACTAACTCCTGGTTATAAGCTTAATGAGGTTGATTTAAGCAACTTTAGACAATACTAGAATATCCTAATTTTGTAAACAGAGCAGAGAACTTGGTACTAACAATATCAAGTTCTTTTTTTGTATAGTGCTTTAGGTAATCTGAATAGTTTTTATTATCAGAGCACCTAATTAAATTTATTAAATTGTGGGGCTATTGATCTGGTTGCTGTTCTTGGGGGGAGCCAAAGAACGGTTTTTAGTTCATGACAAACATTCATAAATGGAGCGGGTAGCGGGAATCGAACCCGCATAGCCAGTTTGGAAGACTGGCACTTTACCATTAAGCTATACCCGCATCACAATATTTATGGTGGACCGTAAGAGAATCGAACTCTTCCCTAAAGCTTGCAAAGCTCCCGTGCTACCACTATCACTAACAGCCCATAAATTGGTTGGGGTAGAGAGAATCGAACTCCCGCAAGAGGCTTCAAAGACCTCTGCACTACCATTATGCAATACCCCAATTGAAATGGCGGAAAAGGTGAGAGTTGAACTCACGGAGGCTGTTACACCTCGGCAGTTTAGCAAACTGCTGTGAAAAACCGACATTCACGTCTTTTCCATGGAGGAAGGAGAGGGATTCGAACCCCCGGTGGTTTTACCCACTGCGGTTTTCAAGACCGCTGCATTAAACCACTCTGCCACCCTTCCGAAATTGGTGGACCTGGCAGGAGTTGAACCTGCGTCTTTAACCCAATACTATAATGCTTCTACACGCTTATTTGCTTTGTATAATCTGAGGTTACTAAGCAACAACCTAACTCAGATTTTCGGTAGCAATAATCCAGCTACTTACTACCATAGTAACTAGATACTTGTATAGCAGACTCTACCTTACAAGTTTAGAGTAGGTCTGGTGCAGCCCTTAGGCTACAGCGGATTCAGAAGCGAAGTCGTACTCAAAAGAGTCAGCCTTAGCCTCGTAGTCATAGCTATATTCAGCGTTTAACTTTTGATCAGCTTTTTAAGATGCCAACCGATCAACATCTACGTGCAACACTATATTAGTTTGTTAAATCGAAACCAGTACAGGCCCATATCAAAGAACTTACTATTATTTATATTAATTGAAAATTTTATTTATGCAACTCCTTTTTATAATCTGTTTTACTGGATCATCTTCAGGATGCAAAAACTCATTCAGATCTTCCTCTATTCTAGCTCTTGCTACCGAGAAGTCAACTCTAAACCATTCTTTTTTACGATCAAGGCAAAACATTCTCATTGTCTCATGAATGCGCTTTTCAGCTCTTAAATAATCTGGGTGTTCAAGGAGAAACTCTACTTTATAATCCCTAAACGGGGAAGATGTCTGATAAGTCTGAAGCCTAGTTCTAAAATTAGTAGTTGTACCAATTTTGACCCAACCAGGAAAGCTAGGATTTGTAATAATATACAGAAAGCCCACACATATTATTTAAGGGAGTTCTTAAACTTAGCTATGTAGTTTTTGTTAATAAACACAGGGAAGGTATTTTGAATACTATCAGCCAAAGGGATATAAGTTTCTGAATACGGCAAATTGGCTATTCTTAGTTTTTCTGTTTCAGAGAGAGTGTCTTGAACTACTAACACGTCTTGTGTAATATCTCTATAATCTAATGATAAGAAATCTAACGGAGAAATAATTGCGTAATTGTTATAGCATGACTCAGGTAGTACTTTACAAACAAACTCAATAAAGCACTCTGCTCCATGAGGTTCAGTGTTTGTTTGATCAATATCTTTATCATCTACACTATAATCATACAAAGTATCCGCTAACTCTAGTTTAACTACTTGTAGATTTGTATGATAGCTTAAAACTTTTGATAAATTATAGTGGGTATCAAAATTAATATCTCTGTTAATTGAAAAACAAGAAATATGGTCTTTGTTTTTTATTGAGGGCCAAATTTCCTTTTCATATAATAAGAAATCCGGTACACAAGAAATTACATACCCATTAGCTTTTGTTACTAAAGAAAAATCTAAAAGGGATCTCTGAAAATTTTTAACATGTTCTAGCAAATTAGAAGAGTAACAGAAATCGTATTTTCTAATGCCCTCTCTTTTAAGTATTGCCTCAGCCTCATTGTTGCTATCCCAGTCGCTAGAATATATCTTTACACTGTCAATCTTTGGAAAATAGGAGTTATTTTTAAAAAATCTATAATTGCTAAAGAAAGCACTATCTCTATAACTAATCTTTTGGTAATTAAGAGGGTTTGCTCCTGCTCCAACATCAATGCCTTTACCTACAAAGAATTTATTTATGTAATTTGTTTCTTTGCTTCTGCGTAAAGAATTAGCTTTTGATGTTTCTTGAGCCATTATAGAGAGGTTGTTATAATTTTAACTTTGAACTTTTTCTTATTTACGTAACCTTCACTTATAAGGTATTCAACAATAAAATCAGCTTCTTTTTTAAAATCTTGTCCTGATTTATTTTTGTGGTTAAAAATTACAACTGTGTTTTTCTCAACCTTGACATTAGTACCATAAACAGATAGAGTAGCTTCTACATTGTCTTTTTCTGGGTCACTATAGTCATCAAACATCTCATTATTGTCCAGCATCGGCATGCTTTTTAGTATAGCTCTTTTTTTCTTCAAGTTCAAGCATTTTCTTATAGGCGTAAATCTTACCTTGTAAATAGGCTTCTCTATAAGAAGAATTCCAACTTCTCTCAAGTAAATGAGTCGCTGCGTTAATTTCTTCAGTTAAACGTTGGGTAAGGGAATCTTTCATATTCGTCTATAGCTATATATCCTCGACATTGATGAAATCCAAAAGGTCTTATGTCTCTTGTTGTTTCAGGTGTCAAGGCGTGATTTTCATGTGCAAAAAACTTTGCAACATCCACTGGTGCAAAGTTAATGCCATTATTTACAAATGTGTCATGATACATGCAACATTGTTGATGGTCTTCGGCTATACCTACAAGACCATCATTTATTAGGGGTAAATTGAGTTTTGTATAGGTATTAATAAACTTGTTAGATCTCAAGGAGAAACCACCATTACCAACACGAACTAAATTATTTGTATTCTCTCTGTTTCTATAGAATGGTGGCCATGGAGCTCCAATATAATCATACTGAAGCCATTCTTTATTCCATTTATCCGGGTGTAAAACAAAACCATCATATTGTACAGTTAAGCAATGTTCTGTGTTAATATAATTTTTAAACTCATACAGCATGAACTTTGAGTATTCATCTTTGCTTTTTAACTCAGGTATTTCTATCATATCTACATAACTTGGAACATGATAGAATTGTTCTCTCTTCGCATGAGTTAAAAATAAAACCCTATCAAAATAAAGGTACCTATTTGAATGAATTAAAGCAAATAGAGTTGGTTCTAGTTTTATACTAGAAACTGCTACTAACGTCACGTTTTTAATCATTGTTATGACAGATTAGTTTTTCTAGATCATTCATTTGATATCTAATACCTACAGATAAATCAAATGTATTATTTTCTCTAAGCAACAAAGCTCTTGTAAAATATATAGGCACAACATCTATATCATGAGATAACAATTGATATGCTACAAAATTCTCACATGAAAATCTCATTTGATTGTTCATATACATGTTATCAATATTATCGAACACATCGCAGTAAACATTCATATTTTCAGGTTTTGAAAATGCAATCATGTCATTAAAAGAAACATTATCGTATAATTCCGCCCAGGTGTTGCAATTGTCGTGTAGGTATAGTTTGTTTAAATCATACTTTTCCCAGCGAAGTTTGTTTCCTATGAACAAATCATACCTTAACTTAAAAACAACATCGTATTTAACTCCTGTTTCTTTCTCATACGCCAATCGAAGCAAATTGGCTGTCTTTACAGAATAAAAATGAGAATAAACTATAAAAAACGGTTGCTGGAAGCCGGTGTTATAATTGTAATTTCGAGGCAATTCAAATTGTCTTTGAGGTTCTAAAAGATAATTTTTAGGTTTAAAAATTTCAACAATCTTTTCTTCTGTGTGTGGGTCAATATTAATGTTTGTTTTATGCCAGCTCTTTTCTTCAGTCTTTTTTGTCTTATCAAACCATGCATGACAAAAGTAATCAACCTCATGACCTTTAAAGAAGTCTTTCATCAGTACCTTATTAGTATCAAGGTATCTAGGCATTCCGGTTAATAATACAGCTATTTTCATTTGTAGTTTCCGAGATTACAATAACCAAAATTACTTTCAGCATTTTCTCTCTTCTTTGGAGAATGGCACCAAATTAGCTTTTTAGGGTCAGTAAACCTAATTCTGTTTAGCAACTCAACATTCTTAGGTATGTTGAGTTTTATACCACAGTATTCTACTTCTTTTACTTCAAGAAATATTTCTTTATTGTAAACAAAATCCTTTTGTGTTTTTAAAGATGTAAGATTGTTTTCAATGAGCTTATAATTCCAAATTGTTAACCACTTTAAAGGGCTTTGTATAACAATTTCTGGTCCAGATATAAACTTTGTTGAAGTTTTTAATACTGGTAATTCAGGGTTAGCAATATTTGTAAGTAAGTCGGAGCTTTGCCAAACATAGAAACTATTTTTAGCAATTATGTCTGTTACATCTTTATAGACGTCTTCAAATACCCCTATTTCAAAGCTATTTAAATAGTAAAGATATTTTGAGTTGTTTGTTATTTTAGCTAATGTTGCGAAGTCTACCCAATAATGTATTTTATTAGCATTAAGCAAATCAATTAATTTAATTAACTCTTGCTTTAGGGTTAAATTGTTAGGGTAATCTAGATTAGCGTAATCAGTCATTATTAGAAATATCTAAGGATTTCAGGCAATAGACGCTTATCATCTTCATCTCTAGAACCATAAAATGTGTGTAATGTTCCAGCGTAGTCTGTAATTAAATTCTTATATGGGAAGAGCTTTGTTTTGCTGAGCTCTGGCATGCTAAAGATACAATCGTTAGGAGTAACTGCATCTGGGTAATTATCTGGATGAAAAATTAAGTTGCCGTTAGATGATATTACAACATGTTCGTCGGTATGGTAAAATACATTTAATCTTGTTCTTGAAGATAAGTAGAGTAAGGCTTCTATATTCTTAGCATGAATTAATAAGTTATCATGTCTAAGAAACAAATATTCAAAAGAAACTAGGGTGTCTGGTTTATCGTGACCAAGATATAAATTACCGTCATCCTTTAACCAAACATCTACTTCAACATTAAATCCAAATTTAATGGCCTGGTCGATATAATCTGGAGTATTCTCGAGTTCAGGTTTAGGTCCAAACAAATTGCCTCTGTGGGCATAAAGAGTGTAGCTCATACGTTAAATTTGTCGTTAGTTTTACCTGGGTGCTTGATACAAACAATAATTGTATCTTCGTGAAAGATTGGATTAGCAATTTCGTATGGGTGTAGAACAAAAACGTTACCAGCATCAAGCTCAACATTTTGAATAGTCATTCTACCTACAACTACTACATTGTATTCGGTTGCAGTCTTATGAAAATGAATTGGCCAGTACTCACCCTTCTTATGAAGTTTTAAACTAGCCTCAAATCCAGCACCTTTAAGCAATGATGGTTCAAAATCTCCAATGAACCAACCACCAGTAAATTTTGAAATGTGTGAAACATCCATGAATGTAATTATCAACAATTACTCATGAATCTACCATTAGCTATTGTATCTTTTATAAAATTTAATGTACATTGTTGAGCGTCTTTTATTTTAAGACATTGTAAACCTGCAGAGGTTGCGCTCTTATAACCTTCGTCGCTATCTTCAATGGCTATAGTTGTATTAATATCTAATCCAAATTTTAATATAGCTCTTACATAAGGCTCAGCATTTGGCTTATGCATTTTACAATCATCAGCGCAGATTATCTGATGCTTAAGCAAACTATAAAAGCCTAACTTTCGTAGAAGTTTATAACTACTAAACCTACTTGAATTAGTAACAACATAGTAGTTTATCTTTTGTTGTTCTAGATAGCTGAATACTTTAGCTAATTCTTCCTCAGTAGTAAAGGTATGCCTGCAAAGGAGTTCCTCGTAAATAGCTCTCTTGCGCTCAACTATTTCTTTCTTTAAGTCTAATATACATTTGCTCTTGTTGAATTTATTTGCTAAAGCATCTACTTTTTCTTCTGTAGTTAAATTAAAGGGAACATAATCCACAAACTCTTCACAATACCCAAACTCCCCTACAGCCTGTTTAAATGCTCTTGTATGAAGTTCTTCTGTATCAGCAATAACACCATCTAAATCAAACAAGACTGTTGTTATTTTTGGTTTCTCTAAATAGTTATCTAAATCAGCTGGAGTACCTATTAGATAGCACTCGTCTTTTGTAATAGGTATGTTAATAATTTTATCTAGAAAGTTGTAAGTAGGAGCAATGTAGTATTCATTGTTAAACTTTAGCTTTTGTTCAACCATCTTTTCTGCAGATGAAATAAAATCCCCCGTTTTCCTCCAGTAATGAAAACCAATTAAGGCATTATCTGATACTGGTTGTTTTTCAGTAAAATTATAACAAAGACAATTTTCACTAACCTCACAAAAACTGTTCTTAGGGTTAGTATCCTTCCATGTAATTACTGCCCCGTTTAAGTTAGAGTTTACAATGTTATAAATTGTATCAATTGTTCTCTGTGAGAAATTAAAAACCTGGTCACAATTAAAGATGAACAACGGTAAGTCTTTGTTCATGACATATTTAGCATATAAACAAGTGCATGCAGACCCTTCTGTTAGCTCGTTAACGTAAACAATAGTAGCTTCTGGATCTATACTAAGAAGTTCTTTCTTGAGAGCATCATTGTGTTCTTGCTCTTTATAGCGACGCGCGACAAATATGTAATTACAGTCGATACCCTTGAGCTTTAATGTATCAACAGAGGTTCTTATCATTGTCTTTTCAAAGACTTTAATAAGAGGTTTAGGTACAGAATATCCAGCCTGGTGAAATCTGCTACCAGCTCCTGCCATTGGAATTAATACATTAACTAGCTTTCTCACATAGAGATTTATAGAAAGCTCGTTATTTTCAACTACAAAAAACCCGCTAATTTCTTAGCGGGTTAATTTTATTCTCCTTTGTTTGTATAACCTACTGTGTTTTTTAATTTATCTTTTATTTCTTTTAGTCTTTTAGCTAAACGGTTTTTATAATCATGTCCTCTATTTTCATCGCTCATGCTTGCTAGGTTCTTCTTTATTTCATCATGTTCTGCTTTTAGCTTAGCTTTTTCATCACTTGACTCATTTACTGATTTACCTAACGCAAAGGCCTCTAGCATTGCTTTAATAATCTTTGGTGTAACTAGATCTGATAAACCGTTCTTTTGTAGAATTGCTCTGAAGTTTTCTTTTAGTACTTTCTGATCAGCATTTAAATTAACGTTTTCTTTTACTGCTTTCTTTTTCTTCTTACCGAAAAACTTAGCCTGCTTTGCGCTCATTCCTTTCTTTCCACCCTTCTTCTTTCCAGCGTGATCGTCCTTTCCAGGGTGCTTATCTGCCCAATCAGGCACACCGTCTTTATCTGCATCAGGTTTCTTGCTCTTAGCTTCTTCGATTACTTGTTGACTATCTTGTTTATTTTCTACAATTGGAGTCTTTGACTTAACATAGGCTTCAAAGATACTATTGTTAATATTGCTGTTCATACAATTATTTATTGCTCTTCTTAGCCTTTTTAGGCTTTTCAGTAACAATATTGCTAGCTTCTAGCTCGTTAGCTCTCTTACGAGCAGTATTAATCCAACGCCTCTTTGTATCTATTGTAGCTTCCTTGTAAATCTCACACTTCTGTAAGAGTGAATCTATTTCAGAAATGCTTGCAGCTTTTGCTAGTTGCTCTCTTAAACCATGTATAGTTTTCATAAACTTATTTAAGAAAAAGTTTTTTTAATCCAATCGACTCTCAAGATCTTTCAATACATCTTTGATAACTTTCATTAAGGTTGGGACTGTGTTATCATTGACGTTTAAAAAATAAGTAGCGTTATCCGTATCCTTTGATTTCTGAATACAGATAACGAGATACTCAATTTTTTCTTCGCCAAGCTTTTCAGTTAACTCGAATGCATGGTCCAGTGTAGGCATACATTAGTTACCATTTGTATAGGAAACTTCAAATGCAGTACCATTGAGATTAGATTGTTGCGTACTAAGCAAACTGTAAGTATTGCAGCAACTATTAATCTCTTTTGCAAAGTCGTTTAAATTTACTGGTCGTTCAAAGGTAGTACCATACTTGAAAAGTATTTCTTGAACCTTTTCGGCATTAACAAATGTTTGGGTAATCATCATATTACTTTTTAATATAGTCGAATTCTCCCAACTGGTCAAGGTCTTTGTTCAGTTGCTCATAATTACAGTCTTGTGTCATATAGCTTGGCCATACTTCTTTAAAATACATAATGTAAGTCTTTTTATCACCGTGAGGCTTAATTTTTACCTCATCAGTATTTTCATTAAAGTCAATTATATCAACAGTTTGCCCATAATTTAAGGTTGGGTGTTTGCGGGTAATTATAGTTGCGTATTCTTTCATTATTCTCCTTTTTTAAAGCTTTCCTTTACATCTTGTAAGAGGTTTTTTATTTCATCAAGACTTCGAGTCCTATCTTTATATAAAATTTCAGTCTTAACTCGCTCTTCTTCAATGCGTTCAAGAAGATTATTAATCTTCTGCATTGTTACAACAGGTTTAGTTCTTTCAAATTCGTTTATGTTCATATCAAACATTGGTTGTCAAGTCTTTTACTTTTACATAATAAGCTTGTCCATCACCAAATTCAATGGTGCGTTTAATCTTTTCAAAATTATAATAGTCGATACTCCCCTGATATTGAAACTCATTATCTCCTGTTTCAACTACAAGAGCATACTTTTTTACCTTGCCACGATAACGATTGTGCTGCTTAACAGAAACTTTGAGCCATGGATCATTAGTAGAAGAGAGACCTTTAGAGACAGTCTTAACATTAACACCATCGAAATCAGTACCACCATCACCTTTCTTACCCTCATAAATAGCAAAGTTAGTTTCAAGATTAAAAATCTTGGCATAGGCTAGTTCCCCTTTGATGCCAAGAGTAAAATGCTTGAGAAAAGTAGGACCATAGGTTCCTTTTTTAGCTTCCGCAACCTGCTTCGCAAAGGTCTCGCACTGCGTCACTTCCTCTGGAGTTAATTTTACTGTCATAATGCCTTTCTATAATTTCTGATAGTCTAATTGGGGTATAGTTAATATTCTCAACTGAGCAGTTGAAGCTACCCTCTAGTTTTATTGTATTCTGATGTATGTGTCCATGCAAGTGAAAATCTCCAAAAGGTTGGAATCTGTAGTCAGGAATATGTGTGCAGTGAATTCTTATGCCACACCAGCTAAAAGTAACAGCATCAAGCATCTGAACACATTTAATGCCTGAATCGTGATTGCCACGAATAAAAAGTTTCTTACCGTTTAATCTAGCCAGAATTTCTTTAGTTCTTTGATCTTTTTGCTGACCTGCTCCAGCAGTAATATCTCCTAAGTGTAAAATAACATCGTCCTTATTGACAGTTTTGTTCCAATTGTCAATAAGGACTTCGTTCATGAGGTCTGCATTTTCGAAAGGTCGGTTGCAGTACTTGATAATGTTATTGTGGCAAAAATGAGTATCTGAAATTACAAAAAGTTTATTACTGTTTAATTCCATAATTAAGGTTGCTCTGTTTCTTAGCTTCCTTAAAGGCATCTGACACAACTTTAAACATTAGACCATTTGCAAGTTTAAAAACGACCCCCTCAATGTCACCAAGCTTTCCCTTGATTATACTGCTGGCGATTTTATTTGCAAGTACTTTCTGAAACTCAATAATCTTAGACTTTACAGCATTCTTAATTTCCATATCAGACTTCTTTCTTGATTTGGAACCTAAAATGTCGTTGATTTTAACCTTGTATTGATTTTCAATATTACCAATGAACTTCTTGACCTGTTGTATTTCTTTTGAAACGTCAATATCGGAAACATCTTCAATATCAGGCGTTTCAAATTTAATATCAGCAGTAGAACAAGCCTTCAACCCCTCAAACAAAGACTGCTTCTTATTTTCTTCCATCTCTTTATTATTACCATCAGTTGCATTAAAGAGAATAAATGTAGCCCAAGAACCTAACTTTGCCTTTTTGTATCTTGTAGCAATAAAAATAACATAATCATCTCCTTCTTCTTTCTTATTAGGCAAATAAAGAGCCTCAGCAACAACTTTAATACCAGAAGGTTCCCAATACTTTCTTAAGACGTTCTGTAGCTTTTGGTTTTGTTGCAAAGTAATAAAGATGTCTTCATACCCTTCAGCGATTGGGTTAGAAGAACCAAACTTCTTAATAGCAAAATTACGAAAGGTACCAGCATCAAACACTGGCCCGGATCTAGAAGATTCGATGAAGAATTTCTTGTCTTGATCAAGACCGAACCTAATTCCAAAACCATCAAACTTCTCAGTGATGTTAATCTTCTGAGGGGTAATAACACTGTTGTAGTTTTGCTCAATAAAGTTAAGCAAGTCTAAAAATACATGCTCGTCAACAATGTTAGATGTATCTCCACCAAGATGAGGGATGCTCTTTCTAGTAGTAGAAGCTATTGTTTCTTTAATAAATTTTGAAAACGGTTTCATGTTAGTGAGAAGTATAGTAGGAGTTAATTAAGTTATCAAACTGATCTTTTGTGAAAGCGCTTGTAACTTCAGGAAAAATTTGTTGGTAAAGATTAACAGGTGATTGTTTGGTTTCGAAATCTTTTATCATGATTTGAGGTTTAGGGTTCTTTACGTCTCTCTTGTAAAGCAATTGAGCTGCTGAACCATAAATCTTTTCAACAAAGTTCTTATAAACCATTGATGGAAAATCTTTGTTTTTGTTGCTAAGGTTGTTTTTGTACTTAGACATTAGATTCAAAAGACCAGTATAAGAATTAAAACCTTCTCTATCTGTATCATCAGGATCAACACCGAAAATTAATCTAAACAGAATATCTAAATCTTGTCTGTATTTTAACGATTCAACGTTAATAGGTATTTGAGTATTGTTATCTAACTCATTAGTTCCTATTAGATCTTTAAATAAATCTGATTTTTGATCTATTGTAACAAAACCGGTGCGTTTAAGTTCGTTTCTTTCTTCTGGTTTAGAAATGTCGAAATATACCTGCTTACCAGCGTTGTTCTTGAGTATAACATCTCCCTCTGGTTTAGTCAAGCCAGGAACGTACCTATCTCTAAAACCTCTATCGACTGAGAATGAATAAACTGTAAGCTTGGTTCCTTTTCTTGTGGAAGTTTTTCCTTTGGAGGTATAAAGCTTAATATCAGCAACAATCTCATTTGAAACATCTAAAAGACTTTGCAACAAAAACTTATGAAACACTCCTTTGATAGAGTTTTGAATATCGTTAAAGTCAGCGCTATGAGCAAATTGGCTGAATCTAGTTGGTAAACCTCTTTCGAATTCAACAGGCTCAAAATCAATTTGAATATATGTAGGAGCATTTTCTTTCTCAGTACCTGTTTTCATATCAACACCAAAGTTGTAGGAAAATAAAGTATTCATTTGAATAGCTCCTGTACCACCTTCACCAATAAAAGTGAACTCACCAATTCTCTTTGGAGCTGTTTCGTTACTTAAGTTTGTTTCTTTATCCCCATAGAAAAGATCACGCAATTTAGCTGCACAATCTTCGCCAAATTGAACGTCAATATCTCCAACAGTCTTTTTATACTCGCGAAATAGATCAAACTTGCCTTGTTTTACATATTCAAAGAATATTTTAGCAGAACCAGCGTAGATTTTATTTGTCTTTAACAATGTTTCAAGCTGTGCCCAGAGAGGCTCATTGTATACAGATTTGTAAATTTTGTTAATATCTCTTAAAAGATTCTCAAAATCATTAACAAACTTAGTAGCGCTCTTTTGATTAAGAAATTGAAGCTTAATTTCATCTGCAAAATACTTGTTATCAATACTCAAATTACCACCTTCTATTAAACAGTAAAAGTTATCAAACTTGATCATGCAATTATTTATTCTATCGATAATAAATAATAGTATGAACTTTGATAAGCTTGTTAAAGAATGTGGTGTTGGTATGACAGGTATTTCAACCGGACCGGCTCAAATGCCTCCAGGGCCTGTTGCTCAACCTCAAAATGATGATTACCAGGCAGAGGCTGAAAATATGATTAACTCTCAGCTACATAGCTTATCTACTAATACTGAGAGATTAAAGAGTTTAGTAGCTAACTTTGATGAACTCGAACCATGGGTTCAGTCTAAAATAACTCTTGCAGAAGACTATATCTCTACTATTACTCATTATCTTGAATATGAAGCTGGAAAACATCAAGAAATGGGTCAAATGGCCCCTCCAACACCAGTAGTTGCTGTTGTTAAACCAAGATTAGGTACAATGATGGCTAGATTCTAAGTTTTATGCCATACAAAACGAAAAAGGTAGGAAACAAAAATTGCGTTTACAAAAAGAACTCTGGTAAGAAAGTTGGTTGTACCACCGGTACAAAAGAGGCTAAACGCAAGTATCTAGCAGCATTGGCAATTAATGCTGAATCAGTCCAAACTGGTTCCTTTGATGCAACTATCTTGAGCGTCTTGGAAGGCTTTTAAATTGTAATACTCATCAACTCGTTCCCACCATTGTTTCTTATAATATGAATATACAGTTTCAGATATGTAAAATTCTTGGTAGTCTAGGAATTGACTGCACATTACTATTACGCCAGATTGTATTTCTGTACCAAATAGCTTGTTATGAGCCTCTGCGTAACTTACTAATTGCAATTTATAGTCTTCAATCCATTCCTCTTTTTTGGGCTTATTTGTCTGTTTAAAATCAACGATTGCTGGTTTACCGTCCCAAACCCCAGCAATATCAGTAGTTCCAGCATATTGACCAGGATAATACAAATTAATCTCAGAGCCCCAAATTTCTTTTAAGTGGGGCTTTATTTTTTCAAGCACCAACAAGGCCATTGAAGTATGAATTTCATTAGCATCTTCTACGACTTCTTTACCTTCTGTGATATAATCCTCAATGTGCTTGTGCATTTTTGATCCACGAGCGGCTGCCTGATTCTTAATATCTTCCGCATTATCTTTACCAATTCGAGCAGCCCATTCGTCAAGAGCCGTCATATCCTTTGTTTTAGATAAAATAGTAGTTACTGACGGTAAAATATATTCCTTACAGATATAATGACGAGAACCGTTAACAGTCTTTCGTTTGTATGGTTCGTAATGAAACTTTGGCGTAATCTTCACTAAGAAAATTATAACGTACCAATTCTAAATAATCAACAGGAACATTTAATAAATAATAATATGTCCAAAACAATTAAGAAGATTTTCTTAGCAATATCGTTTATTCTTATGTTAAGCGGTTGTTTATCATCTAAAATTGTACCAGCAAAACAGGTAACAACTTCTCAAGACGCAGTAGCTAAACAAGAGAGAAAAGTTGATGATACAATGGTTGAAATTGAAAAGGTTGATAAAGGTAAAAGAATTCAAACATCTTCTTTATCAATCGGTATTCAACACTCTCTTAATAAAATAACAAATGCACCAGTTCAAGTAGATACAGCAAAAGCTCTTAATGAAAGAGTTATTTCTATTGTTGGCTCTCCGCATATAGATGAAATTAAACGTATCAAAGCAACAGTAGATTTATTAAACTCTCAAGTAGCAGAAGAACGCAAAAAGGGTGAAGAATTACTATCTCAGAGAGATGAAGTAATTAACAAACTTCAAAAAGAAAAATCTGATTTAAAAGACAAGTATGATGATGAATTATGGCAGATGACTGATAAGGCTAAAGAGGTAGCTAAAGAGGCTGATCAAAACAAGGCTGTTTTAGATTCCATGAGTGGCATGTTTGGATTAAATGCAGTATTTTGGGGTTTAAAGAAGTTTTTTATTAGTGCTTTAACCACCATAGTTATTTTCGTTATAATTTTCGTTGTTTTACGCTTATTAGCAACTGTGCATCCCGCTGCAGGGGCTGCTTTCTCAATCTTTAATATGGTTGGGTCAGTTTTACTATCTCTTGTAAAGGCCTTAACACCAAAGGCATTTGAAATGGCAAATTATGCCTCAAAGGATACAGTAAACGAATTTAAATCCCCTCTTGTTAAGATAGTCGATGTTATTCAAGAACTCAAGGAAAAGCAAAAAGAATCTCCAGATAGGGTATATCCATTATCAGAAATATTAAAGAGATTTGATAAAGAAATGGATAGTGATGAAAAAAATCTTATCGACAATATCTTAAGAGAGCAAAAATGGATCAAATAATATGGCTACAAAAAATAATAAATCTAAGAGATCTACAAAAAAAGAAGTAGAGGTTAATAAAAAAGCTGGTGTTAAATCTCAATCATCTACTAAAGATGTTGAGTTAAAAGCGCAAAGTGAGGGCAATGTAGATGCCTCTGCTATATCTGAAGTAACAGACTCTAATGTATCTGCTAGTGCAGGAGCTAATGCTGGAGCAAATGCATCTGTTGGAGCTCAAACAGAAGTAGATGGAATTGATTTAGAGGCTGAGGTCCACGCATCCGTTGAGGCTAGTGCTGATGCTGAGGCTAGTGCTGGTTTTGATGGAGAAGATGTAAGAGTTGGTGGTAGCGCAAAAGTACAAACTAGAGCAGAAGTAGGAGGTAGTTCAAACGCTGATTTTGGAGATGTTCAAGTAAGCACTCAAGGCGGAGCTTACGCTGAGGCTCACGCAGGGGTAGAAGCTAATGCTCAAATAGGTCAGCATGGGGTAGCAGCTAATGCTGGAGCTGAAGTTGGGGCTGGTGTTGGAGTTGAAGGTGGTACAACAGTTGGTAACAAAGATGTATCTGCTACTACAGGGGCTGGGGTAAGTGTTGGTTTACAGGCTGGAGCAGATGTTGGTGGTGGAGCTACATATAAAGATCATAAAGTAACAGTTGGGGCAGAAGGAGAAGTAAAATTACTAGCTGGTGTTGAATTAAACGCAAGTGTTACTGTTAATGTTGAACCAGTAGAGGATGCATCTAAAAAAGCAGCAGAAGAAGCTGAAAAACAAGCAAAGGCTTTAGCAGAATCCAAAGCAGCCGAGGAAGCACAGCGTCAAGCAAGAGCTGCTCAAGAAGCTGCTGATCGTCAAGCAAAACAGGCTGCAGAAGAAACTGCACGTCAAGCCAGAGCTGCTGAAGAGGCTGCTCGTAATGCAGCTGAACAAACCAAAAGAGCTGCTGAGGCTGCTAAAGCAGAAGCTGATCGCCAGGCTAATAGCATTGGAAACACATTTAAAAAAATATTTAGATTTTAATGAATGCCATATTCACAAATATTAAAAAATATTTGTTAGTGGTTACTCTTCCTGTAGCCATTATAACAATGCTTTCTATATCTAGCCTAAAAGATATAGAAAAAGGATTCACAAGGTTTAGATTCGGTAGAGATATTACTCTATATCTTAGAAAGTCTACAGACCATTTAACCTATCTTGGTGCTGCATATACGGCTACAGGTGATAAGAAATTCTTAGATCAATTTAATAATCATTTAAAAGAACGCGAGAAATATTTTAACGAAGAAATCTTTATTAGTAAAATACTTACTCAAGACGAATTGAAAGAATTTAGAGTTGGTTTAGATATAAGCAGTGAATTAGCAAAAGATGTAGAAGGACCAGCTTTTGAAAAGATGGATAGCAAGGCATTCTTTGGTGAAAAATATCTAGATTATAAAAAGAGAATATATGACAGCAAAGATAAATTTAGAACCTTAATTAATGATAGCTCTGAAAAGATAATTAAAGATGAAACAAAACTATTAAACATTTATCTTTATTCATTATGTTTTGTAATTGTTTTTCTGATATACATTATTAAGCATGAAGATAAGCCAATTAAAACCAAACCAACTAAAAAGAAAAAGAAATAAATGGAAACTCTTCATAAAGTAGGAATTGAGATTGGGTTTTTAGTTAGTGGTTTGTTTGGAGCTATATTAATGGCTTCTAGAAACAACAACTCTGATGTAAAATCTATTGTTTTATCTCTTGTTGGTGGATTATCTTCAGCTAATTTTTTAACTCCAGTTTTAGTTGATACTCTTAATGTAACAAATGTTAAGCATCAAAATGGTGTAGCGTTTATTGCTGGTTTTTTAGGCTTAAAATTGGTTGAAATTGTAAGTGAAAAGTTTTTAGAAAAAATTGATGGAAACAAAAAAATAAAGACCAAAAAAAGAAGATAAAATACAGCAGAAAAAATAAATAATCTATATGGCAAGCTCAACTCCTGGTCCTGTAAATTACAATCCAAATGATTTGAACGCTGTGTTAGGGTGTATGAATAATAAACTTGACAATATTGAGAAACAAGTTAGTGAAATACACTCTAAAATTGACAAACATAGTGACCGCTTGAGCGCCTTAGAAAATTTCCGCTACTTACTCATGGGAGCAGTAGCGGTAATCTCGGCATTAACAACTTATTTAATTTCCAAATTTAAAGGTTTGAGTTAACCCTTTTTAGTATGCTTTGGTTGATTTGGAATGTTTTCTTTCTTCTGAGCCATTCTAGCTAGCTTTTCTTTATCTTCCTGTACCTTTACGTAAGGAGCCTTAGGGACCTTGCCATACGCATCCCCAATAGAATTAATATCTTTCTTATTCATGCAAGTATTTAGTCTTGATTTTCAGTTAATCAATAATATCTATAAAAGATATGTACGAAAATACTAAAGCAGCATTTTTAAGAAGAGGTAATAATAGATTGTTTACTAATGTATTTAAAGGAGACGGTCTACATATTTCTCCTGGTAATGACCCACTCAAACAGCACCATTACCCGCTTTGTAAAAGTGTTACTTTAATTAATACTGCAGATTCAAAAATTGAAACAGATACACTAAAAGAACAGCTGGGTAATAGAGAGTTTGATTTTGTATATGCTACCAATCTTGCTTTTTATGAAGATGAACCAATTAACGTAATTAATCACTGGTTAAATTTTGTTAATTCTAAAGGACATCTTGTTCTCACAGTATCTGATGAAGACTTATACGAGCAAGGTAATTTTCCTTCTATATTTAACAATTCCCACAAAAAGACTTTTAGCATATATAAGCAGATGTCTTGGTCAGGAAGACATTACAATTTACTTGACATCATTCAAAAGCTTAATAATGTTACTTGTCGCAAAATTGAGTTAATTGATTCTAACTATGATTATTCATTGTACGGCAAAGGAGTAGATCAAACGTATAATTTTGCTGATGGAGTAGAGGCTTGTATTGAGGTTATTTTAAAGAAATATTAAGATGTTCTTTTGGAGTAAGTATTTTACCGGCAAAGGGTTAAACTTAACTAGCGAAAACCTTTTAAAGTACCCTAGGTTGAGCTCCTATAAAATACCTTTAATACCAAAATACAACTTCATATTTGCTGATTTTGAAAAAATAACTCACCAGGAAAGTGATTTATCTACTTTTGGAAGAATACTCCTATTATTTGGTGTTCTTATTATTAGACAAAAAATAACCCACGAAGAAAGTTACAATGAAGTATTGTATCATACAGATTTATTATACAAAGTAAACACCAACCTTATAAACTTTGAGAGTGATGAGGAATATAACTATTTTGTTTTTAGAAAAGAAAAGAAAATGGATAGTATGTTTGTTGGTGTCTACAGCATTGACAGACAAAAAACATTAAAAGCTGTTTCTTGTATTGGTAATAGCTCTCTATTTTCTAATTTTTTCTTGCCTCTCCACATATACGGAGATAACCATCTTTGGATGGATGGTAGTTTTATGTCTAAACTACCCAAATTCACCACAACGTGTGTTTTTACCAGACACAGTGAAACAGGTTATGAGACAAATGAAAATGCTTATAACTGGAATAAGTTAATAAACATTTGCAGAACAAAAAAAGTATTGTTAACAAATGATGACTTTAACATAGAGGAATTTGCTTTTGAGAAAAAATACACAAAGGGATACATTTATATTTCTGATATTAAAAAGGCTAGGAAGATTGGTGGTATAGACTTTAAGTATATAACATTAGAGTGGGCTATTTACGATTTCGCAGTTAGAATGGGAGACGAAATTAGTGAGCCGGAATACCATAAAGAAGATAAAGCTAGGTTCGAAACAAAGAAAGAAAAGAGATTATTAGACAATTCCACTAGATGGATTAATATTCACGAGGCTCTTGGAGATAACGTTTGTGCATTTAATCTTCTTGAATCTTTAAAAAAGACTAATAGTCTAACTGTAGGAACAGCCTATCCATTTTTATACGATTTATCAGGTGATATAAAAATGAGATATGATTTGTGGGAATTAAACGGGTTAGGTTTTAATGTTTACGAACATGGTAGTGAAAATAAAAGCAAAACACTCGAGTATGCTTACTTCTCTATGAATGGAGAAGAAGACCTGTTTGATGATAGAAGATGGAAATACTTTTACAATTTAGATGATGTTTCTAAAATAAGAAACGAATTTTCTGGTAAAGAGATAGTATTGCTGGCTCCATCAGCTTCTAATAGAGAAGGTCCAAGTAACGGGTTAATGCTAAGTAATAAAACATGGGAGTTTAGTAGGTGGGAACAAATTGTTTCTAATCTGCAAAGCAAAGGCTATTACATAATCCAAGTAGGTGTTAAGGAAGATTTTAAAGTTAATAACGTAAATGAATACTTTTTTAACAGAAGCTTTGGAGAGTTAGTTGCTTTAATAATAACTAGTAGATTCTTTTTAGGTTTAGATACATTCTTTCAGCATTTGTGTGGCTTAATGGGTAAAAAAGGTATTGTTGTTACTCCTGCTCATAATGATCACGCGTTTTGGCCGTCTACAACATATATTGTTGGTAAAGTAAAGGAAGACTTTGAACATTTAAAATGGATAAAAGATCATTTGAATCCGTTTAGAGCAAACTGTATGAAAAGCATATCTGTTGATACAGTGCAAACAGAAGTTGACAAAATTGTTAATAGCTTCAATAAATATTAACATGACTTTCGATCAATTGTGTAAGAGCCTTTTAGAAGAAGCTCCTGGTATTACGATGCCAGCTGTACCTAAGGTTAATTTAACTGCTCCGGGTGGTAAACAGCTTATCAACGCTCCACAAACAAGCGTAAAGTCTCAATACTCAGACACAGAAGCTGCTACAGATAGTTCTCCAAACGCTCAACCAAGCAAAATTGACCAGCAAACTAATGCTTATGTTCAGAACTCATATAAGCAAATAAAGGATTTACAAACAATGGTTTCCTCGTTAAGCGATGCTTTAAGAAAAGCTCAAGGATTACCACCTGGTCCTAAGAAACCTACATTTACCTCTGCTTCAATCAACCCACAACCTCCTACACAATGAGCTTTTCTAAAACATATAATGATGTGTTAAAGCAGTATCAAGTTGAAGAAAAGCTTGATTGGAAAAGTCTTCTTGCTGCTGGTTTAATTGCTGCTCCTGGAGCTGCTAAAGAAATACCTCAAAAAGAACAACCAGCTATAGTTCAGAAATCTATTAAACCTTCTTCTGAAGAAGAGTTTATGTACAAAATTAAACATGATCTAAAAAAGAGAGAGGGTAGCTCTGATTTTAATCTAGTTAAAAAGTTGCATAGAGCACCTAAAGACCCTACTATTGGTTGGGGGCATAGCCTAAAGCATACAAACCAATCAAAGGCTATCTTTAATAAAGTTATACCTGAGTTTAAATTTGAGGAAATCTTTAACAAACAAAAACCTGCAGAACTAACTGAACAGCAAGCAGAAAAGATATTAGATTACGACGTTAAGTCTAGACTATCAACTTTAAAAAGATTGTATCCAGACTTTTTTAAGTATGATTACAACACTCAACAAGCCTTGTTTGATTTAGTTTATAGAGGGGATTTAAAATACGATGTAACTAAGTTGCTTTTAGCTGGTGAGAAAGAACAAGCAACTAATTTAATAAGAAGTCGTATTCAAGGAGCAGAAACAGGAGTCAAGACAAGAGTAGAAAATTCCATTAAAAAGTTAAAAGGTTCTAAATTCTTTAATGAACCAAAAACAAATCCTGGAAAATAGTTGCCAAAATTTCTAAAAGCTGATAATATATAGGCATGTCAGTCGAAAACGATGTCTATACTATTGTTCTAAACAAGAACTGGGAGTTTACTGGAGAAACCAAAACTGTCAAAGACACCATGACTCAGTTTCTTAGCCAAGAAGACTCTAACGGCTGGGAGGCTATTTGCATCGACTATAAAGAGCAAACTGATTCTAAGACTGGAAATGTGACTGGATATGATTATTCCAATTACACTATAAAGACTGTGTCTCGCAACGAATGGTATTTTCAACCAGTTTTTAAATACTCTCCATTTATTAAGTGTGCTAACAATAGGATTATGCGAATTCCTACTGTTCTTATTGCTAAGAACTATGGTTCTATGCCTAAACGTCTAGAAAGGGTTACTAAGACTGCTATTTGGAAGCGGGATAACTATATCTGTCAGCTTACCGGCAAGAAGCTTGATAAGCATAATGGTAGTATTCATCACGTTACACCTAAGAGCCGTGGTGGGAAAGATTCATGGGAAAACATGGTGCTTTGCGATGTTACCCTCAATCAAAAGATTGGTAATAAAATGCCTGATGAGGCTGGATATAAGCTTTTAAGAGTTCCTAAGGCTCCTGCTCCAGGCACTCACTACGTTAGTATTAGACATGAAGACTGGAAGATCTTTATTAAAACCTAATAAATATATATGACTATGAAAAAGTTAATGTTGGTAATAGTTGGTTTGTTTATCACAACCTCTGCATATGCAGGAGGTTGGGGAGTTAGTGTAAACATTGGAATTCCTTTTTATACCCCAGCTCCTGTAGTTTATACTCCCGCTCCTGTAGTTTATACAACACCTGTTTATTTGCCAAGACAGGTAATATATTCCCCTGCTCCTGTTGTATATGTTCCAGCTCCTGCTCCGGTTGTATATCCAACTCCTATTGGAATTGTTTGCCCAACCCCTGTAACTGTGTATTTCCCTGCTACTTTTCATCACTATCACCACTTTAGACATTAATCTAAGTTTTAACACAAAATAAACCCGTTGTTCTCCGTCACTATAACAGGGAGACAACGGGTTTTATCTTGTTTTAATGTTCTCACTTATACCAACCAGTTAACGACATTCTATGCTTCTGTACGTGGTGAGAAACCTGAGTGACACTATGAGGAGTAACATAATCTCCAACTCTAAAGCAAACAAACTTGTTAAAGCTAGGAACAATGGTTTTTAGCACGTTTCTATCCTTATCTTGAGCTGTAAATAAGCCACCGTAGTCAGGTCTCCAATCCTTAGTAAGATGATAGACAAAGGCTAGTTTACCATTCATATCATCAGAATGGGTATTAAGGAAGCAGCCTTGAGAGTATTTGCTAGTAAAAATTGTAAAGGGAGCAACAATATTCAGTGTATTACCAGTAATAGCATTTAAAAACACTATAAACTCAGGAGCGCTAAAGAATCTAGTTAGCTGACATTCTTGACAAACACAATCTACTGGGTGATCATTAAAAGATCTATAGAAGAAATATGCAAATTTACCCTCCCCATTAGCCTTATGAGCTGCCTCGTATGTAATTTTAATTGCAGCCTGATTATCAGGAGTGTTTTGAAAACGATCTCCTTGATTATACTCATCATAGATCTCAGTGTTAGTTACATAATTTTTAAATATGGCTGGCACACTTGAGGAAGACCACCATTCTGAAGGATACAGTTCATTATAAAAATAATGCATATGATCAGCAGTAGCAGCATCTAAAAATTCAGGAATTTCTAATCTGCCAGTAGATTTAAATGTACTAGCTAGTTCCTGAATAATGAGATTTGGATTAATTTTAGGCTGGATTACCTTTCCAATATCCTGATGTAATACCGTCATACAAAATATGTATATTATTTTCGATTGAAATCAATTAACATTTAGCGCGCTGGTGGAGCAGCGGGACTTACTGGCCATAGGATATTATCCAGATCTTCTGTGTATTGAGGTAAATCCCTTAAGGCTTGTCTATACTGTCTCCAAGCAAATTTTTTATCTTCTGAATATGTTTCCCACCTATCAATAGTTACGTAATTATCAGATGCATTTAAAAGATCATTACGATACTGTCTGACTTTTAAAAGCTTGTCTGATTTAATTTCTTCTTCTGTTTTTGCAAACACTACAACAGTATAAACTAAATTATCTACTAACACTGGTTTATCCAACAAATTAAAAATTTGCGTTTCTGGATTGTATGGTAATGTGTCAATAACTCTATACAAGTTATTTTCTTGTAAAAATGAATCTGGTACACCAGTATCTGGAAAAGATACATGAGGATACATTTCATAAATATTTTGTATTGTAATATTATTGTCGATTATTGTTGCTACTTTCATAATTTTAATTATAAGTTATTCTGACTTGACCTCTTCCACCATCACCACCAGTTCCTGCGGTATTTGTATTTGTACCTCCTGCACAAACTGCATTTTGACTTGACCATCCCATACCACCAGCTCCTCCAGGAACTCCACCATTACCTCCTGCATTATTATATGAACCACCCCCTCCACCTCCTCCGTTGACAGTACTTTGTCCATTTCCACCTGAATTGGAACCTCCACCTCCACACCCTCCCGCTGCACCGCTTCCAGAAGCGCCTCCCGCTGCACCGCTTCCACCAGTTCCATTGACTCCATTTGCAGTTGTTCCTGCTGATCCTCCTCCACCACCTTCTGGACCACCACCTCCTGATCCGCCAATATATCTTATTGTGCCAATAGAATTAGCTAATTGAGTTGAATTATTTGGTATTGTAGTTGGATGTGTTGCTCCACCAACCGCTTTACAGCCAGTAGTTGAAGACGTAGGTACAGAGTTAGAATTATAATTTACCCAACTATCACCACCTGCTGTTGCACTTGATGAACCAGTACCAACTCCTCCAGCTCCAACAGTATAATAAAAAATATTCCCACCACTTATTCCTGTAATAGTAGATCTTGCATAAGCTCCTCCCGCACCAGTTCCAGTACTTATATCACCTCCAGTGCTTCCTCCTCCTCCACCCCAAGCTTCTACAACTGCGCTTGTGGCTCCAGATGGAACGGTACTTGAACCAGAACCTACACTTAGTACTAAAACTTCTACTGGTGTAAAACCACCGCCACCTTTACTTCTTATTAATGGTCCGCGACCAGAACCTATAGTAGCCATAAAAATTAAAAATTTTGACCTCCGTTAAAACCATACCAGTTTGTACCGTCATATATAAAGCTAAAAATATCAAATTTAGTATTTGTTGTTGTTAGAGTTGGTGCTGTACCTCCTGGCCACTTAACAGAAACCCCACCAAAGGACCAGGTTATTGTGAATACAGAACCATTAGGTATTGTTATTATTGTAAATGAATTTGCCCTACCTGCAGTTAGATTACTAATAGTAAAGCTAGTGACGCTAGCATTAAGAGTAAGACGCGCAACGGTTGTTGTGTTAAGATCTATAGTAACAACCCCAGCTGAAGGGGAAACATTATTGAAAGTTTCCTTAACACCTCTTATATTACTTACTGCAGATATTGTAACTGTTGTACCATCATCAGTCATTGAAGAATTTGCAACTGTTGTAGAGCTGCTAAATTTCGCAATTGTGTTAGTGGTTCCACCTGATACTCCAGCACCAGGCTGACCTGAGAAGCCTGGTAAACCAGATGTACCAGGTAAACCAGATGCTCCAGGTAAACCGCTATGACCGGGTAAACCGCTATGACCAGGCTGACCTGAGAAGCCAGGTAAACCAGAAACACCAGGTAAACCGCTATGGCCAGGTAAACCTACAGCACCAGGTAAACCAGAAAAACCAGAAACACCAGAAACACCAGGTAAACCGCTATGACCAGGTAAACCTACAGCACCAGGTAAACCAGATTCACCAGGTAAACCAGATGCACCAGGTAAACCAGATGATGTTCCACCAACAATTAATGCTGCAGAAAAATATGTACCGCTTCCTTCAGTATTGCCTTGTTGGATGTCTTGTGTTCCAGTATCTGCAGTAAAAACGGTAAAATCTAAATAGTCAGCACCACCATTGAGAAAGATTATCTTTGTTAAGATTTGAGAAATACCAATACCAGCTTGTAATGAATGTTGGCTAATACCCATTTGGGTTGTACCATTCTTACGTATTTGAATATTAGTTTGGTTAGTTGTAGTAACATCTGCTGCGCCCCACCATACAGCAAAAGTTATTTCATAATAACCTTCAACGGTTGGTTTGAATTGATATGTAGAGGCATTCCACCAGTTTTGTGGGTCAAAATAATCAACAAATTGGACTACTGTATCAGCTCCAGCTGTTATTGTTTGAGTAGAAGAATTCAACTTCCCGCTTGCTACATAATTGCTTACAGTTAATTGACCACCATCTTTACCTGGCAAACCACTTGCTCCAGGAAGACCAGAGACTCCAGGAGGACCGCTAATACCTGGAGCACCGGAGACACCAGGAGGACCGCTAATTCCAGGAGTACCACTAATACCAGGACCACCACTAATACCAGGTAACCCACTGTAACCAGGCAGACCGCTATCGCCTGACAATCCAACCATACCTGGCAAACCACTAACACCTGGCAAACCACTACCACCTAAAGCTCCGCTGATACCTGGTGCTCCACTAATACCAGGACCACCGCTAACACCAGGACCACCGCTAACACCAGGACCACCGCTAACACCAGGCAGACCGCTATCGCCTGGCAGACCACTAAAGCCAGGCAGACCACTGTGGCCAGGTAAACCGCTAATACCTGGCAGACCACTGTGGCCAGGTAAACCGCTAATACCTGGCAGACCACTGTAGCCAGACAAACCGCTAGCGCCAGGTAACCCACTAATACCAGGAGTTCCGCTTATACCAGGAAGACCGCTGTTACCTGTTGCACCAATTGGAGTAATACTGAAGGAATAATTTGTCTCTCCCTCTGAATAAAGAGAAACTGTATTAGTATTATTACCATTATTTACAGCTTTAATTTCAACATACAATCGATCATTTAATAATGCAGATGCCCCATTAAAGAACGAGTCTGAAAGTTGCATCTGTGGTGTAGTGTTTGAAACAACAGCAACAGGAGCAGTTGATAATAAATAGGTTAAGGTGCCTAAATTAGTGTTGTATCGGTAAACTTGAGCATATACATCAAAAATTGTATTGTTACCACCTCTTACACAGTGCAAATAAAATGCCCAAATACCAGGTGTAATGAATGTTAAATAAGGGTCGTTCTCTGGAGTAATGAAACTTTGAATAACACCTGTTTCACTGGCACTTAAAGTTATTGTATCAACTGTCTGTGCTAAAAGTACTGGAGTTGTACTCCACTCTTTCCAACCAGATAAAGATGTAACTGAGTTGTTTAAGTAATACGTTGCACCACCAGCAATACCTCTTGCTCCTGGTAAACCACTTGCTCCTGGTAAACCACTAATACCAGGAACACCGCTAATACCTGGAGTACCGGAGACACCAGGAGTACCACTAATACCAGACAACCCGCTTGCTCCTGTAGTACCACTATCCCCTGACTGTCCGCTTGCTCCAGGAAGACCAGAGACACCAGGAACCCCGCTAATACCTGGAGTACCGGAGACACCAGGAACCCCGCTAATACCTGGAGTACCGGAGACACCAGGAACCCCGCTAATACCTGGAGTACCGTAGACCCCAGGAGTGCCGCTGATACCTGGTACTCCAGATTCTCCAGGAAGACCAGAGACACCTAGCAAACCACTTGCTCCAGGAAGACCAGAGTCACCAGGAGTGCCGCTGATACCTGGTACTCCAGATTCTCCTGTAGTACCACTAATACCTGGCAAACCACTTGCTCCAGGAAGACCAGAGACCCCAGGAGGGCCGCTAATACCTGGAGCACCGGAGACCCCAGGAACCCCGCTGATACCAGGAGTACCACTAATACCAAGACCACCGCTAGCACCTGGTAGACCGCTAGCACCTGGTAGACCGCTTATTCCAGGGGTTCCAGAGTCTCCTGGTGTTCCACTAATTCCAGGAACACCAGAATCTCCTGGAAAACCTCTTGCTCCAGGAAGACCGCTAATACCTGGAACACCGCTAATACCTGGAAAACCACTATCTCCAGGAATTCCGTTAGTCCCTGGCAAACCACTTGCTCCTGGAGTACCACTAATACCAGGGATGCCGCTAAATCCAGGTAAACCGCTAATACCCTGAGTACCTACTGTACCAGGTAAGCCGCTAATGCCTGGAGAGCCGCTAATGCCTTGCAAACCACTATCCCCTGGAGAGCCACTAATGCCTGGCAAACCACTATCTCCAGGCTTGCCGCTCAACCCACTTGTTCCAGGCAACCCACTTTCTCCTGAGGTTCCTGATGGGCCTTGAACACCTGGTAATCCACTAGCGCCAGGATTGCCTGAAGTTCCTGGAGTACCACTAATTCCGGGTATTCCTGATATTCCTGGAAGACCACTAATACCAGGAATACCTGAAATACCAGGAGCCCCAGATATACCTTGAATACCAGGTAGACCGCTTGCTCCTGGTGTACCAGAGATGCCTGGTGTACCAGAGATGCCTGGTATGCCACTAATACCCGGTACACCACTTATGCCTGGTGTACCAGAGATGCCTGGTATGCCGCTAGTGCCAAGGAGACCGCTTGCTCCTGGTAACCCACTTGCTCCAGGAAGACCACTTGCGCCAGGCAGCCCACTTGCGCCTGGAATACCAGAGATACCGGGCGTTCCACTAATACCAGGAGTACCAGAGATACCCGGAATACCGCTAATGCCTGGTACACCACTTGCTCCTGGTAACCCACTTGCTCCAGGAAGACCGCTTGCTCCAGGCAAGCCACTGGCTCCTGGTAGTCCGCTAGCTCCAGGCAGTCCGCTGAAACCAGGAGTTCCGCTAATACCAGGAATACCGGAGATACCAGGAATACCGGAGATACCAGGAGAGCCAGGTAAACCACTAGCTCCAGATTCTCCAGGGGCTCCTATTTTACCGGCAGTTGTAACATAAAATTTACCAGCTGAAAGTGCTAAGACTGAGAGTGGGTCTACTAGAGTATCAAGTCCAGATGCATCTATATCTGGGGTATTAATTACAAAGTTTGAAGCAGATAACGTAGAATGTATAGTCATCTCGTTAGTATTACCATCTGCTGTAAACATTGACCCGCTTGGTCCTTCTAAGATTGCTACACCAGCGTCGCTTGAAGAAAGATATACAGTGTTTGTAGCTACTCCTGAGAAAGATATTACCGCTACTCCTGGTATTACTTGTATGTCTGCCATATTAGTGAAAATATTTATTGAAAACCAACAGGTTTAATGGTAATTACTTATTACATATGTTTGTTTTTACACTAGTAGATAACAACGAATTAGAGCATGCTATACCTTTTTATTACCGATCCAAAAGATTGGGGTTTAACGAGCGTCTAAACTTTATTTTTAACGATAAAGAAGTGCATAGAACCTTTAAAATGCTAAGACTTAAGTCAAATATTCACTTACATGAAAGTCTAGAGCACAGCTTTTTAGCTGGGTTCCTCACTAAACCTCAGCAGTTTTTGTATATAGATGTTAAAACAGTGCTAACTAAAGACCCTTCAGTGTTGTTTCAAGATGCCTTGACTAGAAGTGAAATTGTTTATTATGAGTATAAAAACAACTATAAGTTGTTTGGAGCTAACTATAATAGCAACTTTAAATTTTATTACCCTGATTTGTTAGATGATTACGAACTATATCTACAAAAAAATGAGGGTAACATTTACACGTTACCCTCTTGCGGTTTAACTACAACTGAAACTATTAAGAGTTAAAGACAAACTCACAGGCATTACCAGCACAGGCAACAGTAGCCTGAACAGACGTCTCATCCTCATTTTCTTGTAGCTTGGTATAGTCTACACTACTCATGTTTTTGATAATAGCCTCATACTTCTGCTTGTCAGCCTCAGTAGATACTGATTCATTAGGTGCTTGAGCATAGAGCTTATCACCAAAGTCAGGCAACAACGACACAGCACAGAAGTACTGACGATTATCAAACAAGTACTTGGTCACAAAGTCCCATTCGTCATCCTTGACGCTAACAGTACAGCTAACGTTATGATGAATAGGCTTCTCATAATCGTTAGTTCCAGGGATAACCCAGTTTGTCTGAGTAGACTTGATGTACTCCAAGTGCTGCTTAGCGGACAAGTCCCCCTTAACAATAGCCTCTGGGCTAACCTCAATAGGGAAGCAAACAACGTCGTCAGTCTTATTAGCAGACCAAACGCTAGGTTCGCACATATGAGAATTGTACATCTTGAAGAACTGATAAACATTATCAATCTTGTTCATCTGCACTCTACGGAAGTACTTGCGAGAGTGATGAGGGTGAATACCAGAAGCAGACTCTAGTACAAGGCTAGAGGTTCCTTCAGGCTTGATACAAGTAACACGAGCAGCCTGCTTGATACCAATCTTGTCAGCCCAAACACGATTAGTCTCTACAGCAGCAGCACTGGCAAGGTTCTGACAGTCGGGATCAAGCAACACACTAGGATTATCCATCATGCCAGTAATAGATACACCCAAAAGAGCCTCGTCATCAGTAAGCTTCTTAGCAGCATTGCTAAGATACTTAAAGTCAGTATATGCAGCCTGTAAAGTACCAATCAAAGAAGCAGCTCTAGAAGCCTCAATAAAGTCCTGCTTAGTCTTAACCTTGGCTCCATTGATAGAAGTCAAGTTACAGAACTGAACACCACAAACACCATCTTCAGTAACAGGAACGAATGAAATCTCAAAGCAAGGATTCAACAATTGCTGAGGATGATCTGCAAATACGAACCCAGGTTCACCATACTGACGAGTGCGTTCAATGATCTTGCGAAAGTCTTCCAGAGTAGTCTGATTTCGCAAAAGAAGAATACTGTTGTTAGAACGAGCGCGCTGAGGTTCAATATGATGCCAACCAATCATCATATCCTTGGTAATTGTATTCTGATATTCCCACTCAGAAACAGTAACTTCATACTCTTTCTTGTTAACAATAACCTTGCCAGAGTATTGACCATTGTCTTCCTTATGGAACTTAGAGTGCTTAGTTATTGCAAAGTTAGTCTTTGCATTGAGCATGTCTTCATCTTCCTTCATGAAGATAACAGAAGTAGCAGAACGACGAATACCACCAGAAAGAACAGCATCAGAACAATGCATCAAGATATCATAAGCATCAACAGAGCGAAGACGAGCATGCTCTTGCTTCTCAATCAAATGATCCAAGAAATCCTTGATCTTCTTGTGAGCAGACTTAAGACCTCTGTAACCAGGAGCCTTGCCACCACCAGTCTTAATCTTTGCACCTTCTGGACGAATCTTGCTATAGTCGAAAACAATCTTACGACCAGACAAGGCATTGTTACGAGTATAACAATTCAACAAGACTTCGACTGAATCAGCCCAACCTTCAATAGTATCCTGCACAGTATAAGTAACAACCGTTCCTGTCTTATCTGCTGCAGTAACCAAGTCGGGCAAGCGGTCCAAGAAGGTCTTGGAGAGACCAATCCCAACACCACAACCACACAAAAGTAGGTAAAAGATCTCAGAAAAGCTTCTCACTGAGTCTACGTGGCGAACCGCACAGTTAAAAAGGCGGGCGTTGTGAGCGAAAACAGCCTTGCCACCGAATTGCATAGAACGCATAGAAGGAACAACCTTCTTGGCACGAACATAATCAAAGGCCTCTGAAATCAGCTTCTTATCTTCTACAGAAAGATGCTTAAACTTTTGCAAATGCATAGACTCGACTCGACCGATTGTCTCATCCCAAGTCTCACGTCTCTTATTCTTCTCGTTGTAACGAGCGTATTTCGTAGTAAAAACAAAACGAGCGATTTCTTCGAGCCCGTTTACCGGTTTATTTTCAGTTGTAGTTCCCATATAGTTTAGATGAAGAAAAGTAGAAGGTTACCCCTCTACTCTCTGTTATAAGTGTAGTATATATTTATTCTCTCGTGAAATCTACTTTCGTTCGATGAAAGAATAAAGTTTATTTGCGGTACCGAGAATCTTGTCGTAAAGTCTCTCGTTTGCAAGTACAGATTCAGGATATTCTAGGAACTCCTTGGAACCATCGCTGTTGCTTCGCACTTCTTCTTGCCTGAGATAAATGTTATGCATTTCCAGATCCTTTGCCATCTGGAGAACCTCAAGTCTAATCTCATAGGCGTTTTTGTTTGCAGTGCTAACCGTGTTTGTTTGTGATGTTTTCATATGTGTTTTGCACGATTCATCGTACAAATTTACTTATTTTTCTATTCTGCAAAGTGCAACTTGTAAAAATAAATAATCTGAATTAATATTCATATGGTTAAAATCCAAGTACGGTACGGAAAGAAAACAGCCGATTGGTTCTTGAGATTTGGCATAGAAAGAAAGAAATTACAATTAGCCTTTGAAAAATTATTAGAAAAAGAGTTTCCAGGTAAAAAAATTAAAAGACACATAAACATTAAGGCTGATTCTCGATTCTTAGATAGTGGTTATTACTTCGGGAGTAATACTTTAGATATTGGGGTTGCTCCATTTAGGAAGAAATATGATAAGAAGTCAAGAAGACGTATATTTTTAAGAGATTTATTACACGAATTCAGGCACTGGATACAAGATAAACTGCTAAAAGTAAAAGAAAAGGAACTTGATTATACAGCTCACGATGTAGATAATAAAACAGATAAGTACTATTGGAATGTTTGGGAAGTAGATGCTAGACACTATTCAACTAAGCACTTTCAACGAACTTTTAGACTATTGTTTAATAAATAACTATATGAAATATATTAAGAATCTACTTACTATTCTCAATCAGCTCAAAGTCTATCATTGGCAGACTACTAGCTATGCTCAACATCAGGCTCTTGGTGGAGCCTATGATGCTCTCAATGGTTTGATTGATCAATTCATTGAAGTATACATGGGTAAATACGGTAGAATAGAAGCCAAAGGTGGTTCTTCTACAGTTGACTTGTTTAATACAGATCAATTGCCTGTAGATGGTTTTGTAAATAATGCTGTAGAGTATATTGTAGCTTTAGAGATTCCTGATAAGAATGCTGATACAGATCTTATGAACATCAGAGACGAGATGCTTGCTGAACTCAATAAGCTCAAGTATCTATTGACCTTAGAGTAATTAATCTTCAATAACAAATTGCTTCTCGAATGTCGTATAAGCCTTCTTATACGACTCTTTTGTTTCTAAAGTAGCATTTTGTGTGTATTGCCAGTTCCAGAACATCTCTTTAGGTGTTTTAAATCCAAAAAACTCTAATACCTGCTTTTGAGTATCTAATACATCTTTTCCATTCCAGTTCTGACCAATCAATATTAAACCAGCATCAATATTAGATACAATGTTCTTCTCACCCAGCGTTGAATGTCTGTTTTCGATCCAGGTTAAACGCTCAATTAGCTTTTGATAGTAACCATTTGTTTGTCCCCATCTAACTGAACCAAATATCTGAACTGCATCACTCTCGAACAACGGTTTACTAATCTTCCAAAGTTCGTCATCCTTGTTATTGATACTAGCCCAGCATCTATGAAAACCACTAGGGTTCTTTTCTTTGTCTTTTAACAAGGCATCCTTAGTACCACAGTGATTACCACCTTTATCAGGGCTGCTACTAACATTTCCTTCACATGGATAGATCTTTAGCTTAGGTACTTCAATTAATGTAGCCTTTTGCTTTCCTAATTGTTCCTGAACATAGATAGCTAATTGAGTAGACTTAGGAATATCGTCAGTATGACCTGTCCAACGATTAGAAGTGGTGAGAAGAAGAACTTTTTCTTTCTTAGACAAGTAGTCTATTGTTTTATCAAGCTGTTCTCTTTCTTTACTCTCTTGAATAAGATAATGATTTAAAAAGTTCATTTCTATTATTTATTTGTTATGCTAAAGACATGCCCCTGCTTTTTCTACCAGATCCTTTATTTCTTGCTCCCCAGTTTTCTTGCTGGCTATGACAATTTGGGCATATTAATCTAACATTATTGGGTTTATGGTTACTAGGGTTTCCGTCTATATGGTCTACTTGTAGTGTTAACGGCTTGTTATTCCAATTAGATATATTGCAACACTCACACTTATAGCCTCTCTCTTCTGTAATATATCTACGAATTGTTGTTCTTTCAATTACTTGAGAATCCCCATTTAACCACTTTTGCTTGTTTAAGAATTGTTTTTATTCTCCTCTGCAAGCAGGGTTGCAAAACTTGTTTTTTGAAACTAAGTGATGCATCATTTCTTTTTCAGCTCCACAGTTTAAGCATTTAAAAGAATCTCTCGTTTTGGTAGGTCTAGCCATGTCAATATTTATTAGGCTACGATTATTTTTTAGAGAGAAATGGTGCGGTATGAGGGAATCGAACCCTCGTCTCAAGCTTGGCAAGCTCGCATAATAAGCCACTATACGAATACCGCATTGACTATATTATTTACTATCTCCTAGATAAAAGCAACAAAAAACCCGCTGAGAAATTAATCTCAGCGGGCTAACTGACTGATTCTGATTAGAAGCGGAAGTTCAAGCCAGCGGAAACAACAACTGAACCATTAAGCTCCTTAGTAGCGAAGTTAAACTTGCTAGTGCTAAAGTTGTTATCAACATAACTAACATCAGCAAACGGAGTAAGGGTTCCAAAGGAGAGCTCAAACGGACGAGCAACAGTAACCTTACCAACGAAGGCCTCATAATCGGTGAACTTACCATACTCAGCAAGAGGAGTCACAGAGAAGCCGAACGGGAGAGCCTGAACGCGATAAAGACCTGCACTAACACCAGTCTGATCGAGGTTGTAATCATAAGAACCGCGAACATAAGGAGTGACATATGGGTTCTTAAGAGCAAGCTTAGCTCCAAACTCAGTGGAATTAGGAATACCAGTCACACCGCTTTGGTGACGAGTAATATCAGCATCAGCACGCAAAGAGAAATCACTGAAAAGATCAAATGCCTTTCCAGTTCCAAGCGTCCAATGAGACTGATCCAAGTCGTTGTTGGGGAGCAACGTGCCCTTGAGGTAGACATCAGCATACTTAAGAGTCTTGCTGGCATCAACAGCAATCAATGCTGAGGCATTGTTACGAACAACACCATTAACGACGTAGTTATTATTGTATCCTGCCGTAACCCCAACAGAGGCGTTATCAGCGGCAGTGATAGAAAGGGCGACAACCAAAGATGCGATCGCCACGAGGGACTTAAACATGTTTTTCATATCGAGTAATATTATAAAGCGTTGCCAAAAAAAAGCAACTGTTTTTATTTAGGTCAGCGCATAAATATTTCTATGATCGTATCAAAGCTCAAAGATATCTATGCCCGAAAAGTCCTCAGAGAACAGGATGAGGTGAAAATCTTTAAGCAGGACCCTGATCAAGACTCAGTTGAGCACATTGCCACCTTGGATAAAGTCTACTACAACAATGTTCTCAGAAGAGCTCTTAAGGCAAACGATGTTTCTGGAGAAGAAGTTGACACAGTCTTGTTTAAAGAGTCTCTTATAAAGGCTGGAGTTGCTCCAGGCTCTGATATCGCCAACTCATTTGCAGTCTTTATCAAGGAGACTGGTATGACTTTCAAGAAAGAAAATCAAGATGAGTTTGCCAAGATTTTAAAACTCTACGGAGAAAGCAGCGATAGTGGTTCTCTTGTTGAGATTCTTACTACCTGTTACAAAGGCAACGTTTCTTCTCATATTCCAGAACTTACTCGCCTAGTAAAACAAAAGACAGAGGCTAAAAAAGGTAAGGCTGTTGGTCCAGGTGAAATTTTCTTTGAGATTTTCGCAGGTGGTACTAGCGCCTCTGTAGGTGATATGGAACTAGATGGGAAGACTTTTGAAATTAAGTCTACTCCAGGTGCTAGATTAGAGACAGAGAGAACAGAAGGAGCTAGCAAAGAAGATCTAGGTCGCAAGGCTGCAGAAGGTGACTTAGAAGATATTAAAGACTTGGTCTCTGTATTAGCTGGATATGATATTGATGATCCAGGTAAAGAGGAGCTAATTAGTGGCACTCTTGATTCTTATATTGAAAGCAGAAAGTCTTCTATTGTAAGAAGCATCAGAACCAAATACATCGACAAGAGAACCTTATCTCAGGCTGACGATTTATTGAGGCTAGTTGGCTTTATACAATTAAAGTGCTACCAGCTCAATAAGAACTTCGATTACCTATTAGCCTTTGATTGTGAAAGTACTGATATTAAGATTGATCTTGTCAATTCTAACATTCCAGTAAGCCAACTCTTAGAAAAGAAAAAAGATTGGAGATTTAATTACGACTGGTCAACTGGCTCTGGTTATAGCACAGCCATGAAGATCATGGCTATTTAAAATTCTTCTTATATTCTTCTACAATGGTATTTATTTTATCTCTATAACTGCTGTGCATGTACTGATGGTGAGTTGGACACAGCGGAATTAAATTGTTTGGATTATTATTATCGTGATTTCCATCGTAATGATGAACTTCAACAATTAAATTTTCTTTGCAAACAATACATTCTTTTTTATGATAATGAAAACAAGTAGTTCTATAGCTGTCTTCTTTCCAGTTACCGTTATTAGGTCCGGTTCTAAACAACTTATTTGAGCAAGCATATGAACAAGTTGTGCTAGGTCTCTTTACTGATGTAATAAAATTGTTTTTACAAATCGGGCAAGTACTAATTTGCTTGCTTTTGTTAACTTTACAAACTTTACAGGTGTAATTCTCTTTTTGTTTGATGTTTTTTAATTCATAATCCCATTTTTCAATCTGAATTAAACAAGAAGAACACTTTATAAAAACTTTACCCATACAATTATTTATTCAAATTGTATGGGTTTGAGACAACCTCTCGAATTAAAATGGTCGGCCACGACAGAATTGAACTGTCTCCGCATGCTCCCAAAGCATGTATGCTACCGTAACACTTGTGACCGATAAATGGTGGGAAGTAGAGGATTTGAACCTCTGGCCTTATCCGTGTAAAGGATCTGCTCTGCCGCTGAGCTAACCTCCCGTGTTATTATTTAATCAATTAAGCAACAAATCCAGAGCTTTTTGCTTAATTTGTACACCCTGCCCAAAGATTGTATTAGCTACAAAACGTTTTTCAAGAGCAATTTTACCGTGCTTAAGAATCTTATTCGGATTATTATGATGGTCAAAATACTCCGTAACTGCATTGAACATATCCCAACGAGTACGCCCAATGTTACCAGCACCGTTATTAAACAGCTCAATGATATGAGCCTTGCGGTGAATAAGACGCATAGACTGCTTTGAATTAGCCTTCTTAGCGTTCTTAGGCATAAGCTTATCAAGAAAGTTTTTAGCCTCCTGAGCATTCATAATCTTATCGTTAAGAGCATCAGCCTGTTCAACAAAACCCTTGCCTGCATCCAAGAAGCTATTGATAAGAATCATATTAGTATCAATCTTGCGTTGGTGATTCTTGGTGTGCATAACACCAAGACCAGACTCAGAAGCAGCCTTAACCATGAGCTTCAACTGATTGTTACAGAAGATTCGATGAGCCATACTCAAATAAGAGTTTCGAAAAGTACCATCGTTAGTAATCAAACAGAAGATACGATTGTTAATTGTATCCATGGGACGGTACTTGAGACTCATCGGATTCTTAAATCGAGCTGCTACCCAGCACTTTCGCCCGTTTTCAATGATACCAGCGTTCTCATACTCAAGATCGAACTTTTTAACAATGTTCTTGTGGAAAGGTTCAACCATAGTAGGAACATCAACAATGTTATAACGCTTACCAACAATACCAAGCACAGAATCGTTGTTGGTGTTGCGAATAATGAACTTATCCTTGATCTGTTTGCCATTGCGGTCAAACAGCGGCTCCTTCTCGAGCTTAAAGTCAAGATTAGCTCGTGTAATCAACTCGTCGAAGTCGGTAACACCAGTGATTTCGGTTCCAAGCTTCGTGTCGAGAGAGATAAGATTGCTTGTCATACCATTATTTATAGTCTCGATATCAGAAAAAGGCAACAGGAAAGTTTACTCCCTCCAACCTTTTTGCAGATGGTAGGCAAGGTTGCCGTCAGCATTATACATTTCCAGAATATCTTCCTCAAACTTCACCTGCTTCAAGGCGAGCTTATGAGCAAGCTGAACGTTCTTTCCAGAGATCTCGATGTCGCGGCAATCGTGATTGTGGAAGTTGCGAATAACGACTTTGTAACTCTTCATGACCAACATTATAGATGGTCTAGTTTATGAATCAAGCAGAAAAATTAATTTCTTTATTTTCTTCTGAAATCTTTAGAGTTTTAACCTTATTTTTAGAGGAAATGAAGTCAATCATTGGGTTAAAAATAAGCTTTTCAACAATTCTCTTAATTTCCCGTGCCCCATACTTCTCAGTCTGGCTTTTATCTGAAATATACTTTACAATAGATTCAGAGAAGGAGACAGAACGTATACCGGTCTTCTGTTTAACTCTATTAATAATAATTTCTAGTTCCTTATTGATAATTTGATTTATAGTATTATTATCAGTTACCTTATCGAACACGATAATATCATCAAAGCGGTTCAGAAACTCAGGTTTAAAGTGCTTCTCAATAGAGCTAACGAAGTTTTCTGTAAAGTTCTGTGCACCGAAACCCATGGATCTCTCAGTTGAAGCACCAACATTGGTTGTAGCAAAGAAATAACAGTTCTTAAGGTTTATTTCTTCGCCAGAAGAGTCAGTTAACCTACCACTATCTAGCACTTGCAATAAAACAGTATATACTTCTGGGTGAGCCTTTTCAATTTCATCAAATAAAATGATGCTATTAGGAAAGTTCTTTATCTTTTCAGTAAGCAAACCACCCTTCCCATACCCAACATATCCTGGAGGTGCGCCGATTAGCTTGGCAATTGAATGAGCCTCAGCAAATTCAGACATATCAAACACTACAAACGACTCTGGAGTGCTGTTATTTAAAAATTCATGGAGCTTTCTCACTAGTAATGTCTTGCCAACACCAGTAGTCCCGGCTAGTAAGAAAGATCCAAGGGGTTTATTTGGATCCTGTAAATCCAACTTAGACTTTTTAATGATTTTAACAATCTTTTGGATAGCCTGAGACTGTCCAAACACGTTATTCTCTAAATATGTTCTGAGTTCCTTAAAGTATTCTTCATTAACTTTGATTTTATTAATTGGAATGTTAGTCAACTTACTTACAACAGCATCAACATCATTGACTTTTATTGGTGCAAAGGAAGTAATACTCTTTTTCCAGTCGTCTAACTGCTTGTTCAACACAGCAGTCTCTTGTTCTTCTTGTTCTTTATACAATAAAGCCTTTTCAAAGTTGTTTTTAAACAAGAACTGCTCTTTCTTCTGCATTGTCTTTAGTACAATGTTCTGTGTCTTAACTATATTCTTTGGTATTACATTCTTTTTATTGTAGACAAATGAGCCAACTTCATCTAAAATGTCAATAGCCTTGTCTGGAAACTTTCTATTAGTAACAAACCTGTCAGAAAGATGAACAATACGCTTTAAAATTGTGTCATTAATGTGGCATTTATAGTAATTCTCGTAATCTTTCTTTACTCCTTTGAGAATACACAACGTCTCATTAGTGTTAGGCTCTTTAAATATTACTTTTTGAAACCTTCTCTCAAGAGCCTTGTCTTGTTCGAATGAAGCCTTGTAATCACTGAAGGTGGTTGAGCCAATTATTCTAACATTTTCAGCTGTAAGAACAGACTTTAATGTATTCCCTAGATCAACCCCAGAGGATTTACCTAAACTAGTCAGGTTTTGAATCTCATCAATGTAGACAATAAGGTCTTTCTTTGTTAAAAGTGCGTGAATAAGCCCTTGAATACGTTCTTCGAAATCTCCTCTGAATCTAGTACCAGAAATAAGCTTGTTTAAATCAAGACTGTAAACTGTCTTGTTCTGCAAGAACTCAGGTACATCATTATCTCTAATTTTTCTTGCGAGATTTAATACCTGGGTTGTTTTTCCAACTCCAGGCTCACCAATAAGAATAACATTGCTTTTATTTTTACGACAAAGAATCTCAACCATTCTTGAAATATAATTCTCCCCACCAATAACGTTGAGAGGTAAATTAGTTTCATTTAAATTAGTACCAAACACATCAAGAATGTCGTTTGATTCCTCTTCCATCATATCATCATCAGTTAATACTGGAATAGCCTCTGAGACTTTTGGTTCATTAGGTAACAACTCCCCGTCTAAATGTTTACAAACAACCTCTTTTACGTTTTTATAAAAGACTCCTTCTGATTTTAAAATGTTAATTGCGCTACCTTGATCGTCGTAGAGTAAACCTAAAAAGACATGAACAGGGGTAAGCTCTTTTTGCTCGAGCTTCTCACAAATCTGCTCAGCTAATGCAAAAATCTTTTCTACTTTAGGGGTAAATTGAATCTCTTCTAAGGTTGGTGGTTTTTCTACGTTGCTATAAAACAAAACATTGTCTATAATGAATACGATGTTGTTGTAATCAACCTTTAGATTCTTAAACAAGTTAATTAAGATAGTGCTATTACACTTAAGCAAAGCCAAAAGAATATGCTCAGTACCAGCATATTTATTTTTTCTCTTTTTAGCCTCTTGCTTTGCGTCTTCTAGCAACTTCTTGATTAGAGGTGAATCTTTCTTCATCAATGTTATTAACAAGAAACTTCACAAAAAACAAGATGCATTAGCTACCAAAGCTTGCTGCTGCAAGATCGTATCTTGCAGTACCAACCCCAGAATTTTCACTAACAAAATTACCTTGATTGTCAAATAAGGTAGTAGTATTAACAACACTATAGTCGCTTGAGAAACCAAACCCAAATATCGCCTTATCTCCACCATAACCAGCTGCTGCTAAAGCGTATCTAGCAGTACCGGCAACAGTAGTATCTGAACCAAGAGTGCCTGTATTTGTAACTTTATTAGTTAATAAAAGGAACCCGCTATTATTAAAACCATAAGCAAATATTGCTTTATCTGTTCCGTAACCAGCTGCAGCGAGGAAACCTCTTTCAGTTACAATATTGTCAGTTTCACTAACATACACACCTGTATTAGAAAATAGTGAGGTTTTATTATAGAAAACATTACCCGCTGAGTATGTTGCTCCAAAACCAAATATTACTTTATCTCCACCATAACTTGCAGCAGCTAAATTAGCTCTTGATGTGGCTACGCTACTTGTATCTGAATTAACAATACCAAGATTTGTAACAGTGTTGGTTGTACTTGTATAACCTCCATCGAAGCCAAAGCCAAATATTGCCTTATCTCCACCATAACTTGCAGCAGCTAAATAAAGTCTTGCTGTACCAACTCCTGCTTGATCAGCATTAACTATACCAAGATTTGTAACAGTATTGGTTATAGAAAGCTTAATATCACTTGCGCCATATCCAAATATTGCCTTATCTCCACCGTAACTTGCAGCAGCTAAACCATATCTTGCAGTTCCAACCCCGGTTTGATCTATATTAACTACACCAAGATTTGTAACTGTGTTAGATTTTGAAAGTATACCGCTATCCCCTTGACCATAACCAAAAATAGCTTGTTTATTTGTTAAAACAGGAGAGGCTGTTGGGGTTACTGTTGGTGTTACAGTTACTGTTGGTGTTACAGTTACTGTTGGTGTTACTGTAACTGTTGGTGTAACTGTCTTGGTTGGAGTTAAAGTTGGGGTAGTTGGAGTAGTTAAGGTACTATTTGGTGTAGGGGTAACTGTTTTGGTTGGAGTTATAGTTGGTGTAACTGTATTAGTTGGTGTAACTGTATTAGTTGGTGTTAACGATTGAGTTGGAGTAACAGTAATTGTAGGTGTTGGTGTTGCTGGGAAGTTACTATAATCAAAAATATTAAGTAAACACATATCAACTAACATTGTACCAGTATTCATATTGAAGAACAAATATGAACAATATGCAATATATTGAGTTGGTGTTACATAACTTGGCTGAATTTCAAAGTAATATTTCTGATTGCTACCCTCTGGACCGAAATTAGTGAAAACTACGTTATAGGCTGCTGAAGTTGTACCATATGCTCCCCAACTATAATTATTAAATATATTTCCAACTAAATATAGTCTGCTTACAACAAACTTAAGAATCTTAGCTATATCAGTTGCGCCTCTTGAAGCAATATTAGAAGAATCAATAGCATTAATTATATAATTCTTACTATCGGCAAAATTATTAATGTATGGTTCAGTATCCGGAGACTGGAAGCAATATGTATTCTTTTGTGTAGGTGTAATTGTGGGAGTGATTGTTGGTGTAACTGTATTAGTTGGTGTAATTGTTGGCGTTACTGTGGTGGTTGGTGTAATTGTTGGCGTTACTGTGTTGGTTGGTGTAACTGTATTAGTTGGTGTAACTGTTGGTGTAACTGTATTAGTTGGTGTAACTGTATTAGTTGGTGTAATTGTTGGCGTTACTGTGTTGGTTGGTGTAACTGTATTAGTTGGTGTAACTGTTGGTGTAACTGTATTAGTTGGTGTAATTGTTGGTGTTACTGTGTTGGTTGGTGTAACTGTATTAGTTGGAGTTACTGTGTTGGTTGGTGTAACTGTATTTGTTGGAGTTACTGTATTGGTTGGAGTTACTGATGGAGTTGGGGTAGGTGTTGGATCAATATTAGTAAAAGTTAGAATATTAATTAAACACATGTCAAATATACAAGAACCAGGGGATAGATTTGTAGTCATCCAGCTGATATAAGCAACTTGAATTTGCTGTGTCCCTGTTGTGTACTCAATAGAAACATAATATTCATTGTTACCAGATACTATTCCATTATAAGTATAAAGTACACTATAAGCACCACCAGTTGTTCCATAAATTCCCCAGTCTGTATTATTTAAAATATTAACACTAGGGTTATAGTTATTAACAATGTATCGTAGAATCTTAACAATATCTGTTGCTCCTCTTGAACCAATGTTAGAAGAACTAATTAAGCCAGAAATATAACCCTGACAACTTGCAAAGCTGTTTAAATATACTGGGACTCTAAGAGTCTGAAAACAATATGTGTTATCTTGTGTGGGTGTAATTGTTGGTGTGATTGTATTGGTTGGTGTGATTGTTGGTGTAACAGAGTTAGTTGGTGTGATTGTTGGTGTAACTGTAATGGTTGGAGTAACAGTATTGGGTGGAGTTACTGTATTAGTTGGTGTAACAGTGATAGTTGGAGTTACAGTAGCTGTTGGTGTTACTGTATTGGTTGGAGTTACAGTATTTGTAGGTGTAACAGTATTTGTAGGAGTAACAGTATTTGTAGGAGTAACTGTGCTGGTTGGTGTGATTGTTGGTGTTACTGTATTGGTTGGTGTAATTGTTGGAGTTACAGTGTTTGTTGGAGTAATTGTAGGGGTAATTGTAGGAGATAAACCAGTTGTCGTTGTAACAGTAGGGGTAACAGTAGGGGTAACAGTATTTGTTGGGGTTACTGTAGTGGTTGGTGTAACTGTTGGTGTAACTGTATTTGTTGGTGTTACTGTATTGGTTGGAGTTACTGTAACTGTTGGTGTAACTGTTGGGGTTGGTGTTACATTAAAATATTGAATAACATTCAACAAGCACATATCAATCGCGCATTGACCAGTATTATTATTATATGATAGATAGCTAATATAAGCTATTTGATAGGGTTCAACATTACCAGAATATGACCATTCTATTGATACATAATATTGATTTTTACCGCCAACTATTCCATTAAAAGTGTAAATTACACTATAAGCAGCGTTAGTAGTACCAAAGTCTCCCCAGTTAGAATTATTTAATATGTTGCTTGTAGTTGGTAGTACTTGAGTAATATAAAGGAGAATTTTTCGAAGATCAGAAGCCCCTCTTGATTGAAGATTTGAGGCAAAAAGTTGGTCTTTTATATAATTTTGACAAATATCAAAGTTATTTAAATATACAGTTTGTACTGGAGTTTGGAAGCAATATGTATTATCTTGTGTAGGTGTAATTGTTGGTGTAATTGTTGGAGTAACTGTAACTGTTGGTGTAACAGAGTTAGTTGGTGTGTTTGTTGGTGTAACTGTAATGGTTGGAGTAACTGTATTAGTTGGTGTAACTGTATTAGTTGGTGTAATTGTTGGAGTAACTGTATTTGTAGGAGTAACAGTGTTAGTTGGAGTTACAGTGTTAGTTGGTGTAACTGTATTTGTAGGGGTAACAGTATTGGTTGGAGTTACTGTGTTAGTTGGAGTTACTGTGTTAGTTGGTGTAACTGTAGGGGTCACTGTATTAGTCGGTGTGTTTGAAGCAGTAGTTGTTGGGGTTGGTATTATTTCAGGACCAAAACTTGCTGCAGCTAAATAATATCTAGCTGTACCAACCCCAGTTATATCAGAAGCTACATCCCCATCTGAATTTATTTTATTGGTCATTGATAACGCTGAACCGGTATAACCATAACCAAATATTGCTAAATTTGTACTATAGCTAGCAGCTGCTAGACCATTTCTAGCTGTACCAGTAACATTTGTATTAGCTGCAACAATACCGGTGTTTGAAACCTTGTTTGTAATATTTGTATAACTACCAAAGTCACCAAAACCAAAAATAGCTTTATCTCCACCATATCCAGCCGCAGCTAGGTATTGTCTTGAACCGGCATTTGTAACATCTGCAGCAACATTACCTGTATTAGATACTAAATTAGAGATAGAAACATATGCAAAGCTTTCAAAAATATAACCATAACCGAATATTGCTTTATCATAACCATAACCTGCTGCCGCTAATCTACCTCTTGCTGAGCCAACTGTACTATTATTAGAAGAAACAATACCAGTGTTAGAAACTTTATTAGTTATAGAAATACCTGCACCATTATAACCGTAACCAAATATCGCTTGATCAGTACCAAAACTTGCTGCAGCTAAGGCCCATCTAGCAGTACCAGCACTAGATACATCTGAAGCAACAACACCAGCACCGGAAACTAAGTTAGTAATAGAAACAAATGTATTAGAATAACCATATCCGAATATTGCCTTATCTCCACCATAGCTAGCTGCAGCCAAACCACTTCTTGCTGTATTAACACTAGTTACATCTGAAGCCACATTACCATTAGTAGCTACTATGTTAGTCATAGAAACGGGAGAGCCACTATTATTTTGTCCAAAACCAAATATTGCATTTTTATTTGTTAAAGCAAATGGAGTAGCTGTTGGTGTTACAGAAGCACCTGGTGTACTCGTAGGTGTTGGTGTTACTGTGTTAGTAGGTGTTACTGTGTTAGTAGGTGTAACTGTAACTGTATTAGTTGGGGTAATTGTTGGTGTAACTGTGTTAGTTGGTGTAACTGTGTTTGTTGGTGTAACTGTATTGGTTGGTGTAACTGTAACTGTTGGAGTAACTGTGTTAGTTGGTGTGTTAGTTGGTGTTACTGTGTTGGTTGGTGTAACTGTATTGGTAGGTGTTACTGTTGGTGTAATTGTTGTTGTAGCTGTAGGTGACGGAGCAATACCAGAAACATAGCTTGCTCCAGCTAGACTGCTTCTTGCTGTACCAACTCCGGATGATTCTGATGCGACTGTACCTGTGTTTGAAATAAGAGTTATTACAGACGAAGCAGAACTAGTAGTACTACCATAACCAAATATTGCCTTATCAGTACTATAGCTTGCTGAAGCACCAAAAGCTCTAGAAGAACCACCTCCAGTAGTATTAGTGACAACGTCTCCTTGGTTGTTAATTAGTGTTATAGTATTTAAATGTGTTCCATCATAACCAAAACCAAGTATAGCTGTATCATAACCATACCCAGCACCGAAAGCACCATTTCGAGCTGTTGGAGGTGTACCACTTGAATCTGAAGCAACAATACCAGTGTTTGAAATCTTATTAATTACACTTCCGTTACCTAAAGCAAATATTGCCTTATCGTAACCGTAGCTAGCAGATGTTAATGCGCTTCTTGCAGTACCAGCACTAGTTACGTCTGAAGCAACATTACCAATGTTATTCACTAAATTGGTTATTGTAACTCCAACAAATGAACTATTTTGACCATATCCAAATATTGCTTTATCAGTACCATAGGTAGCTGCAGCTAAATAGAATCTTTGAGTACCGACACCAGCATCATCATTAGCAACTATACCAAGATTTGAAACTTTGTTGGTTATATTCTGTACTCCAGACCCAGCTGAAACATAACCATATCCAAATATTGCCTTGTCTCCACCATAGCTTGCAGCAGCTAAACCATATCTTGCAGTTCCAACCCCGGTTTGATCTATAGTAACAACACCAGCGTTAGATACTAAATTGGTCATTGATAAGTTATTTCCAAAACTACCATTGGTACCATATCCAAATATTGCGCTCTTATCTGATTGAGGTGGTGGTGTATTTGGTGGTGTATTCGTTGGTGTAACTGTATTGGTAGGTGTAACTGTAGGTGTTACTGTATTGGTAGGTGTATTAGTTGGTGTTACTGTATTTGTTGGAGTAATTGTTGGAGTAATTGTTGGAGTAATTGTTGGGGAAGGTGTAGGGGCTACATAAACAAAGCTCGCAGCTGCTAGACTGTATCTTGTAGTGCCAGTACCAAAATTTTCTGTAACAATTGTTCCTAAATTACTAATTAGATTTGTAATATTTGTAGCAGTATTACTAAAGCCAAAACCAAACATAGCTCTATCAGTACCAATACTTACTGCAGCAAGACCGCTTCTAGCTGTTTGAACATTAGAGGTATCAGAAGCAACAATACCAGTATTAGAAACCAAATTGGTTATTGATACAGGAGCACTAATTCCTACACTACCGAAACCAAATATAACTTTATTTACATCATAAGTAGCAGCTGCTAGACCTCTTCTAGCAGTACCAATACTTGATACATCATTACCAACAACACCGGTATTAGTAACTATATTTGTCATTGACAAATTAGTGTTATTAGTTCCAAAACCGAAAATTGCCCTATCTCTATCAAAAGTAGCAGCTGCTAGATCAGCTCTAGCAGTACCAATCCCCCCTTGATCACTACCAACAACACCGGTATTAGTAACTATATTTGTCAATGACAAATAGCCTCCATTATAACCGTAACCAAAAATAGCTTTATCTATACCATAACCAGCTGCTGCAAGACGGTTTCTAGAAGTACCTACTGTTGATTGATCGGTTCCAACAACTCCCTCATTAGTTACTAAATTAGATATATTTTGAACACCGACAGAGTTAATATACCCAAAAGCAAATATGGCTTTATCTGTACCGTAAGTTGCTGCTGCTAATTCACTTCTGGCAGTAGCAACAGTAGTTACATCATTTTCAAGAATACCAATGTTAGATACTAATAAATTAGTAATTGATGTATTCCCTCCAGAAGTACTTGTACCGAAACCAAAAATACCACTATAATTTTGTATTGGTGCTGGAGTAGGAGTAATCGTTGGAGTGATTGTAGGTGTAACTGTATTGGTAGGTGTTACTGTAGGTGTTATTGTAGGTGTTATTGTAGGTGTTACTGTATTAGTTGGTGTAATTGTATTAGTTGGAGTAGAAGATAGCCCGGTAGTTGGAGTAACTGTTGGAGTAACTGTTGGAGTAGCTGTTGGAGTTGGAAGTATACCACCAAATCTTGCAGCAGCTAACCCATACCTTCCAGTACCTACTGTACTATTATCAGCAGCAATATTGCCAATATTAGAAACAAGATTTGTCATGGAGGCAAAGAATCCAGCGAAACCAAAACCAAATATTGCTTTATCTTGATTGTAACCTGTGGCTGCTAGATAAATTCTAGCAGTACCGACACCAGAACTCTCACTAACATAAGAGCCTGTATTTGAAAATAACGAGGTAATATTTACATTAATAGTTGTAGAGCCAAAACCAAATATTGCCTTATCCATGCCATAACCTGTTGCTGCGAGACTTGATCTTGCTGTTCCTACTCCTGCTGTATCTGTAGAAATTACTCCTAGATTTGAAACAATGTTGGTTGTATTTGTAACACCTGAATTACTACCATATGCAAAAATTGCTTTATCGTAACCATAAACAGCTGCTGCTAAGTTTTCTTTAGAAGTGGCTACACTTGCATTATCTGTGCCAATAACACCAAAATTAGTCACAAGATTTGAAATATTTACATTTCCAGAAGAGGTTCGCCCAAAAGCAAAAATCGCCTTATCGTAACCATAACCAGCTGCTGCTAGACCTTTTCTGCCAGTACCAACACCTAATTGATCAGTAACTACTACACCTAAATTGTTTACTAAAGTAGAAACATTATTGTAGGCGTTGGATGGACCACCACCATAACCAAAAATAGCCTTATCAAAACCATAGCTTGCAGCAGCAAGTTGCGATCTTTCAGTACCTACTCCAGAAAGATCAGAAGCTACAACGCCAGTATCTGAAACTAAATTAGTTATATTTGTACCTGTGTTTCCAGATGATTGTCCGAAACCAAATATAGCTCTATCTGGACCAGTATATGAGTTTGTTGGGGTTATTGTTGGAGTAACAGTATTGGTTGGTGTAACAGTATTGGTTGGTGTAACTGTATTGGTTGGTGTAACTGTAACTGTTGGTGTTACTGTGTTGGTTGGTGTAGATGTAGCTCCAGGTGTAGGGGTAATTGTTGGTGTAACTGTATTGGTTGGTGTAACTGTATTGGTTGGTGTAACTGTATTGGTTGGTGTAATTGTTGGGGTAACTGTATTGGTTGGTGTAACTGTATTGGTTGGGGTAATTGTTGGTGTAACTGTATTGGTTGGGGTAATTGTTGGTGTTACTGTATTGGTTGAGGTAACCGTATTTGTAGGTGTAACCGTTGGAGTAATTGTTGGTGTAACTGTCTCAGAAGGTGTTATAGATGGAGTAGGTGTTGGAGAAGGTGCAAAATATTGAGTGAAGCTTGCTGCTGCTAAACCCATTCTAGCTGTACCAACTGTACTATTATCATTAGCAACAACACCTGTGTTAGATACTAGGTTTGTCATTGACAAAGTAGAACCACCAAACCCGTTTATACCAAACCCGAATATTGCTTTATCCGTTCCGTATCCTGCTGCTGCTAGATAGCCTCTAGCTGTTCCAATCCCTCCTACATCACTTCCAACTACTCCTGTGTTAGTTACTACATTTGTTAAAGAAACAAAGCTTGAAGTATAACCATAACCAAAAATAGCTTTATCTCCACCATAACTAGCTGCAGCTAATATCTGTCTTGCTGTACCAATGGTTGTTACATCTGCAGCTATTACACCAGTATTGGATACAAGGTTTGTTATATTTGTTATAGCTGTTGAAAAACCAAAACCAAATATAGCTTTATCTGTACCATAACCTGCAGCGGCGAGGTTATTTCTAGCTGTACCAACAGTAGATACATTATTACCCATTTGACCTAAATTATCTACCAGATTTGTAATAGAACTTACTCCTGAGGTTGTGGAACCGAACCCGAATATTGCTTTATCTCCACCGTAACTTGCAGCCGCTAACTGATATCTAGCAGTAAAACTACCACGGGTATCATCAATTCCAATTTCTCCGCTATTATTTACAGGGTTATACACCCCAACAGCATTACCATTATTATAACCGAAACCAAAAATAGCTAAACCATCACCAAAACTAGCAGCAGCTAGATAAAGTCTAGCAGACGTACCAACATTAGTTACATCTGAAGCCAATACACCAGTATCTGATACTATGTTGGAAAGAGAAGTAGGAGACCCAAAACCACCAAAAGTTGTACTACCGAAACCAAATATCGCTCTCTTGCTCGGTGGTTGTGGTGGTGTAGGAGTAATTGTTGGTGTTACTGTATTGGTTGGTGTTACTGTATTGGTTGGTGTTACTGTTACTGTTGGTGTAACAGTATTTGTAGGTGTAACCGTATTTGTAGGTGTAATTGTATTAGTTGGAGTAACCGTATTTGTTGGAGTTACTGTGTTGGAAGGAGTAATTGTTGGTGTTACTGTATTGGTAGGTGTGACAGTATTGGTTGGTGTAACAGTATTGGTTGGTGTAATTGTTGGTGTTACTGTGTTGGTTGGTGTTACTGTGTTGGAAGGAGTAATTGTAGGTGTTACTGTGTTTGTAGGAGTGACGGTAATTGTTGGTGTAATTGTTGGAGTTACTGTGTTGGTTGGTGTTACTGTGTTGGAAGGAGTAATTGTTGGTGTTACTGTATTAGTTGGTGTTACTGTATTAGTTGGTGTTACTGTATTGGTTGGTGTAATGGTTGGAGTAACAGTATTTGTAGGGGTAACCGTATTAGTTGGTGTTACTGTATTAGTTGGTGTAACAGTATTGGTTGGTGTTACTGTATTGGTTGGTGTTACTGTGTTGGTTGGGGTGATTGTGTTGGTTGGTGTAACTGTAGGTGTTACTGTATTTGTTGGTGTAACTGTATTGTTTGGAGTACCAGTATTTGTTGGTGTTACTGTTGGTGTAACAGTATTAGTTGGTGTAACAGTATTGGTTGGTGTTACTGTATTGGTTGGAGTAACTGTGTTGGTTGGGGTGATAGTGGGTGTTACTGTTACAGTATTAGTTGGAGTAACTGTTGGTGTTACAGTATTGGTTGGAGTATTTGTAGGAGTAACAGTATTGGTTGGGGTATTTGTAGGGGTTACGGTGTTGGTAGGTGTATTAGTAGGAGTCGCAGTTGGAGATAATCCAGTAGTTGGAGTAACTGTATTTGTTGGTGTTGGTGATGGGGTAACAAATATATTGGAATATCTCGCAATATTATTAGTTAAAATAATAGAAGGGTTAGTACAAACTAAACATGTAAAAGTTGATATGGCAGAACCATCATTTACTCTCACCCATAGCGGTATAGGAAAATTTTGAGCACCAGCAGGAACTATAAATGTTTTAGAAGCGGTAGGGTTAGGGCTTGTTTCATAAGGATCAAAATAAAATGGTGGGGATAGATACTGGTTATTATAATTAATAACCAACCCCATATCGTTAGCAGTATAATTGTTAAAATAATTAACCGCTATCATTGCAGAAGCAGCCTGAGATGGTCCCTTATAGGCACTAAAAGTCCAGTTAAAGGTTTTTCTATTAGTGTTTAATTCATTATCTGTTATACTAAAAAGTAAATTTGTATTAACAAAATAATTATTTATTGTATAGTTTTCTAACCCTAAATCCGTATATTCATTGACTATATTTTGAGGTGCTGTAGTTGGGTCAACGATTTTTAAAAATGGAGTATCATATAACCCAGTGGCTGATAGCTTAGCTACCCATACAATTTTTGCTGGCTTATCGTATTCCATTATTATTATTTATTAAAGTGGGCTAAAAATATAGCTGAACTATTTACAAACAATTTTTTTCATTAACTAAGAGTTAAAGTAAACGTCGGTAAACCACTCTCTACAGGTAACGATGCTGCCCAACTACAGTAGTTTTCTGAGTTTGAATAATCTGGTATATCTCGATTTGCTCGAGAAACCCCATAACTATTTACCCAAGATAAGGTGTAAAATAAAGTACCTGTATAAGGCGCTGAACAACAATCACTTGTTGTACCTAAAGTATAATATGTACCAGCTGGTGATTGTCCAAAAGCTCCAACTGGAACGGATTGAGTACCGGAACCGAAAGTTGAGCTACCTGAATTATTAGAGAGAGTATAATTAACTACAGCATTAACTAAAGTCGAAGGGTCTGTATCATTGTAAGGGTTCCACAATACCCATCTAACTGTTGTTAGGGGCTCAAGGCAAGATTGTGGGGATGAGGGGGTTGGTGTTGGAGTAACTGTAGCTGCTGGGGTTACTGTAACTGTAGGTGTTACTGTAGCTGGTGGTGTTACTGTAACTGTAGGTGTTACTGTAACTGGTGGTGTTACTGTTGGGGTTACTGTAACTGTTGGAGTAACAGAGTTAGTTGGTGTTACTGTAACTGGTGGTGTTACTGTTGGTGTTACTGTAACTGTTGGAGTAACAGAGTTAGTTGGTGTTACTGTAACTGTTGGGGTTACTGTTGGGGTTACTGTGTTTGTTGGTGTAACTGTATTGGTTGGTGTAACTGTATTGGTTGGTGTTACTGTAGGGGTTACAGAGTTAGTTGGTGTTACTGTAACTGGTGGTGTTACTGTTGGGGTTACTGTGTTTGTTGGTGTAACTGTATTGGTTGGTGTAACTGTATTGGTTGGTGTTACTGTAGGGGTTACAGAGTTAGTTGGTGTTACTGTAGGAGTAACTGTATTTGTAGGGGTTATTGTTTGAGTTGGTGTTGGAGAAAGACCTGTTGTTGGGGTTACAGAAGGAGTTACTGTAGGTGTAACCGTATTGGTTGGAGTAACAGTGTTAGTTGGTGTTACTGTAGGGGTAACAGTGTTGGTTGGAGTAACTGTATTAGCGGGTGTTGTAGTTATAGTCGGTGTTACTGTAGGGGTAACTGTACTAGTTGGGGTAATAGTCGGTGTTACTGTAGGTGTAACTGTATTGGTTGGGGTTATAGATGGTGTTGGTGTAGGAGATAAACTTTCTATGGTGTGTGTTTCTTGTAAACACGTTCTTGCCCCTAAAATAAACTCACTATTATTCGATGGTGTATAACTCTGAAGTATGTAATCACCAAATTGCTTACCTACTAATTTTTCATAATCACCGTTAACTTTAGCTAGCTCAATATAAAACTCTCCCTGGTCAAAATATGCACTAAACTCTGAAACAATAGTATCAATTCCTGTCCCATCATAAATAGCTGAAAGAGGCTTAATGTCGTAGTTTGGGAAAGGTGCTATTGGTACTGGAATTTCGTACTCGTTGTTTAGATAAACTGTAGCGACATGTTGAATAGATTTATTCACCAACACATACCCGGAAGATGTAGGTGTTGGCGGCATTGTAGGAGAAGGGGCTGGTGTAGGTGTAGGTGTAACAAAGACTATTGGAGAAACTAAAGGGGTCTGGGATGGTGTTGGAGACACTACAATTGTACTAGCATTCTCAACAACACAGAGATTAGGATTTAAAGGTTCAATTTCAGTGTCAAACTCACCAGTAATAAACGTCTCACTATCATTATAAAACGATGCATATTTTTGTGTTGTTTGGTTTAACAAAACTGAATCTGCATATCTAGGGTAGATATTAATTACTCTAGAGTTAAAATTGGCTTGCATTGTTGCAAGCAATTCGTAAACTTTAGTAAAACATCTATTTAAAAATACTGTGCTTGTAATTTCATTTATACCTATAAAATTATCAAAATTAGTAATATTTTGATTTTTATTGTAAGAAACAATGTAATCAAGCTTTTTATAAATTGCATTATTGTTAATATCAATATCTACAACAGGTTTAAAGGCTTGATAAGTCTGATAATTAAAAATATTATATAACAGCTTGCGCAAAGACTTGTTTATTGTAAAGTCTGTAATGAATTCATCTGCCTTTACCTTGATGTCATCAAAGGAATAAACCAGAACAGCTGATAAATCGTCATTATTTAAATTTATATAGTTAGGCCTATCTACAACAAATGTAATACCAGAGGCAGAAACCGGGTTTAATCCATATGTTAGATTAGCTGTTAAAAAATCAATTGAACCATATGAACCAACATTTAAAACAAAGCCAGGGCCAGCGTTTTGAGAGGCGTACGTACAGTTATCTGTAAAGCATACAGAAAAAATCTCATAACCGTTATAACTAATACTGTTAGTGCTATTAATTTGATACTTTAAAAAGTCTAGAGAGGTCTTTTCAGCAGGATATTCAGCAAAACAGCAACCCATTAACGTATTAAATGGGTCAGCAATATTACTTAGAGTAGAATAATATGTTGTGTTATTAACAAAGTTATTAAACTGACCAATGTTTACATTTCTATCTACAAATCTCTTGTAGATGTTAGTATCTGTAGATACATAAAATACATTTGTATCAGATTTTGAGAATGATATCTTTTTAAATATCTCTTTCTGATAGGTAACTTGAATTGCAGATAAAGAAGAAAATACGTTTGTGTTTTGTGGTTGGATATTATATGTTTTTACTCTTGTTAAAGCGGTATTTGAAACTGTATAAACATAAACAGTGCCACTTTGCGTTAACAAATACAAATTACCGAACGGATCAAACTCTATATCTGCAAATACTTCTGTATTTCTAAACCCAGAAACAGATACTTTGTCTTGAGAATAATCATATAACTGGTTTAAATTAGTTGAGAAAATAGAAAGAGCGTTGTTAACATAGTTAAAGAATACAACATAGTTCTCATTAACACAAAAAGAGCTAATCTTTCTTATATTTGTTCTTGAAGATGTTGCGAAACCTAATGTTTCAAGCGGTACCTCAAAAGTTGTTTTATTTGTTCTATTAACTATAACATCACTAATGTCGTAAATTAAAAACTTGTTACTAATATTATCTAAAACATACAACCTTTCATTGGCTATCTTAAGTTTTGAAATTGAGTTATACTTTAAATTCAAGTTCTTATTTAAGAACTTTGTTACAACACCAAAATTAGGTACAACAGCGCTTTCTTGGAAACCTTGATTAGGAAATTCACTACTATTTGTTACCTCTCCATTATTAAAAATAGCTGAAAGAGGGTAGTTATAAACTCCTAAAGCAGGATAATAAACATTAGAAGAAAGAATAGGAGATAAAGTTGTAGTGCTTAAAATACCTACTGCTAAAGTCAAATAATTACCACTGATAACGAAATCATGAGTGTTGTAAATTATGTTAAAAGCTGCATTACTGTGCGGAATACCATTTACAAAATATCTAATAGAAGCTGTTCCTTCAGTTGAATAGTTAGAAGGAACTAATGTACCACAAAGAGTACCTACAATGTTATTAATATTATCAAAAAACGGGTTTGTTACTGGAAAATTGGGACTATAAACATAGCTATCACTTACAATAGACAAAAAGTCTTGATATAAGCAGGATAGAGAAAAGTTAAAATTATTCTCTGTTAGAAAATCATTAGGTTTGATTAAAATATCCTCTAGCAATACAGGGAATTTTTCTGGTTCAATAGAAATTGCTCTGTTGAACCCTAATGAATTTGATACAACTGAATATAGATTATTCATTACTTCTGATGTTAACCTCGTTAATAATAGTATTTATCGGAATGTTACCCTTTATGTACTCTCTTATTTTTTCAGCAATTGCTTCTCTTTGTACATCGTTTAATCCTTGAGCTCCTGAAACAATAATATCAAACAAGTTGGTCTTATAACCTGGTAAACTAAACTTAAAGTTCTGCTGAATGGTTTCAGTTATGTTTCTCTTGCCTGCTGGAACGTTCCAGTTTATATCTGTAATTCTAGCTGATCTAATAAACAGATTTCTAATATCATATTTTGATAACACTGTGTTGAAGGCCTTTATACCGTACATCTCAAGGTTTTGACACTTGAATTGAGTAGACTCAAAGGCTGGGTCAGTCAATGAAATAGAATTTAAGGCTATAGAACCAGAGATAGGGGTCTTGGAATACTTAATATTAGTAGTATCAGATTCTTCAACCAAGATACTATTAATATAGAGCTTAGAACCACCAGTAAGAGAATTAAAAGTAAATGTAAAGAATAAATCTTGGTTAGCTAATGTTTCTAAATTAGCCTGTAAAGTAATCTTTTCTACATCCCCTGCTACATCTGACACATAATAGTTAAATTTAATTGGGTTACCATCTACTTCAAACAGATTATTAACCTGCTCAACATTAGAAAGCGTTCTTCTAAACCCTTTTCTGTTCTGATTGCTTATGTTAAACGTATCAGTTTCATATTCTAGTGGCTTAATATAAATTAAATTGCCACTAGCATCAAAAACATTAACCTCTTTAAAGCTTCTGGCTGATAAACTACTTGGTTGGTACGGGTCATATATAACATAAGGTCTTGGTTCTATAACTCCATTGTTGTTTACATACAAAATATCCAAATATTTCGTTGTAGGTGCACCAAAGCTTGAAGAAAGAGACTGAAAGTAAATAGGTTTTCTATTATTATCAAGCTTATACAAGTAACTATCTGTACCGTTATCAGAAATTAAGTAAATGTTACCACTGTTATCAGTTGTTACATTAGTAATAGTTTGATTGTTATTTGAATCTTTAAGATATGATAGATTAAAACCATCTAAATTACCTAAATCAGTAACAGAATGATATAAAATATTATTATAAATATACCAGGCTCTGTTGTTTACATCAGAACAAATGCTGTTATTTGCATAATCAGTCAAATAATAAACAGGTAAACCAGCAGAAAGAATAAAGTTATAGGTACTTCTACACAAAGTAAAGTCAGAAATTGTAATGCTATTACCATTAACTGAACCATATCTAGGGAGCTGCAAGTTAACTGGAGTATTAATAGGCTGACTTAATAACATTCCAGACAAAGGATACTTAATTAAAAAGTAATTTTGATTAGTTGCAGCTACTTGAGTATTAAATGTATTGAAAAGCGCGTAGTAGTAAGTATCATCTATGTTAGAACTAACAAAATTATAGGTTCCACCAGAGAAGGAAGTTAAAAGTATTGTATTTAATGTAGTGAAGTTCTTATCTAACTTAGAAAGATAGAAGTCTGAAGTGTTTGGACCTACATTTAAATTAATACCGACGTTGCTTGAAAGGGTACTAATACTGGTAACATAAAACCCCTCAACGTTATTGTTAAAATCAATGCTTAATAAGGCATCTGGTGTCTTAAAAATAGATTTCTCTAAAAGCACCTTTACATTTCTTAATGAATCAAAATTAGTATTACTTACAACAATCTCTGAACCAGAGGTAAACAGTATTAAGTTGTTTAAATTGTCATAATTTGTAATATTCAACCCGTTTAAATTATAAAAATTGTTTAATAAGGTATTACCAAACTTCTTTTTAAAGTCTTTGCTCTTTATATTGAAGCAAATACTATAATCTCCTGAGGCAGAAGTCTTTTGAACAAGTGAACCAGTATTGAAACCATATTCAAAAGAAGCGGCTCCAGCCTGTTGGAGGTTTAAATTAGCATCATAAACATTAATAACATCAGAATTAATCTGATTCTCATAAAGATTGTTATTAATACGAGCAATATCTGCCTCAGATAGTCTATAATAGCTATATGTACTATTAGGCTCAAAGGTTAAATCACTAACTTTATCAAAATATGTAAAATTCTTGGCACTAAGAGTAGTAACAGTGTTTACAAAGTCTGAATTAAAGTTTTGGGTATAGGCTGTTTGTAGAGAAGTAAAGTTTGGATTGTAATAACGATCCATCCAAATAGGTCTACTGTCAAAAGCTGATATATACAACCAAGTACACAAGTAAGTACCTGTTTGATTCTTATCTATATTGTTGCCAGCTACAGTTGGTAATAGCTTTTTAAAGACCTTATCAGCATCTAATGGGTTTTGCCCTGCAAAAGAGCCACAATCAACCAAAGTTGAATCGTTTACATTGAGTTTATCAAACGGAGTAGCACTAACTGGGAAGTGAAAATAGGTTAAGGCTCCTTTCTTGAACGTAATAGGAGCGTTATATGTATAAAATGTTAATGTTAGGTTTGGAAAGCCTAATTCTTGGTCAGTTCCAGATACAATAGATTGATAATCTCTATTATCAAACGGTTGGCCAATGAAGCTATTGGTTGCAGTAAAGTTATAATTTAAATCTAGCTGATTTTTAAGTGGTTGAAAGTTAACAAGGAACTTATTATCCGTAAATACAACGTTGCTTGATACTAAATAGTTGTTCTTCAACCCATCATAGCTATCACATAAAGAAGTTTCAGCTGTTGGAAAATATGTTCTTTTATATGCATTATAGTTAGTAGTAAATTCTGCCAATCTTGTATTAGCATCTCTGTAAGATAAACAGAAAACTGCGCTTAAATTATAAAGACCAAGATCAGAAATCACATATTCATCTACAGACTTTAAAACTACTCTATTTTCTTCTTGTGTAATTAAAAATAAGCTGTTAGAGCTACTACCATTAGGAGCATAATTAAAATAAAATACAATAGTATTGTTTTGCTCATTATAGATGTAGTTAAAAGTGTAAGGAGTTGATGAAAATGTAAGGTAGTTTACATCCTCTGTAAATGCAGGTCCAAGATATTCTTTTGTTTGTAGCTGAGTTAATACTGAATTATTGTTTCTTAGCTTGGAAATGTAACATTGATTTGCATTCAAAAACTCAATATCATACATATTCCAAGAACCTAAATTCCAAATGCTACCTGTTGAAAATATTCCCTCTCCGCAAGATAAGTACGGGCTTGTAGAAGAGTAATTAGCAGCATAATCTTCCCAAAAACCTAGACCAGTAGAAGAAAGACCAACACATTGAACAGTTGTACTAATTGTCTTAGGATAAGAAGCTGTAATTGGTTCGCTTAAGGTGAGAAAGTCGGGTTTATCCAGTTTATCTGTTAAGATAAAGGTGTTATAGTAGTTGATTGAAAGATCTCTAGCAAAATTAAACAGCTCTGTACTGTAAAGATTTAAACCATAGAAATAGTTTGTAATGTTATTTGTTAAATTAACATTACCATCCAAGGAGTATTCTACCTCCATTGGTATTAGAGCTGATAAATTTAGAACATTCATTATCTGTATCTAAAAGAGATATTAATTTCTGTATTTCTTAAAGGTAAACCACTGCCTTGATCTGTAATTAAAGATAAATTAAACGAGGTATCAGTTACAGCTACATTACTTACAATGTTTTTAGTTGTTGTATTACCAGTAACTGTTTCAACTATTGCGGAAGGTAAGTTAGTTACTGCAATAGATTCAACTACGTTACCGTTACCAGTAGGGTTTAATAATACTGAGACAGATGTAGGTACAACCTGTGTTACAGGTGTAATAGAAGCTGGGGTAACATTTAAGCTTGTAATTGGACTAAAGGCTTCAGAGGTAACGTTAATAGCTGTTGGTAAAGAAACTGTTGTAAAATGATTCAATACTGAATTTATACCAACTTTAAATGTATTAGAAGTTCTACTGTCAATTACTGGTGTATATGTTAAGAAGTCATCTGTAGAAGTAGAGGCTGAAATATTGTTGTTTAATGTAACATTTATTGAAGCAAAAATTAAATTAGAAACATTATTACCTGTAATTTGAATTCTAGAACCACCATCAGTTGATATAATACCCGCTACGTTAGAAGAGCTAGCTAATACTGATAAAGTACCTGCATCATTGAAGCTAACATAGCAAAAACCGCTCTTAATTGCTTCATCATATGCTGCAGATAAGCCAGTTAAACCGGAGTTAATGTTGGTGACACTCGCATCAAGATCTAAAACTTCAGACGATAGTACAACAATTGCCAGTGTATTTGTTGCTACCTCTTCGTAAAAGCTAATGTTGTCTGGACCGAGAATAACATCTTTAAACTCTATTCTCTTAGTACCCTCTAGAGTTTCTACTGGAAAACTATCAGTTGGGGCTAGTTCTAGTATCGGTTCTAGATCTGAAATATATTCTGTATCATCAGCCATATTAATATTTATTTAGCTCTCTCTTCTATCCTGTGCTTTATAGAAATAAACTCTGTTATGAGCTATTGGAGAGAGTAACAAACAACCAGCCTTTATGTTTTTCTTACGCTGCTCCTGAAATACATACGACATCCATGTTTGTTCATACGGGTGTCCCCACTTAGTATCAAGGAAAACCTTGCGATTGCCTTGTTTTGTGAACAGTAATGGCCAGTTACAATAGTAAAACTCCCCAATAGCATATGGCAATCCTTCAAAAGAGCCTATAGAATAAGTAACAGTCCCTGGAATCTTGTCATAATCTCTTGGAAATTGTAGCTTTAAATCACCAAAATTATCTAGCCTTACTTGCTGAGGCACATTACAATAAGCCCACTGTTGGTTATTACCACCAAAAAACTCTGAAAAGCTTATTTTAAGATAGTCTAATGCTTCTTTTTCAACAATTTTAAGGCTCTTGTTAAACAAATCATTAGCTTTGGTGCTAAAACCATTCTTACAATAAGTAAAATCAGTATTAAACAACATATCATCTTCAAAGAAGATATAATAACTCTTATCAGATTTTTCAAAATCTTCAGCTACCCATTGACGCGCGCCACAAATACCAATGTTGTCGAAGTTTTGAATAGTGAACCCATATTTATCAGCTATTTCTTTATAGCACTCATCATAGCTTCTTTCTGTACTATTGTTAATTAATACTTTATCTTTAATTGATATCAATTCAGGATACGTAATAGTAAAATTGTTTAATAGCAATTCAAGTTGTGAGCAGCTATTGAATGTTAATACATAAATTTTAATCTCTTCTAATGTTGGAATTTTAAAATTTTTAGAGTTTATAGGTCTTTCTACTACAATAGAGTCGTTTTTAAGAGCCTCAAATATAGTATTAAGCAAACCATTATCTTCAATCATTACTCTGCAAATATCTTCTGGGTAAAGATAGCAAAGAATTGTGAAAATACTCTCCTCTGTACCCATATAACCCTCACTTAAAGTAGAGCGAAGAGTATCATAATATTTGGGGTTAAACTTCTTAATATAGTCACTCTTACCACCAAAAAAACCACCTCTTGCAACATATTGTGAGTCAGCATTACAGCACTCATTAAATTTACTCTTAGTAAACCCATGAATTTCTACTTGTCCATCATACGGGAAACAAACAAACAATAAACTGGAAATGTATTTTGAAAGTTTATTATGAACATTAAATGTTGAAAAATAACTTAGGTTAACAGTAGATGAAATACCTGCATCAATCCAATAAAAATGCTCAGTATTAAATGGGTTCATTATGCAGCTATCATGCAACATAAAGAACTTACTCATTACAACTGGGTTATAATATTCAAGAGAGCTCTGCGGGCTGTCAGCTAACCAACCAGCCTGATTTTTCCATTCAGGTTTGTTACGAATATTCTGGACTTGATTGTAAAAATCAAAATTTGTTTTAAAGGATTCAAGAGGTTTGTTAATAACAAGGGTGTTACGAGGTTCTCTATGTCTCCACACAAACTCTTCTACATCTTTATCACAAAAAATAATTAAATTAATATTTTGAGCAAGTAAGTTTTGAAATTGTGGCAGGTAATGAGAGTTAAAATCTCTCCTAAAACCACCTCCAATTTTATCTCTACCTAAATCCCAAAGACCTGTTACAAATGTTACTTCGTTATTCATACGTTAATTGGTATTTCAAATCTTTGCCCCCAACCGGTTTCTTTCTTGTGCACCCAAATAATATACTTAGCGGGCTTATCATTAGTGCGAATTGTTACAAGTTCAGACTTAATGTTCTCATTTCTAATCTTCTCTAACATATCATAGGTAAAGTCTTTTCTGAACAATTCATCTCCAGAGGCGTTGTGAACTCCAAAGAACCAAAATAGAACGTCTGGGTTATTTTCATATTCTTCTTTTATCTGAACCTGTATGTCGTAATTCTTCAAGCACTTAGACTTCCACTCTTCATCATTCTTATAAACAATTGGATTAGGAGGATAATCAACATTGTCTGTAGTAAACTTATGAGCAAGTCTTAGCTTAAAATTAATACCAGCATAGTCCTCATAATCTTTTAGAGTACGCTTAGTACCAAAACCATACATACCCCAATCAACAGACTCATGTTTCTCACCATCCATGCTAAACAAGCATCTATTACGCTTGTGGCAATCATTGTTACGAATATGCCACGGTACCACCTCTTTATTTGACTCAACGTGGTCATCCCAATGCTTGGTTCTACCCTTACGAGTATATTCATGCCAGCAAATAATCATATGTGGGTGGAATAAATCATAGCCGTGAGTAAAGGCTCTTACAGCAATTGAAATTTCTTCACCATGGAAATAATAATTTGGGTCATGTGGAACCTCTTGACACATTGTGCCCAAAGTAAAGCAAAAGTGAGCTGAATAGAATCTAGCCTTTACAGGTGTTGTTAAGTGCTGCCATTCATCAATTGTTTCAGGTAAGAAGAATATTGCTCCTTCTGGAATAAAGCGATCAAACTTCATCTTCCATGGCTCTTTTACAAACTTAGTATCATCATCAGGGTCAAAAGAGCTAACATAGCTTGTTAACAAAGGCTTTTCATAGCCAGTTTCTTGTAGCTGCTTAATCATACTGATGCATTTACTGTCCCAATCTTTTACAAAGCGCATGTGGCTGTCAATTTGAAGAGTATAACCTTCCCCATTATAGCGCTGCTGGATTAAGTTACGAGCCCAACAGGCTCCTTTGCTCTCCATAGCAGGAATTTCAATAATAATAAATCTAGGATCCTGGCTAAAAATCTCTAGATTATCAAACTCATCTCTCTTGTCGCGTTGCCAGGCAATACAAAATACAAGGTTGTCTGGGTTCGAAGCATTGTCAATCATGCTTCTAAGCGTTGGGATTAGTTGGGGGTCTCTATATGCAGCTATTTGGCAAAAAATCTTATCGTTAGAGGCGGAACTCATACGAGGATTTATACCACCTTAATTATTTTTCAATTAGCTAAGATTGACCTGCCATGTACTATATAGCGCTCCATATGTACAAACTGTCCAAGGTCCATCAGAAACATCATCAGGGAATACAAAGTTTTGGGGTCCTTTCCCATCAGGGCTTGTCCAGTAGAATGTTATTTTCCATGTTGGATCATCAAAAGTACAACAAGACCGTACTATTCCAATTGTTGGGTTTCCATATTGGCTAACAGATAGCGGTTGAGTAGCAAAAATAGCCATCTGAGATTCTTCAGTGTCATTAATTGACCAAGTTAAATCTGTTACAGTTGCCGAGAAAGGGTTATAAACTGTAAGGGTGACTAATTGCAAAGCCTCTGCGCATGTTGGATCTTGAGGTGTTGGTGAAGGAGTAACTGTAACTGTTTGTGTAACTGTAGCTGGTGGTGTTGCGGTTGGGGTGACTGTAACTGTTGGTGTAACTGTAGCTGGTGGTGTTGTGGTTGGTGTAACTGTTGGCGTGACTGTAGCTGGTGGTGTAACTGTGTTAGTAGGTGTTAATGTCTTTGTTGGGGTTACAGTTGGGGTAGCTGTAGGGGTAGAAGTTGGGGTTACAGTTTTAGTTGGGGTTACAGTTGGGGTTACAGTTTTAGTTGGGGTTACAGTTGGGGTAACAGTTGGAGATAAACCAGTCGTTGGTGTGATTGTAGGTGTGATTGTAGGAGTGATTGTATTTGTAGGAGTGATTGTAGGTGTAACTGTTGGGGATGGTATAGGAGCAACTCCACATGGTTCCATATCTAACATACAATCAGAATATGGGTCTAATAATACAAACGCCTGTGTTGAAGTTGGGTCAACAAAAGTGTTAAAAAGATTTTCAATTGTTACTAAGAAGAACTGAGGTGTATTTACATATAAGTCAGGTACATAAATCGGTACCGAGAAGTACTTTATACCTGTTTCATTAGAGCTCCAATTAATCACTTTAGCTGTTTCAGTCAAGGCTGAATATGTAAAACCTGTTACTGGATAATAAACTGTATTAGTGCTAGAAGTATATAAAAAGTCTGCTGTTAAGGCTGTAACAATTACCATTGCTGGTCCTACACCATCAGAGGCTCTATTTACTGCTAGTAATCCGTTACAATCACAAGCACTTAAATGATACTCAGCGATGCCTTCTACGGAAACATCTGGTACAAAATTTACAAGAGCTGCACTAATTCTTGTATCAACAAAATTAGTTAAATTATTACCTATCTCATTATAAACAACAGAAATACCATTATTATTTTGCTGCTCAATAAATAATACTAAATTATTAATCTTAGTATCTGGGTCATAATAGTTATAGTTTTTTAATAACTTTATATTATACTCGTCAGTAAAGCTTGGTTGAAAAATGTTAAGATCAATATTAATTGTATCAAAAACATTATTAAAAGGCAATCTAAATAAACTTAATGAAACGTTAAAGGTGTTCGGGTCATTAGTAGAAGATGTAGTAAAAAAGTTTTGAAAAATAAAATCACTTATAGATTGAGTAGAAATTGGGTTAATTGTAGCCTCATAATACTCCTTGCCTTGACCCCAATCAACTAATACCTTTTGATATCTGTCAAAATTTTCTTGAACATTTGATAAGCTTAAAACAAGATTAGTTAAACCATCAGTAGAAAGAGAAAAGTTAGTAGTAGAGAAAGCGCTTAGGTTACCAGACGAAAGATAATTTGTCTGGGTTGAAGATGGGGCAAAATAAAAATTTGAGCTTACTCTATTCATATTATACGTATAAGGCTACATACAAACACTGGCAGGCTATAAACGATTCCTGAGCTGCATCATTATTTACGAACGATAAGCTTGAAATACTGGCAATATTAGCATTATCGCTTGTTCTATAAATGTCAACAGTATAATCATTATTACCAGAATCGTATGTGTAGTTTACATAATAGTTTGGTGTAGTTGATCCATATATACCCCAATTATTAGTACTAGAAATATTTGAAACAGTTGGCAGTCTATTGAAAATAAATCTTAATATCTTGGTTAAATCAATACCACCCAGCGCCGCAATATTACTCCTAATAATAACTCCACCTGATTGCTCAGAAATACCATTAGCAGTAAAATAAGCTCTACAAGAGGCAAAGCTAGAAAGATAAATGTAAATTGAAGGAGTAAACCAACAATACACATTTGTTGCAGCAGGGGATGGTGTTGGAGTAACTGTTACTGATGGGGTAATGGTAGGTGTAGGTGTAACTGTTTTTGTAGGTGTAACTGTTAAAGTTGGGGTAATGGTAGGTGTAGGTGTAACTGTTTGAGTTGCAGTACTTGTTGGGGTTGGGGAGTATAAAGGAGTTAAAGTAGGAGTAGGTGTAACAGTATTTGTAGGTGTAACTGTTTTTGTAGGTGTTAAAGTTGGGGTTACTGTATTTGTAGGTGTGACAGTTGGTGTAACTGTAGAAGATACTGATATTGAAGGTGTTGGTGTTGGTGTAACAGAACTTGTTGGTGTAGGTGTAGGAGATAGCAGGAAGATTGGGCAGGTTGGAGTTGGTGTTGGTATACGCACTCTACCACAAGCATCTGCTTCAGTGTCAGCTAAGGCTCCTATAAATGAAACATTTTTAATTTCAAAATTACATGTATATTCACTTGTAGAAAAGCTTATTCCAGGAAATAAAATTGAAGGAGAAGCATCACAGCCATCTGCAAAGTCAACCTCATAGCAAAAAATATCTATAAACTCGTTTGAAAGACAATCTAATACACTTGCTCTAATTCTTTTGCCGTGATTATCTAATACAACTTTGTAGGTGTTAAACTTAACTTCATCTACAGAAGTGACTTGTTGTGCAAGATATAAATTGTATGCTGTTAAATTATTTGTTGTTGTTAAAACATTAAAATTATCTAATTGACTGCTTCTTAATGTAATAGTGTTTGGACGTTTTGCATTAGGAGAAGCAGACCCAACAGCACTTTTTCCATGTAAACGAGTACCGAAATCTCCACCAATATCAAAACCTAACCCCAAATAACCACCATACATACCAAACGGAAACATCATAGGTGTTCCGTTTAAGTAGTCTACATCAACAGCTGAGCCAGGAGCATAGCCAAAACAAGAAGCTGGTCCTGAACCAATAAAATCAGCAAAGCTTGTTAATTGGTAAAAATAAACACAAAAACCTTCTCCTGCTCCCCCTCTAGTAAAATTAGTAACTGTTCTAGCAGAACAAATTTCTGTACTATTAACTGTACCTAAAACCTGCTCATTATTAAAAATATAAGCTGCAGCATCAAATACTATCTGTATGTCTTTATCAGGGTTAAAACCGCAAACATAGTTTAAAAAAGTAACATTGTTACCAAATGTGCTTAAAGTATCAACACTAGCAGAGTTAAACTTTAAGCTGTCATTAGCTAAATTGTGAACAGCTGTAATACTTTGGCAGGGGGGTTCATAATTACAAGGATATTCTATTGTATTAACTGAAAGGGGCAACACATAAAAACCAACACTCTTAGGATATGTTTGTAAATCTAAGAACTTAGAGAAATAACCATCAGCAAAGTTAGAAGAGAAAATAAACTGACTTGGAGTATAAATGTTTATTGCGTAAGGATTAACTGTCTGATTATTCTTTAAGAAACGGTAATTAAAAATTGATAAACCCTCTACTCCAGCAGGAAATCTACCAATAAAAGATAAATCAAAAATGTTATTAATTGAGTTGTAACTTAATACTGGTTGGTCTATACTTTTTATATTATACTCTGCTCCGCTTGGTAAGCTATTAACAGAGAATGGTAGTAAACTTGGAAAAGATTGCTCGTCAACTGTGTTAAATGAAGGGAAAGCGTATGTTTTATTAAACGTCTTTAAATTAAAAATTTCAATTTCTGGATAAACAATTTTTAATGGTGTAGCTGATAGGAAAGGGCAGAGAGTTAGCTTAAAATTGTATACAGAATCTTCATTTTCTATATACCAAAACACAGAATCTTTGTTAAAATCGCTTGCAACAATGTCTTGCGCGCAGCTTCCAAAAGATCCAGTTAAGTTAGGTACAGAGCAAACCATCGAAATTATTTATCTATTTTTGTTATTTCTACTACTGAAGTTCTGTTCTAAATGTGTAAAATGGAACAAATGTGTCTTGATCAATATCAAACACAAATCTCTCCATCACCTTATAGTTTTCAGTCTTAATAATAATAACATCGTTAATTATGTTGAATGTTTTTACGCTATTCCTAATTTCATTTTGAATAGCTGTACTGTACTTAGAAAACACAGCGCTAAATGCATCTGATAAAGTTTTCAATGCTGTATTATTAAAGGTTCTAACGTAAACCTCTCCAAACTTTTGATACTTTTCATGAATAGTATTGTAAATTGTTGTTGTAGAAAGAGATTGAACATCAGTATCGAACGAGCTTAATCTATATAAGAAGGCTACTTCATCAGAAGCTGTAATTAAACCTACATTTGCTTGAAAGTCTTCCAGATTCAATGCAGCTGTATTACTATATTGCTGATTAAATTGTTCAGGTACATCATAGTTGTTGAGTCTCTTATACAAAGCATAGTTATTGCCGTATATATCTCCTTGCCATCTATAGATGTCTTCTACACCTGTGTTATAACTTTCCTCTCTTGTATTAAGAGGCAAGGGTTGACCAACCGTAACACTGTAAACATCTGAATTTGCCCATATATTTCTCTCAGGACCGGTAAAGAAATCAAAGCTATCTGTTACTTTGTTGATACCAGACTTGTATTCAAAGTTAACTTCTTCATAAGACTGATAGCCATTAAGCTTTTGATACGGTTTAATGTCTTTAATTCTACCCCAATTATACTGCCCAGCTAAATCATTAATAATCCAACTAGCGTTCTCTGTAAAATAGAACACATTTGGGTATTGTAGTTTAGAATTACCTCTAGGGTTAATTGCTAAGGCTGGATCAACTGTAACATTTAGACCAGAAAGAGAAGTATTGTAGTAAAAACTATATTGCTTACTCAAAGCAACACTTAAACCTTGCTTTTCAGGTAAGAAAAAGCCACCAATTTGATTGAGCTTTCTAATAGCAAAATTAGATTCAAGTGCCTGTAAGGTGTAATTGCGATAGTTTAAAATGTTAGCATACCTTTGTCCAGCCTCAACTAAGGCACCAGAAAGCGGGTTAGATGTATTAGCATCAGCTACATACACTAAATTATTACCAAGGAACTTGTTAGAACCTAGAGCGCTTTGAGCACCTGCTACACCGTTTTTAATTATGTTAAAAATTAGGTTAGCTTCTGTTTTCTCACCGTATAAAAAGTATTTTGCCTCTAAATCATTAATGTTGGTAGAAACATACTTAACTTTAAGTTTTTGTTTGCTATTAACAACAATAGTTTTATTGTTGCTAGTTTTTAAAAACTTTAAATTGAGGGCAGTATACTGCCTAATTACATTACTGCTCAAGGCAGGAAAATATAAATCCTTGTTGAAATACAACAGGTTTAACTTTTCATAGTCTCCACCATTATAAAGCCCTGGATCCTGTAAACCTACTGCGTAATCTTTGTCATATAAGTCTACGTTTTGAGCATAATAGTAGTTTAGACTCGCATCAAGATAGTTAATTGAGGAAAGTGGTGGGAATGTTAAAAATAAAGAAGTAAAATCAGGGTCATTGTAAAGAGTGTATACATAGTTCTTTACATAAATTGTTGTACCATAATCAGAACCCTTGAGGTTATATTTAATGGTTGAGAATTTTGCTCTTTCTCTTTCCTTGGCAATATAAATTGCTACCTCTTTTAGCTTCTGTGAAACTAAGGGAATCACGGTAGCTAAGTTGTTATTATTAGAAAGGTCTAAGTCTTTAAAGAAAACCCGTTCTTGAGGGGTTGTGAGGTTGAGCAATACATATTGTATCGCAGAAATGTACTCATCCCTTATGATATTTTTCTCATCTGTATTGAGAGTTGCTTGAGGTACACTCTTTTCTGAAATATACCCCTTATACTCCAACTCAGTAGATATGGAATTTTGGTTGATCCCTTTTTTAGTCTTTGAGAAGTTTATGAATGATGCAATATTTCCGTTCATTAAATTAATCCTACTCCCCTTCTAAGAGCATTTCCGAGATATTGTTCCATTAACCCACCAGACATAGTAAAATATGTTGATAAGTTACTATCAAATTGAATAGCAGTTAACGTAGTCAAATTGTTACTCCAGTCAATATAACCATCAATCTTATTTATGTCAGAAACAACAGTTGGTGTCTGTAAATAAAAACTGTATTGCTGAGTTATACTGTTCCAGTTTATATCAGTAGGCAATCCCCAATTCCAATTATTCTGATAGGCTGATAACGGGTAGGAAGATAAACCATTAAATGTAACATCTACACTGCTAGGGTTAGCAGCAGAATATGTAGCTAAAGCAGTGGTATTACATGCAACTGTTGATGGGGTAATTGTTGTGTAGACGTTTCCAAAAAATTGATAAGAAATAATGTTAGAACCAGCAGAAATGATACTACTATTAGTAAGCTGTGCTCCTAAATTTGTTTGAGAGTATTGAGCATCTACACTAGCATACTTTTCGTAATTACTATTAAAGCCTGTATCGGAACCTAGTAATCTTGAATAATTAATGCTCAACAAGTCCATTACCCTTTGAACATCAGATGGGAACTTTATGTTGTAGTTCTTATCTTTGTAGTTTATTTCTTCAAAGAGACCATATAGCTGAGTAATGTTTGCGCCGTCAACATTAGCGTTATTGTCAACGAAATTTGCAATTTTTTCATAATATCTCTTACCAATGCTATTAGGGCTGCTTTCTTGAGTACCACCAACATATGCAAAGAAATCATCAAACAAAGATGTTTGATCTTTTAGTCTAGGCATTAACGCATAGCTCTTTAAAGTTTCAACATAATCGAAGTTTTCATTAATCTTCATTATGTTATACTCTACATACTCAGGATAATAATTAAACACATATATACCTTCGATGTATTGACCAAAACCGTCTGTATCCATTGCGTAACCGAATGCTGATAATACAACAGGATTTACTGCAAAAGGAACCTGTATGTTTGTGTAGGCTGTACTTAGAGAAAAGTTAGTAGTAGCTCCTATGCTTGCAAAGCTATTAGTATAATTTGCTGATAAAACACCAGCATAAAAACTGCTTAATAACTCTGTTGATATGTTGTTTGTATCATAAGCATTGTACTGAAAATTTGTAGGGAATAAATTATTGTTACCAAAGGCATCTTTTGTTCCATCAGCAGAAAGTAAAGCTAACTTAAAGGAGTTTGTTGAAATAGTTGCACTAGCAGGAATATAGTGCATTTGCCCATAGTATTTTAAAATGTTACCTTCACTATCTGCAGGAGCAATAAACAACGGAAAAGATGTTCCGTTAAACATAATGTTAGGTAACGGTGGCTGAGTTAAACCATTGCTAGTGAAGCTCCAGGAAACTGGGACTGTATAATTAACATACAAGTCAATAATTGTACTTGAATTGTTAATAAATGGTAACCCCTTCTCAAAAATAGAAAATAACTTGTTATTTAAAATCTGTTGTGCTAAAGGTACATCTTTTAAATTCTGTGTTAGATAAAGCCTCTCAAGAGTTTCTCTAGAAGGAGAATCGTCTTTAAAATAAAATACATTTTGACCGCTAGATCCAACGAAAATACTATTTACACTGCTTAGTGTACTCACATTACCAGTATAACCATCATATGTTAAGTAGAGATTTGTACTGTCTGTACTTAGAGACCTAATAATTGTTGTTTGGTTCTCGTTTGTAAATTGCCAGAAAGGAACTAAATGGTACCAATTTGTTTGGTAATATGTTCTATTTTCGTAGTCGTTAGAAAAGCTACCATCACAATATAATTCAATCTTGTAATCTATAGAAGATAAGCTGTTACATAGCTGCCAAGTATTATATCTATAGACATAAACAGGGTCAGTAAATTGAGCAGCAAAAGCTGTCATGTTATCAACATACGTTCTGCTTTGATTAATACCCGAAGTTGTAGTTGAAGAATTATAATAAACATCATTAACAGGAACAATGGATGGGTTAATTACATCTGTAATGTAATTATAAGCTGAAAGATAGGTTGTATAACTCTCAATCGGTTCACCATTTAAATCAGCAGTAAATAAAGTAATTTTATAAACCCCAGGCAATGGAAAATCATAGACTGAGTTGTTTTCTTTTAAAACAAATTTATCATTAACAGCAAATACAATAAAGTCTTTGTCGGCAGATAAAGGTAAACTAGATAGAGAAACACTTAGAGTTACAGGCATCCCAGTGTAAGAAGAAACTGGGAAAACATTGTTGTTGCTAACAACGTATTCCCTTGTGCTTCCCTTGCCAGTTATAATTGAAAACGGTACACTCATTAGAGAATAGTAATTAAGTTAGATAAGGTAAAGTAGTCAGGCAAATATGGGAACATAAAATCTTGAAGTACAACAGAAGATACAGAAGATTTTACATCGATATTTGGGTATTGAAAATTATAGTAAACGAAGCTTAGCCCGTTTCTAGCTCCATTTATATTAGCAGTTTGAATTGATTGTACCCCAGCAATATCAAGAATTTGAGCATTTAAGTCAGTTATGTTTACAGTACCACCTAGAGATTGTAAATCAAAATAACTCTGAATTGTACTAATAATAACACTCTTAATTTTGTCTCTATTTACAACAATATTAGGGTTTGTTGTTATTATTATCCTAGCACCGAAATTAGTATCTTGAATTGCAGAGTCGTCTACGCTTGAACCATATCCAAATTGAAATGCCATATAAACTGGATCCATAATTATTGGTTCAGCGGTTACTGTTTTTACTGAATTAATAGCTGAAATAACAAAGTTCTTTTGAGCTGGTGTTACGAAGTTATTCTTTGTAATCGTGGTAATTTTAGATGCAGATGTTTTTGGTACACAATAGATATAAACATTGTTAAAATTACAAGAAGAAGAAAACAGTATTTGATTAGATAATACATTTGTATCTAAATTTGGGTCATTTAGTTTTAAGTTGTCTGTCAAATACTTTAAATGAGAATTTAAATATTGTGAGTTGCTTAATACTTTTGTAGAGAATACAAAGCTAGCAAAGTTTGTATAAACAAAGTTTTCATAGTCAGTAGCATTTACTAATCTGTATTGAGATGTAAATGTTTGAGGTGCTCTTGTTCTAATTGATTCTACTGTTTCAGCATCAAAGAAGGCTGTTGAGTCTACCTCGTTATTAATATTAAGACCTAATACCTGTAAAGCAGTTAAATATGTCAAATTTTCATCTCTTACAGAAGCGAAAATTTGATTAAATCTAGGTGTGTTGTAAAGAGAAATTGCGGTATCATTTAACTTGTTAGAGTTAACTTGACCATCTACTCCATCAGATTGTAAGAAATACAACGCAATTAAATCTCCACCTTGTAACTGACGACCAGTAATATTATCTCCGAATTTAACTTCGTAGTGCTTATTTTCGTTTAATCTAATCTCACAAACTCTATCCTGAGGACCATATAAGAATAAGCTATCCACTCTTCTATATTCAACATATGTTCCTGTTTGTCTTTCAAATACATAAACAAAAATATTAAAGTTATCAACAATAACTGAATTGCCTGGTAATAGAGCAATAGTCTCGAATGCTACTCCAGCAGAGGACTGTGTTGGATATTCAACCATTTTACCCTGATAGAGCAAATAAGTAGAGCTAAATTGTTTTAAGGTTTCATTAATTCCTGCTTGAGTTGTTTTCTCAAAAGTAACATCATTAGTAAAAGTATAGTTAATACCATTTACGTTTAAGTATGAATATCTTGGAATTGTATAAACACCAGCGCTCAGTAATGAGGAATTAGCTACGAAAGGTAATGCACAGGTTTGAGGTCCAACTGGGTTATAATTTAGAAGCTTTACAATTCTGTTAATGTTCTCATATAATTGAGACTCTGTGAAAACAGATTCGCTGGATGTTTGGTTTAGATAAAAGAGTAATGTCTGGTAGGAATATGCTACAATATCAATTATCGCATTTAAATTACTGCCTTCAAAATTCTGATCTGTAAAAACGGTATTTGATGGAGTGTTAAGACGCTCAATCATTAAGCGCTTAAGACTAGTGGCGTCAAATGCTGTATAGGCATTTGGAGCTAATTTGAATTCTGGAAAAACACCTGTAGCCATATTATAAAATTGTTATTGCGTCTCCTTGAAATGTTCCTTGCAAGGAAAAAGATTGTTTTAATGTTGGTATTCTCAATGCCAGATTAATTACATAAAGGTATTGATCTGGATAAGGTATCACTTGCAAATCTACTATTTGAACTCTTGGTTCAAATATTGTTAAAGCATTGACAATCTCGTTGGCAATGGCAGTAGCTGTTGTGCTTGTAACTGGTTCAAACAAAAAATCTTCTATTCTTAAACCGTATTCTGGGCTTAATATCTTTTCACTCTTCTTTGTTGTTAAAAGATTAGAAATACTGTTTTTAACAGCAGCGACATCGTAAGAAACATTAAGGTCAGTCTTTACTTTACGAGCAGCAATGTTATTGGTATAAAGTGTTTCCATAGACATGACATTAAAGTCCTGATAAATGTACTTTATAGCACTATTAGGATTGACTGGCTTCTTAAAGAGATTGTTTAAGTTTACTGTTGCCATCTGTTAATTATTTATAAATTTTTGAACGAATTACATAAATATTTATATATGGCATCTCGATTTGAACAAGTAATAAAAGAACATTATGACAGATTTACTCGCAACGGGTTTCTTTGCGGTGATCTAGTTAGAATTAAACAAGAAGCCTTCACAGGTCCTTGGTCTAAGACTCAGTCTGTTGAGAAAATCAACATGCTTAGAGAGCTTGCTACATCAGGTGATTATTTGCGTGTTAGCCATATTAAATCCCCATATGGTTTCAGTGCTAACGGTAAAGATTATGAACCAGATGCCTTTTATCTTGATATTACAAGAGAAATTGCACCAGGTCTCTTTACAGACAAAATAACTGTACCTTCTTACCTAGTTGAATTAATGATGACAGGTGGTGAGAATAGAACTCAAACACCTATTAATCCAAAGCTTGTAAGACCAAATAATGAGATTATTAAACCAGAAGCAGTTAAGCCAATTAATAGCACAGCTAGATATATGGATACTCAACACCCAAGCTACCCTAAGATCGATGCTCTTCCTGGTAATGAAGATCCAGGTAATATTCCTCAGACAGATAAGAATGTAACAGGTAACCCTACAACTAACACAACCCTATCTTATACACAGAAGCATAAGATGGGTTATGGTAGTTACATGAAGGGTTATTAAACCATCGCCAACAAACAAGCGTAAAAGTTGATCTCTTGATCCATTACAAAAGCAGACTTATACAAGTGATCCGCAATGGTGACGAGCATTTTACGCTTATTTTTTTCGTCAAATTCAAACTCATTAATGAAGTTGAATAGCTGACGCATCAGTCCAACATAATCTCCGTTAAACACTTCTTCGTTCTCAATTACATGACGACGAATAATAGTACAGTCTTTCTTAGAAAGAACATTAATTAAGATGCCTTTTACAAGAGCAATGTTCTGCTTATTAGAAGCTGTCTGAAGAGATCCTGACCTGCTATTCTTCTGCAATTCATTAATAGCAATACGCAAGTCAGGATAATACTGCTCTGTAATAGTCTCAACTTGAACCTTTTCAAAGGTAACATTCTCTTTATTAAGAATATTAGCCAATTGGTTCTCAAATTGAGTCTTTGAGATTTGAATATCGAACTTCTGACACCGGCTAGTTAACGCACCGATAATCTTGTGACCATAGTTGGCTGTAAGAATGAAACTAGTTACTTTATGGAACTCTTCCATTACGTTACGCAAGGCCTTTTGTGCGTCTTGAGTCAACCCATCACATTCATCAAGAATAATAATCTTGATTCGACCGTCGATTGATTTAGTCTGAGAAAATGCAACAACCTTAGTTCTAATTGCATCGATACCATTCTCATCTGAAGCATTAATATACAGATACTGACACTTTAGAACACTCTTAGCAATAATCTTTGCAAGACTGGTTTTACCCAAGCCAGGCTTACCAACAAACATCAAATGAGGTATCTTCTCGTCACGACCATAACCTTCAATAGTAGCCTTGATGTTATCTGGAAGAATAATCTCTTCCAGAGACTGAGGGCGGTACTTTTCGAACCAAATGTAACTAGCCGGAGGTTTATTCACAGGTATTCAAGTATAACAGTTTTTACGATAGAGTCAAGATCCATTCCTTCGAACATTTTCTTGAATTTTTGCTTTTCAATAAGGTCGAAAAAACCAGGTTTGACTTTGTATTTGACATCACATTCTCCACTTTCTGGGCAATCAATTGATTCAATGTTAATGTTATCGGCCAGTTGAGCCAAAGCCCTTTGATCCTCTATTAGTTTCATAAACGGTATCACTCCAGTCAACAGTAGAATTCACCAACTCGTAGACAACGAATTGAGCGACTTTATCCCCAACGTTATAGGTATAATCAACATCAGAAAAGTTGTAGATTTTAATACCCATGCCTCCACGATACTGATTATCGATGATTCCCAAGTGTGGTTGCAAACCATGCTTGAAGCCCAGACCACTCTTAGGTTCAATTCGGAACCAATAACCAAGAGTAATAAATGCTAGTTGAAGACCAACCGGAACAACTGCTGAACCTCGAGCAGGAATAACGACTTGTTCAACCGCAAATACATCATACCCAGAATCGCCGGTCGCTGGTTCAGGATTAGCCTTAACAGGGAGCTTAGCAAGATCGTGAGTACGTTTAAACAGGATTTTTACCTCTTCTTTCATATTCATGACATGAGTATAGCATAGAAAAAACCATTATTCAAGTAAATAATTATATGGACGAAGCCAACATCCCAGATGAATCAGTCGCACAATTCTTAAACGACCTGCAAACCATACGTGCAGAGCAATCTACAGTTAACGTGCCTAGAGATACTGTCGCGACAATAGACAATCTTGAGGAATTTGTTCTTAAAAATAGCAGTGAAATTGTTAATTCCTCAATTAGCATGCTTAAAAATATGGAAGGAGTTGTTCAAACAGTTCAAGGAGCAGAAGAGATGGCAGCCTACTCTGAATTAGTTAATGCTTCTACCAATGCCTTAGACACTCTTACAAAACTACTTCTGCAAAAAAAGAAAAATGACGCTGCAATTGAAATTAAGAAAATGGATGTTGAGAATAAAAAGGAACTCCAATCTAACGACCATGCTGTAAAAGTTATGGCCTCAAGAGAGGAGATTTTAAAAATGATGCTATCAGCAAAGAATAATCAGCAAAGTGAGATTAACGTAACACACTCAGCATAGCATTAGTTGTATTCTTATTCTGAATATTTTGAAATAATTGTTGGAAGAAGTCTACCGTACAAGAAGTGTTTTGAATAATCTTGTTAATTAGGGCTTTGGTTATTTCCTGTCTGTTACCCTCAGTAGATAAACCAACAAGCACCCTATACTCAAATATACGAGAACCGACATCTAAATAGTTGTTTACAGCTCCTAATAACGAATCATTTATAGTTCCAATATACTCATAATACTTGTCGTCAGTTACTAGATTGTTTCCGTGAGCTGTTGTAGCAGGATAAACTACTGTTGGGTTAGTATAAACTCCTTGTAGGTTGTGTCTATGAACGTAAGAAGTTTTTTGAGAGAATTCAATTAATAGTCTCTGAAATTCATCATCTAGTTTATCACCAATAAATGAAGGAAAGTGTCTTGGCAATAATTGATTATACTCGTAATAAGGGTCAGATAGTGGGCCGTTTACTACATCAAAGTTTTCTTTGTATCTTGTATACAGTCTAATACTGTCGCTAAGAGTTTGAAAAATTCCTTTTTCGTAATCTGGATCTAGCTTTTTATACTCTTCTTTTACTTGTGCTAAACTGTTATTGAATACGTTTATCCAATATTGGCAAAACTCTTCACTAAGAGAACTTTGACCGTATCCATCTTCTACTGTTTCTAAAATTGAATTTACTTCTGCAGATACATTGGTTAAGACTTCAACAAATCTTGTTCTATTCTTTTCGTTAATTATGTTTACTTGAATTTCTAGATTGCCTGTATCAGGATTAATTCTTGTAAAGTTATTTCCTACAGAGTCAGTAGTAATTTCTTCATCTTTACCAATGCTAAGACTATCCTTAATGAAGCTATATTGTTTAACATTTGGGTTTTTAGTGCACCTAAAATTATTTTTAAGCTGTAACAAATTCTTGTTTATTTCTTTAAAGAATATAGCCTGAGAAGTAATAGGGTCGTTAGTTGTCTTGGTATAGTTATATAGGTATGCTACGCAAATTTCATTAGGGAATGTTTGTACAAGAGAGTTAAGATTACCTGCAGCAATTAAAAAATCTAACGTATTAAATAGATTTTGATCTACTAAGTAAGGAATACCTGTATTTTGTGGTTGGCTAGACATATTATCCTAATGATTCAATCTTATTTATCTTGTCAGCAAGCTTAGGGTCATCTGTAGCATTAGCAGCAGACACTCTATCATAAAAGTATGTCTTAATGCCAGTAATATTATTAGTGTATTTATTACCTGTAAAATTATGTACAATCTTTGTAGTTAACCACTCTCCAGAGAATAAGCTAGCAAATACAGATTCAGTCTCAAATTGAGAATTAACTAAAGACATAAATTTACCGCTTTCTCTATGTGAAAAACCTTCTGTATCAAAGCTAATACATGGAGAGGAATCAATGTATTTTTTTAAGGCAACATTTAATCCATATTTTTGAAAGCTGTTAGAATCAATAGGCAAACAAAAATCAGATTTAAATACTACGTTACTTCTCTTAACGTTATCAATGTAATAAGCAGTAGTTGGATTAGCCCCACCAAATTTTTTAGTATAATGCTCATCAATAAATGCTTTTTGATTATCTACGTGATTTACAGGCTGTAGAATCGAGAAGTTCTTTGACCCTAAGTCATAGGTACTAATACCGTAGGAAATTAAATAAGAATAACCATCAATACCGGTTCTGTTGAGAAAGTTAAACTCTGGTAATTGAGGTAAGTTAGCAATGTTAGTAATATTATCAAAAGAGAACTTAATAGGGGTTGTTATTTGGTTGTCTTTTTTATCTATTGGTGCAGATGTATTAGCATTCTTAGAAGTATTATCTTCATATGCAAAGAAATCTTGCATATATGGTCCAGCAGAATTCCCGTTTCTATTAGATGCAAAGTAATCAGAAAAAGACTTTAAAGAAAATGTTCCATCTCTCTGCAATTTTAATAAGCTATTATCTTTAATTACTGAAGAAACGTGGAAGTCTAGTAGGTATTCGACGTCATCATAAGCAGAGAAATTTTGTGGAGAAGAATAAAATAGCTTACTTTCTCCTGAGTCCCATTGCTGTGCAAACGTAGGATTAGTTTCTTTTAATGATTCAGAAAGAATATATTTTATAATATCTCCAGAAGGAGCTACTCTAGAAGTATTGTCTAGTTGTTTTACTCTGAAACTATTTTTAGCGAAGTTAGGTTCGTTTATAGAAGAAAAACCTCTTTTATCTGTCTGTAAAATATATTCTCTAACATCAATACATTGAAAGATTTTTCTCTTTTGACCGTTACCAGTTAAAACTTCATCTTCATCTTGAATTGTAAGTTGAAGGTCTAGAGCAAATATATCTTCATTCAGTCTGCTTTGATCTGCGTTTTGAGTGTTTTGTGTTTTTGGTTTTAAATGTAGTAAGAAAAAGTCATTACCAGAACCTAAAAAGTTGTAAGATTTGTTTTCTGTTATCTGCTTAACCCCTCTTTTATAATTTGAGTAGATATCAATATTATTTCTTGAGTTGTTTAAAACTATTGTAGCAGAAGTAAAAACATTGTATAAGTCATCTACAATAATAATCGATTCAACAATATTATGCGGGATATAAATGTTAAAAAACTCGTTTACTAATACCAATTCGAATTCGTATTGAGTATTATTATATGTTACTATTGTATAAGTTTTTGCTTCAGCCATTATACTCTTAATTGAATGTTAATTTGATTTACTACTGTATTTACAAATTGAGGCTTAATTGCTTTAATTTGTGTACCTAAAGCAGGATTTTTAGTAGCATCTTGAATATTGTTTACTAAACAAAGCAACCACCACAAATTTAATGTTCCATAAATTTTATAGCTTAATACTACCCAAGGAATATCTACGTCTACATTGTAGGTAATAAAATACGTTGGGTCCGCATCATTAGTGCTTGTGAGGATGTTAATCTTTTTTAATAGATTAAAGAAAGCAAACTCATCGTTATAGATGTGAAGCTTAAAGAAATTCTCATACGAAACATTCTCAACTTCTACATAAGTTGGTATGTCGCTAATATATAGACCTATTTCTGTAACAGTGTTAGCCATATTAAAAATTTGGATTTCCAGTTATGTTGATTGGAACAGCATTACGGGAGGAGTTAGGAATTATATTATTTTGTGGGTTAGGGAATGTAACCTGTTGACCAGCTACAGCCTGTGAGACTGAACCATTACTTCTTGTTTGTACCATAGCCTCATACAACAAGTTTTGAGATTCTGGTACGAGACTTTCAAATGAAATATCAATTTTATACACTTCAGGCATTATTACTTTAATAGTAGATTCAGATGAAGGGGCCTGGTTAGTTGATATGTTTCTAACTGAATCATCTGAGGTATTTGTCTGTATAATTGGAATATCAATTAGTAGATTTGAGCCTAAAAAAGTAACATTTAGGTTCTTTATGTATGTGTACATGCTATAAAAATAACCAGGTACAACAGCCTCGTATATAACTGAAGGTGTTAAAATTAATCTGTTTAATCTATTTGGTAGATTTTGATACTGTAAAGCAAAAACAACATACCAATTTTTTACTGTATCAGCCCAAGTCAAGTTATTAAACAAATAAAAACTAATGTCAAAACCAGGGGCTCCACCGTAACCAAATGTCTTAGCAGATTCTGTATAAGCAGCAGCAAAAACATTTTTGTTCATGTCGGAAACCATGCTATTAACATCATCAGCAGCTTTCGCAAGTAATTGAGCTGTACCAATTCCACGAGAAGCAGCGCCAACAAGACCTTCAGCTGCTGAAGAGCCTACTGTTTCTTCTAGTTTAGAATTAATATTTTCAAGGGAATTACCAATTGTATTAGATTCTTCATTCCAATTCTGGGAAATGCCTTTGCTAATTGAACCAGAAGTTTTTACAAATGGTAATTTATAGCTAAAATTGGTTGGTGTTGTGCTATATAAACCTGAAAAGGCTTTTAAGTTTTTGGTGTAAACATCTCCACCTAGAGATGTTTGTGAAAATGCGCTTGCTACTGTATCAGCTCCAACAGCTCCACCAGCACCACCCACTACAGCTCCGGCAAATTTTAAACCAGAAGCCAATTTTCCAGTAGCTCCAATAGCAGCTGCAGCACTAGAACCTAGAGAAGAACCTGCTCCAGCTCCTATAGCAGCACCAGCAACTGTTCCTAATGGGCTTTGTAGCAAAGAAACTGTGCTATACATTAGGTTTTGTAAGCGAGAGGACCTATCTACAATTTTTTCTGTTAAATAGACATATGGCATGTCAGCTCTTGCTGGGTCAGCCTTACTAGAAGTCCATGCAAAATTATTTTTTATATCAATAGGAGCAGAAGATATAGGGACTAGTTTAGGAGCTTTTGAAGATGGTCCTAACAATCCAGCGAATGGGGTTGTAATACCAGCGTTGCTAGTACCGTTAAATTTGTCACTCGCCATAGCAACAAACTCACTATTTAGAACTCTGTTTGAACCAGCAATTCCATCATCATAGTTAGGTACTTCAAATTTAAAAAGTACACTAGACTGACTTACTATTTGCTGTTGGGACGTACTGGCCATATAATTATTTATTATTCTAGCCTGTTCTGTGATCTAAATTGATAAGCAGGACTTTGTGTTTGTCCAGTCGATTGGCTAGGAGCAGCCTGAGAAACCATTATTGGTGTAATAGATGTAGGGTTATAGTCTTTTCCAGCCATAACTTTAACCAAATCTCCAAGTATTTGATTGGTTTGCTCAGTTAGCTTGTTATTTGTGTTAAGCTCTGGAGAAACATCTTTTGGTTGAGGAATATTAGCTGTAATTGTTGGCATTGTTGCTCCAGCTATTGGAGAGGCTGTTGTAGCTGGAGCAACATTAGCTGCAACACCAATTGCAGGAGTAGCAGCTGATATAACAGCTGGAGCAACATTAGCTGCTGCGCCTATTTCAGGGTTAGAAGCCTGTTTAGCAGCTGGAGCAGGTTCAACTTTAGGTGGGTTTTTAAGTTTTTCTAACTTACCTTTAACAACAGTAATCATACGTTCAGTTTGAGCTTTATCATCTCCAGACTGAATTGTTTTCTGTTTTTCTAAAGTGTCTAATTGAGTCTCAAAATATGCTATTCTCCTCTCGTTTGGATCTTTAATTTTTGAAACATCTTGCAATTTGCTGTTTAAATCTTCTTGAGTTTTTTCTAGTTGGTTTGTTTCTTTGTTTACTCCTACTGCTTCAATAGCCTTAGTACCTAAACCAAAGTTTTCTTCTAGAGCCTCTCCAGCTTTGTAACCACCATAGGCTGTACCAGCAGCTAAAAGACCAGAAGTTGCTACAGCACCTGCTCCTAAACTACCAATTGCTCCTACATTTGTACCTAGTAAACCACCTACACCAACACCTCCTGTAGCTACTCTTGAAAGACCTCTCGCAGCTCTCCCAATACCTCTCGCAGCTTTTTTAGCAGCAATTCTCCCTCTTTGAGCAGTCTTTTTAAAGAAACCTTTTTTACCTTTTGGGATTAAATCTATTATATCTTCTACGTCTATTATAGAACCATCCTCCTTTTCTTTTTTTTCTGGCTTACCTAAAGCTTTAACCATACCTTTTTGACCGCCTTGTATTGCAATAGCTAAAGCATCTTTTACTATTGGCTCTAAAGATTCTTTAAAAGCCTCATTAAATGCAGCAGTCATTCCTTTTTGAGCTTTTGGATCAAGGTCAGATATAACTACCTTAAACGGTACATTTTCTTTTGCTTCTTCAAATGATTGTTGAATAGCTTCTAGAGCCTCTACTTGAGCAGAAGGATTTACAGAAGCATTTGCATTTTCAGCTGCTATTTTATCTGCTTCAGCTGTTTCAACAGTTTCTTTATTTTCTGATTCACTATATGGTTTAATATAAGTGCTACCTTCTCCACCTTCTATATCTTTTTGAGTAATAGATGGTTTTGTTGATAAGTCGTTTTTATCTGCTTCTAGGAAAGGTTCCTTAGCATCTTTACCTTTAAATAAAGCACCTAAACCTGCGTTAAAGGCTTTACCCAAAGCAGAGGTATTTTGATCTTGCTTTTTGTATCTACTTGTAGTAAAATCAGCTAATCTACCAGCTAGCTGGCCTATAGAAGAAGTCTTACCATAAGTTTGTTCATAGGTAGATCTACCAGCTAATATTTGCTCTCTCTTTAATTTGTCAGTGAGAACTTTTCTTGTCTTTTCATCAATATCTGCTCTGTTACCCTGAGCTTCTAGTTCCTTAAAATAAGAATCATAAAGATCTTCTTTTATTTCTTCCATTTTCTTGTCAGTTAAGCCAAGTTTTTTTCTTGTCTCTACATTTTTTTCAAGGGAAGTATACTGTTCTTTTAAAGCGTTTTTATATTTTACTAGTGCTTCATCTACATTGTTTGTTTCTTTTACATAGTTTTTAAAGGAAGATTTACCAAATTCCTGTAGACCACCAGTAAGCTCTTCTGTTAGTTTAGCTTGAGATTCTCTAATCTGCTGAATTAAATTCTGGTTGTTTGTTCTAGCAGTTTTATCGTAGTTTTCAATAAGCTCTCTTAACTCTTTTTCAGATTGCTTAATTTTTTTGTTAAGATCTTTTTGAAACTCAGGTCCAAGGGATGCAGAGCTCTTTAAATCCTTTTTTCTTTTTTCTATCTCCTGCTTTTTAGACTGAATACCTTCTTTTAGCTGCTTAAAGGTCTTCTCATTTGCATCTTTAACAGTTTCATTAATTGATTCAGATATATTTGTAGAGAATTCTTTTGAAAAGGACTCAAAAACCTTTTCAAAGTTTGCACTACTTTGTGCTTTCTCAATGTAAGACTTGGTGTTGACGCTTAGATTTTTAATCTCTCTTTCAACAATACGGTTGGATTGCTGCGTCTCTTTTACAAGATTTGTAATGGCATCTATTATAGCCTGTGTGTTACTATCTTTTACACCCATGTAAATATTTATTACGACAACATAAACTCTAGCGAAGGATTAAAAACAAAGTTTTCACCGTCAATTTCGAACTTATTAAGCTCTCTTATATCTTCGTTTACTTTACTAAGCAACCCATTAAAGGTTTCAACCAAGCCAGCAGGCATTTGATCAATTAATGGTTTGAGCTCTTTAATATTTCTTACACTACCAATGCTTTGATTAAGATAAGAAATTTCTTTTAAGTGTTTGAAAATCTCTAATGATATTACATCTCCAGCCAAATTGTACTTACCGTTTAATGTTTCAAAATATTCTTTATTAATCAGCTGAACATCTTTAAATGTGTTCAACCCAAAGCTTATAACAAGATTATTACTGTTGTATACTGCCTCGTATGAAGATAGGGTTACAGTACTAATTCTATTAGAAATACCTTCTTTATATTCCCCCAAAGAAAAACCTAGAAAGTTGCTTTCTTGAGCTAATTTAATTTGAGCTAGTAGGAATGGCTTGTCAAAATAAAGCAGACTTTCGTAATTATCAACATTTTCTTTTATAATGCTATCAGTTAAGATAGAATGTTTGATATACTGCTCAAAGCCGAATTCAAGTGTTGCGTCAAGCTCTAACAAATCATTGTATTGCTTAATAGTAAGAGAGCAACCATTTACATATGTGTTCTGGCTTGGAATGTAAAAGGAATTTGTTCTTAAGGAATTTTTGATTATATTAAATAGCTCGTTCATCGGTAGTCTTTTTCTTCTTGTCTTGTGTACTCTTATTTATTGTATCTACAAGGAGATACAATTCTCTCATTGTTATTGATTTTATGTGACTAAAAGCAACACCGAAATCTTTATTCATATTATATGTTAAAGAAAAGAAATCAGCAACATTTTCACTGTATATAAAGTCTAAAAAATACAGAAAACATTCATTACTAAACGTCAGCTCTCGAATAAAATTAGATTGGAAATATTCTGATTTAATTTTTTTATTGTTTTCCAGTTGCATGTTCTGTAAATCCATATATAATTTTACTGGGAGGAAGGAAAGACTAGAACAATCATATTCGTTAACGTCTTTATATTCTATATCTCCTAATTTTATAGAATAAAAATTAAAGGATTTCTTATCAGCTAAATCGTAAGGAATACCATATTCTATTTGCAAATTACCTTCTGAAAAAACATTTTTAACTCTGAAGCTGATATCAGAAATTGTATTGTAAATCTTAACAAGGCTGACAAGCTTAGTTAATTTAGTTTCACTTCCTTGAATAGAGTGTACAACAGAAGTATCAAAGGTGTGGCTAATAATTTTTTGAGAAACCAGAAATAAAAACTTATCAAAAGAGTTTAGCTTAGTTTTATCATTAGTATATTCTTCAAATTTTAACTGGCAAAATAAGTCTACTCCTGTATAATCTTCATTGGCTAATAAAAAATGTAAATCAATGCAATCCTGTGTTGAGAATTGTTTAGCGAGTACATTTTTTCCAGAAGAGTAGATCTTAAATGTATAATACGGCACCGTATTAATTATTAAGTAACCTGCTGGATGGCAATAGGGGTGTGAGAAACCTCGTAATTAGTATAACAGAATGTTGTATTAACAGTCTCCAGGGAGTTATTATCTGATTGAACATACTCTAAAGTACCCATGTCTTTAGGAAAGCAATTCTTAAACACAATAGTTTTTCTTGCTGCCCAAGGGTTATTGTAATTAGGTATTGCGGAATTAGAGTTGCTGTTAATCTGTTGGTTAGCCTGTCTTTGCTGATCAGTTTGACCAACACCGGTTCTAGTCATTAAATGGCAAGTAATATCTTGTTTTAAATCGTATATTGCGTTGTTGCTTGGGTTACCATTATCTCTTGCAATGGTAGAGTAATATGACATTAAAACAATCCAAGGTCTAATAATATGATCAATGAAGCTAATTGTACTTTCGTAGAATGTAAGATTAAGGTTATTTAAAAATGCACTACTTCTACCACCTGCATATGGTACACTTCTAAAGCCTCTAATATCCATTTCTGGAACAGATGAATTGTTGTTTTCCCCTGAAAAATTAAAACTTCTACAGAATATACAACCAATATTTCTAGTGAACTTTGGATTAGATAACGTTTGTTTAGCTAAATCATTGTTGCGAAATGTTTCGCTCAAATCAATTAAATTTTGCTCCACTATCAAGTTTGGTATTTTAAACTGAACAACCCAAAAAGTTCTTAGTGGTACTGCAGCAGCATACTGAGAAAGAGCATCTAAGAAACCCATGTGAGGGGCTGGAAAATTTAAAATTAAATTAGAGCCAAACTGAGGGGTGGTATATGGGAGCTGTTGACCAGCCCCATTCACAAGAGCTAAATTATCATTAATAGCAGGCTGGTTACCGTTAACCAGCGGATTAATAACATTTAGTGTATCTAAGAGACCCATGTAATTATTTATAGATTATAGACATTATTGCATAAAAAAGCCCTTGGCTTTTTGGCCAAGGGCTTGAATTATCTTACAAATTAAGGTACAGCAACCCCGGCTAACGGAGCAACTGGACGTTGAGCAGCAGCAACAAGTGGGTTCTGAATCTGTGTCTTAGTCCAGAATTGGTAAGCAATAGTTGCAGTGAAGTTTACAACATCACCAGAACCTGTAGTATCCATTCCTAAATTACCTACAACTGTTGGATAAATACCGATTAAAGTATATTGAGTTGTTGGGGATTCAGCACTTACATTGTTGTAAGTATAGAAGGAAAGTACATTTTCTTGCTTAACTGTATAAGCACCACCAGACTGTCTTTCATCGAATGTAGCAAAAGAGATACCTTCGAAGAATGATCTGATGATTTGAGGTTGGTCACAATAGAATTGTAAATCCATTGTGCCTGCGTATTGAGCTGTACCCGGTACTGAGAAGTTTAATCCCATGAATGGTACAGGTACTGAATTAATTGTACGGTTAGGTACCTCAGCTGTCTTGAGGTAGACGAGTGAGTCTAAACCAAGAGTGAATCCCTCGTAAGAGAGTGCTGAGATTCTGTACTGGTGATTGCGCAAGAAATCTCTTTGCTGCATCACTCTGAAATAATCTGTTATGTTTAATGCCATATGTTAAATTCCTTTCTTAGTTTAGACTAACTCGTTGAAGTTTTGGTCTGTTCTAGTTGCGTAGAAGTTTACCAAGATGAACTCAGCTGAGCGAGTAGGCTTGATGTAAATGTCTACAACCAATTGATTGTTGTCAATTACAGTTGGGGTGTTATTTCTTGCATCGCAAACGATGAGGTAATCATACATACCCTGATTGTTCTTGACATTCTCAAAAATTGGATTGAGAACGTTAACAACATTTGTTCTTGTAAAGAGCGTGTTAGGCTCGAATACGAAGTACTTAAGTGTTGTTCTTGTAACCTTCTCCAAATACAAGAACAATCTTCTAACGTTGATTCTGTCAAAGGCTGAAGGTGTTGACAACTTAGTCTTTTGACCGAATACTGTGATACCGTCGTTAGGGAACTTAGTAATTGGATTGATACCCTGCTTGTAGAGCAAGTCTCTGTTGCGTTGGCTTGGAGATACTGCAATATCAAGCACTGGTGTTGGGAACTTACCTCTTGTAAAGCCTGCTGGTGCGAACCATGGAGCGTAGTTAGCGTCATCCTTGGCCATCATACCGGCAATTAAACCAGAGACTGGAATCCAAACATTATCACCAGAAGTTAAATCATTGACCAAGGCCCAGTTACCGTAAACTGTAGCATAACTTGTGCTTGTTGTATCAAATTGATTTCTCAACGGTGTATTAATGTGCTGAGTAAAAGTATTATTTCTGTTAGAAAGAACTTTTGTTCTAGCACCTGTAATAAAGATAGGGCGTAGAGCATCAGCAATGAACAAGTGATCTTTTCTCACATCCTGAGCAAATGTTCTAAACACTTCATATACAGCCAAGTAATTGTTCTTCAAATCCTGAGCCTTATAAGTGAATGGTGCAGACCCTACTCCTGGAACTGTAGCAGAAAGCGTATCTGCATCAAGATTGCCATTTGTACGATAGAAGCCTGTTGATGTTTGACCGCTAACAGTAGCACCAATATCAACAACAACTGTATCATCAAATGCCTGCAACTGAGCAGATGGTGAACTTAGCGTATTGCAAATTGAATACATTGTACCCAAACCTGCTTCAACAGACAAGTCGATTCTCAATGCATCAACATCATCAATTGTTTGGAATACTCTATCAATCTTAGCTGGAGCGTTACCAATTGCGAATGTAGTAGCACCGTTAACTGTACTGTTAAGGATTGTTGGGCAATAGCTATAAAGAGCATCTACCGGGAATAAGAATGCATTTAAATATGCTTCAATATTAGCATATAAGGATCCAGAAGCTGGAGTTACCCATGCTGACAAACCATTACCGAATAATGGAGTATTAGCAAAAGCAGCATTGTTCTTTACTTGCTCTGTTTTAGCTACAGTACCGCTTGTAGAATGGTTGAAGAGAACAAACTTACTAGGTTTACCGGCAGCATTTGTCCAATCACCAGAAACAGTTGAGATATTTGGGTTTACAATAATAGAGATATAAGTTGAACTATCCTCAACATCTCCAACGAAGAAGTTGACTGGCTGTCCACCGTTTTGAGATTGTACTTGTCTTCTGCTATTGAAAGAACCTAAGAATCCATCAGGGAAAGTGTAATCCAATGTTACAGCCTGTGGTGTGTAAATTGATTGTCTTAATTTAGCAATTCTTAAGCTAATTGAATCAATAAATGCTCCCTGGAACAAGTTAATATTTGGATCTTGTTGCTCAATTTGACGAGAAACAGATGGAATATTGCTTGTTGCACCAGATTCAAGTACAAAGTTAAGTCTAGAACTTGGAATTGTTAAATACTCACCATAGTTAGTATGAGTCTCATTAAGCGGAGAGTATTTAATTGATGTAACACTATTAAAATCTGATTGTGGGTCAGTATCTAAGCTATCTGCAATGCCAATTGTATATCCTTCAAGAGACTTGTTATCAAATGTTGATTGGAACTTATTTAGAACAAGAAAACCAGCAGAAGCTAAATTTGCAAATGTTGAAAATTCTCCAGCAGATGTTCTTACAAATTGACTTACAGTAGAAGAGTCAATCCAATTAATATTGCCCTGTAAAATAGACAAATACTGATCTTCTGTTAATTGTAAATATTCAGGAGCACCGACAAAATACCCAGATTGTTCAGTTGAAAATGTTGCTGTGCTTGATAAATTGAAAGCAAAGCAAGTTTGAGCAAACGGAACAGCCGGATAAGCTAAGCAGCTATATTTTGCTGAGGTTGAACCAACACCAGTACCAGAGCCGTAAGGCAATCTGGAAACGATGGGTCTACCACCTCCGTTTAGAACCCCTCTTACTGAGTAGTAAAAGTATCTTTCTGCTGCGTTTGTAGGAGTTCCATAAATGGTTGTAAATGTTTGAATATCAGGAATTTCAAGCACCTCTTCAATCGGGCCTTGATTAGCGTAACCTAATACCAAAACATTAGTACCATTTGGAACAACTGCTCTAAGAGATAAATCTACCTCATTAATCTGAACACCAGGACTTTCTATAGTTTGTGTTGGCATATGTTTTAATTATTTATGTTTCGGCAATGAAAGTTTTCTAAGGAATAATAGTAAAAGTTAATTGACTAAATTCAAAAGTAAAACTAGAAGAGATTTCTTCACTGCCTTGATAATTAAAATTTATACCGTTCAACGAAGTAGCAAAACACTGAGAAAATACAAACTCCCCTAATACCTGATTATACTCATTTAATGGCTGCAAGGATATCTGAGAAGCATATTTTGGAATATATCCTGGAGCATTTGGGTTAATCAATCTATTGGTACCAGCATCTACTAATCCTGAATTATTAGCTGCATCAAAAACAGATGTCTTTGGATCATTTAATAAGGCTAACCATTTCCAAATTACATAGTAATTATAAAATTCGCTATCAACATTAAAATTAACTGTAACAGGGTCATAGGCTGGTCTAGAAAAAGAAGATACCTTTGGTACTTGCCCTTGATAAGGCACAGCAATAGATGGTACACTAATAGCTGGTACAACATTACCCCAAACAGACATCTGTAGCTTATCAGAAATAATTTTTGATGGTGTTTCATTACCATACCTTACATCAATTTTACGCAAGGCTTCAGGCATAGTAATAATAAGCAAAAACTTGTCTACTCTTGCTTTATTAAGAACAGCCTGGTTAAGATAATTATGTTTGTCTGTAATGTCTTTATAGCTCATACTTTATTTCTTTTTCCAATTAACTCGCTTAGAACCTTTCTTTTTATACATGCTCCCTTTTATAGAATTACAAGCAGCTTTTGTAGGTCTACAAGCAGGATAACTACCTCCTGAGCTCTTTGATTTTCTACCACAAGGCCCGCCAGTTTTACAATTTACCCAACCATGAAAGGTTTTACCTGTTTTTGGGTCTTTTGCCTTGCGTTTAAACCATTGATGCAAATTATCTGAAGCTTCAAAAAAGGCTTTAAATGAAATAAAGTTTTTCATTTCTTCTTCCAAATTTTACCTTTTCTACACTTTACCATTGCTGCTGATCTATAAGCAGACGTCTTTTTACCGTAAGCCTGGACAGCTCGGTGATAACATCTATCTTGTTTTTCGGATAATATTTGATTTATAATATCGTCGAATTTCATATTAGCATTTCCATCTTCTACGAGCTGCACAACCTCTTGTATCCTTACCTGCGCAACCACCAGATGGTATCCAGGCCTTGGATCTTGAACAGAAACTCTTGCGTCTCTTAGATGCTTTAGAACCTTTCTTTACTTTACCAGTTACAGGAGCCTTTAATTTACTGCCTGTGGCTCTATTATACTTGGCTCTACCCTTAGCAGTTAAACCTGCTCCTTTGCTAACTGGTAATTTCTCTCCACGTTTAATAGACAAAGATGGTCCCTTTTTAGCTTCTGTTAATAATTGTTGTACAAGTATGTCGTACTTCATGTTAATATTTATCCCCAACGCTCCCATCCTTGTGAAATTAAATCATCCATTTCTGGATTTTCTGGCTCATTACCAAAGTTAGTAAAGAAAGAAGGCATTTCGTTAAAGTCTTCTTCTCCATCATTTTGAGCAATCTTTCTATTAGTTAATATGCCAAAATCATCAACAAACTCTCCTGGTTGAGAATAGCTTAATCTCCTAATTTTGAATGGTTTTTGATTCTTATCGAACTCTAAAACTTCAAAATACTTCTCACAAACTTCTCTGTCTAGAATAATTAAGGCCCAAGCCATACCCATTACTCTGTCATCTAACTCACCAGATCTAGCACTCCAAGTACCGTTCTTGTTACGGGTGAAGCTCTTTAATTCGTTGAGCAAATCAACAGATTTAATCTTAACTCTCATTGTTTCATTCAACCAATATCTCATATTGGTCATACACTTGTACTTGGTGTTTGTATGAGAATGAATACCAGGTCTGTCAAAATGTAGCTTGCCAGCTTTTACGGTATAGGTTACAATCTTCGTGTAGTTGTATTCGTTTTTAAGGTTATCACAAACACCACCACCATGATTATTACGCTCAATCAAAACCGGAGGAGAACCCCAATGCTTACATATCTGATTGATCTTTTGAGTGAACGTGTAGGGATTGATATTATTGTTGCAATACTCTGCTACTTGTCTAATGTTTCCTAAATCTGTAATGTCAAATACTTCTATTGAGCTAGCATTCTGACCTACACCCTCAGCGACATCTACACCTATAACATACAGGCTAGCCTTGTTTGGATTCTCCCACATCTTATATGCTCCGTCATCGAATATATGCAAAGGTGGAGCTACATTTGATTTAAGAAATTCGTATAATTTGTCTGAAAGAGTACTCTCTCCAACTTCAATAAATTCGTTGCCGAACTCTTGATTGAAAGTTTCTTCACTACCAATCTCTCTGATTGTATTTTGCTTCCAAACTTCATCTCTACCAGGTATTTCCCACCAATCAATGCGCTCTGCTGCCCAACCGTTCTTACCCTCCATGGCTCCAGAATACAAATCATAGAATAAATTCTTCGTACCATTAGGAGTAGAAGCAACGAAGATCTTAGATTGTTTGGATGAAGAAATAATTGGGTATACTGATTTCCAGAACTTATCAACAATGTTATTTGGAATGAATGCTAACTCATCCAGGATTAGAACGTTTACGGAATCACCACGACCAGCATCTGAACTTGTAGTCGAAATACCAATTGATGAATCATTTTCTAGGGTTATAGATGTTTTACCATACTCTTTAACACCCGGTTTTAAGTAGTTCGGTAACATCTCATAGGCTGTGCGGATACGACGAAAGATGTTAATCGCTGTCTTCTCTTTGTTTGCTACAACAAGTACCCTCTTATCCTTGTTGAAGCATGCAATCCAAAGAGCATAGATTGTCATTAGAGTCGTGTTATGAGTGGGTATATACTGATTTCCACACAAGTATAAACTATCAACACTATCGACTGTTATACATCTTACTGGAACAGAGTCAATAGATTTAATATTTTTTATGTAATGCCACTGATTTCTAAGCTTAGAATCATTAATATCCTCTTTAATTTTTATTCTATTTTTTTTAAACGCTAGTTTACAAACATATTCTATAGGCTTAAAATACAGAACACCACATTCCTTACACTCTACCCCTTTTAATTTTGGTATAAAAGTTTTAAAGGTTACCTTGTAGCCTAAGCTTTCAACTAACTTCTTTACCTGTTTAACCAAATCAATGTTTGTATTGTAAAAGTTAGCATTGCCTCTCGAATCAATATAACCATCTGAATCTATAAGACCCTTTAATAACTCTAAACGCTGTGCTCTGCTAGCTAACAAATATTCTGCAGGTATATGTTTATTATCTTTTAAATTCGCTATATTTAAAAGGGTGCTTAAACATTTAGTCTTAACCTTATCTTCAACAGTCAATCTTAAACTATATACACTTTTATTATACTCATTTAAAATAATCTTATTAAATTGCTTGTGCTGAGTATTTAATATATCAATTAAATCGTGAATGTCTCTCTTACCAACAGTAATAACTGAGGAGTTAGAACTACCATCACCTAACCATAAACCAAGAACATAAGGATCGATTAATAAATCTTTGTGTTCTCCACAAACACCATTTACATTTACTTGTATTCTGTGATTAGGTTCTTTCTTTTTGTTACCGGAGGTTAGCGTCTCAAAAAGCTGTTTAGTATTTTTTACAGAACCACTAATATCTTTGCTTCGTTCGGTTCTTGATTGAGTGAACCATAAATGCTCTTCATCTGCAACGATTTTTTCCCCGTTATCAAATTCAACTTCATAACAATTTCTATTATGAAGAATTTCATGAGCCATAACAACATTACAAGGTTGTCCTGAACTACTATAAACTTTATCCCCAGCCTTTAAATCACCCATAGTAGTCCAACCATTAGGGGTAGGTATAGGTGTATCAAGCGCTAAAGCTTTACCAGATTGACGGGAGGCTAGCAAAGATACGAATCTCTCATCATCTAGTGTTTTTAGCACTCTTAATTGACAAGGATGCAGTTTAATTAGCTGTTTACCTTTATCTAGGTTGATAATAAAGAAGAACGTTTGGGCAAAATATAAAATATCATCACGGCTTCTCTCCAAATGCTCGAGCATTTCCGGAGTCCAATCGAACTGTGTGTCTGGTTTGGGGAGATTTTTATTACCTAAGTAGTAATTTTCTTCGGCTGGCATATAAATATTTAAAACTATTTATGAAAGATCTATCAGAAGATGTAGTTCACTCATTTCCTGGATTTGAAAAACTCCTTGAACCATTCAAAATTACCGGTGATGCAAAGGTTAAGAAAGACCTTGTAACACCTAAGGATGCTCCGCATTATTCAGCCAATTCAAAGGCCTCTTATGTTGACGATAAAGACCCTGTAATGGCTAAGGCCTATGAGCCATCAAAAGGCTCTAAGGGCAAGAAAAAGATTAAAAAGGCTAGAAAAAAGCTAAAGGAGAGCATAAATAATTTCAGAAGCAACACTATGAAATCTCAAAAAAACAAATTTGATGAATTATTCGAAAATGTCATGGGTGACGAAGATCTAGATGTAACTCTAGGTGCTGACGGCGCCGGTGATATGGAAATGGATGCCGATCTCAATGATGGCATGGAAAACCTCGGAGCTACTGCTGGTGCGCACGGTGATCTAGCTCAAAAGATTGAAGATATTATTTCAGCTCTCTCTGATCTCAAGGCATCTCTAGCTGGCGAAGAAGCAGCTGAAGGTGAAGATGATTTCGGTGATGAAGATGAGGGTGAAGAAGGTCTCGAGGACGCTGACGAGGGTGCAATGTATGAAGGTGGCCAAGATATGCCAGAAGAGGCCATTGTTAGTGAGCCAGAACCAAAGGTTCACAACACTCAGCCAGCTGTAAACGCTATGACTAACACCAAGGGTAAGCCACAGCCAAGCGCTCCAGGTTATGCTGCTTCAACTGGCAAGGCCGACAATGGTAAGATTCCAAATGTACAGGCTGATCCAAAGCAACACAACACTCAGCCAGCTGTAAACGCTATGACTAACACCAAGGGTAAGCCACAGCCTCACAGCAAGATCACAAAGCCAGGCCAAGAACTATTTCAGGTATAACGGTCGCTAAACTACGCTAAATTAGCTGGATACGAAAGTATCCAGCTTTTTTTTGTTTACTGCTACTTAAATCATAAATAATTACGTGAATCTATACGAAAAATATTTTTTCGAGCAAATTGTTAAAGTACAAGACAAGCTCAAAACTAGAATCCAAACCGGTACAGATTCTGATTCTAGATTGCACGCTAATTTAGTCCCAAATTACAAAAAGAAAGATCCAAATGATGCTCCTGAGGTTGATAAACTAAAGAAGCAAAGAAATGGCATGTTAAATATTTCCAACTTAACTGCTCAAGACATTCTTAAAAAATACAATTTAAAAGACTTTAAACCTGGCCAAAACGAAAAGCAGTTAAGTACAAGCGGCATTTATATTGGATATAACCCACAACAAAAATCTTTCTACTTAAAGAAGTAATATGGCCATAGATACAGCATCAATGTTTACAGTAATATCTGACTGCAATCTCTTAGACAATATGTTTTTGAGTTGTGGTGAGGTATATCGTGTACTTGATAAAGGAACTAATCAAGGGGAAAGAGAAATAACTCAGAACTATTATACTGAGATGATTACAATGTACGGTCAAAGGGTTAACTACTATATCAACGGTACTAATCTTGAAAATGCTGATAATCTTTACGGAGAGGCTCCTCTCGATGGTTACTCTTTACCTTATTACTTCGTCATGTATATTGAAGTAAATGATGCCTCTCCATTATTGAGTAAGTTCGGTTTAATCTCAGATGACGACTTAACTGCTATTGTAACTATTAGCGCTTTTGGTACTGCCTTATCTGCTGTTTCAGCGTATTACTCTTCTGGTATTCCAGAGCCTAAGGCTGGAGATTTAATTGAATTAAACGAATACGGTAGCGATAGAATTAATGGCAGAACTGGAAGAATATTCCAGCTCACTCAACGTCTTGATGAAGATGTAGCTCGTATTAATCCGTTGATGGGTCACTACTTATGGATGGTAAAAGCCAAGCGCTTTGACTTTACTTACGAGACTAACTCACCTAGAGAAGGTGCATCTAATCAAGTTATTGATGATACATTTACTGGTACGTTTACTGGAAACGATGTTCTAATCGATGGTAATATGAACCCATTTGAACAGACTACTAACGAAGTATCTAACGATATCTTCGATTACGGAGCCTATGGTAATACCGATGATGTATACGGTGGTTATAATTAACAACCACTTTGGTAATCGAGCTCGAGCTTAATAGAATTATAACGCTCGTTAATATACTTCTGCAAAGCCAATGGCTTCAACAGGCTATCAAACTCTGCCTTGTCAACCTTGAGCTCGGTAGCCTTCTGTTCAATAATCTCAATACCTTCCATAAGAGCAAGCCAACGAGAAAGCTTCTCATTGCTGTCGATGATTTCGGTGGAAATGTTCTTAGTAGTATTTTTCTTCACACTCTTAGTATAGAGGGAAAGTTAAGTTTCGTCAAGCTTTTTATTCGTCAAAGAGTTCGAATATTCCAATTGTGTAGGCTGCAAATAGGCAAAAAATACGACCTTTGTCTTTAGACTTTTCCGGAAACATTTCGTTTAGAGAATTCATCATAGTAGCCAAAACAGCTTTTTTATATTCTCTCTTTTCAACGTTTTTCTCTTCGTTGAGAATTTCATCAAAAACAAGCTTGAGTAAATTGGCTGAGTAGACCTGAGGTTCTACTTTGAAGAAATCAGCATTGTGAAACTTGGAAAGCTCAACTGCGCTGAGAAACTCTCCTTTATCTAAACCTCTGCGGCTTAAAAAGTATTGTTTGAGTTGCTCAACAATATCAGAGTAATTTACTTTCTTTTCTTCGAGTTTAACAGGTTTTAACCCAGACTCTTTTTCATCCATTTTAATCATACAGGTCGAGTGGTAACTGCAGTCTCGATATTTAGGTAAATAGAGTTCTCTGAACCACAATGCGGGCAAGTAAAGTTGTTAGGCTCAGGCAATTCAATAGGAGCAAAAACCTCTTTCTTACAATTGGCACATACAACATCTGCTCCAGCCTGTTCAAATTGAGTTTCAGTTTCAGACAACTGCTCAACAGCAAACTTGTTAAATTTTGCCTGGCTATAGGTGTTGTAGAAATAGAAGAATAAGAATTGCACAACTGTTGCAAGAATAAACGTCTTGATAAAAGGTATTTCAAAGCTAGTTAAAAAATATGAAACGCCAGAGCTAATGCTCATCGTGACTGTTAAAGATAGAAGAAGCTTCTTAACCATACTAGATTTTATAATGTATGAGCAATTTATCAACTGTCATAATACTCTTTAACACACTGTTCAATAACTTAACTGCATGGCTGGCTCTGGCTAGTAACTTAGGGTTTTTTCTAATAACTGGGTTGCCCATAGAGGCCTGAATATTAGACTTTAGATCTAATACCAAGTTATACATTTCAAGAGTCTTAGTATCAGCATTAATTAGAGGAGCAGGGTACTGCTTAGGTGCTCTAATAATGTTTGGATATTGATTAGTGAAATAGTTTAGTAAGTCTTGTAAAGTATGTGTGGGTGGCTTGAGATCTCGAGCAGCGACATTGGCATTGTATTTGTTGTAATACATATCCATATCCTCGAATAAAAGTCGTTTCATAACATAAATATTTATAGCTATGAAAGCATTTAATCACAGAGTTTTTCATCTGTTAGAACAAGACGAGCCAGAAAATCCAGAACTAGACGTTAAACCAGACGATATTGGTGATGAAGACGCTTTTGCTGCTTCATTGGATGACGGCACAAACCCAGGAGATTTTGATACAAATACCCCAACCGGTGCACCAGCTGTATCTCCTGAAAATCAAATTAGAGAAAAGCAAGTGCAGCAATTAGGGCAGTGGATTGACAAACTAACAAATTTCACATCATACCTAAATGGAGTTGACAATAACTCTATTCAAAAGGTATTAAATGATGCTGGTGAAGGTACCTTATTTGCTGAAATCGCAAGAGGTGAAAGAAAGAGAATCGCAAGATTAGCCCAAGAAATGTCTTCTTTGACTGAATCTTTCAAGGGTTACATGCTCTCTAGCGACGAAGAATAATTAATAATACCCAGCTTAACGTTACCTTTAAGCTTATCATAACTATTATCAAGAATGAACCTTTCTGGAATCTCGGAAAGGTTCAATTTTTTTGAAATGTCATTAAAGTCCTTGAACACAGTACCATATTCTTTAGGCCAAATAAACACAGTCTCTCCTTGATCAAGCAAGATCTTACTCTTCTTTCTACTAGCATTATCTAACCATTGACTATCTAGAACCCAGACTCTCTTCATTAAGAACAATCTTTTCAATTGCTGTTCTTGTAAATCAGTAAAGTTCTTTTTGCTACTCTCCTGAATACCAGCAACAGCTATACTGTTCTTACTAAAGCAAGCATTGATCGGTCCTTCAAATACAAAGTAATTCTCATTAGATGCATCTACATTGTCAATATTAAACAATGTCTTTTGAGCTCCCATTTTACTAAGATACTTCGGGAAGTGTTTAGTATTATTCTCAATAATTGTACGAGTCTGATAATATACAATCTTACCTTTATCATAGAATGGAATAACTAAACGATTCTTATGAATAGGGTCTTTAAGAGAGATCCAGAAGTCCTTTGGCTTGTTACATGCCACGTCAAGCTTACGTTCTTTTATGTATTCTAAGGCAGCCTTAACACCTGGTTCGTTCTTGTAATATTCTATTTGGTTCTGATCGCTAAGATTAATACTATCCTCAGGCAGAGCACTTTGCTTTTTAATTGTCTGCTCATTCTCAGATTTCTGCTCGGGAGCAGAAACAATATCTGTGAGTAAGAAATCTCTCTCTGACAGCTCTTTGAGAATGTCTTTATCAGACAACTTACACACCTCTTTAACCCAGCTATAGGTTGAAAGACTCAAACCACAATTGTGACAACAAATGAGATTCTTCTTGGTAATGAAATATAAACGTCTCTTTCTACCCCAAGAATTACCTTCTCTACAAGTAGGGCAGCCACCCTCATAAACTTGAGTGTGGCGCTTGAACTTTGGATAACCAGCAAATTGTAAAAACTTTTGAACAGCGTAATCGTTAGGAAGCACTCTCATTTGGTGGATTGATTGGATCGCGTGAAACGATACCTCTCTTGAAGAATTCTCCAGTAGTAGGACAGATCCAGATAGCTTCCTTGATACGATAGTTCTTATCGGAAGTTTCTCTGATACGAGGTTGACAATAATCTCCTGTGTATGGAGAAGGGACTTTGACAGGTCTAACAAACGGTTCGTTATTCATATCAAATATTTAGTCGCTTCTTCAAATCTTCTATACACTTAGTGATGTTTTTCTTTTTCTCGAAGGTATTGACCCAAATGTTAATATCTTTCGTGATAGAATCAAGCTCTAAGTAAGAAATAATATCTTTGAAAGATTCCATATCCAAAGTATTCTCCTTGAGTTGTTCCATCTGCTCTTTGTAGCAAATTTCCTCTTCAGGGTAGTATCGATAACCATAAAGCAAATCAGAAAGCTTCAAATTAGTCTGAACAATCTGTTGTTGCTCTTCGGTGAGCATAGAAACTCCATTCTCAGCAACCTTCTTTGCCTTTACTTTACCGTAACCTTCAACCCCTTTAACATTATCAGAAATATCACCAAGAATACACTTGTAAAGCAAGTAATGCTCTTTAGCAATACCAGCCTCTCTTGCAAAGTTATCTAGATTAATCTCTTTCTTACCAGTTGGAAAGAAGATCTTTGTATCTTGATTAACCAATTGCCACATATCCTTATCAGTTGAAACTACAACTTTTTCTCCATCTAGGGTATGACAAAGCCAGGCAATTACATCATCTGCTTCCATAACATTAGGATAAATGTTCTTAATGTTAAGATTTGAAAGCATTTGTTGAATCAGATCATCATAGTTGTGAACTCCCTCAAAAGGGGTATAATTACGATTACCTTTGTATTGAACAGTAAGCATCTCCTTACGAAAGTTAGAAGATGGCCAGGTAAGCTTTTTATCCCAGGCTGCGAAAATGCGATCAGGTTCATATTGCTTAGTATAAGACTTTACACAATTGAGAAAGTAATAGACCCCACCAACATTTTCTCCTCTACTATTCGTCAGGGTCTTGTTCTTCGACAGCCAAAACGTCCGGTACAGTAGATTGTTGCAATCTAGAATTAGAGTTTTCATTTTTTAGGTAGACGTTTTTGCAGTCTATATAGATATTATATGGAAGCCTCTCAACGAAGTCAACTATTTTCTCATTTACTCCAGAAAGTAACTTCTCTCTAGGCACTTCGAAAACTTTGATTCCATCAGAGTCAGGTGTGAGATTGAACATTGTATAATTGCCATGGCTTTCACCTACGATTACATAATAATCTCCTTTATACTTACCTCCATTTACGAAGTAAAGATTACCTTCATAGTCATTGTTATATGACTTGCTCCTGTATAAATTCTTAAGTTTGTTAAGCATTGTCTCTCAAGGAAATGATACTCTTGGTGATAGCCTCTTCTTCTGTTTCGAATTCAAAACCAAAGTCCTTCAGCTTTGTACAATCCATAACACAATTTGAACGATTAGCCTTAATTGGCAATTCATCATAGCTAATAAACTTCCAACTAGGGTTATCAAAATTATGCTTGCGGTAAATCTCTACAACTTGATCTGTTCTGAGAGGGTAAGGGTTACAAACATTGAGAGTGTACTTAGGAGTTCTCTCATTATTGGTTTCAAGAAGCTTTTTCAAGATTTCAACGAATCCAGGGATATGAGTCTTTGAATTAACTTCGTTTAGAAGGTTGCTATACTTACGAATCTTCAATAGATAGTTGCGATCTGTGTGTTCACCACAAAACGGCATTCTAATACGAAAAATCTTTACATTGTTAAACTGAGCCAATGCCAATTCAGCAGCGTGCTTTGTCTTAGAATAGAAAGAACTTTTATCACTAAAAGCCCCAAAGTCAGGTATGTGAGTTTCGCTATACGGAAATTCATAACCTGAATAGATACAACCAGAAGAAATATGATACAAGCTTGCTCTATACTCTTCACAAAGCTTAGCCATCAAGATAGGCAATTGAACGTTTAGCTTGTATGTTTCCTCTTTGTTGAGTTCACAGGCATCAACATTAGGTCGGCCAGTAAAGCCGACACAGTTAACAACGTAGTCTGGCTCACAGGCTTCGAAAAATTCTCTAAGAGCTCTTTCGTTTGTATAATCAAGCTTCTGTCTATCAATTAAAAAAGATTCAAGCTTGTATGATTTTTGTAGTTCTTTAAAGAGGTTGGAGCCTACATAGCCCCCACCGAAGATGGCCACACCAGGTGTATGCATAATAAAATTATATACTAGATTTTTTTGATGTTCAAGTCTTGTCCCATCATAACTTTTGTTATGAGAGTTTTAAGAGCATCAGCGTCTTTCTGAGTTCTGTTATTGCAAATAACAAATGGAACATTGTTTAAATCATAACCAATAACCATATAGTTAGACAGAACCTGATCCAGAAAATCGACAGTCATTTTACAGTTTCTATTAAATTCGCTGTCTGGCTCTTCTTGTAGAGCCGTAGTTAAACGTTTCTGTAATTCTTTTCTTGATTTCTCGTCCATATACCAGTAATACCTTTCTCGTTTAAGAAGTTTAAAACAACTTCAAAGCTATCGGTATTTATACCGAAGTTTTTTGGAAATCTTAAACCACCATCATTCAGTTCAAAGTAAAAGTCACCTATATTTTGTTTGTTTTGTACTAAGGTAACCCATATAGCCTCATTCTCTGGGTTTACAAGAATAGTCCATTTGCGTGGATCATATATCTTGTAACCGTTAAAGATTCTACAGGCAGTATAACCAGAGTCTCTCAATCTCTTAATAAAGTAGCCTTGAGTTGTTATTTTATTCTTAGGTTTCTGCCAATCCTGATGCGACATAGATGAGTTCAACGTTATCATTATTTAGCTCAAAAAGCAAAACTCCAAGGTTAGTATTAATCTTTGTTGATACATTACCAAAGCGATTGCATGATACAATACGAATAATCTCAAAGCTAAGAGCCAATGGATTATCAATCTCAGAACCAGAGAACTCTGGAGACAATACTAATTCAATAGAATCAACATTAGACTTGTTCTTATCAGTCAACTCACTGTAAACAATTCCTTCACCCGTTCTAATGTAAAGCTTATCAGTCTCTGAAGCAAAGGTAGAGCTCTTGATCAATGATTGCAAGTCAGGACCAGCAATATTAAACTCAGTATCATACTTCAAGGCCTTTACCTTTTCAATGTTAATAGCAGGAGTAGACAAAATACCATCTTCAAGAAGATGATACTTAAACTTAATACCCTTCTCATTGTAACTAATGTTATTAGAGTTAATCTTAAGAGAAAGATAATCTTCTCTGATACAATCAAGAACCTTAATAAACTTATTAATGTCTGGAATGTTAAGCTTATTCTCTTCAGAAATATCATCACTAAACTTCCAGACAGCATTCAAAATAACTGATGCATCTGGAGTAGCAACTAGAGCCGTTAGCTTATCACCCTTGAGATGTAATGAGCAGGAGTTATTAATTCGAGACAAGGGAGTAAGAAACTTGTCAACAAATTCATTCTTGTTGTGAATCGGTATTGTCATCTTTGAACGTAATTTTAATGTCTTTCATTTTCTTTTGCAACAACTTTTCCAAGCTCTTATCAAGAGTTGTTTGCAGACGTTCTTGACCACTAACACAAGAATCAAGCAAACGCTCAACTCTAAGCAACTTCTCCATCAACAATGAAATCTGAGCTTCTGAAATATTAGGAGCTACCCCAGCAAAGACTTGAGGGGCCTGTTGCGCTGGTTGAGGGTGCATCATTTGCTGAGGGGGTGGTTGCATCATTTGCTGTGGTGGGTGTTGATGTTGAGGTGGCTGGAATGGTGGTCGAGGAGCTGGTGCACGCATGCGATAATTAGGGTTTGCGGATGCAGGAGGAGCTCCATTAGCCTGCATCCTTGGTAAAAAATTCTGGCGAATAAGTTCTTGAGGTTCAAATTGTAATCCTTTCATGTTAGGACTAGAACCAAGCGCTAGTTTATCTAGAGCCTTAAGCTCACTAGCTGCCTGCCCAGCTAAGTGTGCAATAGCATAAATAGCTTCTTGATCGATTGGTTCATCCTGATTGTTCATACAATATTTTATGAGATTGATTAGAGATAGCCACAAAAAAACGGCAGAGCCTTTTGAGCTCTGCCGTCGCAACAACTAACTATCTTAACTCAAACCCTTGAGAAGTTCAGCAACCTTAGCATCATCCAATCCATCTTCATCCTCATCCGCAGCCTCAGGCTCAACTGGCTTAGGCAACGTACGAACAGCAGACTTCTTAGACTCAACGAACGGACTATCATCAGTAGCAGCCTCAGCCTTAGGAGCAGGAGCTGCAGGAGTCTCACACAAGAAATGCTTCTCGAAAGCAGCCTTGAGCTCATCGTAAGACTGAACACGGAACACAGTATCGAGGGCATGGACTGAGTTATAAATAGCCTCAATCTTCTTGTTATCGCTACCAAGAGCTGGCACCTCACCAGGAGATGAGAATCGAGAAGAGACAAACGTCGGGAAGTCGCCTTGCTTTTCAGCCTTGATCTTGAACGAGCAACCAGTACCACTCAAGTCAAAGATACGAGCACCGAACTGATCTGAATCTTCACCGTTCATAGCCTCGTCAATGATCTTCTGAATCTGACGACCATAACGGAGCATCTTCACCTTGCCGTTATTATCAGGTTCATTGGTATCGTTGATAACATAAACGTTAACCAACCAATTTTCGCGACGCAAGAGCTTCTCAGCCTTTGCCTTATCTTCAGCAGAACCATGCTTCAAGCACTTCAAACGACCTTCAGCAATCGGATCGCGCTCACCCCAAGTAGAAGGAGAGATAAACTGAACATACTCACCAGTAGCATAAGACTCCCAACCAAAGTTGTAGTAATGGAAAAAGGTCTTCTTAGGATCCTGGATGTTGGGAATAAGCCTCACAGTGTAAGTATGACCAGGAGGTGTACGAAGAATATCACGAAGACCGGACTTAGCCTTGGACTTGTTCAACTCTTCCTTAATCGACTCAAACATTGATTTATTAAATGTACTCATATTTCGTTTTTATTATATTTCTATTTTTAGTTTTTTCTAGCTTTTTGTTTCTATTATTTTCAGACCTGATCTACAGATCTGTTTGCACTTCTCAGACATCACAAATTTCCGTCTAAGTTGTGCGAAATCATTATACAGACTCCCAAAGATGAATTCAAGCAAATCCGCAGGAATCTGAAAGAATTTATTCTCAAAGTCTTCAAAGGCAAATAACGCGTAGACGTTAATGTCTCTATTTTTTAAATGAACAGCAAAGGCAGGCAAGAGTGAATTCTCCTCTTTAAGATTCAAATACTCTTCTACAGAGCAGCCTTGGTCTTTACAATATTTATAGATAAACAGCAGAGATTCTTTGCATTTTTTCAAATTTTCTTCTGAATCAGCCTCTACGTTTTCTTTCTTCTTCATGTGCATAGTATACACAGAACGAGCCTTTTGGCTCAAATAAAACTGAAGATCGTAATAGGTATTCTCATCGTTTACGTAAATGGAATACGGAGCCAAGAAATAATCGTTGATATCAATATTCGGAAAACGTTCAAAGAAGTAAGCGAGCTTTTTAATAGCAGGGTACTTTTCATCCTGTTCAAAGTTCTCGAAATCTTGACGTAATTTAAATGGCTTGTTTTGCTTTTTGCGTGATATGGCTAGAAAAGTATTATATATTCTCTTTTCTGTAGACGTTATCATAGTGCTTTTTAAGGAATCGTTTTATGTATTTAGACTTGTAAATATTAGGATCACACTCTAAAAAGAATCTAATGCACTCAAAATCGTTTTCAAAGCTACAAAGATTCTTAAAAAGTCTGATTAGTTTTTTCTCTTGAAGAAGTATAATAAGAATGTTAGCATAGTTCAATCGTTTATTTTTAAGCATGCACACAAAAGAGCAGGCTCTATAGAAGTTATTTCTAGTCTCAATTGAACATATGCTATCGTATGGTTGAATCATATTTGACTTTTATGGCGCTTTAACAGCTTTGTAAATTCTACAAACTTATCTGTTAGGCTACCACTAGCGGCATATTCATAGCCGTCACCATCACAGAGAGTCTTAGCCAGGTTATTTACCTTAACATCACAAACTTTGCTACGTCTAAAATATACCTTGCCAGCCTCTAGGCTAACTACTGCAACAACATCAGCGCTATATTCGTTAAAAATATAGTCAGCTACTTCCTGAAAACAGCCTTCAGCAAATGTAGCATAAAAATTATACTTTTTATTCTTAACAGGTAAATTAGTATGATACAATGCTAGAGAGTCGATAATAGTATCGCACTTCTTTTGAAAGTATTCGATTTGTCTCAATTGATAGTCATTGAATTGAAAGAAGCCTTTGCGAAAGTCTTGATAGAAGTTAAAGACTCTTTCGAAAGACTTTGAGTTCCAATACAACGTCTCAAGTTGTTTAGATTGTTTTAGTGCATATGTCTTACTAACTGCATCATCAATTAAAACAACCAAAAGCTTTTGATGCTCTGTTGGCTTAATATCAGGGTATAACTTCTTAAAAATATTAAAGGTTAATCGAGTAGATGAACCATCAATCTTAGTTAAGGCAGTTGCGAGCTTAAAGTTGTACTTTAGCTCAACCATCTTCTTATGAGCTGTAATAATAATTACATTTTTACAGTCAAGAAAGTCTTCGAATCCAGAAACATCTAGACCGAGAACAGTGATTCGTTTAAAGTCAGGCAAAGAATGACGATCAAAGAAACCTTTGATCATACTTTCAGCCTTCTTTTGCGTTACAAAAAATACTTCAGGTGCGTCTTTATGAAACCAGCTGTAAGCAGTGTAACAGCCAGCTCCGTCTAAATCTTGATTAATAATTAGCAGTTCGTTTTTCATGTCATTTCTTCAGATAACGCTTTGAGCGCTTCTGAGGTATTTACGATCTCTTCATCTGCATTCAATGTGTTATCCTCTTCAAGAGTAAGAGTTGGGTAGTTAATTTTCATGTTGATTGTACCGAAGTTAGGACCATAACGGTTCTTCAACAAACTCATTTTAATAACACCGAGCTCTTTATCTTCATCGAGCTGCCATAGACCCATCACACAATCAGCAGTAGCAGCAGTACCAATACTTTCACTAATAGACTCTAGTCCAGGATTCTCTTGATTGTAACCACTGCGATTCAACTGAGTTGCTGTAATAATTGGACAATTAAAAACATAGCTCATTGCACGAACTTGCTCAGCAGTATACTTAATTCGCTCATAAGAGTTATCCCCTTTTGGGGCATTAAGTAGATTCAAATAGTCAATAACAATAGCATCGAACTTATACCCAGACTGTTGCAGCTTCTTAATGAATGCAGTCATCTGACCTGGAGTAACAGTATTAGGTGGAAACTCTTTAACAAGCAATCGAGAGCTCGGTAGATTAAGTTTCTTATTAGTAACAGTCTGCTTTAGACTATCAACATTATTACGCAAGTCATTAAATGGAATCTGAGTAATGTTAGATGAAATACGTTTACAGTAAGCCATCTCAGACATTTCAAGAGACAAGATAATAACACTCTTATTCTGATTCGCAATATTAACAGCCAGGTTCTGCAAAAAGATACTCTTACCTACGTTAGTTTCGCCTGCGAAGACATAGATTGCTCTACCATCTTGCAAGAATCCACCACCAAGCTTCTTATCGAGCCATTCCCAACCTGTCTTAATATGATTATCAACCTTGACTAGATCTTTACAATGCTTATCAATATCAGCAAAGTAGTCGTGACCCTTCTCATTATTAAGCGAGATAGAACATGCATGCTCGAACTTATCCAAGACGATATTTGTATCAATAACTTCTGCCTTAGTACACATATCAGTGACTTCAAGCATTGTATTAAATACAGTCTTCTCTTTAATAAACCTTTCAGTATTCTCAAGAAGCTCTTGCTTGTTATTAGACTTTTCAAGCGTCTTGAATTGCTCAACAAGACGCTTGAAAGAGTTTTTTAGCTCATCAGTTACAAGATAAGTCTTAACTTCAGTAAGAGTAGGTACATTAGAACGCTTGTTAAAGTATTCTTTAATAATCTCTACGATGTTCTGAACATCTTTACTATTAAAGAGATCTGGCTTCAAGTACTCTACAACTGTACCCATGTAGGTCTCATCAGTCAGACAGTTAAATAGAATAACGTACTCAAAAAAGTCGCTATCTATCTTGCTCGTTTTTGATTTCTTTTCCATTAGTATTTGTTAAAGTATTCTTTGAAGTAAGCATCACTCTTCTTAAATTCCTCACTAAATCCTTTTAATCCAGGAGATTCATGAGTCACGTAAATAGGAGCAGTACCTAGCTTCAGCTTGAGTTTATTAGCTTCCAAGCAGAATAGCAAGTCGTAATGGTGGAACTTTACATTTTCGTCCCAATTAACAGCCTTAGCTGTCTTAGTGTTTACAGCCAAGAACAAACCATCTAAAAGCAAACAACGCTTGCCAAACGGTCCAAAGGCTGTAACAAACTCTTTTCCAGAATTATCAAAATGTGAAACTGCACCACTAAAGGTCTTTGGATCACACATCATATGCCACAAGCCATAGCTCTTAAGACTAATATCAGCTCCACCTGCCAATCCAACAACGTCAAATTGTGCAAAGGCTACCTGGAGCTTCTCAATTAAGAAGGCATCAGTAATAAACACATCATCGTGCAAGAATATAATAGCATCGTATTGATCATAATACTTCTTAGCCTTGTTATACTGAACACTGAGACTATCAGTATTTTCAGTCCAAACAATCAGATCAGCACCATAACGAAGATTCTTAAACTTGTAATTGAGTTCGAGAGGTTCATTAAGAGAGGCTTTCTTAGGCTTGTAAGGCAAATCGTTGCCAAGACCAAGACATTTAATTAATGGAGAGAACTTAAGAAATGCATCTACGTTCTGTTTAGTACAAGTATAAAATAAAATTTTCATATAAAAAATGGGGAGTTACAAATAAAGGTATTGTGATATATAATCTTGTTTTTAACAATTTCACCTACCCTACCTTCTTCAAAAGGAATAGCATTATCAAACTTAGTAGAGGAGATATTGCTATCTTGATCATAGAACAAGGTAGAACCTGATCGAATAAGAAATATTCGATTAGATCTTTCATCTACAATATAACAAGCAAAAGTACCTTTGAGCAACTCAGCAACACGCTTAATAATGTCTTGAAGTTGGTCAGAGTTCTTTTTATGATAGAAGTAACCTATCAAAGCAGGTATGATACTAGAGTCAACTTTAATATCTTCAAGCTTAATAAAGTACTTTTCACAAAGCTCTTCTACATTGGTAATAATACCATTGTGAGCGACATAAAAGCGATTCCAATAAAATGGGTGAGCTAGTTCAGGGTTAAAGCTCTGATTAACTGTGGTTGGAGCCTGGCAATGACCAAGATATAACTTACTAGATTTTAATCTATTTTCATCAAATGCACCAGCGCTCTTGTAACAATCAATCCAACCATTATCAGTTATAGTTAAATAACTGGAAGCAGATACACCTCTAGGTTTATTTAACTCGTATAGTTTAACAAATTTTTCTTTAGAAGCAGAACCAAATATTGCACACATATTAGATAAATTTAATCTTTCGGCTGTATTCAATAGGGTCAACCATCATATAATCCATAAAGCCTTTGATTCGACTAGAGCAGGCTGGACAATATCCACAGGCTTGTTCTTTACCTTCATAACAAGTCCAGGTACTCTTAAAGTCAACCCCACGCTCATCACCTAACTTGATAATATCTTTCTTATCAAGCTTAATCAACGGTGTAATAATAGAAATCTTATTCTTACGATTGAGACCAATAACAGAAGCGAGATTCAAGTAGAATTCATTACTAGAGTCCCAATACCCAGCCTGAGAATCAACAAGAGCACTACCATAGTAAACATCTCGAGCACCATGAGCCTCTGCAAAAGAGCAGAGAATAGAAAGCATCATTAGATTACGAAACGGTACATAATTAACCGGCTGTGGATCACCAAGAACATCTTTAGTCTGAGCAACAGCAATATCATTATTGGTAATTGAAGAGCTAATAGCAATCTCACCAAAGAAGCTTAGATCAATGTTTCGGTGATAGATATTAATCTCTGGGTACTTTTCCTTTAAAGTATTAACAGATTTAGTTGCACAAGCCAGCTCATTCGTAGCATGACGCTGACCGTAATAAAAACTAATCGCGAAGATATCTGAATAGGTCTTAGATGCAGCAGCATCATAAAGCATGACCGTTGAATCAATGCCACCACTAACAGGAATTACACACTTACTCATACACACAGTATATATGAAAACAAAATTAAGGGCAACAAGTTTTATATCGTTGCCCTTTTTCGTTGAAGTCTTACTTACCCTTCTTGACTTCCTTCTTTACGTCCTTTACAACTTCCTTCTTGATTTCTTTAGTCTTGGCCATCTTCAACACCCCCTCCCTCATCTGGAAACTCTTCATCGATTTCGATGTTAGCACTTGTGCTGGAGTTACCATATTTGTATTTTTCCTTAATTATCTTTTCTACTTCAGGGATGATTTTATTGTCCCAGAAATTTTTGTCCTCCTTAAATTTGCTATAGTAACCTAACTTGGTTCCATCTGGCAAAGTATACGTGCTTCCGGTTTGAATAATAACACCATGGTTAACAGCAAGACCGAGAATGCCAGCATACTTATCGAGGCCAGTAAGGAAGTTCAGATACATTTCTGCTTCAAGATAAGGAGGCACAAATCTGTTTTTTACAGTAAGAGCTCTGAGAGTAACACCACTATAGTTTTTAGCCTCAGGGAGCATCTTATCGTTTTCGTTTTTATCGTCCTGCTTTTCAGAACGGCTGGCTAATTGCACAAGCAAACTAGCCATGTAAATTGGACCAGAGCCACCAGACTGCTTCTTTACAAGCGTCGGATACATAGCAGCAGGGTCATCGTAAGTATGGTTACTGAATAGAATAGTAGTTCCAGTACGAGCAGCCTTGTAAGTCAAAGTTCTGAGCATTGACTTCAATTGCTTGGCTCTCAAACCCATATCGCCAGCTGACTTACCAGCCTCAGCGTCATTGAGTTCTTTCTGTGCAGACAAGTTACCTAGCGAATCAATGCTAATAATAAACTTACCCTTTAAACTAGGATTCTTTTCAATACCATCGAGTAGAGCAAAGATCTGATTACGGCAATTTTCAACAGTATCAACAGGTACATGCTTTGTCTTTTTAGGATCAAGACCAACATTTTCTGCACCACGACTCTCAACAGCAATTTCAGTATCGAAAATGACTGGGATCATTCCCTTCTTCTGAGCATTGCCGAGAATCTTGTTGATAATATAGGTCTTACCTGTCTGAGATGGTCCAATAAACCCTGTGATTCGGCCCTTTGGAATACCTCCAGTTAGGAGAGACCCTGACATAATGGCGTTAAGTACATAACAGCCTGTATCGATAAATTCACTAACTTCAGAAAGCGTTTGTTCTGAAAGATAGTTTGCTTCAGGATTAATTTTGTTTAATGCTTCAAATACGTTATCAATTGCTTTTTGCGTTTCTTTACTCATATTTTCTATTATATTGTTTTCTATTTGTTATTCAAATAGTTTAACAACTTTAGCTGCAGTACCCGCAGCAGCAGGAGTTACCTGGCGCTCAGGAGTAATGATCTTGGAGTTGCTAAACATTCTCTCGTACTGGCTGACCAACTTATCATCCAAGTCGAGTTCTGTTGCCTCCACCACACTCTTGGCACTAAACTTCCATACAGTCTTAGGCTCTTCCTTGTTCTTTAGAAACTCTCCAAAGAAGTAAGGCAACACCTGGACCTGTAGCTGGCCAGAGCTAGGGTTCGGCACAATATTTATGATGGCTGGGTTCTTAACGAAGAAATACTTTTCTTCACGTGAAACAAGCTCACCATAGATGTTACGACCAACGTTATCAACGAATACAATTAGGTTTTTCTTTTCCATACTCATAATATATAAAGGCTTTTTTCAAGATTTCAAGAGAACAACTCAAATAAATTAGCCTTGAGTTGCTGTCCTGGTGGTGCAAACTTAAAGTCGACAGCCTCATAAAATCTCTCAATAACATTGCTTACAATCTTCTCAAACATCATGTCAACATCAGGCTTGAGAAACTCTTTAAACTCTTCTGGAAAGTTATACTTGTAAGCAATTGACTTAACACCAAACTTGTTAGGTTCTTCAACTCGAATAAATCGAATCTTATCACCTGATACAATTGGCTCATACTTGTGCTTCAAGTTAAGCTTATCCAACAACAAGTTATAAAAGTATGCAGACTTAACATGATAAGGCATACCCTTAACAGTCTTGAAGCCTTGACACTTAAATGCATAGTGATCGTAATTAGATACACCCATTACCTGTGCGTAGCTCTCAATAGGTAGCTCTTTAAACACAGCATAAGTCTCATTAAACAGCTTGTTAGTCTCTGGATAACTCTTAGTTAAGATCAAAGTCTCAATCAACTTCTTGACCAATGGCTTGATCGGATTCGGCATTGTAGATCTCACAACCTCAACACCAGTATACTTAAACTTATTACACTTAAGACCTTCGTCATCAAGCTTGTGCAATACATAACGCTTCTTTTGCAAGAATAAGCCAGTATCACAAATAGACTCCCGCTTGAACTTAAACCAAGGGTCTTTAGAGTTCAAACAGTTCTTAGCCCAATCAACAATCTCTTTATTCAAGACAGATTCAATATCATTTACAATATTGTATATCTCAGCTGAGACTTCTTTATCGTTAAAGAAGTTAATCTTATTACGTTTAACGATTTCTTTAATGGTAATATACACAGAGTCAGTATCGTTATAGATAACTGGATCAAACTTCTCAATCTCTTGATCAGTCATATTAGTCTTCTCTTTGATATAACGTCTAAGAACTTCGTTACTCTTCTTAATAACTCCTTGACCAGTAAGAGTAATTGAACGAGCAATATCAGGATCACCCATTGGCGAACTCTTATTACCAAAGTATCCGTAAATACGATTGATCAAAATCTTATAGGTAAGCTGCTGAATCCAAAGACGTTCAACCTCAATGCTAAGCTTCTTATACTCTTCGGAGTTCTTATCAAGCTTAGATTGTTGAGCTCGAGTCTTATCCCATTGCTTCTTATAGTCTTGACGAACTCGCCAGAACCTCTCAGTAATAGTCGGAAAAATACCTTTCTTATTCTGCAAGAATAGTTTATCAGCCTTAGTAATAGCAATACCTTCTTTTTGACAAAAGGCCAAGAACTTAGTTGGAGTCAACTTATATTCACTGTTGTTGACATCCCTTACAACAACGTAATCCTTATTCTTAGATACAATACTACCGAACTTAGTCTCTGGTGAAAGATTAAGTGAAATCATAACTGAAGGATACAGCGAGTTAGCATCGAAAGATACAACATAGTCTTGAAATCCTTTCTGAGGATCACTCACATATGCTCCTTCGTACTTCTCAGCTCGCTCATCATCAGTTCTCACAAATGTTGGAATAACAACATTATTTCTACGAGCCTCAATAATAGCAGCACCAGTTACAGTAGAAATAGTACCGAGAGCATTCTCGAGAGGAGTAAGTCCAACGAATGCCAAAGTACGAAGCAGCTTAACATACATCTTAGCCTGATCGAGCTTAACAAGCAGCTTAACGTCTTGAACGTTATAATCAATAAACAGCTCCCAGTTCTTCTCTGCCAAAGATGCAAGATTAGACTCACCATAGTCAATCTTAGCCTCACCCAACTCAAGCTGAGCAATAGCATTCAACTTGTAACTTTCTCGAGGTTGCTGAGTAAACGTCTTATATAACTCAATATAATCTACGCAAGAGATACCTTCAATACCCCACTTAGTCTGAAGTTTACCAAACGCAGTTCTAATCTCACGAGCACGAAGACGTCCAACAGGAGACAAACGCTTAGGTTCATCTTCATCGAAGAGCAGAGCCAAACGATTAATCAAGTAAGGTAAGTCGAAAAACTCTGAGTTCCAACCAGAAATAATATCAGGATAATCTAGAGCCTCAAAGTCAAGAAACTTCTTGAACATGTCTCGTTCATCAGAACAACAAAAGTATTCATGATCAGCAGACTTAGGAGTATACTCTTTATAACCCCAAGAGAAGTATTTCTCTTTAAGAGTATCATAAATCGTAATTACATTAACAGGGTGAGCTGCCTTAGAAGCCTCAGGGAATTCATCTGGTGAGTACACCTCAATATCAAGAAACCAGGTCTTAAGAGGCATTTCAACTGGATTGATATTATCCCAGTTCTTCCAATAATAGTCGACTAGGAATTGGTGCTCGACACGAAGATTTTCATAAACTCGTATAACTCCTCGATCTTCTCCACCCTTTGAGCGAATAGAAGTATTGCGATCATACTCAGTATCAAAACTAACCTTTTCAAGCTTAGTATTATAGATGCTTGTATGAGTCGATCGCTCACTAGTTGTTTCACGATAGTAATAGGGACGAACGGTGTGTTCTGTGACAATTCGTTTACCGTTTTCGTCCCACGTGAAATGATAGACAACACCCTCTCCATTTTGCTGTCGATATGCTACGTTTCTGTACATCGTATCATGATGATACGCTAACACTCGCAGGAACGCAAGCTATTCCATTAAATTCATTCAGGAGCTTTCTTTCTGCTACACCATACTTGAAGTGGTACATTTCTTTCCACTTGCCCAGATTCTCTGGATTCTCTAAGAAGCGCTTTTCAGAGCGAGCTCTATGCTTTCTGGAAGACTTCATGTAGTCGTCTTTGTGCTTCAAGACTTTTCTAATCTGATCTCCAAGTTCATCTCCAGTCTTAAATTTAAAGTCTGCCTCCTTGTAGGTTACCAAGTCTTGACAAATAACAGGAGTACCGAATGCCCCAGCCTCAATGAGTTTAATATCACTCTTGCCTTGATTAAAGACATTGTCTTGCAATGGAGCAATCATGAGCTGAGCATTCAGGCTAGCAATCTTCTCAGGGAAGTCATACAGCTTAGTCCAATTATGGAATTCAATCTTACCAGACTTATAAAGATCAACAAGAGGGATTGGCAAGGCTCCAAAGAATACCCACTGGAACTCGTTTACTGTTTTACGTACAAGTTCGTTAATATGATAGAAGTCGTCCTTATACTTGCAGCGACCTTCAACGTCAATATGAGCACCAGAGCCTGCATAAAGGATACGAGGCTTCTTACGGTTCTTATCGAAGTTCTGGCTAATCTTCTTCTCATCATAGTGGTTACCTATCCACCAACGAGGTGGATAGTTAGGGATAACAGTTACATTCTTGTTACCAGTCTTGTCAGCGTAATAATCTCCAATGAACTTATTAGTGGTTGTAATCTCATCGCAAGTCTGCATGATCTTTGTGCAGAACTCAGCAATCTTAGGGTCACTAAATCCAGGCTTGAATTTATTATACTCAGGAATGTCTGAGTAATACATAATGTCATCGATTTCGTATGCGAGATTGAAACCAAACTTGTTTCTCATCTTCTCAAGATAAGTTACATAGCGGTATTGATTCTCAGTAGCCTGTCTTTGAATACGAACAGTCTTTAAGGTACTAAAGAACATTTCGTCATGAATCATCTGACATGAATTCATAACAACAGATTCGATTCTTGAATTGAGTTGATCAGCTGGCCAAAACAATCGCCAAAAACCACAACCAGAATGATCTGCCAAGAAGTTCACACTCTTTGGAAGTTGGGTCTCTGCTTGTACTAGATCTTTTCTAGGTGGTTTATTTTCATACTCAACAATAGTGTTATTTGTATTAACAGAAGGAGTTCCAATAGTTGGGCGACCAAGAACGTTAAAACCAGGACGTATCATTTGTTTTATTTACAGTTACAGACCAGTAAATTCCATACGTTGAGTAAGACCATTATACTTCTCAAGATAAATAATCTCTCCAGTAGCAGCCTTAATAGATTCTTTGCGATGAGAAATAATGTAGCAGCATTCGCTATACATGTCAGAGCGGTCTTTTAGTACATCTAGTACCAACTCTACACCTTTCTCATCAAACGAGGAGTCTAGCAGTTCATCGAACAAGCAAACATTATATGCAACATCACCTTGCAAGCGTCTAATATCCATAAACGCAAACAAACATGCCAAGTCAATAGTCTTCTTCTCAGCACCAGAGAAATTGTTATAGCTACACTCAATACCCTTATCATTGATAATCTTCTCTTCGAAGTATTCATCAAAGGTAAGAACACAGTTAGAGTCTAGCTTGCTCAAATAATAAGCAATCTTGTTATTAAACAATTGCAAAATCTTCTTGATAATATAAGACTTAACACCTTCTTCAGAGACAACAAACTTGACGTTATCGAGAACCTTGGATAGATTCTTAATTGTCTCAATCTTAGTCTCGCTTTCAGTTATGCTGTTCTTAGATTCAGTCAGGATTTTCTTATAGGTGTTCTCTTGCTTAGAGACTACATCGATATCATCGTCCAAAGTAGTGAGCCAGCCTTTGAGCTGTTCTTTACGCTCTAAGTTGTTTTTGTACTTAACAAGCTCTAGTTCTGCCTCTTTAAGCTTCTGATTAAGATCTTTAATTTGACTACAAACAAAAGCCTTTACAGCATCAAACTTTTGGTTATCTGCTTCAATCTTTTGTTTGTCTTGTTTCTTTTGATTAATTTCATCAAGAGTAGTCTTCTTTTCTGAATCGATATGCTCTCTATCATGATCAAGAATAGATCTTGCACACACAGGGCACTTATCCTCTTTTGTACCAATAGTCTTATAACGATGGTTCAAATGAGTAATTTCAGTCTCAACTTGAGATATCTTAGTAAAAAACTCATTAATTTTAGTATCTGTTTTCTTTAAGTTCTCATTAGCAGTAGCAATCTTCTCCTTAATAGGAGCAATTGAGACATCTTTAAACTCTCTCAAGTAGTCTTCAATAACAGCCAATTCAGCATTGTTGTTCTTCTTTCTATTGAGATACTTCTCGAGTCGATTGCGACGGTCTTCTTCAAAGGAATCACTTTGAGAGTTAAGACTATTATAGTTAGACTGTAAAGTACTGAGACGAGTAAACTCTGTATTGTAAGAGTTCTTAACTTCGTTAATATCAGCCTTGAGTCTATCAGACATTCTAGAGAATACTTCTAGATTAAAGATGCTTTCGATAAACTTACGCTTATCTCCTTTCTTCTTACCCATGAAAGGAATAGTGTTATTGATAGTCAATGTAACACAGTTCTGAAAGATATCAGCATTAGTAGAAAGAAGAGACTCTATATAGGTATTGGTGTTAGCAATACTATCGCGAGTCTTATCTTCGCCGTTAATCTTGAGAAAAACCTTAGCCGGGTTCAGAGTACGCTCAACATATATTTCAGTTGTAACATTATTAGAGACGATCTCAAATTCTAGAGCCACTTTGACCTTACCATCTGTGAGATTGTTCTTGATATACTTTGTATTGATCTCGCGAAGAGTGTTTCCAAAGATAGCAAAGTAAAGAGCATCAGCAACAGTAGACTTACCGACTCCGTTGCGACGATCTTCTTTATCTTTATTAGTGCCGGTAATAATGTTGAGACCTGGCTTAAAAGTAAGCTCAACAGGCTTCTCACCAACAGACAAAAAGTTCTTGATGGTGAGATTTTTAAAATTGACGTGCTTCATTTACTTTTCTGGTAAAGTTCCAAAGTGTAATCAATTATACTCTTTTTATTCTCAATATCCAGCTTATTAATGAATTCTTTTATTGCGTCTGCAACATCGACGCTTGCGAAGTCAACATCACTCACTATTTTTTGTACAGCTGTATTGTACTTATAATCAATTGTTAAGTTGTTAGGGCTAGCTGTATTAACAGTTTTAATAAGCTCTTCAACCTCTTCTGGTTCATAATTAGTATCAACAATAATTTTAATAAAGTTGTTCTTGACTAACTTTTTGTTAAGAACAACACTATCGTTTTTTACTTCGGAAAGGCTAACTTTAATATGAACAGGAGACACATCGTTTTGAACAAAATCCATTTGATTGTTTTCAATATCGAGAATTGTAAAGCCTCTTGGTCCAGAATCTCCAAAGTCCATATGGTATGGAGAACCAAGATAAACAATCTTACCAGTGCTATACTCTCTTTCTTGACGAGTATGAAAGTGGCCAGAGATAACCAATGGAGCTCTTGATAACAAGTTCTCGCTAGTCATACCATGCTCACAAATTTTAATCTCGTTTAGTTTAAAGGTAGCAATTTCAAAATGACCGAAAATAATATCACTAGCAGGCATTTCGGTCATATCAGTACCCCAAGGCGCAAACGTAAGCGTCTTACCGAAGAAAATCTCAGTAGTGGGCTTATCAAGCACTGTAATATTCTTATGACCTTTTAATATAGACAAAGAATGTACTGAAGAGTTATTCTTAAAATAACAATCATGGTTGCCTGGAATCATGATTATGTTGAACTCTTTGAGAAGATTTAAAAATTCTGAAGTAGCTTGAATAGTGTTTACTGCAATCTCATCTCTATAATGCAAGAGATCACCACAAAAAATAATGTCTTTGATGTCCCGTTCTTTGAGCTCTCTCTTTAACCATTTACCAAACTCGATAGCAATATCGTGCCATTGAGAAGAGTTCTGATGGACACCAAGGTGTAAATCACTAAAACAACATACTTTGGAATTTTTTAAAGTCATACTAGGCTTCGTTATAATTATCTTCCCTGTCAGGATCGATATAAACACAATCACCGTTAGGTAAGGATTGCATAGCCTCTCTAAACTGCGCTTCTTGATAAAGGGCTATAGTGTCTTTCTCTTTCTTTTCTTTCTTAATTCTAGTGATAAATGCGTGGAATGCAATGGTTGTAAAGTAACTAAACGGGTTATAATTGTAGCCGTTTTTATCCTTGGTCTTAACGTTAAACTTCTTATTCTTTAGGGCTGTATACATCTTTACGACAGCATCACCAACCATGTCGTCTCGATAAGAATAATTAATAAAATTAGGTGCGTAAGAAAGACCTTTTGCAATCTTATAGATAGATTCTGCCAAATAATCGTTTATTTCTCCGCTCTTATAATAGTCTTTTATCTGCCTATAAAACTCTTTAGGATCAACGTAAAATTGTTCTTTGGGTGGCTTGGATGTTGGATCCATCACAAAGGTTTCAGGTTTCTTAATTTTTGGTAAATTATTTTTCATGGCAGTTAGTAAAGGTATGTGGTATTTTCTCTTGATTGTAAAGCTGCTTTCTTTTTTGATAGTGCTGCATGCCATACTTTAGGTTATCAGCAATGTCAATAATGATAAGCTCTTTCTTATCTTCGTGTAATCGTAATCCACGACCTATTGATTGTACTATCTTTACCTTCGCTTTTCCACCTCCAGCAAAGATTAAATAGTGAAGATTTTTGATATTAATACCTGTCGAAAATATTTTAGAGATAGCAATTACACAAACGTTAGTTTGCTTCTCCATTAAGGTCTGAACTCTCTTACGTTCTTCTACTTCTACTTCACCTCTGATGAAATAAACCTCTTTAGTAGTAGAGCTTGTAGTAATTTTATCATAAATGGCTTGACCGTGGTCAATTAAGTCCACAAGAACAAGAGAGTTATTGTCAAACTTGTTAACTAGGTGATTGATAACCCCATTACGAAAATCGTTTGTTAGCAAGAACTTCAGCTCAGCAATATACTCATCAGCTGGTGTGCTGTCTTTAGTTCTTTCAAATTGAGGGCCAGTTTTATAATTAATAACAAGAGCAGTTACCTTGGCTGGAGTAACATAACTCTCAGACTTTAGCTCGTGAGACATCTTGGAATAAATTCTATCTCCAAACTTAGCAAAAATATTCCATTGATCTAATACCTCTTCAGGCAAGGTACCAGTAAAGCCAAACTTATGAATAGTATAGATCTTTTTAATAATGTCGTTGATCTTATTGCCTCTACGAACTTTGTGAACCTCGTCAACAATGAGAAGATCAACGCTTTCCGTCCATTCAGTATCGGATATCTCAGATTGTAAGATACCCATATTAGCAATAATTACATTTGTACTTAAATCCAACTCAGAACTACCTGTCCAAGTACTATAAGTAAAGCTAACGTTATAATCTTTAAAGTCATTAAACGATTGATTAACAAGACCTAAATCAGGCACAATGAGAAGACATTTAAAGTTTGGGTTTTGATGATAAATGTTTTCTAGGATAGAAGACATTATGAGAGTCTTGCCACCCGCGGTTGCTAACTCGATAATACCAAAACCAGATTTTAAAGCAGTTTGGACTACATCGGTTTGATAATCACGTAAATCAAGACGTAATTTCTTATCAAGGTAGTCTAGCTTTAATTTGGGTGAGAATAACTTTTTAAAGCTCTCTGTTAAGACAATTTCAGTTGGGTCTTCACTTTGTTGAGCGTATTTTTGAAGAACAGTATGGAAATGAGGTTCTATTCTACCAGTTGGTGTAATAACATATGTTCTTTCCGGTGCAAAGAAACCCCGTTTACGAGCAAAGACAGCAGTCTTATTTTTTATAGAGAAGTGTTCTCTAACTGCTTTAAAGTCTCCACTTAAAGAAGCAGTATTACGTCTGTTATCAACATCAATGGTTAAAACCGTCATGTAGTCTCAAGTTTCATTATCTCGACGATGTTCTTTATATCATATGTTATTGATGAAAGAACTTTTTCTACTTTTTCGAGATACTCTATTATGAGTGTATTATAGTATATCTGATTGTTAAGATCCACAATTTTCTCATTACTTTCCATAGCTTTCTCCACTTTAGAGAAGTCTAGGGCTACAGGAGCAGCCTTTGCAGCAGCGTGGGCTAGTTCAGAGCGGAGCTTTTCTTTTTGAGACTTTAACTTACTAGCATAGATTTTATGTCTAATAAGGCGGCCTACGAACAAGTGTTTAAATGCTGGTAATTGAAGTTGTTTTTCTTTTACAGTAAACTCATTAATAGTACAGAAATCAGTTAGTTCTTTACTATATCTTTCGAGAACCGTTTCGTCAGCAACAACACTCATAAAGGAATTATATACAATAAAAAACAGAATGCAAATAAATAGTTATATGCTCTCATACGAAAAAAGATTCTTTTCTGAAATGAACCTAGCTGGAGGTACTAATTCATCATTTGGAAATGCATATGCTCCGGGTGGTATGGGTAGCTTTGGTAATGCCATTCAAACTACAGACTGGTATGCCAGTAACGACGCTCGTCAGGTATTTCCAAAAGGTTCTACTAGATTGAATAAAAGACCCAAATCGCTAAATAAGAAAAAGAAAAAATATGAATTGGCCATCCAAAGAAGATCTTGATAGTATTGACATGTCTGGTGTTCTTAATAGAATTCCAAAGGAAGATGATTACGCAAAGTATATACCAATGCAAGCTGGAATTGAGCATTATAGGCTACTTGTTTGGTTAGGTTACCAATTTAATAAAACCTCATTGGTTGAAGTTGGTGTTTTAAAAGGTATGTCTGGTTGCGCATTAAGTGAAAATATTGAAAATAAGGTAACTGGTTTTGATTTAAATAATAGTATTACTTGTACCCTTCCAAGTAATTACACATTTATAATAGGAGATGTTCTTTTAAGAGAGGATTTAATTAAAAATTCTCCATTTATAATGTATGATACTGATCATAATGGTATACATGAAAAGCTTTTTTATGATTGGCTTATAAAGATTAACTATAAAGGGCTTTTATTATTTGATGATATCCATCTTAATAATGAAATGAGAGCTTTTTGGAATAATATTATTCACAAAAAAGAAGATATTTCCCACATCGGACATATTACCGGGACAGGTGTAGTGTGGATGTAAGTTGGCAAAATTTGGCAGAAGATATTAACCTAGACGACTATGTAGGCTTCGTCTATAAAATTACCCATATACCAACTGGTAAATATTACATTGGTAAAAAGTTCTTCTGGAAGATTCTAAAGAGACCACCACTCAAAGGCAAGAAAAATAAGCGGCATGAAAAGCAATCTTCTGATTGGAAAGAGTACTGGGGCTCGTCAGAAGAGTTATTAAAAGATATTCAGAAATATGGAAAAGAAAGCTTCAAGAGAGAAATACTATTCTTGGCTAAATCTAAGTGGGACTGTGCGTACGAAGAAGCAAGACTTCAGATGGAGAGCAGAGTGCTTTTTGACCCGAATTGTTACAACGGTATTATAAATATTAGACTGAAAAAGTTTCTTAAGAAACCAGTTGAATAAGAATAAATCACCGTTACAATCTCGTTGTGGAGAAGAAAAAATATATAAAGAAGCTTAATCTTAACACGATTTCGTTAATAGATTTAAAATTCTTATTAGAAGAGGAAATTATACCACAGACGATAAGCGATGTTGTTGAGTACTACGGTCAATTATTTTCAATAAACACAGACCACCACAAACAGTTTTTCTACCACAACTTTATTAAGACAGTTTGTGAAATCTATAACAAAGAAAAAACATATTTTGCTTATGTTTTTTATTTTAACACTCAAGATAATTTATCAGATAAAGAGGTAGAATTATTAATTAGTAGATTAAACAAGACTTTACCTATTGTTTTTTACTGTGATAAACTTCCATTTGAATGTATTGATGATAAGTTTAATTCAGGAGAAATGCAGGAATTAAAAGAAAAGCTAAAGATTCAGATAGATAAAAAGAACAAAAAAGATTTTTCATTTAGAAGTATTAAAACATTCGCAAAGAAGTATAAATTAACGTTTTTATCAGAAGAGTACTTTAACGATCTGAAAGTAAAGCATGGATTGTATAAATAATAGTATGAGTAAATTTGAGGAAACTCTTAACAAATACTACAGTCTTCTTGAGTATTCGTCAGCAGGTACTTTCGGCCAATCAGGCAATACAGGTATTAATCCTAATGCTAGCCCTATTAGACCATTGCCAGGTATGATGGATGCAGGTGATTTAGAACAAGATATTGACAAGACAAAAATTAGAGCTGGTACACCAAGATCTATTGCAAGATTACAACTTCAGGACAATGAAGGTGATATCAGAACTACAATTAACAAGCTAGCTGTAGGTAAGCCTTTGACTCAGCCTGAGCAAGAAATTGTTGCTAAGATAAAGACCATGAGTAAGATTAAGAAGACTGGTAATGTTAATTCCTTAAATCCGGATGTAGATAAAGAAGCCAATCTTTCAAAGACAGTAGTAAGCGATAACGTTGAAACCTTAAACAATCCAAATAGACCAAGAGTAAGCTATGCCCAAGCCTAATATATCATCCTTTGACGCTACCGTTGTAAAATACCTTCTTCAAATTAATGAACAGGGTGAAGGTGGTGTCGCAATTCCTTCTTCTCCTCAAATTGGAGATGCTCCTGAAGGACCACAGTCATTGGCAACAGGTGATATGCCAATGCCACAAGACGCAACTACTCCTATTGATGACGAGCCAGAAGAGGAAGAAGATAAAACACCAACCCCAGAAGGTGTAATCTATCTCATTAACCTGATAAAAAAAGCCTTCTGGTTAGATCCTAATACAGTTGATCTTAGTGGATTTCAAACCAATTTACTCACTAAGAAAGTAACGGCCAAGAACGCTGAAGAAATGTTAGGTGTATTAAAGAAGGTTATTGATGATGCTGGTCTTCTTGAAATTCCATCTGAAACAGATACAGCTGAAACTAGAGACGAATAATGAAAACCTTTAATGAGATATACGAGGCAGTTGTAACTCATGCAGACTTAAACTCTAAGCAGAAGAAAGATGCTGCATACTTTATATTTGGAAGAATGCATCCTCCAACAGCTGGTCATGACTACCTAATTAAACTCGCTAAAGAATACGCAGATAAAAATAACGCAGACTTCTATGTATTCTTATCTCCAAGTGAAAAGGGAGATAAGAACCCTGTTCCATACAAAGCAAGGCTATCTGTATTTAAAACCAATCCAAACTACGCAGATATTAACGTTGTTGAAAATGATAGAATTACTACCCCTCAACATGCTGCAGGTTACTTACACAACGTTTTAAAATACCCTATTGTAAGCATAATTAGCGGTAGTGATCGTAAAGCTGATAACGAAGAAACATTTAAGACTCCAATGAGAGATGGAACTAAGGTTGGTGTTGTTTCTCTAGGTGGTGAAAGAGCAATGTCGGGTAAAATAGATCCTAATGATGTAAAAACAGTAAAGGGCTCTAAAGTAAGAGCCCTTGCTAAAGCTGGTGATTATTATGCTTTTAAAGCTGCATTGCCACCTGGTACAAGTGAAGAGGATGCCAAAACTTTATTCGACATCCTCAACAAGGCTAAGTAGATAACTTCTTAAGCTCTTCTATTTTAGCGGTTGGTTTACCTAAACCACCGATTGCAGTAAAGATACTCAAGCCAGCCTTGTTACCTTTATAGATACCTTGGTGTACAGTTGAGTTGTTTTTCAATGTACGGGTAAGCTGCTCAAAAGCCTGATCAAGATACTCTTGTGGAATATTGTCAAGAGCATTTGAATCTCCAACAACAACTGCAGCAGCAATGTTACCAGTACCGAGATCAATGCCACCAGACAAGATATTCTTCTTGAGGTTATCTCTCATAGCTTTAGAAATCTCAGTACCGTCAGACCATTGAGTAACTTGGGTTGCACCGAATACAATAATACCACTATCAAGCACTGTCTTATAATCCTTATTATCAAAAGAAGTATAGCTACTGTTCTTTGTAATAATGTTATTGAATAGATTGAATAGAGAACAGATGCTGTTGTTAGAAGTATTCCAGAACTGATTAATAGACAATCTTGGATAGATTGTATTAATCTTCTCATTATCAATAATAACCAATGGAGAAACAATTCCTTGATCTACGAGCTCAAGAACCTCAGTTAAAGTCTTAAGAGCGTTCTCAGCACACTTCTTACCTTCAGTGTTCTTTGGCAAGGCTAAAAATACACCAACCTTTTCAGAAGTAGATTTAATTGAATCTTGGTAGTCTTTAGCAATCTTAATTAGCTCAGTTGTTGTTCCAGAACCAGTACCACCACCAGCACCAGCGCAAACAAAAATACGATCAAAGTTACCAGCAAAAGACTTTCTGAATAGATCAAGAACATCTTCTCTCTGTTCAATTAAAGCCTGTTTAGCAACTTCTCTATTCTTACCTGCTCCAGAATCAGTACCAATCTTAAGCTTGTTTGGAACTTCAATTGTTGCCAAGTCTTGCTGAGCGGTATTAAGCACACAGGTTCTCTTGTAGCCAAGCTTGTGAAAGGTTTCAGCGATTCTTGAACCACCTTGACCAGCTCCAACAAAGCTAAACTTAAACCCTACTTGTATCTTGTCTTCAATGTCGGTATTAATTTCTTGACCAGGCATTGGAATGTCTGGCAACTCCATATCGAAAGATGTATCATCACTCATAATTTTATTTATAACTTAGGTTTAAAGGCTTCAAGAAATAGCTCATAAGTTGACTTTTCTTTTTCTGGTAACACCCCAGTTGGAATTTCTACAACGTCTGCTTGTGGAGCGCCAGTATCATAATCACCATAAATCTTATCATTCTCAAATTCGGTAAAGTCAAATTTAACTACCGGAGCATCAGCTACAGGAGATACAATGCCTGTATTTTCAAGCTTATTCTTCTTATGAATGTCTTCTAGAATTACAGAACACAATTGCTGTGTTTCAGTATCTCTTTTGGCTCTAGATAAGAAATCTTCAATTTCAGCTCTGGTAAATGCTCCTTCGAGCCTATCAATGGGGTTTTTAATTTCACCCCAAACATGGTGTACGAGATACTTTTCAGTAATTTTTGCACAATCCCTAATAACAAAATAAGCCGACTTCTTGACTATAGTAACACCTGTATCGGGTTTACTAGCAGCGATTTTCGCTGGGCCAAGAAGACCGGCTTGCTTTGACTGACTAACAGTTAAAATTTTATGTTCAAATGCGCCTGACATACAGTATTATTTACTGCAGCCAGGTAGAAAGACTACTCTTCAGCCATTTTAATAAAGTCGTAAAACTCCTTGCGAGTCTTCTCGTCATCATAGAAGTCTCCAGACAGCTTAGATGTAACCATATAACAACCTTGATGTCTCACACCTCGATTACAAGCACAAGTATGCTGAGCCTTAACAACAACTGCAACACCCTTGTTATGCTCGCAGACCTCGTTAATAGCCTTATGAATCTGCATCGTCAAACCTTCTTGAATCTGAGGTCGACGACCATAAAACTCAACAATACGATTGAGCTTACTCAAGCCAATAACACGACCTTCAAGACTAGGAATATAAGCAACATGCACCAATCCAGTAAAGGCCAAATGGTGATGGCTACACATACTAGTCAACGGAATATTCGTCTGAGAGACGATGCCATCATAACCATCAGCAGGAAAAGAAGTAATCTTCGGCGGAGCCTCATAGCACCCAGAGATTAAATCAAACACGTACGACTTTGCAACACGTCGAGGAGTACCTGCGCTATTCGGATCATTACGCCAGTCAATGCGAAGAGCATCCAAAAAAGTCTCATATGCCTTAGCACCCTTGTCGATAATAGCAAGCTTTTGCTCTTCTGTCAAAGCCATAGAACTGTTAGCAGTCGGGAGGAGGTAATCTTTCTCTCTAATCTCATCATTCATACGCCTATTATAGAGACAAATTCGTTCAAGTCAAGGCTTGATTCTAGGAAAAATGTTCATAACATATCTGAGTATGAGATATTATTCCACGAAGGTTATTGAACTCGGAAGTGCTGCATTTCGTCAGCCTAATGCAAAGTCCCATTGCAGATTCATTCATGGTTATCGATTGGTTGGTAAATTTACGTTTACTTCTGATTCTCTTGACGGCAACAATTGGGTTGTTGACTTCGGAGACTTTGACGAATTGAAGGGATTCTTGCAGGAGAAGTTTGATCATACTCTCGTTCTTGCTAAGAATGACCCTGCTATGAAAGAGTTTGAGGCTCTTGAAAAGGCTGGAGCTGCCTCAATCGTTGTTATGGATGAAGGGGTTGGAATTGAGTTGTTTGCAAAGTATTGCTTTAATGCTGCAGATAGCTACGTGAAGCATAAGACTAGCGGTCGAGTTCGAGCTCATTCTGTTGAGGTGTTTGAGCATGAGAAGAACTCTGCTATTTATTCTGCTGAAACTGCTCAAGAATCTACAGCAGAAGTTGCTGATGAAGCTGAGGCTGCGCCTGCTAAAGGCAAAGGCAAGAAGGGTAAGACTGCTGAACCTGTCTGGGCTCCGCCTGCTAAGTCTGAAAAGCAGACTGAAGCCTTGGCTTATGACACAAATAAACCAGTTAGGGTTACCCCTAAGCAGACTGATGCTCCTCCGCAAGGGGTTCCAGTCGGTGGTAAGAATCGTCCTAGTACCTGGGACTTTGGTACTAAATGGGCTTGAACTTAAGAGTGATTCCTATATCATTAAATTATGAGTTCATTATTTCTCTCTGATGACTTTGTCTTTGAAACTATCGAAGGTGAAGGTCATTTGGTTGGTAAGCCAAGCATCTTCATGCGATTGGCAATGTGCAACTTGACTTGCATCGGGTTTAAGTCTCCTGATTCTCCGTTTGGTTGTGATAGCTATGTTAGCTGGTCTAAGAAGAATAAGCTAACCTTTGAAGAGATCTTTAAGATCTTTGAAGATAATGATTACCTAAATAAGTTGAAAGGCAATCATGTTCTTAAGATTACTGGTGGTGAACCTCTTATTCAGCAAAAGGCTTTGATTGAGTTTATTGAAGCCTTTTTCAGAAAGTTCGATTTCTATCCTGTTATTGATTTTGAAACTAACTGTACGATTAATCCTTCAAGTTTTTGGGAAAGTATAAATGCTACTTTTACTGTGTCTCCTAAGTTGTCTACTAACGGAGATCCAGAAGAGAAGAGATACGTTCCAGAGGTTATTGCTTACCACGCTAGTATCTACTCTTACTTTAAGTTTGTTGTGCAGAAAGATAGTGATGTTGAAGAGATTATCGAAAAGTATATCAAACCTTTTAGTATTACTGAAGATCAAATTTGGTTGATGCCTTGCTGTGGTTCTCGAGATGAGCATAATGCTGTTGCTCCTTGGGTAGCAGAGGTTTGCAAGAAGCATGGTTTTAACTTTAGTCCTCGATTGCAATTGGTCTTGTGGAATAAAGCTCTCAAGGTTTAAGGGCTTGAAAGTCTGATACATATAAATAACTAGATATATGAGCTTGTTTGATTTAAGCGTATGTCTAGTTATTTTTATTTCGTTGTTAATTTACATCTGGAAGGACACTAGTCTTATTCCAGATGTTCTTTCTTTTGTATCAATGGATCAAGTAGGCCTTGTGAGGAGATGGCGAAGAAATTTAAACAACATTGACTTCCCTTTGTTTTTAGAAACAGAATATAAAAATGTTATTACCAGTCTGCTGGCTTGCCCGTTTTGTATTTCTTTTTGGTCTTCAGTATTATTGTTCAGTATAAATATTATTCCAGACTTTTTTTATGTATCATTGTATTGGTATGGTATCTATATTTCATACTTATTAATTAAAAAGCTAGAACTATGAGCGAACATATTTTTAAAAACTTCAACGAGTTTTACGATTTTCTTAATACAAACAATACTCACTTTACAAGCACTAAGATACAAAGCTTCATGGGTGTTGTTAGTACTGCTAGAAAGACTAGCTGTGGTATGTGCAAGCGAAAGAACATTAATATAGCAGACGAGACATATAGAAATATGTTTACACTTCTTACACAGGAAGATAAACAAAAGATTAAATCTCTATTGAATGTTGGGTCTGTTAAGTTCTTTCAGGGAGAGTCACCAATGTTTAACTTTTAGTAGATTTATCAATACATGAACTATATAATAGTATCATGAGAATTGCCATTTCCGGTGCCCAGTGCATGGGCAAATCTACTCTGATTAAAGATTTTCTTGCTGAGTGGACTAACTATAAATCTCCAGAAAAGACATATAGAGATGTTTTAGTTGAAAAAGGTTTAACCCATAGCTCAAAAACTACTAAAGAATCCCAACAGGCTATTCTTGACTTTATGGTCAAGCAACTAGAAGGTACTCGCAAAAGTGATAGAATTGTATTTGATCGTTGTCCGCTAGATAATCTCGTGTATTCTATGTGGGCCTATCATCACAACGTTGGAGATATTGATTTTGACTTTATTAAGAAGTGTATCCCAGTTGTTCGTGATGCTCTAAAACATATTGATATTATTTTCTATATCCCAATTACAAGAGCAGCCAAGACTCCTGATATTCAAGAAGATGGTATGAGAGATGCTAACCCTTTTATGCGAGTTGAGATTGATAATCTCTTTAAGGTGTTTGCAATGGAAAATAGAGATAATCCAAAATCTAATTATTTTCATGCTGATGATCGACCACCTATTATTGAAACATACGGTGAGCGTAATGAACGTATTCAGATCATGAAGCTCTATCTTGATGCGGATGGAGACTCAATGGACCCTAATGCTAATATCTTTAACGATCCAAATCTCGGCATGGAAGATATTGAGGCCTTAGAAGCCTTGGCAAGACCTGAGCAAAAGAAACCTGAAAAAAATAAATAAAGAGACATATGAGCAAACTAACTGTAATTATACCTGCAGCTGGTAAGGGTAGTAGGTTAAAATTACCATATTCAAAAGAAATCCTTAGAGTCGATGAAGATTCTTCTCTAATTGATTTTTCGTTTAATTTTTTTAGAGATTACGGTAGAAAAGATGTAGAGTTTGTTATAGTTATAAACGAAAATAAACTAGATGTTGTAAATTATCTTTCCAAGTATAAAGATAGGTTTGATATTAGTTTTACTTTTCAAAACCCTAATGAGCAAGAATATACAGGTGCTATAAAAAGCGCAAAACATTTGTTTGGAGAACACAATGTTATATTACTACCCGACACATTAATGAAACTAGGTTTAGGGGTGGATTTATTTACATCTGTAGAAAATAGTCTTACAGAAACCGGATTCTCTTTTTTTTATAAAAGAGAACAGAACCCTGCTATGCTTAAAACAAAAGGTTCCCTTTATATTAATGAAAACAATATAATAGAACTATATGAAGATAAGCCGCAAGAAAAATTAGAGAGATTTAATGCTTTTTGGTGTAGTTTTGCGTTTAGAAAAAGAGCATTCGATCAAAGCATAACATTTATGGAAAAAAGTACCTTGAAGCAGCGGGTACTTTTAAACGAGATAAAAAGTACCCCTTTGTATTTAAGTAAGGGGATCGAAGTAGAGGATTATATTGATTTAGGTACTTGGCAAGAATTAAACAAGTATATAAAAAATGCATAAGAAATTAATCACTGATTGTGACGGTGTTTTACTTGACTGGTCTTTTGCTTTCGATGTATGGATGAGTGAGCGAGGCTATGAAAGATTACCTAACACCGACCACATTTTTTATCAAGGTGCTAGATATGGGCTACCTGAAGAGGTAGCCTTAGATTGTATATCAAGGTTTAATGAAAGTGGAGCAGTTGGTTTTCTTCCGCCTTTCCGAGATGCTCAAGAATTTGTAAAAAAATTAGCAGAAGATGGTTGGAGGTTTGAAGTTATCAGTTGTTTACATATTGACAAATACGCTCAAAGGTTAAGAGTAAACAATTTAAAACACCTATTTGGAGATGTGTTTGACTATATTAATTGTAGTTTAGATTTTAAAAAAAGTAAATTAGATTTTCTTAAAGTTCAGTACAAGGATAAAAATTATTTTTGGTTAGAGGATAGTGTTTCTCATGCAGAAAGCGGTAAACAAGTTGGGTTGCGAAGTATAATTATGGATCACCCATACAATAAAAACTGGACAGGGGATAGAGTTTATAATTGGGAGAGTTTATATACGTTTTTAAAAAAAATAAACTAATATCTTTGGCGCGAACAAACTAAAAAGAATAAATAATTGTAGTGAACAAGTACGAAAAGAGATTTTTTACTCTTTTAGAAAAAACCACCCGCACCACTCCGCGAGGTGGTAAAGGTACTCTTAAAGCTAAAGCTACCAAGAAATTCGGTAAAGGCAAGATGACTTGTAGCAAGGCTAGAAAGCTAAAAACCAAAAAGGCTACTGCTCATACAAAAGCACAGTCTAATTGGTTTTTAAATTTTCATTGCAAAAAATAAATACTATGATGAAAGAATTCAATAACAACTTCAATAAATTACTCGAGAACTATGCCCCGTTAAGAACACAGTCTCGATTATTTTATCCAAGAAATCTAAAGTTGTCTGAAGAGTTTATTACAAGCTTCAAAAGCGAGTACAATAGACTTTTAAAAGAAGGAAATCATCCTAAAAAGATTATGGAAAAGATTTCCAAAGCTCTTAAGTTTCACATCAACGGTTAGACTTAAGTTCATTAAGCTTACCAACAATAAACTTTAAGATCTTACTTCTTTTAATATCATCTTCTGTGAGAGTGAAGGATTGAATGCCAACACTCTTACATTCCTCACTATTAAACTTAGCTACAACATTTCCGTAGCTCTTCTTATCTCTAATATCTACTTGGTTACTATCTCCGATAACAACAAGCTTTCCGTGTTCTCCAAGACGGGTTAGAACAATGATGAGCTGATCGAGTTCAGCATTTTGAGCCTCATCTAGCAATACAATCTTATCATGGAATGTAGTACCTCTCAAGAAGTTAAGAGGCTGAATATCTAAAGCGCTTTCAGATGCTAACTTAGTAATTGCAGCCTCTGAAATCATTTCGCTAAGCTTTTCCAAAAATGGGGCTCCAAACGGACCAATCTTCTCATGCAACTCTCCAGGTAATGAACCTAGTTTTTGACTAGAACATTCAGCAATGCTTCTCAAATAAAGAATGCTCTTGAAGCTCTTTCTTTGAACAAGTTTTAAGGCTGCTAATACAGCACAGTATGTCTTGGCTGAACCTGCTGGTCCATCAATAAAGATAAGCTTATTGTCTCTATCTAATATAGCATCTACAATCCGTTTGTGATTTTCAGAAAGCTCAAACTTCTCTGCTACATTAAATGTCTTTGGAGTTTTGGATGACATAATCAAAGATATATATGTATATTTAGTTGAAAATCCAAATTTTTACTTTAAAATAAAATGTATGTTCTTACTACATGAGGAAACTGACCCACCTATTATATGGGCTGAAAACTTTCTTCCAAGAGCTGTTGTTGATACTATCTATAAAGAAATGACTGATATCAAACAGTATTTTGGTACCCCTGTTTGGAAATTTGGAGATGGTGCAACAAGACAGCAAGATACTTCTACTGATTTTGAAACAACTAAGAATAATTTAAACCATCTTTGTTGGGGTAGTGATGTTTGGCTTCCTGATCATAACATTCCAGCTGGCTATGCATTAAACAACCTTGATAAGTTTTTCTTTCATCAAGGCATACTCAAGTTTATGGGTCAATGCAAGAGTAGAGAGTTTCAATTGGGTTCTCGATATGGTCTTAATGGAAGAACTCATATTATTAGCTACGGTAATGGTGATTATTATAATTGGCATTCTGATGATGGAATTTACGGTCTTTCAATTAAAGGTAAAGAAGTAGCTATGACACCTGTCTTTACCATGTCGTATACTCTTGTCAAAGATGAATCTCTACTTAAGGGTGGTAGCCAGCTGTTTATGCATGAGGGTAAATGTTATGAATACCCTCTTAAAAATAATTTCTTATGTATTTTTCCATCTAGATTACCGCATGCTTGCTCAGAAGTAATCTGTGATCCAGCTATGCCTTGGGAAAATAATCGGTTTAACCTCCAAATATGGACTTGTCAAGATGATAGAAACTAAAACAAAACAAAAAATCGGACTGGGTATTATTACCTGCAATCGACCTGTATTCCTTAAACAGGTTCTTAAAACAATACCTTTTAATAGGCTTGATGAGGTTGTTCTTGTAGACGATGGTAATGAGCCTTTACCATCAATAGTAGATACTCTGAATTTAACATACTTAAAGAATGAAAAGAATATTGGTGTAGGTCGTAGCAAAAATAAAGCTATGCTTCATTTGCTTAACCAAGATTGCACTGATATCTTTTTGCTTGAAGATGATATTTTTATTAAAGACTCTAACGTCTTTGATGAATATATTAAGGCGAGTAAAGATTCTGGCATTAAACACCTAATGTTTGGATATCACGGTCCAGCTAATAAGAAAGATAAAAAGCCAGACCCTCGCTGTGTAGTTGAATATAGTAAAACTAAACTAGCATTCAACCCTAATTGCGTAGGTGGCTTCTGTTACTATAGCAGGGATCTCCTAATGAGAATTGGTTTGTTTGATGAGACTTTTGTTAATGCTTGGGAACATGTAGAACACAGTTATAGAGCTGTTCTAAACGGGTATCTACCAGCCTATTGGTGGTGGCCTGATATTGTTAATTCAAGTGATTTTCTCGAAGAATTGGCTTGCTCAGAAAACGATTCTACTATTCGACCAAGATCAGATTGGAAAAAGAATATTCAAGATGGAGCCAATTATTTCAGCTTGATATATAAAGACTCTCCTGTATCTATTTCTGATACTAAGCAGGACATTGTTCTGCAAAGATTAAAGGCTATTAAGACTAAAACTCTATGGACGTCGATGTAATTATTCTTAGCAACACAACTACTAACGAGTTGTTTGATATTCTTAAACAAACTGTTGATTCTATTCATGATTCAGAACCAGAGCATAAATTTAACGTAATTGTTGTTGAATCTTGCAAAGAAGTTTCTTCTTTGTTTACTCACAAGCTTTCTGAAATAAGAGCAAAGTTTCTTATCCCACAAGTACCTAAATTTAATTACAATCTATACTTAAACATTGGTTTGAGAGAATGTAAAAACGATTTGGTGCTAATTACAAATAATGATGTTATTTATTACAAGGGTTGGTTTACTGCTATTGCAAAACAATTTGAAATTGATCCTGAGTTAATGTCTGTTAGCCCAATTGATCGTAAGTGGCACAGACATACCGAGTCTATCTTTAGCTCATTAAAAGAACTTCACATTGGAACAAGAACCTCTTACGAGTTTACTGGTTGGAGTTTTATTATTCGTAGAAAGTTATTTAATATTTTAGGTGGTTTTGATGAACGCTTTGCCTTTTATTATCAAGACAATGACTGGGTCGAGATGTATAACTCTTACAATGTGAAGCATGGCTTGTGTACAAGCTCTCATATACATCATTTGCTTAGTAAGTCTCATGGAACTATTAAAGCAGAAGATCGTAATTTATGTAGTATGGATTTTCAGCATGCTATCTTCAAAGAAAAATGGAATACTAGATTTGTTCCAAAGCCTTACAAGAGACTTAGTTTGCTAATTTGCACAGTGAATGGTAGAGAGAATTATCTTGAGCGCCTTAAAACAAGACTAAAACCTCAACTAACCCCAGAAGTAGAAATTCTTGTAGCAAAAGATAATAGAGAGCTAACTATTGGTAAGAAGCGTAACGACTTAATTCACAATGCATCAGGAGAGTATATAGCTTTTATTGATGATGATGATTGGGTTTCAGAAAAATATGTCGAAAAAATTCTCAAAGCAACTGACAGCAAGCCTGATGTTGTTGGTTTTAACAGTATTATTACTTTCAATGGTAAGACTCCTAGACGTGTTGAGATTACAATGAAGCATAAGAACTGGAGCCATAAAATGGGTACAATTGATGGATCAGCTCAACCTGTAACCTACTATCGTTGCCCCAACCATTTGTCCCCTGTTAAGAAATCTATTGCTCTGAATATTCTCTTTCCAGAGATGAACGATCAAGAAGATAGATTCTATTCATTGGCTATACCTTCATTTGCAGAGAATGAAGTTTATATTGACGATTATTTGTATTTCTATGACTGCAGAAATCCAAAGCGTGGGAATGTAGGAATATTAGAGCTGCTAGAAGAATTAAAACTTGAAAAGGTTTCAGTTGAACTCGCTGAAAAATATATTAGAATCAACGCATGATATTGAATAATATTCCGATCTACGATGGCAATCTCATTCATAAGCGCTTTGCCTATAAGTTCTTTCGAGATCGTACCTTGCCTATCGGCAACATTGTTGCATTCCGTGCACCGATGCATGTTGAAGCTGAGGGTATGATTGATACAGAAGATATTCTTAATAATGACTACATTTACAGTGATGACGCAGTTAACTTTTGCTGGGAAATTCCTAATATTGATGCTTTCGCGGCTGTTTCATTTCAGCGTCTCTTTAATACTCAGATTGCAAATATTCTTACTTCCATTATCAATAAACCTATTGAGGTTGATGGGGATGATTTGATTGTTCATGCTGAGCATAACCAGCATGGTATTATTCAACCCAAGGGTAAGGCTAGTGTGAGTATTACTCATTTGGTTAATGGTGCTGCTCTAGGTCATACCGCTATTAACGTTACTGCTGGTAAGAAGGCTCCTGCTTTTGCATTCTCGACTAACATGACTCATCAGCAAGTTGAAGAGTTTATGAAGAAGGTTGTTGAGATTTTTTATGCTATTACTGATGATATCTTTATTGCTACTAGTAAGGTTATCTAATGACGATTTTTGATATTATTACTAATATCACCACGTTAAAAAAGAAGACTGATATTTCTGTTGAAGAAGAGCGGGAGTATCAGTTTTTCCTTGTTAATAGGTGGTTGAGTATGCATAGTGGTGAAGTTGCTACTATTGTTAACGAAACATCTAATCGCTATTGGATGTGTTTGTCTAAGGATGAACAAAATAAGTTTCTTATTAATGTAATTCCTCGCATGCGATATAAGAAAATCGAATACATTAAAAAAGTAAAGAAAGAAAAGACTAAGGAGGATGAAAATCTGGAAATGCTTGCTCGCAATCTTGAATTATCTCAGCGAGAGATTAAAATGTACGCAGAGCATCTTGAAAAGTAACTAATAATAACTATATACAAATATGGTACCAACACTTCCTACTAATGTTCCTGTCCCAGTTCATATGCAAAAAACAAGCGCATTGAACTTTGACAAACATGCCAGTGATACATTCACTCTTATTGATGACTTTGAACTTGATAAGGTTCTTGATAATATTATTCTAGTTCGCTATGTTGATACACCTGACAGTAATCAAACTGTTATGAGAAACGGTATTCTAGTACCAATCGACCACACCAAGGCGGCCTGGAGAATTGGACAGATTATTCTTGCTGGTCCTGATTGCAAGAATGTTAAGGTTGATGATTACGTTTGCTTTCCAAATGATAAAGGCATTCCAGTATCAAACGTTGTTGTAAGAGGTCTTGGGAAGATTAAGCAGTCTATTTTCTTGGATGAGACTCGTATTTTCGGTGTTTGCTCTAAAGCAGAACAGCCAGCAGTTACAATGAGTTAATAAATAATTAGGTGAAAGTAAGCCTAAATCAGTTAAAACTTCTCTTACAGCAAAACGTAGTAGAACTTAAATTCGCCAGGCGCAGACCGCAGCCTGGCGAACCTCTTTTTAGAAGAATGCTTTGTACCAACAGCTATTCTCTCTTAAACAGCACAAAGGGTAGAGTTGCTCTTAACTACCGCCCACCACACCAGCAATTAGATTATAATCCAGAATTAAAAGGTTTAGTTGTTACCTGGGATATTTTTGAACAAGACTATAGACAAGTTAATGTAGCAGCCTGTCAAGTTGTAGCTACAATAAAGGCTAATGATGAATTTTGGCAATACTATAATGAGAAGCTAGCCTTTATGACAGAGAAGCAAAAAATTGACTTTATGCGCGTTTAGTGTAATTAATATTTGTGATAGATAGTCTTGTACTGGAGCAAAAATTACAGAAACACTTTCAAAAGAACATACAAATTCTTTTGAATGAAAAAGTATTGAGAACAGGTAAGTTTATCTTATTTGCTCCAAAAGAATACTATTTAGTTTTTTGTATCAATTCAAATAACAAGAACAAGTATTTGGAAATACCACTACCATTTAAAATAGTTGAAACTGCAGCTGGATTTTTATTCGACTATAAAGTAGAGCTTCTTACAGATGATATTACTCTGAAAATTAAAATAGATGAGTATTACAAACTTTATAAGTCTAAATACCTAAACAATAAGCTTGCTTTTCATTTCACGTGACGCTATACTCAACGTAGTGAAACAGAAAGACATCCTATCAGCATTTCCAAGTAACCACACCCCTCGAGCACAGCAGGCTGCTGTCTTAAAGAAGATTGAAAAGTTTCTTCGTGGAGATAAAAAGTTTCTTATTCTATGTGCGCCTACAGGCTCAGGTAAGTCTTATATTTCTCGCACTGTAGCTAACTTGACTGACTCTTGTAGCAAAGACTTTAAGCATTTGGTTGATTCGTATTCTATTTATCAGATGGATCAGTCTGGTGAATTCTCTAATCAAGAAGAAATTGATAAGCAACAACCTTTTGGTTCAATGGTATTGACAATTTCAAAGAATTTGCAGAACCAATACAAGGAGTTTTTTGATGATTCTGATATTTTAAAAGGTAAATCTAACTATCAATGTACAATTGATGAAACTAAGGATGTTGAAATTGCTCCTTGTGTTGTTGTTGGAAAGATTAAAGATGATTGCTGGAAAAAGTGTATTTGCCCGTACTATGAGGCTCGTAATCGAGTTGTTACTAGTAATTTTGGCATTCTTAATTATAGTATGTTTTTGGCTCTACCAGACCAACTGAAGCGTAAAGAGCTTTTGATTTGTGATGAGGCTGCAGAGCTTGAAGACGAATTGGTAAAGCGTTTCGGGTTTGATATTAGCTATGAGCGTTTGGCTCAGCTTGGAATTCATACTCAAAAGCTAGCTACTGATGTACCTAATCGAGTCATTGAATGGCTTACTAATCTATTGTGTGTTATTGAAGAACAAATCAAGATTCTAACTGAAAAGCGTAATAAGAAAGAGCTTTCTGATGCTCAGCAAAATAAGCTTCGTGGCTTGAATAATGTTGTGCACTCTGTTAAGACTGTTACTGGTCATTGGAATGATTGTAAGTATGTGATTGAGAAGTCTGCTACAGCTGTTAACTTCTCTCCGTTGAAGGTTGATAAGCTCTCAAGTCATATCTTTAATCATGGTGAGAAGATTATTCTGATGTCAGCAACTATTATTGATCCAGTTAATTTTGCTAAGAGTCTTGGCATTGAAGAGTATGAGTATGTTGAAATGCCTTCATCGTTTGATCCTAAGAAGGCTCCAATTTTTGTTCATACTAAGTATAAGCTAAATCATGCTAACCTTGAACAGAACCTACCTCATGTTTGCAATATTGCAAAAGAGCTAGTTGACAAGTATAAGAACGATAAAGGTATTATTCATACACATTCGTTTAAAATTACTGAATACGTTAAAGCTAAATTTGATGACTATGGTGATCGAATGCTTTACCGTCAATCAGGTAAAACTAACGAAGATATTGTTAAAGAGCATGTAGAGTCTGACAAGCCAACTGTTCTAGTATCTCCTTCACTTACTCATGGGGTTGATCTTAAGGATGAGCTAGCTCGCTTTCAGATTGTGTTGAAACTACCTTACTTGCCACTTGGCTCTAAGCGGGTAGAAACTCTCTTTAAGCTTGATCCTGAATGGTACGAGAATAAGATGCTAAGCAGTCTTGTTCAGGCTTGTGGTCGTGGTATCAGAACTGAAGAAGATCATTGTGATACTTATATCTTAGATGGGGCAATTAAGTTTGTGCTCATGAAGTGTAAGGATAAGCTACCTCAATACTTCATTCAGAGGTTTCAATAACATAATTAGCTAAAGCAGATGTAGTCATATACTGCTTCGCAAAACAGTATAGCTCTTCTAAGAGTTCGTCATACTCTTGAGGCGCTATACTGTTTTTTGCGTACTCATTTGTCTTTAAAATAAGTTTTTTTGGCCAATTAAATAAAATATTTTTTGGGCATTCTTCTAACCCTATAAAGTAGGGGATGCATTTGTTGCCTATAATTTCATAGTGTCTCAAGCAATCCCAACCACCCTTCTTAAATGTAGTACCGAAATACGATTTTTGGTAATCTTCGTAATAGCTTTGTTCTGTTTTAAAAATATAAGTTTCAGGTCTACCTGGATATACAGTAGAAAAGAGCTGTGTTTTGTTTGTTGAAGAGTCTGATTGTAAAATAGAATCTGGTATAGCCATTGCTATTGGTCTAATATCCGTTCTATCAATGAATAATTCTCTCTTAAAATAGATACCTTTATCTGCAACCGACTCAAGTATTAATTCATGATCATCTCCATCGATCATAATAATATCTTTTTTGCTATAGGTCTTTATAACGTCTTCAAAGTACATTTGATCTCTCCAAATAGAAGAATAGATAATTTTATCGTAAAAATGATTTTGAATTCTAAATTTAATTTCTTGTGCAAAATCTATAATAGGACCTCTTTTAATTTTACTACAAACTGTAAAGCCTGGAGCTTTAATATTGTCTTCCCATTTACTATTAACTATAAATTTATCATTCCAACCAATGCCAGATATTAAGTGAAAAGGAGCTGCATAAGTATATAGTTCAACATCTTGCTTATTAGCTAGCCCTATATAGAGCATGTTAGATAAATAGTCTGGTTGATTGAAGTTGTTGATAAATAGAACTTTCAACATATAAAAGCCTAAACTACTTATAAATATTTCTGTGAGAGATCAACCATTCTATTTTGAAATAAAAGATCTGATTACGCAGTTCGTAGCTGCCTTTAACTCTGTAGTTATTAATCGATATGACAAAGACAGAGTACCTGATGAGAAAAAACTTAGAGTTTCATACGTTTATTCACCAAAACAAAGAGTTATACAAGACTTAGTTAACAAGTCAATGCATTTAACTTTACCAGTAATTGCTGTAACAATTGGTGGTATTCAAAGAGATAGCTCAAGAGTATTCAATAAGATTTTAGGTTCTTTTTATGCTAACAATGGTGTTGGTACAACAGATTTTCTACCTCAACCAACCCCAATCAACATTAATGTTAACATGAGTATCTTGACCAAATATCAAACAGATATGGATCAGATACTAAGCAATTTCATACCATACAGTAACCCTTACGTAGTTATATCTTGGAAAATACCACCAGCTTTCGTGCAAGTACCTCAAGAGATAAGAACAGAGGTGTTATGGTCTGAGAGTATGAACATGTCCTATCCAACAGATATTGATAGTACAACTCCTTATAGAGTCTCAGCAGATACTAGCTTTACTATAAAAGGTTGGTTGTTTCCAAAAGATCAAGGGTCTGTTAATAATATTTTTGTAATTGACGCTAATTTCATACCTGTTTCTGGATTTGATGTATACTAAAAATGAGTTCTACAAACTACCCACCTTATAGTTCGAATCTAACCGAAACAATATACATTACAGCTGCATACGTTTCAGGTGGGGACACCTACTCATTACCTCCTAGTTCCAGTCTTACAGAGACCATTTATATAACATCTGATTATGTTTCAGGTGGAAATACATATACTTTACCAGCTAGTTCTAATTTAACTGAAACGATTTATATAACATCTGAATACGTTTCAGGTGGAAATACCTACTCTCTTCCAGCCAGTTCTAATCTTACAGAAACAATTTACATAACATCTGAATATGTTTCAGGTGGGGATATATACACTTTACCAGCAAGTTCTATATTAACTGAGACTGTAGTTATATCAGCTTTGCCATGTATTTCATATGTTCATTATTCAAGATATGGTAAGAGATCTACATTTAGAGATGTAACAATTACAGGTAACTTTTTATTCTTAGATGAAATTTATCTTAGCGCTACTGACAATTCGTTATTTTCTCCATTAACTACAGAGTATGTTAATTTCTTCTCTCCAGCAAATCTAGTTTCGTTAAGATACTTACCAACCACTGTTTATAATCTCTCTACAGCTTATCCAGCATTTTCGGCTGTAAGAGTAACAAACTTCGTTAAACTATCAAACAGTAAAGCTTTATTTACCCTACCACCTTTAAGTAATTTTAGTAGTGGTCAGACAATTAAGTTTATTACATTTAATAAGTCTGGATATTGTATTTCAGATGGTATTACAATATTTGATGTTAGTCCTGCGACACCTACACCAACACCCACTGTTACTACGACTCCTGGTATTCTTTCTCCTACCCCAACACCTACCCCAACTCAGTCTGTTACCTCTACAGGTACACCGACAATTACACCGACAAGCACCCCAGGGGTTACTCCAACTCAAACTACAACACCGACACCTACACCTACCCCTACATTAACTCCAGGATTAACACCAACCCTTGGACCTGCAATTATTATTACAGGTGTTGGTAACGACTTCTGTGTTTATGGTTGCTATACATTAGCATTTGTAGGCAGATTAACTTACTCTCTATACATTAACGGTGTATTATACCGTGTTACAGATGATGTGATACAATACACAAATAACACAGCTCCAACTTCTCACTTGACTTACTTACCATCTCTAAATGGTTGGTACTTGCAAGGTTTGACTCCTCAAGGGGTAATTAACTATGCTTATAAGCCAGGTGGTTTGGGTTACGACATTAATACCTCGTTTACTATTATGACTGGTGGTGGTTATATTAACTCTAATGTATTCCCATTCTGCTTTACTCCTTCTGCTTCACCTACCCCTTCAATAACAACTAGTAGTACCCCTACTCCTACACCAACACATTTGTAATAATAAAATTGAAATACATGTTCTAAACAATAAATAATTTTATGGCAATTGATGGTTCATCAAAAAACGACACAATGGGTCAAGTAATGAATATGATATATTCAAAGCTTCCTTACACATCCCCTTTGAATAATGTCGATCCGTTAGATGTAATTAACCCAAAATATAAATTGTTTTACGGAATGGGCTCAAATAAAGCCCAAATGTTGAACCGACAGGCTGTTTCAACACCAAAACTGGATACACACCCAATGGGTGGTATTACTATTGATAAGAACTATAGCCAGTTCATGTATGCTAACGTCGACTTTGATAAGACTCGTCGTTTGCTTGAATACAGAATCATGGCTCAGTTTGCTGAGGTAGCTGATGCTCTAGATGAAATTTGTGATTCATTTCTTAATAAAGATGAGCATAACGAGATAGTAAAGCTTAATTTACGTAACTTTCAACACGATGAAAAAGTTTCAACTATTATTAATAAAGAGCTACAAAAGTTCTTACAGAAGCTAGATCTTGAAAGCAAAGGTTGGGAGTATATTAGAATGCTCTTAATGGATGGTGAGTTATATTTCGAAAATGTTGTAAGTCAAAAAGAACCAGACAAAGGTATTCTTGGCTTTATTAACATTCCATGCGAACTAATCGATCCAGTATATGAAAATGTACAGAATCTTTTGATTAAAGGGTTTTTGCTCCGCAAACCTTTTGCTGGAAATTCAAAGACAGAGGCTAGCAAGAGACAATCTACTACTGGTAAATTTGAATTAATTCCAATGGAAAAGAACCAGATTATGTATATTAATTCTGGTATTTGGAATCAATCAAAGACTATTCGTGTACCATTCATTGAAAATGCTAGAAGAGCCTATCGTCAATTATCTTTGATTGAAGATTCTATTATCATTTATCGTTTAGTTAGAGCTCCTGAGAGATTGGTGTTTAATGTTGATGTTGGTGATATGCCTAAGCCAAAAGCTGAGGCTTACTTAAAGAAGTTGATGAATAACTTCTGGAGCAAAAAGAGCTATGATGCTTACAACGGCTCACCAGTTTTGACTTATAATCCACAATCAATGATGGATGCTTTCTGGTTTGCTAAGAGACAAGGTGGTGAAGGTACAACTGTTACAACATTAGCTGCAGGTCAGAATCTAGGCCAGTTAGATGACTTAAACTATTTTATTAAGAAGCTTTATAAGGCTCTTAAGGTACCTGTAACAAGACTTAACCCAGAAGATACTACTAATGATTCTGCAACTATCTTAAGAGAAGAGCTAAAGTTTGCTAACTTTATTATTAGATTGCAAAGAACATTTGCTGCTGGTTTACGTCCAGCCTTTATTACTCAGCTCAAGCTAAAAGGTTTGCTTGAAACCTATGATATTGCAGAGAGTGATGTTCAGCTTGAATTTGTACCACCAACAAATTATTACGAACTAAGACAGAACCAGATTCTTGAATTAAAATTTGCTAACTTCGGTCAAGTATCTTCTAATGAAATGTTCTCTACTTCTTTTGCCATGAAGAAGTACTTGGGTTGGTCTGATGTTGATATCAAGGCTAACAGAGAATGGTTAAAGAAAGATGCTGGATTGAAATGGGAGCTCGCTCAAATTGTTAACACAGGCCCTGATTGGGAACAAAAACAAGCCGAGCCTACCTCCGCTGAAGGTCAGATTGCTGGCTTTGGTGGTGGGGGTGGTGGTATGGGTGGTGGAGGAGCTCCTCCAGCCTTTACTCCTTTACCTGGCGCTGAGGGTGGAGAGGCTCCTGCTCCAGGTACTGCACCAGAAGGTGGAGCAGCTCCAACACCAGCTCCAGGCGCTGAAGCTTCTGCACTACCAACCTAATAATATATGTCAATACCTTGTAACCCAGTAGCATATTATCAAAATACCAATTTAGATACTAAGATTAATTCTTACAGTAGATTGGCTCAAAGAATTGGCTTTCAGCTCGGTGCTCCAGTACTAAAGCTTGAAGTTACTCAAGATATTGTATATGAGAACATTTCCATGGCTTGTGAATTGTTTACAAAGTATGCAGGCTATACTGAAGAGTTTCTTATTTTTGATAGCGCTTTATACGATCACTATGCTGGTGTAAAGCTTGATACATTGTTTACTATTACACCTTTGATGAGTGCTCTCTCAGCAAACTTTGACTATGATCTAGATAATTATAGAAAAGTCGTTGATGTATTCTCTTTGGATCAAGGTACTACAACTGGTACTAATACATTGTTTACTATTGAACAAACATTGGCTCAGCAAACCTACTTTAACTATGCTCTTGGTAACTACGGTTTTGATTTGGTAAGCTGGCACATTACTCAGATGTATATGAGCACAAGAGCGAAGACTCTTACTCAGTATTATTACTTCTATTTTGATCCAAGAACACAGTACCTAAAGATTTTACCGGACCCATCCGTACAAACAGTTTCTAGTCGTTGGTTTGGTTTAATTGGTTGTTATGTAGAACGTCAAATAAAATATATTGTCATGGAGCCTTGGGTACAGCAATACTCATTAGCACTTACAAAGATAGCAATTGGCCAAATAAGAGGTAAGTATGCCGGACAAAGTTTATTCGGAGGTGGTACTGTAAACTATAATGACATGTTGAGTCAAGGTTTAGCTGAGAAAGAAAAACTAGAAACTCAATTGTTTACAAAGTCTACAGCAGGTTTCGGAGATGCCGAACCTCCATTATTCTTTGTTGGATAATGTTTAAAGTTGGCCAATATAAAAAAGGAATTTATAAACCTGTAAACAGATCAAAATATCTTGGAACACAAGACCCTGTTTACAGGAGTAGCTATGAATTGTTTTTCTTTCGTTGGTGTGATAATAACCCTAAAGTTCTTGAATGGACTTCAGAAGCTGTAGTTATTCCATACAAATCACCGCTTGATAATAAATTTCACAAGTACTATGTAGACAATAGTATAGTTTACAAGATTAATGAAAATACTGTAAAGAAGTTTCTCGTTGAGATAAAGCCATCCAAGCAAACAGAGCCACCCAAACAGCACGGTAATAAAAAACAAAGTACTTATGTTACTGAGGCTACAACATATGCTAAGAATATGGCTAAGTGGGAAGCTGCTAAAAAATGGTGTGAGGGCAAAGATTTTGACTTCCTAATTTTGACAGAAAAACAGCTCTTTCCAAAAAAATCTTAAAAAATACTAACGTTTACTATAAATAATTTTATAATTATATGCCACACAGACTATTAGTTGAAACTCCTGATTTCGGCAGCTTTACTTATATTAAAGAGGAAAAGAATCTGCGCGACGGGAAAGGGCCAAGATTATACATCGAAGGGCCTTTCATGATGGCAAACGAGGTCAATAAAAATAGACGTCTATATGATTTAATGGAAATGGTCTCTGAAGTAAAGAGATATTCCGATGAGATGATTAAGTCAGGTAGAGCATTAGGAGAACTAAACCACCCAACCACTGTTGATATTGATCTAGCAAGAGCCTGTCACAGTGTCCAAAATTTAAGACAAGAAGGTAATTACTTTGTAGGAAAGTCCCTCGTTCTAAGTACTCCAATGGGTAAGATTGTACAAAATCTTATTGATGATGGAGTTACTCCTGGCGTCTCAACAAGATGTTTAGGTCAATTAGAACCAGACTCTATTAAAGAAGATGTAAATAGAGTAAAGAACATGAAGCTTGTTGCTATTGACGTAGTTGCAGATCCTTCATGTCCCAAAGCATTTGTTAACGGTATTCTAGAGTCTAAACAATGGATTTTAAGTGATACTGGTGATCTAGAAGAGGCTTATAATAAGTTTGAAAAGTCTATTGGTAACTTGCCTCGCAAAGATGTGGATAAATATTTGAGAGAGCAAGTATTAATTTTTATCAATAAGCTTAAATAATTATATGGAAACTCAACTTATTAAGTCATTTATTAAGCATGTTGGGGTAAAAAATTACTCTGAGGCTAATAAATATTTACAACAAGTCTTAGATAATAAGATTAAAAGCCGTATTAAAACTGCTTTGAACAAACCACTTTTTTAACATATGTCAGCTCTAATTGAAAAATTAAAGGAAGTTACCAAGGATATTCTTAGTGAGGAATCACTAAATCAAATTTCTGAGGCATTCGAGCAGCAAGTAAACAAGGCTGCTGAAGATCGTGCAAAATTGCAACTCGAGAGTTTATTGGTACAAATCGACGAAGATCACTCTGCCAAGGTAGAGAAGCTCGTTGAGGCTATTGACCGTAATCACTCTGAGAAGCTTTTGAAGGTTGTTGAAGCAATCAACGAGAACCATGCTGGTAAACTCAAGACTGTTGTACGCAAGTACGAGAAGGCTCTCAATGAGGATGCTGCATCATTCAAGCAATCTCTTGTTGAATCAATTTCCAACTATCTCGAGTCATACCTCGATGAGAACTTGCCAAAGACAGCCATTGAAGAGGCTGTACAAAACAGACGCTCTGCTCAAGTTCTAAACGAACTACGCAGCATGCTTTCTATCGATCTAGTACTCGGTAAAGAATCAATTCGCGAAGCCGTATTGGATGGTAAGCAAAAGATTGATGAAAGCTCCAAGATCATTGAGGCTCTTAAGGCTGATAACAAGCAGCTCAATGAATCTTACAATAGAGCAGTCTCTAATTTAATTTTTGAACAGAAGACAGCTGGTTTATCTGATAACAAGAAGGCATATTTGGCCAAGGTATTCAAGGGTAAGTCTGCTGAATTCATTAAAGAAAACTATGACTATACAAGCAAGATGTTTGAAAAGCAAGAAGCTAAGAACATCGAGACTCTAACCGAGCAAGCTGTATCACAGTCTGTTTCTAGAAATCTTGATCGCCCTGTAGTTGAAAATACTCAACAGGTAATCGAGGAAGGTACATCAGAAGCTTCTGATCACCCTCCATTGAAGTTGTACATGCAGGAGCTATCAAGACACTAAAATAAATTTCCATTGAGGCATAAGCCTGATTATGATTTGACATCATATAATGTCTAAAAATAAATAAACATATGAAAAATATCAGACCTTCACAGTCATATATTTCTCCAGATAGAGCTGGCGCTCTTCTTGAGAAGTGGTCACCTGTTCTTGATTTTAACAGCAAGAACGTGAGAAACATCGAAGACGATCACACACGTCTTAACACTGCCATTCTTCTTGAGAACCAAGAGAGATGGTGCATTGAAGAATCCGGCGCTAACGTTTCTGGATCTACTCAATCAGCTTTCGGTGGCGCATACGGTGCAGTAGGTGGTATGGGTGGTTACGGTGCAGCCGTAAACAACTCTACTGGCGATACGAATGCTGACTGGTATGCTACCGGTGATGCTCGTTTGCCAAAGATCCTCATTCCAATGATCCGCCGTACCTTCCCTGAGTTGATCACTAACGAAATCGTTGGTGTTCAGCCAATGAGCGGTCCAGTTGGTCTCGCCTTCGCTCTACGTTACAAGTACGACAATGACGTACTAGGTAGCCAGATCCCAGGCAAGTACAATGATGCTGCCTACGGCAACCCTGGACCTTACCCATGGCAGGCTGCTGCTGCTGGTGTAGTGAGCCCAGGTAACACTGGTACGTTCGGTGGTACCTATTCTGGTGAACTTGGTTACCAATACCTAGACACCCGTTTCACTGGTGCTTCTTCTGCTGAATTAGCAGCATATGAAAACAACACCAACTTCCAGATTATTGATTCTGATCAAGGTGTTGCTCAGTTGCTAGCCAACTACGAGTTCACTTCTCAGATCCCAACAGCTTCTATCTCCTTCGAGAAGACAGCCGTTGAAGCTGGTACCCGCAGACTAGCTGCTCGTTGGTCTGTTGAGTTGGAGCAGGACTTGAAGAACATGAACGGTATCGATATCGATGCTGAATTGACAAACGCCATGAGCTATGAGCTCCAGGCTGAAATCGATCGTGAAATGGTCATCAGAATGATCCAAGTCTGCTTGAAGTATGCTTCTTACGGTTCCGTAACAAGCTGGACAGCTTCTGCTGCTGACGGTCGCTGGTTGGCTGAGCGTAATCGCGACTTCTATCAGAAGTTGATCGTTGAAGCAAACAGAATTGCAGTTCGTCACCGCCGTGGTGCTGCT